ATAATAGAAATAGGCAATGCAGTTACAAATCTTATTGATTCCAATGAAGGCTGGATTGAATTTGCTAGAGCAATACTAAAGAAAGCGAGTGAGAAATGACAGAAAAAGAAATATTTGAGTTGTTTGATTTATATGGCACTGACATGGGTGATTACTATGAAATTGAAGTAGGTCGTATTGCACTGACCACTTACAACCTGCCGTTCCAGCCTACCAAGCTGAAAAACTTTGATGAGTTTCATCAGCGTTATGGCAAGTATATCTTGCAAGCTTCGGCCTAGGAATAGGCCCGGAAGGCTGTGGTCATCACAGGCTGTGTCCTCCACAGCCTTCCACCTTTAACCAAAGATCCAAGGAGCCAAATATGGGATTTGTAGTTTACTCCAAGAAGGACGGTGAAATGTTGCGCTACTATGACAATAGGTCAAAGGCACAAGCACAGGTCACCGGACACAATCGCAAGGCCATTATACAAGTACTCAAGGGCGATGAGTATGCAAAAGAATGGGACCTATGTGAGTGGGCCGAATATGAACAGGTGTATGCTGAATATTACAACCGAAACAAGATGTATCTGCTGAGCCGGAGCAACTGGTAATGAACTATACCTTGATCCGGCTGGATCGGCGACACTCCTATCATGAACAGTTTGCCTACATGATAGAATTTCGCAAGCGACCCGATTGGGCCATTGGCGGAACTTCGGGTGTGCTAGATTTTGACCGTGTACGCAAGTGGATGAACGAAAGCTGGGGCTGGAGTCAGGATGTAGAAACTCGCACAGAAATGATCAAGGCACATCGCACCGCCAAGACCGAATCCACAGATGTAAATCGTCGCTGGGCCTGGAGTTGCAGATATCAAGAATATCGTATCTACATGGATGAAAGTGCTGTAAGCCTGTTCAAACTCAAATGGAGCCAGGATGCGGTTGCCTGATGCCGACTGGCCCTATATCTGTTATACCAGCCATCCCTATCCTGAAGTGTGTGCCTGGTGTGAACAGAATATTGGCAATTTTGATCGGGATTGGTACAAGCTGGGCGAGGATATCATGGCGCAGAGCATAATGACAGACTACAAAAGTACTTACATGTTCCGTGACCAGCGGCATGCCATGCTGTTCGAGTTGAGGTGGGCATGATGGTATACAAATCTCCCGCAATGCCAGAGGCTTGGGCCTGTATGGAGTGGTGTCGGGTTCAGTTTGGTGGCGAAGGTGAACCCTACTGGGAAAAGTATGGCGGAGTTGATATTGCACATGGGTTACGCTGGTGGCGCAGACAAGGACACTTGTTTTTTTGCAATGAGAAAGATTACTTGTTATATTTGTTGAGGTGGGCATAATGACACTCAATAAAGATCATGCAGTTTCGTGTAAAGACATAACCAACGATCAATGGAACTGGTTGTGCAATACTATAGGAACTCCTAGAAAAGATTGGCACTATAACTTTGCACATATTTGGTTTCTTCGAGAAGAACACAAAACTCTTTGGATGTTAAGGTGGGCATGAAAACCGTACGCAGAACCATTATTATCCGCGAGCGGGATTTGTTTGCGCTCATGCAAACCACCATTCGCAAGAATCTATTTGATCGCTTTGATGTGGAACCGCTAACTTATCAGGAGATACAGAATGAAATCCTGATCAACACCCTTAAAGGTGAGACTCCGCCTCAGTACAGCACCTTGCCCAACGTGTACGAAACTCTCATGTACAAGGAAGGCAACTTGTATAATAAACAGTATTTGTCCTGGCACCTGACCATGGACTATCCTGCTGGACAGATCTATGTGCAGAGTCGTATGAATCAACCTAGAGAACCCTTGCATCGTGTGACCTTTGAGAAGGATTATGCGTAGACGATTACACGAATCTCGTTGTTTTAGACTGCAACAAGAAACCAACCGTAAAGGTCGTAAGTTCTATCGTATTGTCTGGTGGAATTGGATTGACTTGCATGATCAAGACGAACAACTAAGAGACCTAATAGATCCACAACGCAACAAAAGTGGAAAGAATGGTAGCAGTTGGAAGTTTAGCAATCTTAAAGAAGCAGAACAAATGTATAGTATGTTGTTGTTGAGGTGGTCATAATGACAAGAGTCCTAGACAAAACCTTATGGCCTTGCTGGGTTGATACCGAGTTTGTCAGTGTGGATGATTCTTTTAAGAGGCAACACTGGCTCAAAGACAATGTTGGTGCACAACACACAGACTGGCATTTGATCAGTCCTAGCATGGGTGTTCAGCGTTGGCACTTTGCCCGTGAACAAGATGCTGTGCTATTTCAGTTGAGGTGGGCATGACCGGTCAACTTGATCGACTCGAAGACGAACTTACTGAGTCACTCGGTAAAGCAATGAGTGAATCTATAGACTTCGAAGTGCTGTGCAGTGTGTATGTGCCTGAAGGTTGGACTCGAATTGAAACCAAATATGTTGCTTGCAACGAGGCAGAGTGGGCTGAAATAATTGGGTGGGTCAACAGTAATTTTACCGGTGCTTATCGAGAAAACTGTGGTGTATGGTTGATCGAACGACCCGAAGATGCTACAATGTTTATGTTGAGGTGGGTATGAAAATTAAAGAATTTTACAACCGGTTTGAAATGCGTGTGCAAACTAGCAATCATCGTTTACGCAGAATGAAGCCGCTCCATCTCAGAACTGATGTTTGGAACACTCATCTCAGTGACGAACTTGTATGGAACTTGACCGAGGCAGCAGAAGAAGTCGAGTGCGTGGATGTGACCATGCCTGTGGATCGGCTTAAAGAGTTAGAGAGATTCCTAACGCACTATGAGCGAGCCGAAGACGAATGGCGCAAGCATATGAGTAAGACAGGAGAACTATTGGCACAACACCGCGAGGACGAGCGTGTTAGGATTAAGAATCCAGCAGTTCGTCAAGCATACGAGCACTACTTAACATTATTAAACTTGTGTAGAGATTAATATGCAACCCTGGCAAGCCGAGATGTTGATCAAGCTCGAACAAGGTCCGTTGACCATAAACGTAGGTCGTCAATCAGGTAAATCTGATTGGTATAAATTGTTTAGGAGTTTTATGGAAAAGCCAGCCAGCAGATTTGTGCCTTATACCTTACATCACCGGACGGGCTTGATGATACAAGACTACATGTGGTGGCATGAGAACGAGCGTGAAATTTTAAACTGGATGGCGGAACATTTGCCCCGTGGCATCGAGCATCAGCAGGGTATGACTATTACCTTTGATACGGATAAAGATCGCATGATATTCTTGCTGAGGTGGGCATAGTGTTCAAGTTCTCTCGACAATATGCTGTGTTTGGTCGCATCACAAACGATCAGTGGAACTGGTTGTGCAATAGTATTAGTCTACCGCAAAAAGAATGGACCGTGAGCAAAGGTGCTGTTTGGTTCAAACAAGAAAAACACAAAACACTTTATGTATTGAGGTGGGCATGAAACTCATAAGATCTACAACCACTGTAAATTATTGGAGATTCTGCGACGGGGAGGTTCGTGATCATCCCATTATGGATCACCAGCCACGCGGTTGGTACTGTTGGGTATATCCCCGGGACGACACCGAATTTGTCACGTGGATGAAAGCCAACTGTCCCGGTGCCGAAGTCACACATAGATTCAACAACGGTAATCCCATGCATACAGTTTACATTAGTGACGATCAGGAAGCCACTGTGTTTGGCTTGAAATGGCTATGATCAAATTTAGAGGACCCCAAGGACCCTGGGAACCAGTGTTTGCGTGGAAACCGGTCAAGGATATTCACGGTAAGAGGCATTGGTTAAAACGGATTTATCGTAGAGAACTCAATCAATATGTATGGCCGCCACGAGGTTGGGAATACGGCAATGTATTTGATGTGTTACGAGACTCATGATCGGCATACCGTTACTGAATCACGACGAGCGGCCCGCCTGGTGGTATCGTTTTATAGAGGACATTGTGCGTGTTCAGGATCGTCAACATCTTCCTAAATGGGAACGCTATAGTTCGTGGATTCAAGATGTCAACAGCAAGCTACAGTTGCACGGGGGTGCTATCAGACGCCTGAACAGTGGCACCTTGTTGGTAACTTTCCGATTAGATAGCAATTATACTATGTTTGTGTTAAAATATGCATAATGATTAGAGTCAGTACAGCAGATCCTGTATTCAATCGGGCATACTTAAATGCGTTCCGTGCTTTGCCGCTCGGCGATTTAGAAGGGCCCAGACAGTATGGACAGCGTTGGCGTGCGGCGTATCGGTGTAGGGTCGAAATTGGGGGTGCCGAGTGGCCTCATTGCAGTTACGTATTTGATCGCGACGAAGACTACACTTGGTTCATGTTGCGATGGGGTTAACAATACTTGTGCGGAATGCTGCAGATGCGTTAGTGTTTAAAGAGCAAGTAGAGGAGCTCTGCACCAAAAACGGCTTTACCTGGCGCTATACTCCGCAAGTAAATAACTGGTTAGGTGATGAGATTATAACTCCTGGCACAGTAGAATTTAATTTTGCAGATGAAAAAATGGCAACATACTTTCAATTACGGTGGGCTCAATGACAAGCAAAAAAACAGGAAATTATACTTCCCCTGACAAAGATGATCTTCATAGATGGTATGTGTACACGCACACCGACCCAGTAACAGGTGAAATTGTATATGTAGGCGAAGGAACCGGACAAAGATTTGCAGCGGTCAATACAAGAGATGCGCCACATTCTCAATTTCTTAAAGAAATAATCCACGATAAACAATTAGAGTGTTTTTGCATAGTCGAATCAAGACTTACTAAAGAACAAGCGAGAGAAATTGAACGAGGATTGATTGCTAAGTACCGACCACGTTTTAATAAATTAAAATGAACTATTATTACGAAATAGATCCTAGGTACAACGGCACTGTGTTTGGTGACAAATGGCGCTACTGGTGCATGTATAACTGTAGTCCTGCGGACAATGGTAAGATGTGTTTTAAAACACACGACGACTTCGTGGCTCGAAGTACTCGGGTATGGTTAGAAAATCGCAACGGTGTGTATCAGGTACATCCGGCGTGGCACGGGCATCGCCGAGTAGATCCACATGAGTTTACACTAGTAAAGCTCAAAGCCAAAACAATCAAGTGGTGGCACGATGAATGACAACAAAGTAAAGGTCTTGCATGACAAGTTGCGTGGGTTCAGCAATCAACTACCGGGACAAGCCGGAGATGAATATTATGATAGTCAAGCCGCTAGATTAGATACCATCATAGGTGGCGATACCCAACACTTCTTACGCCTGCAACGGGTTAAGAATGAATATGATGAACTGGCCAGAGCTGTGCCTGTTGGACAAGGGTTCCTGACCTTTGATGACTATGTACGAGAATACTACGGAATCAAATTGCAGTTTGATGGTGACAATGTTACACTAGCATATAGCGTTATTAATGAAAAGAAATATGTCATGTTTGTGTTAAAGTTTAACAGATAATGCACGTAAACAATTTTTCTCTTCCTAGACCATCAGACCGAGCATTAGATCAGTGTCATACGGTTTATATCAACGATCCTGCGTTTAAGATGTGGACTATGAAGAAGTTTTGTAGAGAAAACAATTTAAGTTTGATGTGGTCAGAGTTAGTCGAAACTTCGGATGTTAGTGAGTTCTTTGATGAAGTGTGTGCGTTTTATTTTATTGATCCAGCGGATGCTACCCTGTTTACATTGAAGTTCAAGTAATGGCCATAGACCGTAATTCTCAATTAATTTGCTTGCAAGGCAATAAACACAGTAAAAGGACTGCCTGTTGAAAATCACTGTTAAACATAAGTTAATCATATTTCATAACCCGTATGAATGGTACAACTTGGCCGAACGTTTGAGAAAAGAATACGGCCAAAGTATTATGCTGATCTCGGCAAGATGTAAACGTGAATTGGGATTTACCGTTAGGCATCACAAAGGACTGGTTCCACATGATCCAGTAGAATGGGAAGTAATGAAATCAGAAGGGTGGCACCATCGTCATCACTACGAAGACCAAGTACATTTGGATTGGTATAACGAGTCGGCGCAGACTTGGTTTGTGCTTAAATACCTTAATAATGGGCAGGTTGACCAATAAAGGCATTTTGGCTATAATAGTAGTATGAAAATAGTTAAATTGGATCAAAGATACGCAGGCTTTCCCAAGTGGAAGTATGCTCTCCAATTTCCTTTACGCAATCACAACTATAACAAGGAATATTTCAAGTATAAAACCGTATTCCAGGCAATATATGGCCCAGATGCCGAGATAAATCCAGAGTATCATACCGCCCAATGGGGTAGTACTCCAAAATGGTTTTATAACGAGAATTGGCATACCAGCTTCGAAAAACGGCGAATTTACTATAATGATCAACGGGTTATGACCATGATTCAGCTTAAAATAACAGCTTGACCATTAATTCGTGTTATTGTATAATAGTAGTATAGTGAATAATAAGGACAAGTCATGACAACTAGCACACAAAACAAAAAAGAATCAGACAAGTTTAAGGACTTGCTTGGCCCTACAGATCCCAAATTGGATCGCGAAATACGTGAAAAGCTGATCACAGCTCGTGTAGGACTCTTGCTTCGTGCTAGTTTCTTTGGCAACCTGGCTACTCGACTCAAGCTGGTTAATGCCGATGAGTGGTGTCCTACTGCCGCAACCGACGGACGTCACTTTTACTACAATAGCAGATTTGTAGACATGCTCAAGCCCAAAGAGATTGAGTTCCTGTTTGGACATGAGGTCTTGCACTGTGTGTATGACCACTTTGGTCGTCGTGGTGATCGTGATCCACAACTGTTCAACATTGCCAATGACTATTGTGTAAATGGCGATTTGAAAAAACATCGTGTAGGTGAGTTTATCACTTCAGTTCCGTGCTTGTATGATGCCAAGTATGAAGGCATGAGCTCTGAAGAGATCTATGACATCTTGTATGAAAATGCGGAAAAAATCGACATTGGCAGTTTGATCGACAAATTGCTGGATGACCACTTGGATGGCGAAGGTCAAGATGGTAGTGGTGAAGGCGACGGTGATGAAAAGAGTGGCAAAGGGTCAGGCCGTCCCAAGTTGAGTGCAGAAGAGCGTCAAAAGATCAAGGACGAAATCAAAGAAGCTGTGCTTGCGGCTGCGGCTGCCAGTGATGGTGCAGGCAACTTGCCAGCAGGTGTCAAACGCATTATTGAAGACATGACTGCACCCAAGATGAACTGGCGTGAACTGTTGCGTATGCAATTGGAAAGTACCATGAAGAGTGATTACACCTGGATGCGTAGCAGTCGCAAAGGTTGGCACATGGACGCGGTAATGCCAGGTATGAAGCTGGATCCAATGATTGATATTGCTGTGAGCTTGGATGCATCTGGATCAATTAGTGCCAAAATGCTTAACGATTTCTTGAGTGAAGTCGGCGGTATTATGGAACAGTTTCCAGCATATCGCATTCACGTGGTAACCTTTGATACTGAGTGCTATAACCCTGTACAGTATGATAGTGAAAACTTGGATGATATCAACACTTACGAAGTCAAAGGTGGTGGTGGCACAGACTTTGATGCTGTATTTCGTTACTTTAAAGATAATGAAATTGAACCCAAGCGTCATATTATGTTTACAGACGGTTACCCATGTGGTAGCTGGGGCGATGAGATGTACTGTGACACTGTGTTTATTATCCACGGTAGCACTAGTATTGTTCCACCATTTGGTCAATATGCTTACTACGAAGAAGAAAAAAGTCACTAATGCATAAAAAAATTAAACAACTTAAGTTGCAGGCTGGCATACAGGACAATCCAGATCAAGAAGGGCTAGATTTGTTTGCTGAATTGATTATACAAGAGTGTGCTCATATAGCTGACTGTCCAAGTAGTTTCAAGCACACTAACGGATACAAGATTCTTCGTTACTTTGACGTAAAGGAATTAGTATAATGAACAAGTTTAGAGCGTGGTACCTTCGTAACTATACCGAAATTACTTGGTTCCTAATTGGCTTTTTGACCTTTGCTGGATTGCAAGATCTGTCACAGGGTGATTATGTGCAAGCTGTTATCAGTTTTATTTTGGTAGCGGTGAACTGGTCATTTGCACGTCGATAAGCAGGTCAGTTTAGCCAAAACACCCCATTTAGGGGTGTTTTTTATTGTAAAAATAAATTAACAGCATGTATTTCTATTAAATATCACTGTATGGAAAACAATCAAATCACAGTAACTGATCTTGTTACTATAAAGAATATCATAGATCTAGCATCTGCGCGAGGAGCATTTCGAGCAGGCGAAATGAAAGAAGTTGGCGAAGTGTATGAAAAACTTACGCAATTTTTAGAAGCAGTAATAGCGCAGGCACAGGCCGCCAATGGCACCGAGCCTGACCAAACCCAAGGAGAATAAAATGGCATTTATGAAACACGTAGGTAAACATAGCGATCGTAGCATTGCTTTGTTATTTAGACAAGTACCAGGCGAGGACCATATGTGCTTGCTCATCTATCCAGAAGTGTTACCAGCACACTGGCACGATGCAATCATGAAAGTATTAGAAAGCGATGTTGGTCAACAAGCAGAAGAGTTTGCAGAAGCATTGAGCCGTAGCCTGTTGCCGGACGGTCGTGTGATTCTTAACACCTTGCATCAAGAAAAGATGATCAAAAAAGTTCGTACCAGCGATGTTATCATGACTCCTAATTCGGGTGCTAGAATTCGCCTCGATGAACTTAACAAAATGTTAAACGAAATGAAACTTGGTGCAGATGCTATCAAAAAGATGGCGGAAAATGATGCGGCTCGTGGCCTAGTTGACGCACCTACCAAACGTGCCGCCGAAGCAGAATTCAAAGCTGGTCGTCAAGCTCCTGTACAAGCTCCACAGAATGGTGCATTAAGTGATCGCGATATTGCAGCTAACATGTTGACCCAAGCACAACGCATGGAAATTGAAGCCAAGGGCATGATTGCCGAAGCCGCACGTATGAAAAAAGACGCCGAGCGTATGCACCCAGGTGTAATTGCAAACGATTCTTCATCAACCTCTGCTACTACTGCACCCAAGCGCGGTCGTCCAGCTAAAGCTAAGGCGGTAGCGGATGCAGCTCAATGATGATTTTCTAGAGCAGTGGGAACATATAATTGCTACAGTAAACAAGACAGATGTTCCATTAGAATGCATTAAAAAAGTAGTAATCAAATTAAAAGGCGGCAAACAAAAAACTATTAACGTAAGTACTCTCCAGCGACAAGGATTAGATCTAGTCGAAATTGAAGGCATGCTTACCCGTGTGTTCAATGAAATGGACAGTGAAATACGAGATGTAGATTTTGTAGTAGATATTTCTGCTGTAGCGGCCCTTGTTCAACCAGAAACTGACAAATTGTTAGGAAAACTTTGAAAGTAACATTAGTATCAAGCAGTGAGCCAAGTAAGGAACTAGTTGCACAGGGCATAGTAAATGCTCAAGAACTAGTTGCTTACTGTGCTCGTGTTAGCAATCCAGCCAACCAAACCAACACAGACACCAGCGAGAAGCTGATTCGTTATCTTATCAAACATAAACACTGGAGCCCGCTTGAAATGGTGTCGGCTTGTTTAGAAATTGAAACCACTAGAGACATTGCTAGACAAATACTACGTCATCGTAGTTTCAGTTTTCAGGAGTTCAGTCAGCGTTATGCGGTAGCTGATCTAGGTTGGGAACTGAAAGAAACTAGACTACAAGATACCAAAAATCGCCAGAACAGTATTGCACTAAGTGGACTGACTCTTAAAGAACAAAATCTAATGGAGCAGTGGAAGGTCAAACAAGAACAATTGATACAAGATGCCGAGTATGCCTACGACTGGGCAATCACCAACGGCATTGCTAAAGAACAAGCTAGAGCTGTTCTGCCAGAAGGCCTCACTGTGAGTAGACTGTATATGCAAGGTACGCTACGTTCATGGCTACACTATATCGAGCTACGTTCGGGGCCAGAAACTCAAAAGGAACATAGGCAGGTAGCCGAAGCCTGCGCAGGTGCATTAGAAACTATTTTTCCAATGGTTACCGAATTCCTTGTAAAGTAATGTCTTTTCTGTTATAATACAGTATGGCCATTGCAAATACACATCGATCAGAAGATGCCACTCGTTTATTTAAAGCACCCGAGTATAAACTCATCAATGATAAAGTAGTAAAATTTAACGATGTCAAGGTGCACGAATTTAATATGGGAGATGTAGAGGACCCTGACTTGTATGCGGCAGAGCCATTATGGCAGTGGCAACAAACAGAAGCCGGAAAATGGGTCATGTCTCATGCAGTAGAAACTCCCTTCTGGCATCGCATAGTGAATCCATACACTTTTGGTTATACTTACTACGTGATTGCTCGGCTTTGCGAGCAGGATCAAACATACTGGACACTTAAATGGCAAAAATCTTAGTAACAGGTGGTCTTGGGTTCATCGGGCACAATGTTGTAGCCCTGTTAGAATCTCAAGGTCATCACTGTGTCATTACCGATACTCAAACTACCTACGGTATTATCCCACAAGACGAAATAGATTATCTCGTAAGTGAACGAAAAACAAAAATAAAAACTGACAGAATCTATCGAATCGACATTGCTGATCGAGATGGTATTGATTGGGTCGTACGCGAACACAAGCCCGATGTTGTCATACACATGGCCAGCTTTCCTAGACAGAAAGTAGTCAATGCTAATCCTTCCTATGGCGCCCAGGTCATGATGGAGGGGTTGATTAATGTGTTAGAAAGCGCAAAACGTCACAAGGTAGAACGTGTAGTTTATATTTCAAGTTCAATGGTATATGGTGACTTTGAAGATCAAGTAACTGAGGATAGTGAATGCAATCCTATTGGACAATATGGCATTATGAAATTCGCAGGGGAGCAACTTGTTAAAGATTACCATCGCCGCGGCGCTTTTGATTATGTCATTATTCGCCCCAGTGCTGTATATGGGCCACTTGATGTCGAAGATAGAGTCGTTGCAAAATTTATGCTGGCAGCCATGCGCGGAGAAACTCTCAAGGTAAACGGCGCAGAAGAAACCCTAGACTTTACCTATGTTGACGATGCTGCTGCCGGTATTGTATCCGCCACTACACGTGTCATGAGTGCCAATCGCATATATAATATTACAAAATCATGTTCAGTTGCGCTGTTAACCGCGGCCGAAATGATTGTTGCCCTTGTGGGCAAAGGAACCGTAGAAGTTCGCGACAGAGACGCAGATTTTCCCAGTCGCGGCGCATTAGATATTGATCGTGCTAGAGTAATTCTTGGCTACGATCCTAAGATTGATATTGAAGAGGGTTTCCAAAGGTACTATGATTGGCTTAAAAATTCCGTTTACTGGTCTCAAAAAACAGTATAACAATCTTCGCACAGAGATATTAGATGCCACGGACGAAGTACTACGTTCAGGACAACTCATGGCAGGTAATCACACTGCTGAGTTTGAAAACTGGCTGGCCAAGAAAAATAAAAGCAAATATGCTATAACTTGTCATAGCGGCAGCCAGGCGCTTGAAATTATTGCAGAATACTATCGAGGCTTATCTAGTACCAATCCACCCACGGTTGCCATACCCAGCATGACCTATGTTGCCACGGCAAACTCATTTTTAAGAGCCGGATGGAACTTGTACATTGCGGATACTGATCAGTATGGTATACTGAACAAAAAGAAAATACCACACGATCTAAGTATTCAAGCAACTTGCCTAGTAGGATTGTATGGTATGGCCATCGATCAGCTAGACAATAAATTTTGGGCCACAGATTTAATTATTGAAGATGGTGCCCAGCACTGGTTATCCAGCAACTGCAATCGTATTGGCAACGCTACTGCTATCAGCTTTGATCCAATGAAAAACTTAAATGCGTATGGCAATGGCGGTGCTGTAGTTACAGATGATGTAGATCTTTTAGAATATGCTCGCGGGTGGAGTAATAACGGCAAGCCCAAACATACCAATGTTGGAACCAATAGTCGAATGAGCGAAGTAGAGTGTGCTCAAATGTTGGTCAAAATCAAATATATCGATCTATGGCAGGATCGGCGTAGTAACATTGCTCGCTACTGGATCGGTCGATTAAAAGACACCGGTGTCAGATGTTTGATTGACAAAAATAATGTCAACACACATTCATTTCATAAGTTTGTTATTGATGTCGATCAACGAGATATATTAAAACGCAATCTCGAACTAAAGCATATTGAAACTAAGGTACATTACAATTTGCCATTGCACGAACTTCCAGTATACGAAACATTTTCTGGACCAGATATTTTGAGCTGTGCTAGTAGTCTAAGTCGACGTGTGTTGAGTTTACCAATGTATCCGGAACTAACTGATCTTGAAGTTGAATATATTATTGATCAGGTGTTAGATTGCGCTTTATCATAGCATAAGTGGCCAGCCACTCCCAGTCATAGGATTTTTTAAGTTCTTCAAAGTTTCCGCCAACCGATTCATAGTAGTGTACCGCATCCTCTGCGCCCTTGATTGACCATTGCTCGGGTGTGTTATCCTTGTTGAGCCATTGTTTTAATCTGTATTCGTTTTCAATATTTGGCAAACTGTGTTTCAATTTGATACACTCGCGGAACGCAGTACGCCAACACATCCATGCTGTTGTATGATAGTTGGCCATACCAGATAGTATAGGAACTACTTCGTGTGCTTGATCTAGCGTAAAGTCTAATCCTTCGGCAGTATTGGACATGACCAATTCCTTATTATAAGCGATCATGGCTTGATGCCCATATACTAACTCGTTTACAGGATTGTATGCGTGGAATATGTAGTGTTTAGATTCTTGTAAGCGATCCGGTTGCCAGTCCCAGTCAAAGTTGGGATTAACTTCTAACTTGGCAAACACCGCAAAGAACCAAGGTGTAGTACTTAACTCTGCAGCTGCTCGATACGCAGCTACACGCCCGTTAACTCCACTACTGCGATGTATATTGTTTGCAATACTCACATGTGGTAATTGTAGATAATTATACTCGGCATTGGATTCTCCGTTGTCAATAAACACAAGATCCAGTGGCTCGTCTGGCAACAAATGACGCTGAGTGCGATCAATGTTAGGATAATCGTACAACTGTTTTTTAATATAAGGAACACTTACTTTAGGAACAATACAAACACTTGCGCCAGAACTAAGAGGTACAATAGTTTTAACTTTCTCGCGCCATAACGGAACAGGCGGAACTTCTATGTTCTCAGGCAACTCCTGTGTTGTAAATATTGCCAGTGGCCCTTTCCAATCAATGGTTTGTACCGCTTCAACGTGAGTATCAAATGCATGTGTAACTGTTGGTAGTTTGCGACGCGGTACACTGGTGCCTACATAATTTATATCGTACCAATCTAGTAATTCGCATTTTTCACTGCGGTACAAGAATGTTGGAACATGCATAAAAAATGTATCGCCGAATTTCATTCCGTCACTGGCAAATACGTGCAGCATGGTTGCTTGCCATTGTTCTGGATGCCATGTAAAATCAAAATTAGTATAGTCACATACACTACTACATATCCAGACAAATTCGTGTTCTTCCGGTATGTTTTTTGCCAAGCGGCGCAAGGTATCCAAATAGTTGTCAAAGTATCGAACTGTCTTATTTGCATTAGGAACTTGGCCTGCGTTGCCGTCCATGTGATCCAATTCGTATATTGCTGTGGCAACTCTTTCTGTGCGTATCTTGATTTGATCCACATACTTTATATCCGTTGCTCCGGGCATGCGATATTGCGGGCCACCTGTCTTTTGATGCTGAGTAGCAAATTGATAAATGTACGGCGGACTTCCTGGATCCGGACACCAAGAGAAGTCTATGTCTGCAGAATCGACACTGTCGGGCACGGTCCATAAGGTTTTATCAGCCAGCAGATCAGCTCGAGGGTATCGCATAAACTTACGCTCGGTTGCACCGTCAGCATGATATTCCACAGTGGGCATGGTTTCTGCACGATGCCACTGATTGCCAAATACGTAAATGTAAGGAGGGTCTCCTGGATCTGGTCTCCACGAGTAGTTCCACTCACAATCAACTAGTATATGCCAGTGATTATCGTGACGTTCTAGCAGTGTTGCTTGAGGCTTGTCTACAAATTTACGTTCAGTTGCGCCCGGTACATGATATTCTATTGTGGGCATTTTGTTTGCAGGCCACCACTGATTACCAAACACATAAATGAATGGCGGATCCAGCGGATGTGGATGCCATGTATAGTCAAACTCTATTCCTTCAACCAACTGTTTGTAGTTTTCTTGTCGTTCACGATTGGGCAACACTTTGGTATGAAATTTATACTCAAGTTTGCTGGCATGTTTAGGAACCAAGTAAGTGCCTGAGTATGCGTGATGCTGACTTGGCCAGGTGTGAGTATATTGACTTTCCCACGGAACCGGCTCCCAAAGAAAATCCCATCCAGTGTAGTCCGATAAGTAACTTACCCACCAGAAATATCTTGTTTTACTTAACTGTTGTGCATGTTCAATAGAAGTTGCTTCTTGCTCGTGTGCAAAAAGATTAGGTTTAACTCCGAAATAAAAAACGTCAAACATGATTAGAATAGATGAAATTTACAACCATACATTTTGGCCTTGGATAAACCGGCACAAAGCCGGTACGAGAATGCTGTACTGCGATCCACCTGGTAGGTCAGATCCTGAAAGTTTATGCGTGTTTGGCAAATCAACTTCCATAGAAACCGACTATGTGTTTTTTCACGATCAAGAACCGATACATATGGATTTGCATGAACCTTTATTTAATGATGTTATGATTCGTACTGGAGATTTATCAGACCACACTAGAGGACACATAATTGTTAGCGAACAAGGACAATTTGCCGACCAACTGACTGAGAAGTACGGGTGGAAACAACACTACTATTTTTATCATGGCTGGGCCTGCCAGGATTGGTTTCGTGGTTACGATAAAGCATTTTTAATTCCCAGAGCCGAAGATCGCAAGCCCAATAAAACGTTTATGAGTCCGAATCGTATTATTGCTGGCAAAAGAGATCATCGTGTGTTATTTCTTTATAATGTATTCAAAAATAAATTGGAACAAAATCATATCAGTGCTCCAAGAATCTGCACCTACGAAAATGTAGATATATCTAGTATAGCACAAAAATACATCAATGTATACCAGGATATAACCGATGTGTTTACGCAGGCCGAACTGCCAAGACTATTTGTAGGCGAAGACCAACAAGAAATGGCATCGTGCTGGCTGACCAACTTTGCCGAAGCGCAGGATAGTTTAGTGTATGTCCCAACCGAAACTGTTTATTTTGGAAACAGATTACACATCACTGAAAAAACATTCAAGGCTATTGCATTAGAAATGCCGTTTGTGTTAGTAGCACCAGCTGGCAGCTTAGAGTACATGCGCAGGTATGGATTTCAAACCTTTGGATCAATATTTGATGAGAGCTACGACGAAGAAACTAACGACATTCGTCGAATTGAAAAAGTTACCAAACTGCTTAAAGATTTAGATAATCTTACTGTGAAAGAGCGGCGAGAGATCCACCATGCATGTCTAGACACGGTCAAACACAACTATCATCATTTTTACAATGGCGGACTCACTGAAATACTGTGGAATGAATTAATCAACATGATGTACGAGCTTAGAGTTTAATTTTGTAGCTGATCGTATTGTGCGTAACAAAGCCTATCCAGCACTGGCACAGTGGCAGGCCGATCCGTATACCCCCAAATGGAGACAATTTGTTAACCATTGGCCCAATACTGTTCCGTGTGAGTTACACGAACACTGTGCTACACACAATTTTCCGTACCAGTTACAAACTACAAAAGATACATATACTCGGCATGACTTTTATACAATAGGGTTGGGATTTTTTAATTTTGATGTGGATTATTTTGGTCTATTAGATTTAGATATTCTTCGTGAGTTACAACAGTTAAATCTACGAGTGTTGTTCTATTATCACGAAGGTGACAATCCTTATCAAATTAAACAACGGTTGGATACCCTGTGCGTTGCTCATCGATTGAGTACAGATTGTTATCGTTTCGTTAGCGGAAATACCGCTGCTGACCGTATAAAAAACTTTGCTTGGTTTCCAGATCATGAACTGCTGTATTGGCATCGTAATCGATCAATTCCAGCAGAGCCAGTTAACGTAACTCCTCGGCAATATGATTTTACCTTGCTAAGCCGTACACACAAATGGTGGCGTGCCACTGTGGTCACAGATTTACATCGCACAGGATTGTTGGACTGTAGTCAATGGAGCTACAATATCATTGATATAGGTGATTGTGAAGAAGATAATCCTATAGAAGTTGACAGCTTTGATAATTTACGTAACGACATGCACTCATTTTTAACGCATGCTCCATATAGTTGTGATAGTTTGTCTTCGGATCAGCACAATGATCACCATCTGACAGAAAGTTCACACTACACAAATAGCTACTTTAATATAGTGTTAGAAACACACTTTGATGCTGATGGGTCTGGTGGCGCATTCTTGACCGAAAAGACTTTTAAACCAATCAAGCATGCTCAACCATTTGTTGTAATAGGTGCTCCGGGCAGTTTGTCTGCGCTGAGAGATTTAGGTTACCGCACATTTGATCATGTTATAGACACCGGCTACGATACTATACAAAACAATACCCAACGCTGGCAAGCTGTTAAATCTACCATTGAGCAAATTAAACAAAATCCTGCAGAATATTTTGCTCAATGCCTTGATGACGTACAACATAACCAGCAATTATTTTTATCCAGCAAATACAACCGATTAAATAGATTACTTGAAAGATTACAAACATGATTAACAGTTATACCTCGTGGCAACCATTAGAAGAAGTTATTGTAGGCCGTGCTTACAGCCCTGATTATTTTGATTTTATTGATAACCCACAAGTACGCAATCAGCTACAGCAAATTCTGTCAGAGACCGAAGAAGATCTAAACAATCTTCAAAAAACCATCGAAACCTATGGTGCACGAGTTCGTCGTCCACATCTTCCCAGCAAAGACAGCTTTGTCTGGCATCAGACTGAAGGTGGTGGAGCTCCGTTGCCTCCGTTAACTCCCAGAGATTGGCAAATCAGTTTGGGAGACAAACTATTGCGTGTGTTGGCCATGCCCGAGCTGGACGAAATTTGTGCAGACTTTGCAGATCAAGTTGTCAATCCACACAAGAGTGCATGGGATCAGGATTGTATTTTAAATCAAGCCAGCGCCAGTTGTATTGTGCGTGTGGGCACAGATGTATTTTTTGACAACAGCGATTTTTTACGTCCAGAGCAAACACAATGGATTGTGGATAATTGCCTGGATAGTCGTTATCGCATTCACGAAGCAGTAACAGACGGCCACGGAGATGCGGTATTTGCTATTCTCAAACCCGGAGTTATTTTAAGCAGCAAGCACGATGTCAATTTGGATCTTGCCAAGGACTTTCCAGGATGGGAAGTTCTTAAGATCTGGGATAGTAGTATTTGGGCAGCTATGGAAGTGGGCAAGTTCAAGTATGAAGAAAGTCCAGGTGCTTGGTATGTACAAGGACAAACACCCACAGCCGAGTTCTCACAGTTTGTAGACACTTACTTGAACAAGTGGACTGGCTTTGTGGCCGAAACTGTGTTTGATGTCAACTGTTTGGTACTGGATGAAGAAAATGTCATTTTCTCAGCCTACAACAAAGATGTTTTTGATTTTTGTAAAAAGCACAAAATCAATCCTATTATTTCAGAATTGCGACACAGCTACTTCTGGGATGGCGGTATCAGTTGTTGTACACAAGACTTGACACGACGTGGCGGTTTAGAAACTTATCTCTAATACTGTAAATTATTTTGTAAACTCTGGCCACAATGCGTCAAACGACAGGCCAGGTGGCGGCATTGTTTGTTCTTGCCGAGCGTGCCATTGTGCCAGCTGTGCCACAGAAGTAATGTTAATCGCTGGCAGTGCCAATTGAGCACGATATCGTTTTAATATATCCAGACTTAATCGATATGTGTTAGCCGGATCGCTTTCGTATTTTGCCAACACAAGATCAATTTCTTCTTGCGCACGAGTTTTTAGTACGTTGGGCAATTTGCGAACATCCAGCACCGGCGGATCTATCAAATCGCACCAGTATATTTCAATATTATAAAGTCGACAGAACTCAAAATAATCAACTAGATCAAATGCACAGTAGATAGAATAAGCAGGATGTGCTACTATGTGTTGTTGATCGTCTTTCATTAGTTGTAGATTACGTTTGAATATTTCCCAACTTGCACCACGTCTGACGTACTCGAACTTGGCTGGATCTGCATTGTCAAAACTAATTTGCCAGGCCACACTGGGCCATTTACGTAGTTCTTGATAGATGGCATTTTTAGTCAGATCTATACTTAAATTAGTAGTAACAACTACCTTGGCCTGAGTAGAATCAATCTCTTTGAGAAATTCCAATAATCCTGGCTGCAACAACGGCTCGCCACCGCCGAGAGTTAATCCTATTAGGCTATCACGATTGTCCTTGGCCAGTTGTATTAAATCATCTGATTTGTTACGCACATGGGTAATTGGAATTTTTTTTATGTGTTGCCATGCAGTACTAGTTTCTGGATTACAGTAGGTACAAGTTAAATTACATAAATTAGTCCAACATACCGTAAGATTAATTAGTTTAAAAAAGTTGATGTCTAGATCAATTTGATCCATTAGGTTAGCTGGTATGCGCCGAGTCAGTCTGGCACTATTCCCGCCCGTTGATTCGTTGTGTTGGCAGCTTTGGCAAAAGCTGTGCCATTCGCCTTGTGCTATAGTTTCTTTAAGTTCTTTTAATGTTGGGCCATTGATAATAGATTGTATGCTTTGTTGTTTGATTGATCCTAGCGAGTTTTGTTTGTTATTCAGATAGTTCCAACCATAGCTATGTAGGCACGGCAATACTTGTCCTGTTTGATCTATATTCAACGTAGTCCACGGCTCTGGACAAAATGTTGGGCTCTTTGTTATTTTAGACATTGTTTCCTGATAGATAATCGTGTATTTTTTTTGCTACGTATTTGTGCCCGTCAACTGACATGTGGCCTCCGGGACAGACTGGAATGTGCTCGGTCCATGTTAACATGTGTTCGTGTGGGAACCCAGGATAATTTTTGACTTGAATTAAATTTTCAAATTTATTTAAACGGGCAAATACCCCGGGGTAAAACCAAGTTTCGCAACTGTTGATAAACAGATATTTTTGACCTATTGTTCTAAAATGATTTTGCAGAGCAATTACCTGTGCAAACTGTTTATCAAATTGATGGTTATCATCGTAATGATGCTTAATATAATCATTTAACCACGGCATGCGTTTTAATAACACCAGGCTGTTGACCGTAAACGGTAAATCCTTGCCCTGGTAAAATAAGTCAAATCGAGGCATTGCGGTCCATGCACATATTACTAAACTATATTGTTGATCTACAGTTTCTGTCATGGCCATGCGAAAGATTCGATCATTGCTGCCGCCTATCAGACTGAGATTAACAACCGGCGTGTTTTGAAGTTTTCCAAGCAGCTCTGGCCAAGCCAATTGGCTAGGAGCAAGCGGCAGTATTTGTGCGACTCGATTATCAAAATATTCATTTCCTAACTCAGTGGTCACCGTAGCAGGTACGTCGGGCAATTCTAACCCAAATGAATTGCTGTCACCTATTACTAATATAGTCATGCACGGTTGTACCTAAGATATACGCTATTGCGTTGCATGCCAGGAGGAACTGGTGTTGCTAATCCATGCAATACCTGTCCTGGCTTTTCAAAAAAATATCCAAAGTTATTTCGATAAGGGAGTTGTAATAGTATTTTGTCTGGGGTTTGATATATTGTAGTGCCCAATATTGGACCATTCCATTTTGCAGATTCTCGAGACATGTATATTTGTACTGCGTAATCAAAAAAATCAGGATCCTGGTGTGGACTGATAGTGTATCCTTCAAAGTCGGCCCAAAGACTTATTCCTGCAGGGATGACCGGCCTCCCCAACATGCCGTTAATTTCTTTTAATATTTCAGAGCTAGCAGCGTAAGATACTATTTGATCGACAATCTTGCTTTTTCCTCGATACAAACGTCGACCTGCGCGATGACTAAAAACTTCAGTATCGGGCCAATCTGTGTCATCTATATTGTCAAATATAGAGAGTACTTGTTCTGCTAATTCTGCGGTAAAAAAATTATCTAGTAGATAAATGTTGGACTGTCCTAGATAATTGATTACTGTATTCTTCATTAGCTACAAACCTTTACACCATATTCTTTCTCAAAACGATCTGCATCTGCGCGGTCATTAACCATGGGCTCTCCACGTATGTTAAGACTAGTGTTTAAAAGCATAGGACATCCTGTTTCTTTGTACCACGCTTCGAGTAATCTTCTAATGCCTGAGCCATTATCTGCAACCGTTTGAATTCGGCTAGTACCATCCACATGACAGATAGCAGGAAATAAATCAGGACGGCGACAATGGGCGACAATTTGCATATAACTGCTATCACTCCAGCCCCGGGGCATAATAAAAAATTCATCCACATGCTCTGCCAGGATAACCGGTGCAAACGGTCTAAACTTTTGTCTACGCTTGATTTCATTTACTCGATCCTTTATATCCACTCCTCGGGGGTCGGCAAGGAGACTTCTATTTCCCAGTGCTCTGGGTCCAAACTCGGCTCGACCACTAGCGACACCGACGATTCTATCACGGAGTAAACAATCAACAAGGGCATGGACAGGATATTCTCCTGAGATGTTATGGCCAAGGTACGCATCTCGCCAGTTAACTCGTTTTCCGTAGGCCAGTGCGGCAGCACCAAGACTGCTACCAGCGTCGCCAGGGCAAGGCATGATCCAAATGTTTTCAAAGTATTCACCGAGTTTTCTATTAGCAAGACAATTCAACGCCACGCCGCCCATGTACACTAGATTCGAACTCCAGTTAAACTCCTGAGCACGTTGCATAACACTATATATCAATTCTTCTGCCACCGATTGTGCAGCTCCGGCAATATCTTCATTGGATACGCCATACATAAATTCTTTTTCTACACCCAAGTGTAGATTTTCTTTAAATTTAAGTTCTTGTACATCGTCTACCAAATGATGTTTCATTGGGTGGGCATACACATTGCCATGAGTACTGTATGCACTCATGCCCATGGTAATATATTCTTCATCCATTGGATGCAGGCCAATTCGTTGAGTCATTGCACTATAAAAAAGTCCAATAGAGTGTGGATATCGTTGTCTCCATAGTCGTTTGTAGATTGCGTGACCCGATCCAGTGTATTCTGCGCCCCAAATGCTAATAGTATCAAACTCACCAATTGCATCAATTACTACCACAGTGGCACGTTCATATGGACTGGTTTGAAATCCGGCAGCTGCATGACTCAAATGGTGCGGATAACATACTTCATGTTCGGCCGAATTTGGATACCATGCACCAAGATGTTGAGTCAATGCGCCACGCACAGTCCACGGACCAAATTTATTTTGTCTGGTATATAGCTGTTGTAAATTGTGCATCCATGGGCGCTCATACCAGGCCACAGTATCAAACTGCCACGGGCATAGTTGTGAAACAAACTCGTCACAAAAATTACTATCATTTTTAATTTTACTGTAGCGTTCACTGTGTCCAGCAAACTCTATGTCGCCGTGACTGTTAATAACCGTGGCTGCGGCATCGTGATATCCTGCACTTAATCCTAGGGTGTACTTGACTGGCGCTCGTTTCATTTATAGATAAACGGATCCCGTTTGCGTAGTTCTTTAAGTTTCTTACGATAGCGTATTTCTAATCGAATACGGCTGATTAAATTTTTAATCCATTTCATTTTACATTCCTTAATTGAAAATCATAACCTGGGCGCAACTGATTAATCTGTTGGGACTTGTAATCACTGTCAGACCAGCAGTAGTCAAACGTTTGCGAAATTCCGTCAACTTCAACACAATATATATCTAGGTAGTTGCCTAGTATCTTCCAAATGTCCTCACCGTTTTCTGTGCCAAAACTTTGTTTTAATTCAACCTGTGCAATGGGCAAGTAACCCAAGCTAAGTGATGGATCTGTTCTATCTTGATTGTTTGCGTCTAACCAAGCATGAAATGCCAATTGCTCTTTGGTATGCCACGGATTATCTCCAGCCATGGTAACATCATTGCCCCATTCAACATCAAATTCGCCACTGTAAAATCTAAGGCTAGTAATGGCCTCGCATACTGTTTCGGTTAACTCGGGTGCGCCCTCATCACGAAACACTTCAAATAAAGTTTTGCCTATCTGTGTCCAGTGCATATATACTCCGCCTAGCACACGATCGTACCCGTTGATAGCAAAGCCATCGCGGTGTGCTGGTTTCAAATCGTATCTGTCGGCCGTTAGCCATGTGGTAATTTGGCTCGGTCGTACCCAATATGGTGAGGTTGCAGCCTTGCGTTGTCCTAAAATAAGATTTTCCATTTCGTGGCAAATATTGTTAAGTTGACGAATAGCATATTTGGTCGAATAATCTGCTTTTTGATACCACGGGCTAAGATTCCACACTGTGCCCTGTAATACCTCAAAGTGGTTGTGCAATATGTTCATAATTTCATGATTGACTCCGTTGTCAGCATAGTCAAATCCCACTACACTTTCTGGGGTGAATATCTGTTCGATTTGATAACCAGGAAAAAATGAATTAATCTGATCCACTGCTTGATTGAGTTCATTGCACAAATATGGCAAATCTCTAGCGGTGTTAGGAAATCCCATAAAGCAAAAATTCTTTTCTAACATCTTGCCACTTTGCAATAGCTTCTTAAGTGCTACAATCCAGTCGTGCGCCAATTCGTGATCCTGCGCAGTAATTACATAATCGATTTGATCTTGTTTTTTTAATGGGTTTCGTAATACGATTTTAACAGTCGATGTCATTCCACCACCTTAAAATATCTGCACGTTGTGATAATATATTTTGCATATTTGTTTTTGCTGTTCTTATACTTTCTAGTCGTAATATTCTGGCCTTGCCCTTGGCAAGTCCGGCTTGATATTGATCCGGCCACTGTTCTTCAAAAGTTGGGCGATTTTTTAATTGTATCAGTACATTTTGCATTGCGCCACCGGTGTTAGGCACTAATTCGTCAATCCAAGATTCAAGCAGTGGACGCGGTAACGCCAAGGGACTCATAACTATGTCTGGGGTAAACGAAAATATCACTTTGGCCAATAGTTCTACACCCAGTTGATTGGCTAGCTGGGTCATTGCAGAAACTTCAAACATGCCTGGCAATGTAAGCGTAAAGTCTAGTCGCATTTGCCTGCGATTTTTGGATATAGTTAATCCTTGTTTAAAGTTTTCTAGAAAAACGGGCCACGATAAGCCTGTTCTGATATATTCTCCGATGTCTCCGGTTCCGTCAACGGAGGCACATATTTGCCAATCACGTAAATTTTCCAACACGCCACTATAAAGATTAATGCCGTTGTAATCCACACGACTGAGATTGGTATTGTATCTTGCATAGACATTTGGTCCGTCTCCTAATTCAATAATGCGTTTCATGTAACGCCAGTGTTGCTCGTACATAAGTGGTTCGCCGCCGACCCAATATATTTCTTCTACTCTGTGTTCTTCTACTGCCTCGGCGAACTCTGCTTCAATTTGTTGATCTTGAAATTGACTAATTTGTTTTCTAACGTCAGAGCGCATCCACAAATTTTTTGTGTTACTCCAGTCCACCATATCGTGTTGTTTTTGTTCTGTTTCCCAACTGCTTGACAACATATCGCCGCAGGTTCTACATTTAAAATTGCACAGATTACTGAATCTATAATCCCAACTTACAGGTTTCATAGTAGTATATCCTGTTTCGTCAGTCTCGTTCCATAACTTTTCATACTTGTGATTAAACAAATGACTAAAATATGTTCGATATACATCAGTGTTTAACAATTTGTCATTGCAGACTTCGCATTCGGGCAGTGTTTCGCCGGCCATCATACGGCGACGTACACTACGCATGTGGTCACTGTTCCAGTGTTGCTCTAGAGTTATTGGGGTGTACTTTCCAGTGCCTGTGCTGGTGTCAATGTATTGTTCAAAACTCTGTGCAGGTTCACGACTTGCACAGCACAACCTACGCTCTGTTTGTGGGCTCAGATAAGTGTGTGTCCATGGCGCCATGCACAACGTATCGGGCCGTTTATCCGGGGAATTCATATTCGATCAACTTGGCAAATTCTGGTTCAACTATCGCAAGATTTTGTTTACGCTTGCGATCTAAGTCTGCTACCCTCATACGTAATATAAATCCATCAAGGCTGGTGCCACGATTCATAAACTCAATAATATTGGCAAACTCTTGTTGAGTCTTTTGATCTACTTGTGCTGTTTGTAATTTTTGTGTAATTCCTTGTTTTGCTGTGTCTGGTAAGGTGGCAATACTAAAATAATAAGCATCGTGCATCATGTTCCAGTAGACAAAATCAAATCCTTGTGTTTTAATCCAGTTGGCCACTTGTTCAATATAATACACGTTAAACACATTGACAGTGGTACAAACTTGTAGTTGAACATTTTTGTTGCGGCTTCGTAACAGTTTAAATTTATTAATATTGTTACAGACGTCTGCCCAGATGGCATTACTGCGTTGATACTCAAATCTCTCGCCTACATCGTCAATGCTAAATGCAATCTCGACTGTTTTAAAGTGTTTCCAAATTTCTTCTGCTTGTTCGGGCCACTGGGTTCCATTGGTGTTGTAATGTATTTCAATGTTGCCGGCGATTCCTCTATCGACTAGGCCTTGCAATAGATCAAAGTGTTCTTGGATCATAAATGGCTCACCGCCGGTGAACTCTATGTATTGTATTTGCTCGCTCACTTGTTCAATTTCTTGCCAAAATTTAGGATTCTCTCTGGGCCATGCTCCTTGCTTGAGCATAGTGTAGTGATGGCTCGACTTCTTGTCCTCATCGCGTCCTAAGAATTGCAATTCTTCTGTGGCAAATGTACTTGAACTCCAACTTCCACAAATACGACATTTCAAATTGCAAATGTTTCCTAATTTTAAATCCAAAAACATCAAAGGCTTTGGTGCTGCTGTCCACTCTGAGTCAGGAAGCATGTGTTTCAAACGATCTAGTGTATGCATGCGTTTACTAGTTCGACCGGATCTTTCCTCTCGCCAGCATTTACGACATGTTTGTGGTTGTTTCTTGTCGAGAAAATCTTGGCGAAGTTGTTGCATGTTGTTGCTGGTTTGGATTTCTGCAAAGCTGGCAGTATTCAAATCAAACTTGTTTCCGGCGTTGTCAACAATTTCGTCATCGGCTAGACAGCACGGACGTACTGTGCCAATGGGGCTAGTCTCTAAACTGATCCATGGCAATACGCAAAATTTATCGTGTGGTATATTCATTCTGATTTTAATTTAAAAATTGTGTTGACTAATGGAGCCAACGGATCCAGGGCATGTTTTTCTTTTTTAGGGCGATATTCAATAATTTGTTCTAGTTCCGGAACTACTTGCATAAGTGACTCGGATCTTGCATTGTCCAGTTGTTCTACTGATTTCCAAAATTCTGGCAATAGATAACTGTTATCAGTGGACATCATGAACTGTATTGCTCCTTGAAATCCACCAACGGCTCGTTGTATAGTATCGCGTGGGCGTAACCATTCAATATGTTCTTCAAACTGTTGTTTAAACTTTTCTTTTAAATGAGTTGGCAACATGTCAATTCTGTAATTGGCCGGGCCTTGCAAAATATTTAGATTAAAATCTTTTGGTTCAATAAACCCTTGGTCAATCATGTATCTGTGATAAGATACAAAATTCCAAATATTCATCATACTAAGTGTAGGACTGATCATAAAATCAATGTGTGGACATTCGCGTTTTAAATCACGAATGTTTTGTTCTACTTGTGCCCAGTCTGTGCCAGAACGTATAATTGCAGCACGGTCGCCCATGTCGTCTAAGCTGGCCGCAACACACACGCTAGGAAAATGCTTCCACAAATCCAATACATTTTGTTTTTTAAATTTTAACTCGGTTAGATTTGTGTTATAAATTAATTTTACCTTTGTATTGCCTTTTTCAATCAATAGTTTAAGAATACGATTGTGTTCTTCCATGATCAAAGGTTCGCCGCCGGCAAAGTAGATCTGGTCCAGGTGAGGAATATGTTCTTGCATCTGTTCCCATACGTCTTCTTCGTGACGCCCAGCAAATTGTACTCTAGGACGCAGCGGTTTGCCCCACAGCTTGACATCGTCATCATACCAACGGCTACTAAAAATGCTGCCACAGCTACGACATTTTAAATTACAAATATTGCTAAAACGCACATCCCAATAGTGCAATTTCATATCAGGTAAACTACCATCGGGCAATGTTTGGTCTACTTCTGCAATATGTTGGCCAAAGTTTTTGTTTGAATTGTTGCGCATACTTGCAAACCCAGCAGCTTCTTGTTCATAACAATCTGTACATTCTTTGCAAGGTTTATCTGCCAACATGTTTGTACGCATTTCACGCATGGGCACATCATTCCAGATTTCTCGCATGCTCTTTTCTTTGAAGTTGCCAACTGGATGTTTTGCATTGCCCAAGCAACAAGGATACGCACGACCATCGGGCCAGGCATGCAAATGTATCCACGGAATCATACAAAATGTTTCTGATTCTACTAATCTATGTTTTTGTTTTTCGGTTAAATCTTCTAACGGAATGTAACTTGGTACACGATCTTTCCAATTGTACTTGCCTAATATTTTACTCATAATTCAAGATACCAGTTGTTTAGTGCAGGAAATGCAGATGCAAAATTCTTGCCACGACGGTTGTCGTATTGTTTATAAAAGTTTTTAAAGTCATTCAAAAGTTTTGGCATTTCAAATGCTTCTTTGTGCGGGGTTTTAACCACATCAAGATAATCAATTAACCGTTGCGTATGATTAACTTCGTGTTCCTGTAGTAGTCCGGTAGGCCTAGCGCGATCTAACCACTGCTCCAAATTGAGTTTGTATTTTGAAAGTATTTCAGGAGGCAATACTAACGGAGATTGAAAACTTGGAAACCTCAATATGTTCAATGTGAAGTTTGGAAAATCTTTTCCGTATTGTTTTTTTAGATCTAGGCATACATCCAAAAATTCTGGCAGGCTGTCCAAACACAATGCATTGATAGTGTTCATTACATGCAGTCCTCTGATTTTTTTACTGCTGGCGATCTTGTGCATGTTATCTACCCATGCTTGCCAGTCAAGACCATCGCGAATGTATTCGGCTTGTGCTCCTACACTTTCATTACTGGTGTAGATGTCTACTTCTAGTCCGTCAATACTATCCAGTAAACGATCTATATCTACTTCTGCACCTAGATTACTGTTAATAGCCAGCCGAGTCGTACTTTTACCTTTGTTGTTTTTAAACCAGTCTAGTAATTTCCAGGTTTCACCCGACATTAGTGGCTCTCCGCCGGTTACTCTCAGTTCTTGAAGAGTCTTGTGTAGATCTGTTTCCCACCACTTAAAGAACGCTTCAACATAGGGATTTGTTTCGCCAAAGCGGTATAGTTGAGCACTATTGTGACCATGAGTAAAGTGGTTACGCCCATCAGACACCAGGCGCTCATAGGGACCGTTGCGTTGTATGTCTTTAACCCATGTACTACTGAAAGCAGGGTTACAATAGCTACAAGCAAATTGGCAAGTGCGATCGAATGCAATTTCAAGCGTGCGAAGATTGACGTCATCTTCTGGCGGAGTGTTGTATGCTTCATTAAGGGCCTCTATAGGATAAATTTTTGATTTGTATACACGGTCGCTAATAGCTTCTCGTCCCATGTCTTCAATCTTCCAGCAGTACTCACATCCTGACGGACGTTCTCCTGCTAGCATTTTACGCCGATCGTCTTTCTTTTGATCAGTGTTGTGTAATAGTTTAGGGTTATCGACAACTTTGTTGATATCAACTAAATGAGCCGGTGGGTGATGACAGCTTGTGGTCATGCCCGAGCCCAACCATATAGTAGCATTGTACCACTTGGCTCCACAAAAACTGGCACTTTTGGCATCTAATATCTGTTGTCGAAATTCTAAATCATTCATTGATAGTAAGGTGTTGGTTTATAAATTGAAAAAAACGGTTTGGAAATTCTTGCCGAACTTGCAATCTCATGTCAGCAAGATGTTGTTGATTGTATTTACACGTTTCTTCCGCAGCGGCTAGGAAAGCTGAAAGATCTTGTTTGCACAATTCCTCAACTACGGCGGCTATACGATCAATTCGTTGTTGCCCATCTTCTATGTTATCGAAACTTTCGTCGATTAGATGCCCAAACGTTTTAAATCCTAAATTGTGCAGGTCTCGGTAGTAACCCTGATTAGCTACCACTATAAATGGATGACCAATTGCAATGGGTTTCCAAATTTTTTCTGTTCTAAAGCTGTATGGGTAGTCAAACACTGTTTCGGTAACTAGGCTAAAATATGTGTCAATATAAGGAGCTGGCTCTAGATAGATTTCTCCCCACGAGTTATCAAATAGATTGTACTTTATATAGTCAACTGAAAATTTTGTGTTGACTCGATCTTTATAAAATTTATATTCGTACTTGGGATCCAAACACTTGATCACCCCGGGTGCAGACAGCAAATTGGTTGATTGTCTCCATAATTTTATAAAACGACTTTTTACAGGTGTGACGTCGAGATTGGTCCAGATACTTTGATCCAGTATATTTGCTAGTTTGAATTTTTCAATAAGATATTTTCTGTGTGGCCGTGAACGCCCGTTTAAAAATAAAAACTTATAAGGTTTGTCGGACCTGGCATAGATCTCATCAACTCTGGCGGCTGCTTCTACATTTTCTTCATAATCATACAGTTTAGGCAAAAAACTATCGTATTGTAAACATTTGTAGGAATCATCCATGTCGCCGCCGCCAATGATTAAAACTTTTCCAGCATGTGCTAGATCTTCAATGGGTATCGCCTGCATTAGCTGACCAGCAATAGTTTCAGAGCCTTCGGCTGGATTGCTAAAAATGTAGTATGCAAGACCTTGCTCAATTTCTCTTCTAATTCGTTCATGATACTTTATAAATTCTTTACGGCTGATTACATACACTGCGCCCGGAATGGTTTCATGATTGCTAAAGTCCCAGAAGTCTCCGTCGGCGTAAGGTTGTAGTAAGTCGTAGACTTCACAAAATGTATCTAGAATTAGTTTAAATTGTTTTTGCATGATACTCACACTCTGCCCACCATGAACTCATTTCTGGAAAGGTTTCTAAAAAATTAGTTCCGCGTCGACGATCGTGTTCGCTAAAAAATTTGTAAAAGTCGGCCTTGTTACGATTAATATATGTAGGATCTAACTTTTGTCCATCGCGCATCCAGGCTATGTCTCGGTCCAATCTAGCTATCTCGTAGTCTTTGAATCCTTTAAAACGAGTTTCTTCTGTTTCAATTTGTCGAATCATCCAAGCCCATAATTGTTCAAGTTGGTCCACATAACTTTCAGGCAACAGTTGCAGACTCTGCCATGTGGGCTGACGTAGAACTGGAGTATCAAACCATACACGCTGATAAGTGTTGCTGTATATTTTACGTAGTCCTAGTATGCCAGCGAACAACGAACTAAGATTAGTGACACTAAGATTATTCATAGTAACAATAAAGGTAATGCTGTTTCGTCCTGGTATCTCCGTCAGGAACTGATTAACACGATCCCACAACAGGTCAAAATTTAGACCGTGTCTAATATATTCTGCTTGATCACCAAAACTGTCTAAACTGATAAACTGCATGAAGTGTTCAATTTTTTCACCTTCACATAGTTCCTTTACATACCCCTTATACTTCTGCCAGGACTTTTCATCCACGCTGAAGTTACTAGTCACATTCAAGTGTAGGTCTGGTTTGGGGTTGGCCAACACGTAATCAAAGACACGATAGGTATTTTTATCTAACATGGGTTCGCCACCAGTCATACGAAAGTGTTGTAGTTCTGGGTATAGTGTGGGCCACCATTCCCAAAATGCATCTACATACGGATTGTCTTCGCGGACAGGTATAGGACGATTCCGGCCAACAAAGTGGCCAGGATCATTGTGAGTAGTTGATGTAGGATATCCTCCTAGGCGATCAACTTCTTGTTGCCAAGTACTACTAAACTGCGGACTACAATAACTGCAAGCAAGATTGCATACGTGATTAAAATTAACTTCCACATAACTAGGAACAACATCTTCGTCTCCATTGGAGTTTACTATAATATCAAAGTCCTTGGCAGCCCAAGGCTCGCCACTACGATAATGTCTGTCGCTTAACTTGTTGTTATCCTCCATGGCCCAGCAGTAGCTACATTCGCTAGGGCGTTCTTGCTTGAGCATAATCTTACGTTGTTCTTTCTTGTAAGGAGTATTATGCAATGCGGCAGGATTATTCTTTAATAGTTCTGCAGGTATAGGATGTAACGGTGGATGATAACAACTATTATTAAGTCCGGTTGGCAGATGTAAACTTACCTGTTTCCATTTGGCCAAGCAAAGTGCATGACCAAGTTGATCTTTCATTTCTTCGGCAGATGACAAGAACTTTGATTTAAAGTCTTGTGTCATATTGTCGCCTTTGTTTTGAGAATTCATTGTTCTATTAGTTTTATTAAATTACGAAACAAATGAGCCGTGCCGTCGGCATTTAAGTGCCCATCTGGTAACCGATGTGAAGGAGTAACATGCGGAAGGAACACCGGTATTTTCACATTTCGCGGTTCCCAACTAAAAAATAAAACTTGTTTATTTTGAGAAATAATATTTGAATACGCGGTAGATACCAACATGTCACTTACGGAATTCCAATGATCGGTATCAAACAAACTGTATAAAGATTTATGTAAAAGTTGATAGCTGTCCTCGATGCATTGACTGTCTAATTCCAGCGGAAGTTCAATAAATTCTTTTGATGATAACAGGTCAATATTTTGTTTATGATATTTTAAATGCCATCTAGAACTAAAAGTCCACCCAACAACTACTGCATCGTGTTTTTCAAAATTTTCATAAACATCAAGTGCTATTGCAGAATTACTTTTTCCAGGTCTTGATAAATTTGTAACCTCATATCCCAGCTCAACAAAATGCTGGTTAAGTGTTTCTTTAGGATCAAGATGCAATCCGTAAGTAAAGCTACATCCATCGATCAATAATCTTTGTTGCATTACCATCCTTCTTGTCTGCGTATTACATCTATTTCTCTAACCATAACCCCTTGATTATGCCAGTTGCTACGGTAGTGATTTTTAAAAAACTTACTTGCAATTTGATCTAGCCATATAATAGGCAAGTCCAACTGCGATGCTAAATCGTCTGAAATACGGCCAGCAACTAATTCTGGATCATGCGACTCGATAGTTTTCCATAGTTCAGCCAGTGCATCAAAATTTTGCACTTGTTTATAATCCCACTCAGTAAGCATGGTCATGTAAGTTCCCATTCTTGCTCCGACTATGCTCCAAATGCCATGGTCAACATCTCGACCAACATTGTGCCATATGCTAAGATGATCAAAGTTTCTGTGATGGACTCTTTCTCTAAAATCTGCTACAGTGGGAATTGATCCTTTGTTCAAGCACATTTTAACACCTTCTCTGAAGCCAGCTCTCCAAGCATGAAAAGGACTGCCGTTTGGGTAAGTCACACTGTAACAATCATGCATGGCCCAATACAACGGATCAAAACAAAATTCAACCACTGTTTCGTCACGACCGTCGGTAACTTCGTGGGTTCGCATATCATTGACAAACTTTCGTGTCCACGAACTAAGCCCACCATTGCCATACATGAGTCCATTGACGTGGTTTCTAGCTCGCCAACGAAATACTGCATTCTCCCATTGTGGATCTGGGAAGGTCAAAGTTAAATTAAAAAATTCTGGACTAGGTAAATTATCGCCATCGATCAGAATAAATCGCTCTGTATCACTGGCAGCCGCAGCGGCTTTGTGTGCCGCGTCACTGCCCTTGACTCCGTCTACACGCTTGGCCCACGGAATCATATTTTGTATTTTTATCCAAAATTCTTCCTTTTGTGGCTCGTCATACGTTAGATAAACGCAGTCCAAGTCTGCTACATCAATTTGATTCATAAGTTTTTACACTCCATTTAATATGTGGTTGAGATTCGTTTACAACAACGCAAACGTCTCGAGGATCACACGCAACTCCGTCGGTTGACGGCGCAAGTTTTATATTGGCCTGGGTGGTAACTCTAACCAGTTGGCTGTTGATTACCTTAACTCGGCTCGGCGATTCGGCATAGGTTGTTGCATCGATATCTATGTAATTACCTGGCATATCCTCCATACTGTAAAATAGCGGATTACCATCGTTGTCATAGTACAGTCTATAAAATATTTTTAATGGCTTTGTGTCTGGAACTTCGGCCCAGGCAGCCCAAAAATTATCTGTGGTGTTATCATTGATCATGATATAACCCAATCTTTTACGTGGTAATGTACAAAACCCCATTGTGCTACTGTATTAATTCTAAGCCCAGGATCAGTATGTTCCCATATTAGTTCCTGGGTCCAGTTTTTGCTTTGAATTGGAATAACATGTTTTTTCATATGTACTATAGTAGGGCCCATACCAGACGGTAGTGTACAAAGCTCGGGTCCAAGAATTTGTGCAGCTAATGCATACACAACATCAGTAGTTGCTACATCGTCTCGGAACTTTAACAAGGTTTTGTACTGCTCCCAATTTTCAAATATTTTTCGTACGGTGCGGAAAAATTCTTGCGCAAAGGGGCTGGCACGCCAGTAGGTAATAGCATTATACACGTCTGGCAAATGGTTTGAATCAAATAGTTTTCTGTAATGTCTCGAGGTCGATAGTTCATCGTAAAAATTTCTGCAACCAGTACTAATTACTAAATCTCTGGTTTCAAATAACTTCCACCAGTGGTCAATTGGACTCGCCGCAAGCATGTCTGCTTCTAGTTTAATAGTTTGTCTGTAAGGACTAGCAGAAAACACTTGCCAGTCATTAGCATAGCCTCCTAGGTCACCATATGGTAACGGAACAACATGATCAAATACTGGATCATTACACCGTTCGACTGTAATTACAGAGATGTTGGCATCTGGATGCCATTGACGAATGGACTTGGCCAATTGTACGGCACAGGCCAAGTAGTCCACTGATTCTGTATTGACAGCCGGTATAAGATAACCGCGTTCAGCAAGGATTGGCAACAATGGCTCCTAATTGACTTTTTCCCATAGCATGGAAATCTTGATTTACTAACTTGATCCAGCGGTGTTGTTTTTGTGCTGTAAAATAATCGACTCGATACTGGTCTTGGTCAATTTGTTTTAGGATCGGACCGGATGTGAGTGATGCCAGGCCCCACGGAATTGTATTATGGTTGATAACATGTCCGTTGACCATCCCCAAGGCAATACTTAACGCATGGTCGTTACGATATGTTGCTTTTGAATTTTTGTACACATTTCTATAGTGTAACCAGTTATCATGAATCATGATCATACTGTTAAACAGCAACTCAGCAGTTTTTGAACGCCGAAAAAACATTACTGTGGCCCACCACATGGGCATGTTGTGTCGCCCAAACACGTTCAGATCGGTGAATGGCTGTAATCCGGTGATGTCGTATGCTGTGCGGTGTGCTAAAAAATCTTCTTTGCTTTCTAATAGCACCAGCAGTTGATCACTGGCCACAATATAATCTGCATCGAGCACCATAGTGTTGTCCCACGGTGACAACGCATATGCATCAATTCTATTGGCATTATACCAGTTGACCACTCCTTCAATATCGCCAAAATGGCGATACGACGGTTCTCTGTGCTTAGTTTTTACCACGCAATCAAAGTTGTAATGCACTGGAATATTTTCACAATCTGTTACGACACATACAGGAAGATTTAGATGTCGACGAATGTTATTGGCCGACCAGGCTGCCATGGCCAGATAGTCAATCTGATCATTATTAAATGCAAAAATTAAAACACCGGTGGTCATCTTGTTTTTGTTAACTCAGTGTACTCAACCAACCAACCGTTTAACTGTTCTTGCCATCGTCGTTGGCTTTGTTCTAACAGTTCTTTGGTGTTTATTTTGATTGGGTTTTCATACAGATCCAACAGTACCACAGTATCGTTACTTCCACTAGTAACTATTGCAGAGTGCAATTCTGGACCGGCAAGCCAAAGCCCGCCATTATATGCAAATGTCAGTTTGGCCTGGTATTTTTCTTTGAGCACCCGCTTGGCTGATGCGTGATCAAATCTGCCGCGAGAGTGTGTGAGTAATTCTTCAGTATTCATGAGTTAATTATACAGGAATTTAAAACAAAAAGCAAATTGACACTGCCCAATCTTGTTAAATTGGGCAGTTAGATTTTTAAAACTAAATTAATAAATTTTAGGCTACTGTGGCAGCAACTGTGGGTGTGCCCCACGATGACTCGGTTAAGTATGTGGCACTTGGTGGAAAGTATGTGACCACTGTGGTAGGGGCTGTGCCAAACGTGATACCGGTTGTTGCGGTTCCACCTGAGATATTATCATTTGGAAATAGTGCTCCGCCTGGATCAGTCCATACAGTAGTCAGCACCAACTGCGTACCCGAGCCAGCGGTTTTAGCACTAAGTTGAATAAACTGGTCTGTGTATGAATAGGTATCAGCAAACTGCTTGTATAAAATAGTATCTGTGGTAATCAAATCATACCAGCCTGTGGTTGTGGCCAATGTGGTAGGTGTTCCTGTTCCGCCCGACTTGGTAGTGCCTGTGTAGTTTGTGCCGGCAATGGTTGCAAAATCGCCGCCGGTAATAAAAATATCACCAACTAGTGTGTTGGCCAAGTCATTCCATTCATCGTCAGCATCTGTACCGGTTGATGTCTTTGATGTTTCCCATTTGATGCGGCCGCCGGCATTGAAAAAATAACGTGCAGCGTTAGCACTACCCCAAGTAATAGTATGAGTAAACGTGATAGTCCATGCGGTGTTTCCAGAACCAGTGGCAGTAGTTTTAGAACTAGTGCCTGTCCAAGAAGTATATTGACTGCCCGATAATGCAGCATTGGCACGATTGGTTGTAAGATTAACTAGGTCTGTATTTAATGCTGACAAAATACCAATAGTGCTGCCTGCAACTGGATTGGCTCTTGATGTAATTCCGGTTCCTTGGTGCGCAGCCAAAGAACTGATTCTATTATTAAGTGTTGCCCATTGTGTAGCAGTAACCGTTGCGCCTGCCGACACTGTGGCTAATGTGGTACTTTGCCCGTATCCAGCATTGGTTGAACCCGCTCCCCAAATTCCGTTGACGTTGGCCGCCGCTGTGTCGTTAGCAAAACCATTATAGTCTGTTGCTTGTATTAATCCGCCTATTGAGTATGTCATTACTGTATCCTAATTATTTTGTCGCAACAATGGCTTCTACTGTGCCCTCGTTTACATCTGTTTTGTTTCGCAGTGCGCGACCAATAACATTAAACGCAGTGGCCTCACCTAACTTTGCAGATCTTGCTAGACCATTTCCAGCCGAAACCAAACGATCTCCTTTGTTTATCACGCCAACTACTCTAACTGGGACCCGGCCTGTCATTGCCACCGGTGGGTGAGTTTTATCGTCGCCTGCTCCGGCATTCATGAGATAAGCCGCATTTGTACTTATAACACCAAATACATTTTCGCTCAATTCGTCAACAGAACAGGTGATTTCTGCAATACCGCCGAGCTCTACCACTGTGCCCGGAAGTAGTTCTACATCTGATTCGAAGCGTTCTGCAACGTCGGCGTATTGTGCCGAAGTTGCTTTGGCAAATACAGTGTTGAAATAGTTTGAACTTGAACCAAGATTGCCCACTCCGTTGGCGTTACTGTTGATCAAATTATTAACTGCTACGTTGCCGCCAGCAATGTTTCCGCTGAAACTTGGGATATCAACTACACCAGTGGTGCCGTTGATAGTAATTGCATTGATTGGCGACCCACCTTGGTTAACTTGTATATTTAAATTACCATTAGAGGTTTGGTTAGCGAGAGTTACGGTACTGCCAGAAACACTTGCTTTAAAATCTGAGTCCACGCCAACTTGCAAACCGGCATCATTTAGAACACCCACAGTGCCTGTAGTACTGGTGTTTGCTGTGGCTCGCATAAAGTCGGAGCTGGCTAAACTGTCAAGTAGTTGTGAATTGGTTGCTGTTCCTTGGAACAATTGTGGAACCGCGCCGATTGCTGTTGCTAAGGTAATGCCAGGACGAATTGTTGTGAACCCTGTGATTGCAGATGCCGGAGTGAATGATGCATCTTTACTGATAATGCCCACAATGCTGTTGCCAACAGTTAATTCAATAACCGGGTGAGTCACTGCTAGGTTATCTGTGATAGTTGTTGTCTGAACACCTGTACCGTTGGTCACAGACGGACCAACTACCAACCAGGCAGTTCCGGTATATACATTTAATAATTGAGTAGACGTGTTGAACCAAAGATCACCAGCAATGTTGCTCGACGGAGCTGATGCACTGGCTGTTGATCCTGAAATTGTTTTAAAAGTAGTACCATTGTACACTTTAAGAACAGCATTGGTTTTATCCCACCAAAGCTGACCTGTTAGTGGAGCACCGGGTGCTGTAGTATTTGCGCCGTTCTCCAAAAGATGAATAAAGTTTTCGTCTAAGAAATCACCGTATCCAGCGTAGTTTTTACCGATTAAGGTCATTGAACTGGCGGTGTTAATTGTACCATCTGGAATGGTAGCAAAAATTGTGCCGTCAGTTAAGTTAATTGTATATGCCATTTAGTCTTACTCCGTCCTTTTGTATTTACCGCGCATTAATATACTCATATTTATGCCGAACTTAAATTAGTCAAAGTCTGAATACGTAAGGTATAGTCAATCTGGATTTGCCTATTCAAACTTTTTTGTACCGGGTGAAAAATCACGTGTGTAATTAGGCGCAAATCTGTGGTGCTTCCGTTCCACGATTTTAATCCTAATTCGTCAAACACATATTCACCATTAAAATTGGTACTGTTATCAAATGCTTGTTGCCCTGCAGGCTCGCCGTAGTCCAATAAACAAGTTACCAAAATATCCGTATAAACTTTGCCAGTGGTGTGTAACACTGTCATTTTGTTGTTGGCCGGATCTGTGTCGGCAGCAGAGTTGTCGTTAACAACTTTGGCATAGGTTTGGTTGTACAAATCGGCATTTTGACCTGTGGTGTTGGGCGGCAAATATGTAATAACTCCGGTTGGGTCCACACTGCTTCCGCCATTGCCAAATGCCATTTCGTAAATGTATCCTAAGTTTCGATCGCTTAGGGTTTGTGCCATAGCAATACTGATATTCTCATAATGTATTGCATTTTTCTTATCTACTAAAACTTCTCCAGAAATTGGATCTGTGATTTTAACAAATCCTTCGATCTTGGCTAAACCTGGTTGAATCATGCTCGTTTCTCCACAAATACTTCTTGATTTTTTGGATCAAAAATTTTCACAAAGCCTTCAACACTAACGCTTCCGGTCTCATTGGGACGTTTTGCAACAGGTTTTACAGTCGGGTCAGGGCGGTTAATTGTGTCTTTTTGCATTATGATTTATTTACCTTGATTATAGTCCCCGTAAAAACCTTGCGGCCTTGGTCTGAGTATCTTGTAACGCTACGCCATCACTAGCAGTATTAATACCCTGAGCATACCAGGTTACTCCACGACGTATTAGTATTGTAACTTCAACTCCGTCATCTGGCGGAGTATCAAATACTACAGTTACAGGATTGTCAGCAATTATTGTATAGTTGCCAACTTGATATGTGCCGCCAACGTACACTTCGACTGCTTCCTCTAAACTGGTGCTGTCGAGTGTGCCAACATCAACGTTGTCTGCGGTAAAAGATACTGTGACGCCGTTTGCCGCAAAACTATTGCTAACGATGTAATTTTGATATTCTGCTGGTAGTAAATTACCACGTCCCATATCATACAGATCAGTACCAACGCTGTGTGCCGCGGCAGCGGTACCAGCTGTTCCTCTACGTAAACTGCTAATAGTGTTGTTGACCGTATCTCTTTCACGATACATGATACGTTCGCCGTCAATGGTAACAATACCCCAGATGTTGATATTCACATTTGGATCACTTAACCGACTTGCGTCTTCAACATATATTATGTCTGCAGTATCACTTAATGGTTGTGCTAATGTTGTTGTAGTTGCTGGCGTAATTCTATATGTGGCCTGCGCTCCGCGCATATCTTGAAATATACGGAATGCCATGGCTTCTGGAACCAGACTTTCGGTAAATTCAGTTATTATCACTATGTCAGATGCTGTCATTAAACCAGAAGTAAGAATTAACTCTTGATCCTGAATGGCAAAATCCTGGCCATAGAATATGCGTTTACCATTAAAAGTGACCCAAAGTCGATCTGGATCTGTTATGGTTCTTTCTAAAGAAAGATTGTTAACAATTACTTCGGCGCCAGCACTGTAGTCAAACGATCCAGCTGTGCCATTGGTAACGTCTGTGGTGGTGCTTCTCGAATAGTTAGTTACTGCAATTTTTACTGCATATCCAAATGTTGGAGCCACATCAAATACCACAGTCAACGGCCCCGGAGTTGACAGTACCGTGTATCCACTAACCTGCAACACTCCGCCAACATACACTGCAACTGGAAGATATGTTGTGTCAATTACTTGAATTGTATTGGCCACAAAGGTAGTAGACCCGGTTGCTACAAAATTTTGTTCTACTGTATTAGATGCTGGAATAAAATCTGTATCATAATTGACTTCGTCGTACCCTTCCACTAGTGTGATACCAGTTACTACAGGCCCAACAAATACCTGAGTTAATATATCTTGTTGGCGAGTGTCGTTCCATGTGGTTACTGCAATGACGTCGCCATCTTGCGGGATCAGTCCTGCAGACGAATTAAATGTCAACTGATTATTATTGGACACATAACATTGAGTGTTTGTATCCACTGTAACCAACACGCGAGTACCAGGTTCTGGCAAGGTGTTAAGAATAATCGAACGAGCATCATCAAACGGACTGTACGGTTCAACCGCAAAATCAACATTTAATGTCTGAGGTATATCGTTGAGATACACGTGAACTTCGTTGTCAGAAATCAACTGTTGACTGAATCCTAATCTATTAGGCAATAAGAATTCTGTGCTGTCGTCGCTGTAGTATTCGGCGCCAGCAGATGTTCTGGCACGTAGTCCATTAACTGTCACAATTAAATTGTCAGGATTACTATACTCTAAAGTATTAGTTAACTCGTACACTAATACTCCGGTTGTACCCGTAATAACCTGGGTTTGTGGCGCACTCCAGCTGTAATTAACTTCTGTGTCGTTAACCAAGGTTGGACCAATGGCTGTTAATGTTACTTCATCTGCACTTGCTAGTGTCGTTCCAAAGACAATACGAGTTTGCAAGTTCTCCGCAGCCTCGTACACATAATCGGTAGTTATTTGTCCATTAACAAATATTGCCAGCTCTTGTATTTCTGAAAATTGCACAGGAATCAACAAGGTATTGCCAATATCAGCGCCATTAACCAGAGCTTTGTATAACTGACTACCGCCGCCAAGCTCATATGAACTAATCACAATAATTTGTCCGGTAGTAGCACCAGACGTAACTGTGACTGTTTGATTTACCCAGTTGACTGTGTAATTAACTCCTTCAACTAGTTGTATTCCTGTGCTTTGATTGGCTACTGTTACCTGTGAGGGATATGGCAGTAATCCAGCAAAACTCATTTCAGACACAGTTGGATCTATCGCATACTTGATTACAACCTCTGGAAAACCATGGCCGTCAAGCGCCCAATAACTACCAGGACGAGTGTATACTCGCATGTCCATAGTATCAAACTCACTACCAGGAATTAGTTCTTCCGGTGCATGACTGCTGTAAGTGTCGATATAGGCGCCGCCGTCAACATTGATATCTGTAAAGCGAGTTCCTAGATATAAATCAAGGTATGAGCTTTCATAAATTGCGTTTAACTCTGTGGTTTCTGTATAGCCAAGGCCATAAACCTGTACTCCGGGATAGTCCACTCCGTCAATCAACAATGGTAATTCTAGTCCAGGTTGATTTGAAGTGGGCGTGTAAAGTCCCATAGTGCGGTCAACACCTGTAATGTATGTTGATCCGGGTGTAATCTCATAGTAGTTGCCACTGGTGTTGTACTGCAAGGTAACTAGTGCTGGGTTTACTCGAATCCACTGCTCAGGATTAAATGTGGGACTGTTTACAGCACTGCTGTCGTCACTGTTGGCCTCCCAAATCTGATCAATATATCTCACCAACGTACCGTTGTCAAAACTGGTATTGGCTTCCCAATCCATAATGGTACTAGAGTATTGATATCTGTCATACTTCATCACTGTTTTGATTGAGCGCACCAGATCATTGCCCATGATTGATGTCGCACGAGCGCCTAGTCCGTTACCGCCAACAAATGTTATTTCAGCCGTAGTGCTGTATCCAGATCCTGGATTATCAACAGTAACTCCTACTACCTGCCCTGCACTGTTAATGATTGCTGTCATTTCTGCTGGTACTTCACAATCTCCTGTGACCACAACTTCTGGTGCTACTGTGTATCCGGCGCCGGTGTCAACTACATTTACTCCCTGAATACTCAACAAGTAATTATTGTACCATTCTTTCCATGGACGCAAGGTCCAAATTTCTGAGTTAGGTTCGGCATCACTTACAGTCGATTCACCTTCGCTTCTGGCCTGTGTATATGGTGTCAATACTGGGCTAACATATTGTGGTGGCACCAACTCGGTATTAAAGTATGCCGGAATATCGAAGTCTGTTAGGTCTCCAAAATATGCATCGCTACCGTCGTACGTCAAGTTAAACTCTCTAATTTGCACATGATATGGCTTAACTTCTTGAATATAGTCTAGTACAAAGTCCTGGTTGTCTTGCAAGTAGGTCTGGAACGGTAATAGTGCGCGGATCTTGTGGTCAACATCAACTAAACTGGTTTTAACCAACCACTCTGGTGCAGTAAATTCACTATAAATGTAATGGAACATCAGCATCAAGCTGCGATTACGTTCAATTGCTAAGTCATCAATAAACAATTCTTCATTGATGGCTTGAATGATTTTTCTGGTTTCAATTACAGGCTCTTGATCAAAGTATTGAGCGTCAAATACTTCAACGTCAAATCCAAAATTACCAAGTGCATAATTCCATAGTTCTTGATTGAATTGAATGGTTCCGTCCTGCAATCCTACCCGGTTCCATCCCAGGTCAGTTCTTTGATACACTTCAAATTTGCCTTGTGCATTTGCAGTCACTTGAACACTGCTACCAACCGGCACTGCTGTCAAGGTCAATGTGTCTAGACTTGTGTAGTTTGGAACTTCGGCTACAGGATTAATGGTGTTGTTATAGCCAGGAAGGTACCAATCAATATGGCTCCAGTAGCGGCGAGTATCATAATTTTGTACACGAACAAGATTTAATACACGAACCGATGCCACTTCAGCAACTTCATAAATGGTCCATAGTCCATTTTGTGAACTGTCAGAATCTACTAGATATAGGTATCCTAGTGCTACTGTATTGATGTTTTGATACCCAAGCACGTCCAAGTTGGCCACACGAAGGTTCCAAATTGTAGTAGAATCCACAGTTGCTGGTGGTTCTGGCTCGCGACTGTTTAACAAATTAAAACTGCGCATTTCCACAATAGGATATTGTGCCAGCACGGTATTTGCACGAGTTAGATAATTTTCTAGTGCGGTATAACGGTCAGCAAACATACTCTGGCGTGGGCGGAACTGTACACCATAACGTTCAGCCGGACTAAGGAATGGGTCTGGAACAACTCCGCCACGAGTATCGACTCCGCAGAACGAGTCTTGCATCTTGCGATACAAGATATCATTTAAGAAAGAATCCCCCCGACCGTCGGCAATTAATTGAAATTCTTGATGCACCGCTGCATCTGTGAATTGACGATCATACTCAATATGTAAAATTGTATCGGCAGCGGAAACTAAATCTAATGCATTGTAAATTGCAACAGTACTGGCATTCAACGGTGCCACATACGGAATACCGCTTGACCGTGGGTTTTCAATATATCGAGCAATGCCGGTTGAACTTAGGGTTTTTCCTGCCTTGGTATCAATGGTTGTTAATCCGCGAACCCAAAAATAGTATCTAGTTTCAAGAATATTTTGTTGGTTCAGCGCAGTACTTACAGTATAACTTGAAGTACTTAAAGGAGTACCGGGCCCCGGGTATGATACAGGAGCGACCAAACTTGAAATCCATTGATAGATATCAACTCTACTACCAGGAAATAACTGTCCCCATCGTCGACTTGCATAAACAATATCATCCTGATTAGGATCAATGAATCTTACTGTATCGGTATCCCACCAAATTTCTCCAACATGTTCTTGTGCCCAGCTATTTCCAAGGTTATGAATGGATCCAACGTTGTAGTCTGCTGGATCAACTGCTCCAATATAGTCAATATTTCTTTGTGCGGCTCCAAGAATTTTTCCTTGTAACGGATTAAAAAAGTCAAAATACTGCTGGCCACCCGAAGTTAACTTGTCGTAGGCAAAGACAGAATTTATCAAGTCAATGTCAACCACCGGCTGTTGCTGATGTATCACTGCCCAGGCTGGAGTATCATTTACATTGTTGAATACACTGACCCTACCGGCAAAAGTTAAATTTTCAACTGTGCTGTTAGGACTGCCAATTATTAATCGGCTACTGGTGTAGTTGACTGCTGTGCCAAATTCATCATTGGCTGCGATTGACGTATCATAAATTTGTTGACCAAACACAAACAGTCCAGGGTTAGAAATATTGTCAGTGCCACTAGACAAGTAATCAAACGTATACACTACACCACCGTCGGCAATTGGCGTAAAAAATGTTGTGCTGCTATCGTCAAATACTGTGTTACCGCCATCAAATGTAACCGGCTCATACACATTGCCATGTGGAGCTCCTACTACCAATGTTGTACTGTCATCGTTAATGTTCAATGCGCTGCCAAATTTAGCATACGCCGACGCTGCTGGACTAACGATAGTCTGTGTCCATGGATAAGTGTCAAACAATAAATCTGTGAATGCCGTAGGCAACACCGACGATACTGCGCTTACTACCCCTGGCAATATTGTAAGTTTATTAAATGGTGTAGCTGCTATTGAATTTTTCACCGATAATGTTAATCTTCCAGATACTACCAAAATTACACTGTTCTTAGCCGGAGCAGAAGTAAAGATTATTTGTTCTGAAGTATTGTTGTAACTATAATCAACACCACTAGTTTGTAATACATTATTTACATAGACCACAGTGGTGTAAGAATCGGCTGCGGAGTATAATGATCCAATACCAAATATATTGGTTATTCCATCGCCGGCAAATGTCAGGTCGGTTGTAGTTGATGCAATCACATTAGGAATTGGCGGATCAAACGTGTTGATTGCATTGGCAAGACCGCCTACTGTGTTGTTGGGGCTGTTAGGAACAGTGACTTCGATATTGTTGATGCGGATAGTATCGCCAGCAACCAACGTTGGATTGGCAATTAGTGATGTTGTCACTCCATACACCCGAGATTGATTAACTCGGCGATCCACAGACCCGGCCTGTGACAATACCGAACCGTCAAATGGTGCTCCAATATAGATACTGCAATTTGTTGGGCACACATCAATGGCATGACCAAAGTCAGCTTCGTCAAATGGGGAGTTTGCAGAGATTGTCTGCACCAATTGGAACTGATTTGTTTCTATTTCTAATATATCACCAATGGTCAACTCTGTTGAACTTGACAGTACCACGTCACTTCCAACAATTGTGTACTGCCCATTAACTGCAAACTGTGTGCTGGTTAAATATTCACCATTTAATACTACCATTATAGGATCGACCGGAACTCCTGGAATTGCGTAAGTATCTTCTAAAACATCATTTACGCTGTAACGAATTACACTGCGGTCATATACATAAGTGTTTCCTGCTAATATAGGTGTTGGTGCTCCATTAACTGTGATTGTAACTTCATCGTCCGGTGCTCCAATCATCACTTGACGGCCGTCGGTTGTGGTGTCAACACTATGGCCAAATCGTGATCCGGAAGGACCGGTTATAGTATCAGCATACTGCCAGTATACACCGGCTCTGACTGATATAACCGACCCACTACCCGGCAAGGTAGTAAAGGTAATAGTTGTGGTTCCGTTGTTAAATGTATAATCTAAAAACGGACGTTGTATAATTCCATCGACTACTACTGTGAATGAATAAATGTTGGTAGCAGTATACAAAGACGGTTCAAGATTGAACGAAGCTGTGTTTGAAATGCCACCACCAGTGAACGTGAAGTCGGTAATTATACCAGCAACCAATGTTGTGACCCCGGTGATTGTAATAGTTACATCGTTTGCAGGGCTAGTGCCACCAATGCTGGTTCCCGGAATGGTTAATGTATTTCCTACTGTGTAACCCGTGCCCGGATTTACAATAGTTACGCCGTAGACCCCCCGCACATTGTTAACACTGAAACGAGCGCCAGTGCCAGATCCACCAGTTGCTACGACATTAACATACACTCGGCTGTCGAGCTGTACTGTATCTCGTCGTGCGATGTTAAGTGGTTGATCCGCAATTGGTGCAATTGTGAATATTACATCTTCGGCATCGATTGTGTAGTCGGCGCCGTATGTTAATTGATTACTGTTTAGCGTTACTAATAACTGTGCTGGATTAGCACTGTCAATTTGAATCGTGTCTGAGTAATTAAATGACGCAGTGCTGCCATCTGTTCGATAGTTTACCGATTGTGGATCAGCATCAACACGACCATATGCATACACACGGTCTCCATCAGGAGCACCAACATACATCCAACGTTCATCTCTGCTGATAGTCACCGACTCACCAAACTTGATAGGATCAATCACAGAAGGATTGATGTCAGGTGGTATTAATAATTGTACCTGTAAGAAATCTGGTGTGGTCGGAATCTGATAAAGAGATATCGCGTACCCGGTGTTACTTAAACTCTTGCTTGCGCCAGCAACTGCCCACGACTGATTACCAAATTTTACGCTATTACCAAAGCCAACAGTGTTGGCAGCCAACAGCACCAGAGTGCCACTGTCAATATACAAATTATCTACGCCTTGATTAAAGGCGTTAATTGTGCCTGCTCCCGAGTTGGCGCTAGGTGCTCCAACTAGTGCTGAAAAATTATTAAGAGTCTGCGTAATACTTGTTCCAAAATTTGCATTGCTTTCCACTGACTCTGCTGTGATCTCATTATAACTTGTGAACGGATTTTGTTTTTCTAAAACTGCCCAGTGCCCGTTTCCGTTATTGTCAACCCAGGCCTTTGCGCCAGCTGTTAATAAATTTGCAAAAGGCAACAATGCAACATCACTGGCCTGAGTGACCCGCGAGCTTTGTAGTTCAAATGCCAAGCCTTCGCCAAATACCTGTGTTTGGTTGGTGTTGTTGAAGTTGAATGCAATAACCACCGAAGTGATTGAAGGAACAGACAACACTCTGTAGACTCCGTCGATTGCAGTATCAAAATAACGAATAATAATCAAATCACCAACTTCTAAATCGTGCGCCGTATTAAATTGCGCCACACTGGTACCGTTTAAATTATCAATTACTTGTTGAACTTGACCCGCAACACGTCCACAACGATAGATGTTCCAGTCGTAACTGTTGGTTTTGGCCACCCAGATAATTGTACCAATCCCGATGCTATCCAAACTAGCCGAAATACTCGAAGGATCGTCTAGGCTGAATACGTTGATATCTGTATCATTAAGATTTACATACCCGGCACTTGGCAATGCAGTATCTGTTTGTGTTGTATAAGTGGTCGGTAATATATCTGTGGATGTAAGTTTATAACTTTCTCTCCAGACGTCTGACAGCAACACAGTCTGCTCGGCGTTACTCTGCTGTTGTGGCTGAATAACTTGTATTGTGCTAGGATTTGACGATAACAATGCTTCGTTTAATCTCAATTCAATGAAACTACGATTGGCATTGGCACCATACGTTGACACCAATACTCCCCAGTTTTCGTAAATATTGTATTCAGCACTTTCTTTGCCAAGGTCGGCTCGTGTAAATATTTCTGCACTGCGAACTGTGCCTTTAGATTTTAAAAACTGTTGATAAATGTTTACTTGACTTACGTCGTCAAGATTCAATGCTTCCATGTACTGGCGTGGGCGGAACCCAATTAATCCATAACTTAATAGATCATTGTCGCCTTCAAGGTTGGCCACATTGGTATTGTAACTGTTAGCCAATTGGTCGGCTTTGTTTGCAATATTGGGTAACAGGCCTTTTTGTATTGCAGTATAATCGCTTTTGACCCAGTCGTTGTAATCAAACTCCAGCTTAGGTTGTATGATCCCTTGAGCTGACCAATAAGTGCCTTTATACTTGACAATCTCACCTTTGGTATATCTACGATTTGATTTCCATTCTTTGACATTGTCTTGATTTAAAATAAATCCTTGAGCATCAAGTGTTCCATTCCACTCGGTAGTCGTGGAAGCCATAATACGAATACGGTTTTGCCTAGCGCCAGTGGTTGGATTGTAAATTAAATCGTTAAAAATGCTTAAATTATCTAATACCACTAAATTTTCATAATTGGTAAAGCGTAGTTGTAGGTATGATATTGTTTGGTTAGTAGCCGAACTAATAGTAAAGCGATTGTCAATACGTTCAATTAATAAATCTCTAGTAGGCAATACCGTGCGATTTTGATCTAGCAACATATTTTCAGGTGTAACGCTAACAATGGTGTCAACCACTGCACCCGGACGCACCGCGGTGAGTTTTGATGCCGACGGATTCAAGTTGATCATGGTGCCAACTGCCCATCCTTGTTGACTGAAATATAAAAATTCTTCAGCCATTTGGTTCCAGTTTAGAGTATACCCATTTTCAACATCGTCAAAAACTAAACCCTGGCTCTTAAGGTACGCGCCATAACTAAGAATAAAATCAACCATGATGGTGGTGTTGGTAAACACGTATCCATATGGAACTTGAACAACTGTGTCTGTATACTGTGATGGAACTCGAACACTTGCGCCGCCGGCTGACACAGTGGTCAATAGGCCATTGCTGGCGCTGGCAAATATTTGAAAATATGGTGCTGTGGTACTATACCCATAGACTGCGTATCCGTTTTGAACACGCTCGATGATTAATGCGCTATACACAATCTCAGCAAACGGTTGGTTTTTGTATAATAATAAATTGTAGCTTTCGTCAGGCAACAACAGGCCCGAGTTCAAACTGTCAGGACTTGATCGCTCTGTGTAAATTTTTAAATACTGTTTGTCTGTGAAGGTGGCCATGCGATAACATAGTCTTACATCCAAATTCTGTAAATCTTCTGTTAGTCTAGTTGTACTACTACGTCCCAACTGTTGGTTATAGTCAACAATCCAGTTGATATAGCTAGCTTTGCTAACTCCGTTTCCGTATACTTCGATTCCATTGGCGTCTAATCTATAACGACCGTTGTACAAGTACTGATCCAACTCAGCATCAAATCGATATAAGTCGCGGTCTGCAAATAAACTAAAAAATTGTGCTGGCCGTGTTAGTGCCAGTAACCGCATAACCGCAAACGGATAACTAGAACTAGTCCACCAAGCACTTTCAGCTGGGCCGCCGTCACCGACTACCCAGCTCTTACGGAATGCAGTAGGATCATATGGACCCACAACACTGTCGATCGGAGCTAACAGTTGCCCCTCTGACCCAGCGGGTAACACCGAGGTCAATCCAGGGCGACGGTATTTTTCAATCACATACGGAGCAACAGGATCCGCTACATAGCCGGCCTCTAGATCATCCCATAGAACTAAGTTATCACTGGTGTATGGAGCAGGACCATATTGGTCTACCCACCAGGCTGGTTCCTCGCTGAATCCCAACATCTCCCAAGGGCGTGTATTAGGAGATTCTGTATCATAGAAATAACGATAAATTCCGCGCCACGCTCCTAATAGTGGGGTATTAGTAATCCTATTTCCGGCACTGCTGTAATTGTAAGTAAACGGATTATTGGCAATATAATCCTGAGTTTTGTAATCAATTTTGTTCCAGCCAACCCAAGTTAAAAAGCTCTGGCTTAATATATTTGTAATTTCGGTTTGGCTATAACCAGTGGTTCGGAAAAATCCAGGTGCAATATCAGCAAATGACAACGGCGTTGGATTGTTGTCATTTTTTAAATTGTTGTAAATTCTGGTTTCAAATTCTAAAAGAATCTGATCTCGTATATCACCAAAGGCCACTGTGATGCTGCCGTCGTGCCCTTGAATAACTGTTGTAGGATTTACATAGCTGGTGTCAACATAAATTTCAGGCCGGAACCGTGGATACAATCCAATTTTAGTCGGAGTGTTTGGTACATAATTGCCGACCGTGGTTGTATATTCGCGAATGGTTACTTTTTCACCAACTGCCAATGGTATTGTAATTGTCAATCGTGGTCCGTCTATTGCTACATCGTATTCAATGCCGCGCTGCAACAACACTGTTTCGGGCTGATTATTTACAGTACGAGTAAGATATACCAACAGTCCTAGATAATTTGAACTGGTAAAATCATAAGTTTGTAGTGTGCTGAATATGTTAGTTGTAATTGGGGTGATTGTTGTAACTGTGTCTGTAAACACCGATCCGGCAGGCAACATGTCACTCCAGTAAAATGGATTTAACTCGGTTCTTCCTTGGGTGATTTCGCTGATAGCCGAATCTAAAATTTGTGAAACTGTTTGACTTACATAGTCATTACGGATTACAGTCTCTAGCAGTTGAGATTTAAATTTGATATACTCTCTGCTGTTATATTCAATCGATGCAAATATGTTATACTCTGGATTCCGCATAAAGTAGCCAGCAAGAGTAAGCGGGCTACTTTGTTGTAGTATTTGTAAACCATAAGGAATTATATTACCAAGGTCACGAGTGTTATTAGCTCCATTAATTGGGCCTTGCAACGCAATAAGATTTTTTGCAATCGAACCATAGTGACTGCGAATGGTGCCTAGAGTAAAAGTGTCGCTGTTGGCATTTAGCGGATTAGATTCAAGATTTCCGGGCACTTGGTAAAAGCCAACTGCACTAATTTGATCGCTCAACACTTCTACTTCAATAATGTCGCCAGGAACATAGGCTGTGGTCAAAACAATAGTAGTTGTGTTGTCTGTGGTAGTGTAGGTATAATTTCCTGTTTCTTGGAACTGAGAACCAACATACAATTGAATTGCAGGAACAGTATTATTTTCTACAACCTTGACATCTAATTGTAGTGGACTGCCGTCGTATGTGAATTGGAATTGTTGTCTTATCAACTCCGGAGTTACTGCTGGTTGCCACCCAATTTCGCGAACATATGTGATACGATCACTGTATTGACGCACGAATCCAATACTGGTTGGTTGTGTTTTTCCTACTGAATCAGTTACATAAACAAAAGTATCTTTATATAAATTATTGTCAAACACGATATCGCCAACGTTGGCTAAACTCAAGTACCGCAATGGAAATCCTAATACCGGATCATTTACATTACCGGGTCCTATTGCATAGCTAAACAATTTATTACCAGCAAAAGTGGTACTTGGGTATTTTGACGACGATCCAAGACTAATACCGTCAGCATCATACACATCAAACAACGGTGGTTGGTTGACTCCAGTTTTTTGTTGAGTTTCGAGCCATTCAATACCATCAAAGTAAAAACTTATTCCTTGCAAAGTATTACCACTTAAGCAAACTATATTTTGATCAACCAACACTGTAGCGTCAGCTGCCGGAACCAAATTGATAATAGGTTGAGCAATCAACGGTGGCACAGTATCTGGAACAATAAATTCAACTAGGTATATTTTATTACGTACATCTGGGTCAGAATCAGCAGCAAAAATAACCCGAGTTCCGTTGGCCAATTCATATCCGTCAATAGAATACGTAGCTGTTCCGGTGCCAGCAGCAGTTGCTTCGGCAGTGATAATATCTCCGGCGCTGTACACAATGCCAGCGGTACCGGCTACTGTGTTCCAGTCAGTGGTGCCCACTGTTGTAATTGTGTAAGAGTATCCAATTACCAAATTACTAGATTCAAATGTTCCGGTTGTTCCGTTAATAGTGCTGAGTACATCTGTATTAGAAAAATCAATAATATCAACTGGTTGCTTGCCCTGAGTTCCAAAATTAAACAATCGAGTTCCGGCACGATATTCCAACACCGGGCGTTTTGCTCTTGACAAATTATTCACTGTAGGTGCAACATTATTGTATTCGGCGGTAGCATTGATGACATCAATATGGAACCAGCGATTACTTCTAGTCCAAGGATTTAAATCCGGACTGGCACGATTTATTGTTAGATAATCTGTAACCTCTGGGGCATTTAAAGTAGTGTCATATCCACCAACATCGAACGGAGCACTATCATACGGAATACTTTCGCTCTTGGTGTAGGTTTCCGGAGTAACAAAGTTGGTCACCGGTAATAATTGAATAGCTGTGCCAACACCCTCTATATAATAAGAATTGTTTTGATAGCTTTCTGGAATTACATTGCCTCTAAATGTTACCTTGAGGCCATTGGTGAACACCACACCGTTGGGGCTGGTGTAGTCGGGCTCGCCAATAATATCTTCAATGTTAAGAGTAGTATCTAGTGATTGGTCGATCAATCGAATACGGCCAAAAATTTCAGGATCTGTGCCGTCCTGGTACCAGAGGGTATCAAGTATTGCAGTTAGTAATGGAATTTGTTCAAAATATCCTTCGGCATTTTTATACCATTGTGTGCTGGCATATTGCTGACCAAACTGAATTGAAAACTTTTCTAAATTGTTGACCTCTTCCACACTGTTTAATTGCATAAACTGTGTGCCGTCTGAGGTTGTTACATATTCAATTTGCCACACGCTATAACGCAAGGACTGGTTGGTAATGTCTGTGGTTTGATCAAATGTAGTTGTGTCAAAGGCTCCAACAATACCAGTATCGGGTGCCGTGTCTGGCAATGGGTCAAACTGTGTGGTAATTTGCCAGCCGCCGTCTTGTGCATCGACAATTTGATTTAAAAATATTACGGTGCGGCCGTTGAGATTTGTTATTCCGTCAATGCCGCCATATTGCTCAAGGAATGGGTCAACAAATTGATTGTTGATTTGATTGAACTTGAGATTGGTTACTAGATCAACTGTGCCAATGCTGGTTAATCCGTAGTAAAAATTCTGTGCAGTACTCAGCGGAACGTTAAAAGTTACTGTCCCTAAATCTTCACCGTTGTTAATTACTCCCAACACATCACGACTGCTAATATTAGGAGTGCTAGGGATTGTTCCGCTAATGCCTGGATCGGTTTGTATCCAGAATCCAGGACCGGTTCCGGGAGTGCCATCGATTATGTTGATTTGACCGCGCATGTTAAACTGCGTAGCACTAGAGTAATACAGTGTGTCGGGCGCATCTTGTGGGACTTCAAATGTGATTGTTCCGGTGGTTGAACCGTTGCGACTTACCCCAGTGCTATACGTGTTAACGTTGCCAAGGCTTGCTATTGTTTTGATCCAAAATGGTGACGGCACATTCAGTGACAAATCAAACGTATATGTGTTGCCGCGAGTCAAGGTCAACGTTGGGTTCGTTAAAAAGTCAATCACATAAGCCGATGTACTGTTGTTGGTCACTCGATAATTAACAGTCTCCTTAGCGTTTTGCGCAACTTGAAAAGTATAATTGCCGCCACGCACTAATGTGATTGCCGGATTGGTGCCCGAAATTCCACTAAATGTGTACGCACCATTGGCGCGAGTCACAGTGATATTATCAGTTAATGGTACTGTGGTTGCCGATACATCAACATCGTCTGGACCCGACGGTAACCAGTAGTATTGACTAAAGTTAACCATTTTGTCAAAATCAACAAATGGGTCCCATGTGTAGTATTCGCTAGTATATAGGCGAGCCGGGTTATTAGTGACGGCGCCTTGTAATCTAAGTGCATCATTGATACCAGGATAGGTAATAACATCATTGATATCGTCTGAGTCTGGTTCTAATGAAACAACGCCGGGTTCTAATTGATAGTCTGTACGAATTTTTGTTGGCTCTGTCACGTATCGATCGTTGGGATTTACACCAGGACCAACCCGACGACCCACAAAGCCTTGAGTCTTTTGAAATTTTGGTTCTTGAACTAATTGATCTAATGTTGCATTTAAAAATTGTTCGGTAACCGGAGTCTGGAATATTTCTGGGAGGAAATCAACAGTTCTTATTTTTGCCATTAAATTACTCCGCTACCGGGTGCAGTACGAATATTTGTACTGGTTAATGCCTGAATTACTTCAACATCATTAACTGTTGCCGCATTAACAAAAATTTGATTAGGGGCTGATCTAATTTCGTACAAATCACCAAATGATTTTTGAGGGTTAAGTGGAACCAACACTACAGAGCTTACAATATCTCCAATTTGACTATGCAGGTAGGCAGCCAGTTCACTGAAATAAAATGTATCGCCAAAATCCCACTTGTCTAAACTAAAGTAAGCTTCGACATTGGCGACAACTAAATTTTTAATTTCGCTCACGCTGGCTATGCTATTTGCAGCCTTAATGACCTTAATAGTTGCCCGCAACTCTTGAGAGGCCTTTGCTCCAAACAACGGTTTAAATTCAACGCTGTTTAAAATCACATTGTCTGAAATCATTTTATAATCTTGCAATCCGGCATACTCCGTAGTAAGTTGATCAATAGTTGGCGGGGTTGGTACGGCCACTGTACCGGTTGAATCTTTGATCCAATTTTGATAGGCAGTATAATATTGTAATGTCACCACATATAGGTCAATAATGTTTGTTGTGCCAGGGTCAAGTCTTGAAGTCAACGGACTATTGTGTCGATACTGGAAGAATAGATCTTGGCGACCAGTTCTGGCCACCCATTCTGAACTAACATCTGTTAAAGTGCCAACTCCTAAACTGTTTACTGTCAATTTGTAAAACGACTGATTATCAATGCTAACAGTTGAGTCTTGATTCCATGCATAGAATATTTGTCCGTCAAAGTACTCAGACTTGATTGCGTTAATTGCATCAAGAGTAGGATACTCACTGTTGACTACTCCTGCTTCGACCAACAAGTAACGTTCAAGATTATCAAAGTCTACAGTTTTTTCTAAGAATACCAACTTTGATTCAGGGTTAACTAACGGTGCCACAATGTCATTGAAGAAATCTGGGTTGTCGGGGATGCCATCACTATCGCTATCCTGGAAGCTGACTAAAACTTGGAAGTCGTCAACAAATCCATCACTTTCAACTGGTTGACCAATAATACGTAGTTTGGTATCACCATCGAGTGGATAATTGCTATCAGGTTTACTATTGGTTTTTAAAACTTTGACAAAGTCTGAAATTACTGTGCCGGTGCGACTGTCGTAGATTTTTTGATCTGTAAAGAAAAAGAATCGTGTTTCCAACACTGATCCAAAATAGTAATCTAAGCTTCGACTAACTACTGTGTATTTTTCGCCGTCGGTGGTGGCTTGGATAAACCAGCTGGCATCATCGTTTACACCGGCGTCACTTTGAGCGTTTGCTAAACTAAAAGTGGCGCCAACATCCAAATTAGTGCTAGTAATTACGTACCACTCAGCAGTAAGGTTATCATATCCTAGACCAAAATTACGATTTAAAATAATTTGATCTGCTACACTTTGTATTATAGTTGTTGGCAAATCTGTTACAAAAAGTGGAATAACTTCATCGCATATTGCGCCGGTAGGAACAAAGTTATTAAGAACTACCGGACCGGTTCCGTTGGCTAAATTTCCAAGTCCCTGGTTTGTTCCATCAACAAACACCGCAGTTGGGCTGGCCCAGATACTTAGTCTTTCGTCGGCTGTGGTCGGAGTGCCCGGAACTAATTGATTGTTAATATCAAAGAAATATCCTGTAGGTGCTACAAATTTTACCAAGCTGCCAACTTGAATATACTTGGTGTTGCTTGACGAATACACACCAATTGATACTGGCGAGCCGGTAAAGGTTTGAAAGTATCCTGTAGTTTCATTGGCCAATGTAGTGCTTTGTTTCCAAGACACACTCAATGACAATAAGTCTGGGCGAGGATAATTTGCATAATAAAATTGTTTTGCAGTATCTTCGATCAATGTTGGAGTGATACGATTTGTAATTGTATCGCTAATATCGTTATTGGTCAGCCATGTGAATTGAAACGCCGGTAAGGTGTTGTATTCATACAATGCGCCGTCACTGCTAAAAGTATTGGTGCTGGAATATTTTCCAGTGTTGTCTACCAAATCAAGATATCGACTGGTACCAATACTGGCACGATTCAATGCCTTGCTTTTTAAAATTGAGTTGTAGTTGGTAAACGGAAAATTATTATAATCTTCGCCGTTGACCATACGATTTTGTGTATAGTATCTTGCTGGCGCACGTTGCTTGATCTCGTCAATAGTTTCGCGTGCCTGTGCATTGCTAACCGGTTCGGTGATGCCACAAGTGAATGTAATTGTTTCAATTTGACCAGTGCGGCTCACATAACTGATTGGGATTACCACACTTTGCATTTCTTCTGGATTGATAATGTATTGCAATCCATTTGATGCACGCACATAAGCCCGGAACAAGCCCACAGGAATTTCACTGAATACTCCGTCACCAAAGTTTAATGTGATTTGATCGTTTGTTCTTGAAGTTACGCTGAATAATTTTCTAATGTTTGGGCTTAACTGCTCAACCGCGGCTGCATAAACGCTTTCTACAAAGGTCCATTCCTGAGCCACGTTGCCTACGTTGTCTAATTGATACAGCCAACGGTCTGTGTTATTGACGCCCTCGATGTTGATATTCACAGTACGGTTGCTGATACGTTCTGGCAAGTTAAAATCCTGATTTTGCAACACACCTTGTTTGAACATAAAGAAGTAACCGGTATTGGCACTAGCAAATCCCAGTTCGTCGTTGCGGAATAGTACATTAAATTGTCCATTTGGCAATGGGCTCGGTTCATATACAAAGCTCTTGCCGATTGCAGTTGATGTAACTGCTTCAAATGGCATATTAACACCGTCAATGGTAGAAGTATATGGAATAACCGGCAGGTATCCGGGAACTAAATTTATTGTGTATTCATCTGTGCGCACACCTAAGATTGTGTTTCTTGCGCCTGGGCGGCCAACTCGCTGAGTATTGACCAAGCTGGCATTAACAATTGATGTAAATTGCTCTTGCCAATCAAAGTTGCTGGGATCGGCCCAGTTAACTGTAATATTGGCCAGGTTAATCCCGTTGTAGTCAATAACGCTTTCGGTTGTACTAACTGAAAACACCTTGAGATACCCCTGAGCAGCAGTGTTACGCTTGGGGGTATAACTGACTAAATTGGCTAGTTTTACAACACTATCTCTGCGCTCGGCGGTGTCTAAATAGTTTTCACGTGTGTTTAAATCGGTACGGAATGCTAGTGCTTGACCCATAAAGGCCATAATATCAAGTAGAGCAATGAACTCACTTGATTCAATGTAATCATTAAATGTTTCGGGATAATACAGGCGTAAGTAGTCTACAAAACTTTTGCGTAAGGTTTCAAAGTCGTAGCTTTGAAAGTCAGCTTCGCGATAAGTTTGATAGATTCTTTTCCAATCTTCAACACCAAAAATCGCGGTTTGTCTTGTGGTTTTTGCCATATCTATTCCAGTCTAATATTATTTATGGTAATAATAATCTGGGTAGTTAAACGTACGAGGCTCGACGAGTTTCTTGATTAAAGAAGATAGACAGACGCTCTGCACTGGTGCTCGGAACCACTGTAATTTCTATTTGCAACAACATGCCGTTGTTCTGTGGAAACAGTTCGATACTACTGACATAAATTCTAGGGTCGCCGCCGGCCACTCGTTGTATTTCCGCTGTGATTCCTCGTTCGGTTTCTTGCGTTTGATTTTCAAACACATAATCCCATAACACAGTACCGTAGGCCGGTCTTCCAACCACCTGCCCTTGCTGTATATTAAACGCATTTAGCAGGTCGCGTTTGATTAATTCAAAGTCAACTAGTGTAAACTTTTTATTTTGATTGATTGTATTAAATCCGATAAAAGTGGCCATGCTGTATTTACTTTCGTTTAAAGAGTGACATTTTGACCAAACACATTATTTGATGACCGTGCATCCTTTAAGAAATTTTGTGCCAGCGATATATCAAGTCTCGACGCAATTGACGGCAAACTTGGATAGGTAAAGTTAGGAAGTGGTACTTTGGTGCTGCCTAACACTCGCCCAAATGCTGCATCAACTGTGGTTCTATTGACGGTGTTGCTGAATCCAGCGGCTACTTGGGTTCCTGACACTAGGTCACCGCCACCACCAAATAGACTACCTAAACTGCCTAAATTTGCTAGTCCACCAAAGTTGCCTAACACTCCGCTTAGTTGTCCCTGAAGTGCAGTAGATAATTGGGTTGTGATTGCTCCGACCCCTGGCAGTTTAGTTAAGTCCCCGATGCTGCTTAAATTTCCTAGATCGCTTAAATTGCCAAAACTACCAAGGGGATTTGCAAAATTCAAAGAAAATTGTGAACCTTTGCCAAATATATCTAATTGGCTGGTTAAATTGCTCAACGACCCTGGCACTAGATTTGTTAAGTTTGTACTAATACTGTTAAAATCTAATTTTGATAGTGATCCTGTGAGGCCTGGCACAGAACTGCCTAGTCCAGATTTCGCCCATAGTGCCGTGGCATCCACCCCAAATTTACTAGCATTGGTTACTAAAGCACCGATGTCACCAGTTACCTTGCTGTTTAAAATAGAGTTAAGATTGGTAAAATTCAAACTGCCTACACCCAGACTGTTAATTGCACCCGACGCAAGTGTTTTTAAATTTGTCAACGGCGATGATAATAAACTGCCCAACACTGAATTATTGGTATTGATGTTTTTTAATATTCCATTAATGGTTGAATTAACTCCAGCACCTAACAATGTCAATGCAGATGCCGTACGTAGTCCGCCTTGTGTAAACACTTGGCCACTGTTTACACTTACGGCCGGGGTTATTACATTGGTGATAATACCAGCAGCAGTCAACGAGTCATAACCAAGCGCCATTAAATCAGTCTGAATGTGTGTCTGCGCAGTTGGATCAGTTAACAAATCATTTAATGAGTTAACTCCGTTTAATCCGGTCCACACACTTGGGCTGCTCATTACAGAGACAAAATCTTCGGGGTCCACTGCAAAAAAACGCAGACTGGTTCCGGGCTTGACATAGCCGGCTTGCTCAAGTTGGTAGGCATTAAACCCGTACTGCCCGATACCTTTTTCTTTTGTAATTTCATTGGCGGCCTGGGCGATCAAGTTTGCCAGCTGAGCCAATAATGCCTGTATCTGGTAAGGAGTCAATGGGCCTACTCCCAACGGACCGAGGTCGCCAATGTTGACTGATATAATATCAGCCTGTGTAATTGGAGCTTGTAGTGGCACGTCCACCAATGACGGAATGCCAGTTACAATTGGCAATCCTTCTAATATTGATAACACGGCTGTGGCATCATTGCCAGAAATAGACAGAGTTTCTTGTGTTTGTCCGGTGCCACTGCTAACCACCACTGGAAGTCCTTGCGAAATCGAATACACTATTGGATTATCAACACCGGCGGTTCCTCGTTCTAAACGGCTAAGTTCAAAAGTGGTGATCTTGGTTGCTGCACTAGTTAATGTTTGTCCCACTTCGTAGCCAACCAAGGCACCAGCTGCCACTTGTTCATAAAATATACGGTCTGCCTGTACTTGAGTCGCCCCGGGTGGGCCATTGACCACAAACTGTGCGCCGGAAGGTAAGGTATATTCAAATTTAGCCATTTTTTGTTATGCTCCACTCACTAGGCAAATCTGGGCTGCCTGGCGGCGGCGAAGCTTGCCCTTCTTCCAGTGATACACTGACTGCTACTCCTTGATTGTGGTACGGATAAGGTTCGTGCGTTGGCGCTCGAGTTACAATACTTTCTAATCCAGTTGGGCTTACTACCCATCCAGTACTACTGTTAAATTCTGTTTCGGGCATGAGTGTTTTTGTGATGCCTTTAGGGACCGATGCCGGCAATGTTGGGCCGCCGTTGAGCATGATTGGCGTCGCTTTTAGACTTAAAGGGCCCGATGCATTCCAACTGCCTGTTTTGCTTTCTACTGCCAATACCCCATTACTTTTTACTGATAATTTGGTTGAACTAAACAATACCAATTCTTTTTTACAGGCCACGTTGATGTCTTTTTCGCTTTGTATTGACGTTCCCTCGTTGCTTTTCATGTTGATTTTTTTGCCTGCAAACATGTTTATATCTTCGTCGGCGTGTAAATTAATAGTGCCTTGTGTGCGAAGATTTATTGAGTTGGTGGCAAACACATCCAAGGTGCCTTCTTGGCCCATTTCGATCCAGGCTTGGCCGTTGGCATGTGTTATATAAAAACAATTACCATCGTCACTCATGGTAATCTGGTGTCCTTTTGCTGTTCTAATGCGAATTAAGTTGTCGTTTCCTTCAAGGTCACCGTCATCCATAACAAATGTGTGGCCTCCGCGGCGACCTATAACTTTTACGTCTTCGGATTTTAAGTTTTGAACTGCCGCAGCAGCACCAGTATCTACATTCAGTCCAGAATATACTGCACGACCTGGCGTACTCATGCCATAACAAGCACTTGGACTTTCGCGCTGACTGCTGGATCCAATTGTGCCACGAACAGGGTCGTTGATTAACCCTTGTGCAAACAATACACCTGCTACAAAACTATGTACTGGTTTTTGTTGCTCAAAAAACTTTGGATTTTGACTAATACTTTTATTTTCGTTGTTGATTTCTGTGACCGGCAATAACGGTGCGCCGGCAAAATAGGTGGCTTGATTATTGTTTTGTGTTTGTGCTTTGTTACGAGTCACCGCCCCGATTGCCGGAATCATATGGTTAATACCTTGCTCAGGAATACACCCTACATAGTAACCTTGGTTAGGATCGCCTGCTACAAAGAAGCACAACACTTGTGTTCCTAAATCTGGAGGAGTGAACCACATGCCGTAGCTTTGTTGGTTGCCTTGTAGATAGGTGCCCACACCAGCACTGCCTTGCTTGGGAGTAGCGCCATAAAATGGTGGGCAATAACTAACTGTACGCCATAGAGATTGGTCTTTTGGGTCTGGACCGGCAAACTGTTCAATATAAACTTGCAATCTGCCTTGTCGTGTAGGATCTACGTTGTTGGTGACCGATCCAATAAAGGGACCAAACTCAGTCGGGCTACCGCCGCGGTCAAATTTAAAACTTTTTGGTTGGCCGGTACTGCGTTGTATATTCTCACTCATTATGCTTCTCGATTTCCAATTTGTGGTGCGTTAGTATTTACAGTTCCATCGCCCGCCGGCAACGTTAATAGGTCACCATTACTGGTTGGTCCACTAAGTTGCAACGGCTCGGCTGGGTTATTCTGATCAGACTGATTGTCATCTTCGTTTGGTAATGCATCTGTGCGAAGAGTCGAAAAGCCATCAACTTCGGCCCAATCTCCTGTGCCGGGTGGCAATGTTGCGCTGGTTCTGTTATTGCCGTATACTACCCCGTTGTCGCCATCATACCCCTCGTTAGCATTAGGTCGTCCGTCGCTGACCTGCTTTGTAACTTTTTCAAATTCAATCAGCAATCGACCTTCAAGTTCTTGTTCAAATCGGCCTTTGCTAAAAAAGTTTTTACATTTAATAGCAGTGTATGTGGCATTTTCTTGAGGTTGATTATTTTTTGTACTTGTGGCGTTGATGTCTGTTAGCCCGGTATTGAAATTATAGTCGCTGGGTCTATTCCAGCTGATGTCAAATACTATTTCTTGGCTGTCAAAGTTGATCCCACCATCACTGTTAAATGGAGAAAAACTAAAATTACTACCTGTGACTCCGCCGGCTACTTCACCCTGTTGCATCCAGGCTGGGTCGCCAACAATTCGCATCTTAACCTTTGCCAAATCAGTTGGACTGTATAAAAAGCTAGCCGCACTGTCGCCTGGCTCGTTAGTGTACCCGTCGGCTCCTTTGGCTGCATTTTCGTTAGTGGGCATAGCAATTCGACGAGCTTGATCTCTAAAATCCGTGCGAGACTGTTGTTGAATCTGGTTACCAATTCCGCTAATAATTAACCTGTACATGTTGTTAAATTCTTGTTCAAAATTCAAAATTTCTGTATTTGCTCCGGTAAACCAATAGTTATAACTCTTGTGGCTTCCGCGATATCGACTGTTAGAGAAAAAATTACTTTGTAGAGTATTAACAGCATATGGTGTGATAAGATATTTCAAACGGTAAGCATGGTCATGTCTTTTTGGATCGTAATCAAGTTGCGTAGCCTGCACACTGATTTTATACCAGGCCACTTGTCCAGAGTTGGGTGGACTTTTGTTAGTTTCCTGTTTCTGCGTGGCATCGTTTACTTGAGTAGTTGCTTGATCCAACACATAGGTACTGTTGCGCATTACTTGATCAATAAACTGTATAATTTGTGTGCCGGCTGTAATTTGCATGCTGCGGCTGTTGGTATCCATGCTGTTTTTAGTAGGCAACGTTTTGTCTGCTGCTGTTTTTGTATCTTGCATTCCGGTTTTGCTGTAATCAACTTCTCCGGGCTTTTTAAGTAAAAACCCTGCCATGCTAGCCGGCTGAAATTCTATTTCGTATTCGTCGGCTACTGTGTATTTTTTTTGTTCAACTAATTTTTGTTGATAGGTGTTGAGTGCCTCAACCAACCCTGTAAAAATATCTTTGGTTGATCCTTTGCGTGCAGCCGGTGCCTTTGCTGGAGCTGATTGTGCGCTCGACGGCGTAGCTGAGCCGGTGGCCTGTGCAATTGGGGACTCACGTACTCCCTCGCCGGTGCCTCCAAATTCAGCTTCTAAACTGGATCCTGGTAGTTCTTCTAAGCGTGGACTGCGGGCCATGTTAAGCTCCAAATCCAAGTGTGGGCGTTTCAAAATTTCCTGCATCATTGTCGGATGCGGATGCTGGTGCAGACGATGGCTGTGGCACAGTGGGCGAAGTTGTGGTGGTTCTTTCGCCCGAGGATGTTGGGTATGTTGTGCCCACTGGTTTGCCAACTAATACATCTCCTACCGTTTGTCCCAGTAATCCAAATGCAAAAGGAATGGTGCCGCGGTCCTGGCTAAGATTATAAAAGTGCCCGATGGGTCTGCCGTCGACCATGTACTCAATTGCACGATTGGCAACTCTAAATTTAATATTTGTAATCACAAACGGATAAAATTTTTCAACAACGCTGCTAGGATCAGTCGAATTAACATTTTTATTGTTGCCTTGTTTTCCGACCTGTATTAAATTTCCATTCTGATCATATCCATAGAATCTTACCACCAGGCAATACTGTGCCATTGGATAGTTTGGACTGTTAGCTACACTTTTTTGTTTGTATAATGTGTCAACTGCTCGATAAAGATTGGTCAATAAAGTTATTCCGTTTGGCTCTGTCACTTTGAATCTTAATGCTGTGGCTGAGTGTGCCATGTTGGTACCTTTGAGTGGTACCAAACTTTCAATTTCTAAATCGTCTAGATAATAATCAAGATCAAAAAATTGATTACGTCCGGGCTGGTTTGTGCCTGCGACCGCAACAGGTGCTCCGCCGCTTTGCATTAGCAACTGCCACCCAGCTATGTTTCTTTTCTGAGTCAACAACATAGAATTGTATTGATCGGGGGTCAACAGATACCAACTGATACTGTACGTATAGCTGGCATATTGATCCAAAATATTAGGTTTAGGAGTTATCCTGGCGTTGTCGCCGCCACCAAACTGTGCGGTGATAATCTGTTGGGCAGTTGCGCCGCCGCCAGATGGAACATTGTCGTCGTTGCGGGCGCCAACACCAGCAGTTTGATTGGAAGTAGCACCCGGGTCGTTTAAATTTATTGCCGGAGTGCTTTGTGTTTCATCTAATGTGCGAACTTCGTCATCTGTGCCAGATTCTTCTGTGTTGTTTGTTTCGGTTACATACCCAGTTGTTGAATCTGGGGTTAATGTTGTACGGGCCGCGGTGATTCTCCCGACCGGCTCAAGTATTTGATTTGCTGATTGTGGGTTTTGTGTATTTGCTCTATCATCTCGTGCCTGCTGACTCACAGTGACTACTTCACCAGAACTAGCAGTAGACGTAGATTGAACGCCATTTAATTGGTTTCTTAATGCAGTAAGCTCTGCCTGCTGTATCTGCAACTGATCGTTGAGAGCCCGCTCTAGCGTAGCATTACTGCTGTTGATTGCCGCTTGAAGTTGCTGTATGGTTCGACTAACCTCGTTCTGCAATTTAAAAATTCGAGCAGAAAGTTCGGAACTAGTTGACATATTAGAATCCTAAAGTATTTTTAAGTGTTGTAATCTTGGGCAGGTAGATCAAGGTGTCGGCTTTGAAGTCCAACGGCGGCTTTTGTAAAGTGTTAGGGTTGCGTTGATAAAACACCCACCATAAGTTTGGATTTTCATAAAGGTCAAATGCCAGCAAATCGGGCCTGTACTGATAAGTTTGATTTATTTTAAAAGCAATATCGTCTGTTAATTTTGGAATAGGTCTATTGACCATGACATCTAAAAAGAACTGGCTATAGCCTGTTTGGAAATAAGGACTAGTTGAGTCGTATGTAGCCATTACCAGAATCCTCCTTTGAGTAGATCGCCGTTGGCAAATTGCTTGAGGCTAAATTGTTTACTAACTTGTTGTCGACTCTGAACTGGCAACAAGGTCAGGTTAATTTCCATTTTGGTGGGCACATAGGTTGGGCGATTAAGTCCTAATGTAGGTGGGGCAAACGGAGTTGGCACTGCGCCGGCCGGTATCAATGCGGCTGCCAAACGATTGAGACTACCAAACAGACTGTTGGTGCTGACGCTTTGACGATCTCGAAGAGTTGTCAAATTTACACCGTTTTGGTTTGGGCTTCCGGCCCGTACATAATCCACATCGGCTGGCAAGTTGTAGTTGAATGATTGTATTAAACAAGGATGTTCGTTAAATTGATATTCACCGAGACCGGTTAGATATACCAATGGTGGCGGGCTTCCCCGTTCGGTATCTTGACCGTAGAACATTTTGGTAGCAGATTTTAAAAAGTGTATCACTGCTAACAAATAATTGGCGTCAGCTGTTCCTTGGGCCGTAAACGTTGCTCTCATTGAGATTGCATCAACATAACTATTTTGATAAAAATATCCACGATAGTTGCTGTGCGTTAAATCATACGCACTATAATTGGCCTTGTATACTGTGTCAATTTGTGGTGTATACGGAAAAATAATTCCATCAGTTACTGCCAACGGCTGTAATATTCCGGGTTGAGGGGCATTGTACAAATATTTACTTTGTGGTGCTAACCGTAACCGTACTCGCCAGTCACCGTTGTTGATTTGTCGACGTTGTTGAGCAATGGTTTGCTGTTGACGTGCTTGTTCTCTCGCAGCTGTTTCTCTATCTGCATCAGCTTGTGCCTGTGTTGCTGGCTCTACAAATCCACTGCCCACATAAACTGGATTGTTGTCTTCGTCTAAGGTCCACCCAGGATTAATGTTTCCATCGTCGTCGTAGGGTGTTTCTCCATCTGGGCCAGCTGGATATTGATATACTGTATTTCCAGGAACGTCCCTGGCATTTAACAATACTGGACCGGTTGACTCATCAATTGGTGGCTCAAATCCATCATCAATGAATGCCTGGTCTTGTGCAAATAATATAGCCTCTTGTTGAGTCAGCCCTGAAGCTACTGTTGCGCCCGAATTTACGTCAACAACTTCCCAACTTCCGGTCAACTCGTTAAGCAGAGGTTGGTAATTACCGGGTGTCTGTGGTGATGTGTTTAGCTCGGCCATATTTGTTTTCCTATGCTATATTTACCGCAAAAATAAACTACTCGTATAATGATTTCTGGTTGACATTAGCCAAAAATATGCTACAATAAATATATTAATAGGAGACTTATCTGTGGCCACTTCATCACTGCCAAGAACACCAGCAAAAACCAATTATCTCAACAACAGGGATATTTTGAAAGAAATACACCTAAGCAAAAATACATATTGCACCTATAGAGACCCAGTTCTAGATCATCAATATGATATTATCTTGCCCACTATTTTAAAAATCAATCAGCGGACTATTGCAGAAGCTAGACGCAATCGTGCTGATCGGCTAAAACGTGAGGGCATTATTGTAGACCCTAAAAAGATCCCAAATACCGATTTAGTGTTTAGAATCACGTGCTGGGAACACATACCAATGGCGCCCAAAAAAATATCTAAAACTGCTGCAAAGAAGAAAAAAATTGAAGACATTTTTGAACTTGATTTGCTCGAAGAAGATGACCCATTAGCTGACTTAATTGAAGTTCCGGTACTAGACGAAAAACACGTGAGGCTTAATTTTCCACCATTTTATCACTATCGCTTAGATGAAAACAAGGAACTGTTCCAGGTAGGAAAAAGTCATTGGATTGGAGATTTTGAGAACGGCGAGTTCTCTAAGGATCACGGAACAATGACTAGAAAACTTGCCACAATGTTTATGAAACTGTGTGAGCGATATGCTACTAGATCAAACTGGCGTGGCTATACCTACAACGAAGAAATGCGTGGTCAGGCCTTGTTGCAATTGAGTCAGATTGGCCTACAGTTTGACGAATCAAAAAGTCAAAATCCATTTGCTTACTATACAGCGGCTATTACTAACTCGTTTACTAGAATTTTGAATTTGGAAAAGAAAAATCAAAATATTCGTGACGACATGTTGGAAATGAACGGATTGAACCCTTCGTGGACTAGACAGAATGCCGGAAAGAAAAATCCAAATTTTGGTGCCGCGGTCACTATCACTGCTGGCGAAGACTACGAAGCTTCTTAACCAGTTGGGTTGCAAAACCCAAAATTATCCTGTATACTTGATGATATGACAAATCTATTTCGTAAGACTGCGGTCTGCACAGACATACATTTTGGATTAAAATCAAACAGTCTTGTACACAATCAAGACTGCTCTGACTTTATTGACTGGTTTATTGATACAGCCAAAAAACAAGGGTGTGAAACCGGAATGTTTTTAGGCGATTGGCATCATCATAGAGCCAGTATTAATCTACAGACCCTGCATTTTAGTTTAAAAAGTTTACAAAAACTATCTGCGGCATTTGATAATTTTTATTTTATTCCAGGCAATCACGATCTGTATTATCGAGACAAACGCGACATACACGGAGCAGAATGGGCTCAGCACTTGCCCAATATTCATGTGGTCAACGATTGGTTTCACGAAGGCGGTGTAACCATTGCTCCGTGGCTGGTCGGCGATGACCACAAAAAAATACAGAAACTAAACAGTCAGTATGTATTTGGCCATTTCGAGTTGCCGCACTTTAAGATGAATGCCATGGTAGAAATGCCCGATCATGGAGAGATTCACGTAGATCACTTTAGCGGAGTAGGCGAAGTGTATTCTGGGCATTTCCATTTGCGACAAAACAAACGCAATATCAACTATATCGGAAACTGTTTCCCCCACAACTTTGCCGACGCCGGCGATGCGGCCCGTGGCATGATGGTACTAGAGTGGGGGAAACCTGCAAAATACCATGCATGGCCCGGACAACCCCTGTATCGTGTGCTTAAACTGAGCCAGGTCATTGACGATGCGTCCAGTATGCTGGCCAGCAACATGCATGTTCGGGTAGAGTTAGACATTGATATCAGCTACGAAGAAGCTAATTTTATTAAAGAAACCTTTATCAAAGATTATAATTTGCGAGAGATGGCACTGTTACCGGTCAAGAGTACTGCGGTAGATTTAGATCTTGCCCCAGGCGAGATCAAGTTTGAAAGTGTCGACCAAATTGTCACAGATCAAATCACCAATATTGAGTCTGAGTTTTATGATCCAAAGTTATTGTTAAAAATATATCAAAATCTATGATTCATATAAAAAATCTAACTGTTAAAAACTTCATGAGTGTGGGCAATGCTACCCAAGCTATTGATTTTGACCGCACTGATCTTACCCTGGTACTAGGTGAAAACTTGGATTTGGGTGGTGACGGCAGTCGTAACGGCACCGGTAAAACTACAATTATTAATGCTCTTAGCTATGCGTTGTACGGGCAAGCCTTGAGTAACATTCGTAAAGACAATTTAGTAAACAAAACCAACGGTAAGAACATGCTGGTCAGCCTAGACTTTATAGTAGGTAGTCAAGAATATCGAATCGAACGTGGGCGCAAACCTAACGTGCTAAAGTTTTATGTAAACAACAAAGAACAAGAAATTACCGACGAGGCACAGGGCGACTCGAGAGAAACGCAGGACGCTATTGAGCACACTTTGGGATTAAGCCACGACATGTTCAAACACATTCTAGCACTCAACACTTATACTGAGCCATTCTTGAGTCTTAAAGCAAACGATCAACGCACTATCATTGAGCAACTGCTGGGCATCACAATGTTAAGTGAACGTGCTGACAAGATTAAAGAACTTAACAAACAAACCAAAGACGGAATTACACAAGAAGAATTTCGGATTCGTGCAGTTCAAGAAGCCAACAAACGCATCGAGGAACAGATCGAATCACTTAAACGCAGACAAGTCATGTGGGTGACTAAACATGAAGAAGAGAAAACAAAACTTGAGGCCGCGCTGGCAAGCCTGCAAGAGATTGACATTACAGCTGAGATTGCGGCACACAAAGAACATTCAGCTTGGGACCAGAAGCGCAAGGATATCAACGAACTATCAGGAGCTATTAGCCGGGCAAAGACGGATACCGATCGAGAGAATAAAGCCATTGTCAAACTGGAGGCGGAGATTGCGTCGCTTGAAGCTCATACATGCCATACGTGCGGTCAAGCCTTCCACGACTCCAAGCACCAACAGGTGTTGGCGGGTAAGCAGAAAACTTTGGCAGAGGCGAGAACAGCAAGCCAAGAACATAGCGTTCTCCTATCAGAGCTACAGGTTGCCCACGACTCCTTGGGCACGTTAGGTAAACCACCTAAAATGTTCTACGACAAAGAATCTGATGCTATTCATCACCAAGCCACATTGACCAATTTAGAAAAACAAATTGCCAACAAGGCCACAGAAGTAGATCCGTATACTGAACAAATTGAAGATATGCAACACCAAGCCCTCCAGGAAATCACTTATGACACACTTAATGAACTTACTCGTTTGCAAGAGCACCAAGAATTTCTACTCAAACTGCTCACCAGCAAAGACAGCTTTATCCGCAAAAAAATTATTGAACAAAATCTTAGCTATCTAAATGCCAGACTAACACATTATCTAGATCGTGTAGGTTTACCACACACCGTAGTGTTCCAAAATGATCTAACTGTTAGTATCGAAGAACTGGGGCGCGAGCTAGACTTTGACAATCTAAGCCGTGGTGAGCGCAATAGGCTGATCCTAAGCATGAGCTGGGCATTCCGTGATGTATTTGAAAGTCTATACCAACCCATCAACTTGTTGTTCATAGACGAGATGATTGACAACGGTCTAGATACATCGGGTGTAGAAAATGCGCTGGCATTGCTAAAACAAATGAGTCGTGAGCGCCACAAGAGTATCTGGTTGGTCAGTCATAGAGACGAACTGGCTGGTCGAGTAGAAAACATTCTCAAAGTGGTCAAAGAAAATGGGTTTACCAGCTATAATACTGACGTAGAAATTTCATGACTTTAAAAAAAATACATTTCCCAAAAGACATGATAACTATAAGTCCATGGTATGGCTTTATGAACAAAAACAAATCGAAACACTACCCGAAGACTGTGTCGGTTTTGTCTATTTGATTACAAATAACATCACTGGCCGAAAGTATATTGGAAAAAAATTAGCAAAATTTAGTAAAACTTCATACAAAGTAGTAAAATTAAAGAACGGCAACAAAAAACGCAAGAAAATCAAAAGTAAAATAGATTCAGACTGGCAGCTATACTATGGCAGCAACGATCAACTCAACAAAGACATTGCAGAGCTAGGCTCAGACAACTTCACAAGAGAAATATTATTTTATTGCAACTCAAAGGCATCCTGTAGTTACATAGAAGCTAGAGAACAATTTAATCATAGAGTATTAGAATCAGACGACTACTATAACGGACAGATTGTATGCCGTATACACGGTAGTCACATAAAAAATAAAATTTAGATAGGCAGCTTTACTGACTCTGTGCTGGGTGTTTGATCCAGCCCCATCGAGGAACGGTGAGATACCCGGTCTAGAACTTTGGGCGTCAAAGGCAATTGCTAACTTAAGGCAACAAATGGTTAGGGCTCCGTTGAAAAAGATACGACCCTTGCTTATAGGACTTGGATTTATTATCGGGTTACTAGGGTTCCGTTGATTTGTGAAGCTAGAGTAAGGGGTACCGGTCAACCGCCTCTGCGTTGGAAACAACAATCTCTTTATAATAAATGACTGCTGTCACTCGGATAATGTGAAAAGAAGTCAATTCACCGTATTACGGTGAATTGTGACCACATAATCTGGATAATGCTAAAGAAAGACAAATAAAAAATTATGTGTGAGCTTTAGCGAAACACATAGATCTCTAAGAGATCTCACATAGTCAGCACTAAATAATATACTATGAAAACCCTAAGAGAAATGATGGATTTAATCGAATCTGCTCAAACAGTAGCAGAATTCGCACCAAGCGGCATTTATAAACCGCCTGTGATTCCTCGTGAACCTGGTAAGGATCCGTTTGAAGATGATCCCCGTAGCACAACTGTATCCAAAGTTCAACAACTATTAGACGCCGGCAAGAGTGTATTTGTATTGTTACCGGGTGCTAGAGGTCGTGCAATTGGCACACAAATTGGCGACGATCACTCTTGGTTAAATGTTCAATACAAAGGCTGGAAAGATCCTAAGACTCGCAGTAACGCTCGATTAACAGTAAATCTAAAAGCCGACGACGATTCTTCACTAACGCTAACTCCGGGTAGTCAATTCACTGACAATAAAGATCGCCCATTTGACTATACTTTATCCGGTGAGGCTAAAACCAGCGGTCGCGGATTATTTGAAGTCGAGTTAGAAGAAGAAATATCCGACGATGCTGTGCGTCGTGTGGAACAACTCGCTCAGTATAAATAAAGGTGTAGTTCGCGGGACGGCAATCCCCAACTACTCTAACGCTTTGAAGGAGCATCAGCTTGAAACATATTTACAATAAACTTAATCCCCCATCTGGATTCTACATCTACGCTTATATTAGAGAAAACGGAACACCTTACTATATCGGCAAAGGCAAGGGTATACGAGCCTGGGTAAGTCATGCTAACAAAGGCAAAGGAGCTCATACACCCAAAGACAAATCAAGAATTATAGTTTGTGAATCTAATTTAACAGAAATAGGTGCCTTTGCGTTAGAGCGTAGATACATTCGTTGGTATGGACGCAAAGATCTAGGCACAGGTATTTTACTAAACAAAACAGACGGTGGCGAAGGCACAGCTAATACCATTAGAACCGTATCGGAAGAAACTAAAATAAAAATTGGATCTGCTAATAAGGGCAGAGTTCAGACCGAAGAAACACGAGCTAAACGAAGTGCGTCTCTCAAAGGAAGAAAGCCTTCAGAAGAATCAAACATTAAGCGTGGAGCAAAAGCAAGAGGTAGAGTTCTTGGCCCACAGTCAGAAGAACGAAAAGCTAAAACAAGTCTTTTAATTAAACAATGGTGGGCGGAACGAAAAGCGTTAGAATTGATCGGGCCAGTCGCGAAATAACGCATGCTGGATGTCACCTGCTACGAATTGATTGAAGCTCTTGTGTTTAACTTCAAGCTCGCCCTCTAAAGGTGCTACTCGCTTAAAGGCTTCATCCATCTGAGCCATGTTTTTAAATTCCATCAAAATCATCCATTCGGGAAGATCCGCTACAGATCGAAAACCCATTTTGCATCTGGTAATTCTGTATGATTCCATTTTGCCTTCTGAAATCAAATGATCAAAGAAACTTTTCATTCCGTTGACCCATTCTAAATCAGAGATGTCGCCTTCTTTGTTTGCCCAAATTGTGTATAAGTCTGCCATTATTGTAGTGTCCCTAAAATTTCAAAGCCTTTGAGGCCTTGTTTGTACAAGTGTGCTTGGTCAAGATACAAGTATTTGAAACCACGTTCTCTATAGATAGCACACTCTGTTTTTAAACTTTCTATGCCTAGTCTAGTCTTTGGATTATGGTAGGTCCATGCAAACTGACTGGCTAGAACGTTTTCCCTGTCGTAGCGTTTCATCAAACTAAACGCTACCAATTGCCCTTCTTCGTAATATCCAATTACATCAGTATCGAGATCTGTAAACTGACTGTCAAAAAGTGGCATTACGCTTGCAAAGTGTTTGTAGATACAATAGGTTCTGTAGATATCTTGTAGTTGTGCAATGTTGGGTTCGTGTAGATATTTCCAGTCAACCTGCGGTTGATATGTAGTTTCTTCCAATCGTATTCTAGCAAATTGATAAGTCATCTGCGTGGATCTTCTCTATGGTGGAACAGCATTTCTAAATATTCCTCCGGCCAAGTATCATAAAATCCTTTGGCTCCCATGACTTTTGCTTTGTCATTTAGGTCACTTAGGCTTTGAACCAATGCTAGTGCGTATGTTCCTTGATTCATGCAAACACCATTAACCATTTCCGAATCGTCTGGGTGATCTGCTAATGCCAGTAAATTGTTGCGAACCAAAAACTGTTCATTGAGGTTGTTGATGGTTGTGTTAAATTGGTTGGCGGCATAATGATGCCCTTCGTAGACCACAATAACTACGCTTTTGTTTATGCCGTTACGACTAATTTCCGCCAAGTCGGAACCCAAATCTTTGCCAAGTCTTACTTCAAAGTCACGTTCCAGTCTGGCTTTACGAGCATACGGACAAGGCGGCCACCCACCCAGTGCTGGATTTTTAACTTCTACAAAATCCACAAGCCAGCGTTCAATATCTAATTTTACAGTATCTAAGTTTAACATTAAAAGAAAGGTAATCCTGATTTTTTTGTTGTTTCTAGATTGTCTTTGACCAACTGACTAATTACAGATCTTTCGCTAGTGCTGAGTTGCATGGCTTGATCGTAGGTTATTCCACCTCTCATATACCAACACATGGTCAACGCCTCCTTACGTATGTCTACAGTTTCTTTTTCCATCTGATCAACCATCTTGGAAATTTGATCAGAGTTCAAGATTAGGAGGCGGGCCCGAAAAAACTGGACATATCCAATGTTACTGTTTGTTCGTATTCGTGTTTACACTCAGGGCAAGTTATGTTGATTGGCTGTAACTCACCGCTGGATTTGATATCAATAATATGATCTCTGATCTTGTTAAACAAAGTGCGATCACAATTTTTCAAAAGTTCTTCAATGTATTCGGGTTCGGTTACCATGGACTGTGGTGTCTTAACAGCGGATATGCTTTGTGCCAATGCCTTGACTGTGATTTCGGTCACTCGTTTAAGGGCTGCACTCAACGCTGACATTTTTTCAGTGTCAGGCACATCCGTATCGGGCAACACCTGCAATAGCTTTTGCTGTTCAAATTGCAGTTGATTGTTGTCATTGAGATTTTTGTAGGTCATGGGTCTAAAGTAGATTTCCATGTCACCTGATTTGATTGTTTTGGAATAGTCGGGCGCCCGCATGCGATCTAACACACTGCGCAAGTCTAGCACATGCTCGCATTCGTGTTGGCATTTTGGACATCTTGTGCCAAAATCCATGCTATGGCCGTAACTAGCAATTCGTATAGCTACTAACAAGGTATCCACATCCATGGCAGGTGTAGCCCAGGCATCTTTGACGGACGGAATACAGCTCTCAATGGCATTAACTGTAGCCTGTCCGTTGTACAACGCATCCGGTGTGCGATAGTTAATTTCGTCGATTGCAGTCATGGGCAACACCGGCACTTCGCCGTTGGTTGGCATTTCCAATGCGCCAGGCGGATAAAACTGCCCTTGGCTGGGTAAACGTATATAAATCGACGGTTGTCTAAAATATTGTTGTAAAGGGTTGTTTGCGCTCATTTTTTACCTCGGTAAATAGTAATTATGGCAGACCAATTCGACCCCCAACAATTTCAAGAAGCGTTAGAAGCCTACGAAAACGAAATACGTACTCTGGGCAAGGCCACGGCCGAAACAAGAGCTGCATTCCAAGACGCCAAAGCGGCAATAAGACAGCACCAAGCACAAGTGGATGCATCCTGGAAAAAATTAGGAACAAGCGCCACCGACCTGACAAAAGGTCTGTACAAAGGCGAAAAAGGTGTTGGTGTTTTTGGAGATGCAGTCGAAACTGCTGGAACTGCGTTACAGACACTAATACTGTTGATACCGGGCATTGGAATTGCAGCCAAGGCGGCAGCTTTTGCTATTGGCGCCTTTGCTAAGGGTGTTAACGCAGCTGCAAAACAGGGCGATCAACTTTATAAAACCTATCAGGATCTAAGCAAAGCCGGCGCAACAACATCTGGCGGTATCCAAGATGTCTTTAGCAACATGCAGAAGTTTGGATATGGCCTCGAGGAACTGGATAAAATGGTTTCGTTGGTGTCGGCTAATGCCGAAACCTTGGCCAAATTCAGTTTAACAGCCGGCGAAGGTGCCAGCGCATTTGCCCAAGGCATGCAACAGCTACAACGAGATCAGAGTCTACGTGAACTGGGCAAAACCACAGACGATATCAATAATGCTGGCGCCGCATACATTAGACAGCAGGTAGCACTGGGCAGAAATCAACGAGACATTGGAGATTCACTCAACAAGACCACTAGAGCTTATATTTTAGAACTGGATCATTTACAGCGCCTGACAGGTAAGAGTGCAGAACAGTTACAAAAAGAACAAGACGAAGCTCTTGCCGAAGATGCGTACAATCAAGTCATGTCCGAGTTGCAAGATCGTGCCGCCCAAGGCGATGCGGCAGCCGCAGCTCAGATAGAAAAAATCAAATCAGTCATGGCAAACATATCGCCTGACTTGCGTAAAGAACTAGCACTCAGTATTGGTGGTGATGTAAGTGCCGCACAAAAATTAATGATGTCAGCACCTAGCTTGCTGGGCAACGTGATGAATGAAAGCAAGGGCACAATTGATACCTTGCGTGAAGCTGGAAAAGATCTAACTAGAACCGCAGATGTGTTTGGTAAAGGTGCCAAAGTTGGTGCGTACGACAGAGAAATTTTTGGCACACTCAAAGATGCTCGAGTGTTTGGCAAGGCACTGGAAAATATTGAAGAACGTGATATTGCTGCCAAGAAAAATGCCCACGTTATTGACGATTCAACCAAGTCCATAACCGAAACGCAAATAGCACAAATGAACAGCAGAGATGCTCTGCAAGGGTTTGTACAACTTGGGGTTGCTCCGGCCACTGCTGCCCTGGGAGGCCTAGCATCAGCAGTTGATGATGTGACCAGTATGTTACCGGGCGCCAAGTCCACTCCGGGCAAAGGAATGAATACTCCTGGATACGGTGCACAAGGTACCGGCACTAGAGGTGGCAGTGTCGGAAGCATGGCCGCTGGAGCAGCCACAGGCGCAGTAGTTGGATCAGTTGTTCCAGTTATTGGAACCGGTATTGGTGCAGCCATTGGCGCAGCCGCTGGATACCTTGGATACGGTGCATTTGGTGGCACATCAGACAAGCCCGAGGATTACTTAAAATTTGGTGGGCAAAGCGGAAGCAAGGAAGCGTTTGGCAAACTAAACCCAGACATTCAGAAAAGTTTGCTGGCCGCCGGCAAACAGTACAAAGACATCACAGGCAACATGTTGACCGTTAACAGCGCCTTCCGAGACAGCGAAAAACAAAAAGAGCTGTATGACGCATGGATAGCCCGTGGCAAAACTGGCATGCCGGTGGCGCCCCCAGGCAGAAGCTCGCACGAAACCGGGCAAGCTGTGGACATTGAACAAGGCAAAAACGATCGCCAGGCGATTTCGGCACTTAATGCAGCAGGTTTGTTCCAGACGGTGGCCAACGATCCGGTACACTTTAGCAAAACCAGCGGATACAAATTTGGCGGTATTGCAACCGGTCCCAGCAGCGGCTACCAGACTCTGTTGCATGGCACAGAAGCTGTGGTGCCCTTACCAGACGGCAAAACAATTCCAGTAGAAATACCCGGATTTACAACCAATCTGACAGACCAAACTAGTTTAATGACGCAACAGCTTGACAAGTTAGACGAGCTGGTTAGAACTATGCAAACTCAAGTTAGTGTCAGCACTAAGATATTACAACATACACAATAACCCGCTAAATATAAAACTATGTCATGGAAAAAATATTTCAAAGTTGCTGACACAAACGGACAACTTAGCCCAATATCAGGGCAGAACCAATTTGGGTTGCCTGGCTACAATCGTCAAACAGGCGGCGGTGCTAACTTAGCTACTGGCAACGATTTTGCATTTCGTAACTATGCTAGCCGGCTTCCAGAAGTATATTCTGGACACCCAAATCGAATCGAGCGTTATAACCAATATGAAAACATGGATTGTGACTCAGAAGTTAATGCCTGTTTGGACATTATCGCCGAGTTCTCGACGCAGATCAATGAAGACAATCAGACTCCGTTTGAAATCAGTTTTTCAGACAAGCCAACAGATCACGAAGTAGACATTATCAAAAAGCAATTACAGCAGTGGACCAAGTTAAACAAGTTAGATCAACGTATTTTTAAATTGTTCCGCAACACCATCAAGTATGGTGATCAAGTATTTGTGCGTGACCCAGAAACATTTGAAATGTACTGGGTTGACATGGTAAAGGTAGCACGTATTATTGTAAACGAAAGCGAAGGCAAGCGGCCTGAACAATACGTTATTCGTGATATCAATCCTAATTTTCAAAATTTAAGTATTGCAGCCAAAACAACTAGCGACTACTATGTGAGCCGAGCCATGGGTGGTGGAATGCAAACCAATCCAACTAACCCAGGTGGTGGTGGAGGAGGAAACGGTGGCGGAGACGTGGGCAATAGCAGATTTACACAAGCTATGAACGAAACCTGCCTGGATGCTCGACATGTGATACACATGAGCCTAAATGAGGGTCTGGATTACTTCTGGCCATTTGGACAAAGTATCCTAGAAAACATATTCAAAGTTTTCAAACAAAAAGAATTGCTTGAAGACTCGGTGTTGATCTATCGTGTACAACGTGCACCAGAGCGCAGAATTTTCAAAATTGACGTGGGCAATATGCCTAGTCACATGGCCATGGCCTTTGTTGAGCGGGTTAAAAACGAGATGCATCAGCGTCGTATTCCTACTAATTCTGGCGGTGGTAACAACATGATGGATGCTAGTTATAATCCGTTGTCAATCAACGAAGATTACTTTTTCCCTCAAACTGCCGAAGGTCGCGGATCTAGCGTGGAAACCTTGCCAGGCGGATCAAATCTAGGTGAAATTGACGATTTAAAATATTTTAACAACAAAATGGCACGTGGATTGCGTGTACCAAGTAGCTACTTGCCAACCGGTCCTGATGACTCAGACCGTGCAATGAATGACGGTCGAGTAGGCACAGCACTGATTCAAGAATACCGTTTTAACCAGTACTGCGAACGGTTACAAACGTTGATTATGCAAAAACTTGACGATGAATTCAAAATGTTCATGCGTTGGAGAGGCTTTAACATCGATTCTGGGCTGTTTAACATTACCCTGTGCGCACCACAAAACTTTGCCAGCTATCGTCAAGCCGAGCTAGATACCAGTCGTATTACAGCATTTACACAGCTAGAGCAGATGCCGTATTTTAGCAAACGTTTTATGATGAAACGTTATCTTGGATTGACTGAAGAAGAAATTGTTGAAAACGAACAGCTTTGGAAAGAAGAACGTGATCAGCCTGAGCTACAGACAACACAAGGACAAGATCTACGCAGTATCGGTATTACACCTGCCGGTATTGAGTCGGATTTAGCAACTGGTGAAGAGTTGGCATCAACTGAAACTGGTCTAGAAGCCGGAGCTCCGCAGGGCGGCGTACCACCGGCTGCACCAACCAGCACTGCTCCTACCGGACCGGCAGCGCCTTCGGTGCCAGGATTATAAATACAAGATGATCCTTAACGAATTATACCAACGTAGTCCTGATGCTTATCAGGATCTTAGTCAAGACAACAGCCAACCCGAGTTGGAAAATCTTCGTAAAACTCGGCTGACGTTAAAACAGATCAACAAGTTGCGTCAAATGAATGATGTTCGCAGTTATGAATACAAAGAAAAGCTCAAACAGGTGCGTCAACAGTATGCACCGCCGGCTCAGCCACTAGTATAAAAAAATAGGCCATTTCTGGCCATATTTCTACCCTAAAAGTACCAAGATTATAGATAATATGTAAATATATCTACGAGCCATACCTTAAGGAGAAATTATGACATCGAAATTTGAACAGTTAATTGAATATGTAATTAACGATGAAGAAGCAAAAGCTAAAGAGCTTTTCCACGATATCGTGGTAGAAAAATCCCGTGAAATTTATGAAAATTTAATGGATGAGTCTGAAGAGTTAGACGAAGAGTCTGACGCTGAGCGCGACGATCATGCCGAAAAAGCTGGCGAAAAAGTAGCCAAGGATATTGAGTATGACGAAAAGATGGACGAATCATTTGGCGGCGACGCCAGTGACGACTTGATCGACGACGTAGAAGCCGAAGAACAAGGCATGCAAGAAGCCGAAGAAGAAGTCGAAATCGACGCCGAAGAAGAAGGCGAAGGCGATATTGAAGACCGCGTTGTTGACTTAGAAGACAAGTTAGACGAATTAATGGCTGAATTTGAAGCTCTTATGGGCGACGAAGAAGTTGAAACTTCAGACGACGAAGTAGTTGACATTGACGGCGGCGACGCTTTGGAAATGGACGACACAGACACAGCTGAATTCAGCGACGAGGAAATGGGCATGATGGAAGCTGTTAGTTTAGCAGCGGCACCAAAGCCAGTGACTTCTGAGCCAGCAGGTACAAACACCAAAAGCACAAACGCTAACAACAGCGGTGCAGCAGGTGCAGCGGCTAAGCCAGTTACAACAACTGGTGCAGAAGCTAAAGGTCGTCCAGCACCATCAGCTGGTGAGTTAATTGGTAAAGTACAAAATTCTGTAGGCGGTAACAAAACAATGTCTCCAGCTACCAAGCCAGTTACAACTCAAGCCACTGGTGTTAATACAAAAACACCTTTTCCTAAGGCTTAATTAGAGATATGGCTCGATATCTACAAGAACATCTAAGCTTCACTCAAGCACGTGCCGAGGTACTGCTCGAGGAAGCCAAAGATGGCTCTGGACAGAAAACCATGAAGTTAAAGGGTATCTGCATTGAGGGCGGCGTACGAAACGCAAACGAGCGAGTATATCCAGTAAGTGAAATTGCCAAAGCAGTAGACACTATCAACGAACAAATTAAAACAGGTCATTCGGTACTGGGCGAAGTTGATCACCCAGATGATCTTAAAATTAATTTGGATCGTGTAAGTCACATGATTGAAAACATGTGGATGGATGGCCCTGCAGGAATGGGCACACTCAAGATATTACCTACACCGATGGGCGAACTGGTTAAAACCATGTTGCAGTCTGGTGTTAAATTAGGGGTTAGTAGTCGTGGATCAGGAAATGTAAACGACGCAAACGGACATGTCAGTGACTTTGAAATTGTCACTGTAGATGTGGTTGCTCAGCCAAGTGCTCCAAATGCATATCCAACAGCAATTTATGAAGGTCTCTTGAATCACAGAGGCGGTCAGAAATTATTAGATATGTTCAAAGACCCGGCGCAGAGCGGCAAAGCACAGAGATATGTAAAAAGCGAAGTAATTCGTTTGATACAAGGTCTCAAGATTGAAGGGAAATAATATGCTAGATGCTATTAAACCGTTACTAGATAGCGACTTGATTAACGAAGAAGCTCAACAGCAGATCTCAGAAGCATGGGAAGCAAAGTTGAACGAAGCTCGTGAACAGGTACGTGCAGAACTCCGCGAAGAGTTTGCACAACGCTATGAGCATGACAAAACAGTGATGGTGGAAGCCCTAGATCGTATGGTAACAGAAGGTCTTGCAGTAGAACTACAACAAGTACAAGCCGAAAAGCAAGCACTTGCTGAAGATCGTGTCAAGTTCCAAACCAAAATGAGCGAAAGCGCCACAAAGTTTAATAACTTTATGGTAACCAAATTGGCTGAAGAAATTGGCGAACTGCGCAAAGACCGCAAGATGCATAACGAAGGTATGGAAAAGCTGGAAGGCTTTGTTGTACATGCACTTGCACGTGAGATTCAAGAATTTGCACAAGACAAACAAGACGTAGTTAACACTAAGGTTCGTTTGGTGCGTGAAGCTCGTAATCAGTTGGAAACACTCAAAGCTCGATTCGTAACAGAATCGGCTAAGAAAATGTCCAACGCTGTTAGCACACATCTTAAGGCTGAACTTAACCAGTTGCAAGAAGACATTAAAGTTGCTCGCGAGAACAATTTTGGTCGTCGTATTTTTGAAGCATACGCAGCAGAATTTGGTGCTACTCATTTAAATGAGAAAGCCGAAGTTCGCAAGTTGCATGATATGATTGCTCAGAAAGATGCAAAACTGGCCGAGGCCATCGAAATCACCCAGAAGGCTAAGACCCTGGTTGAATCAAAAGAACGCGAAATGCGTATCCTTAAAGAATCTAATCAGCGTGAAGCTGCTTTAGAGGAACTGCTGTCTCCTTTAAACAAGGAAAAAGCAGAAGTGATGCGTAATTTGCTCGAAAGCGTACAGACAGCACGTTTGTCCAATGCTTTTGAAAAGTATCTACCAGCTGTCCTCGCAGAAGGTTCAGTAAAAGCCAATAAGGTGATTACAGAATCAGTAAGCGTAGCAACTGGCGATAAATCTGCCCGTGTCATTGAAGAAGAAAATCAAAGCGAAAGCCAAATTATCGACTTCAAGCGGTTGGCAGGGCTGTAATTTAAAGATTAAACAAAGGAGACTTAAATGTCACAAGAATTATTAGAAGGTCGTTGGGACGATACCAAAGAAGCGTTGCTAGAAGGCCTACAAGGCTCAAAGCGCAATTCCATGAGCGTTATCCTCGAGAACACAAAGAAGTACTTGAAAGAGAACGCTTCTGCAGGTTCAACAACATCTGGCAACATTGCTACACTTAACCGTGTAATTCTGCCAGTTATTCGACGTGTTATGCCAACAGTTATTGCTAACGAGTTGGTAGGCGTACAGCCAATGACAGGTCCAGTGGGTCAGATTCACACATTACGTGTTCGTTATGCTCAGTCTTTAACAGACAACAGCGCAGCGGCAACAAGCGTAACAGCTGGCCAAGAAGCATTGTCACCATTCACAATCGCTACAGCGTATTCCACAGTTCCAACAGCTCAAACTGTTGCAACAGGCTACACTGGTAACAACACAGCGAACATGGAAGGTACAGGCGGTAAGCAAATTTCTGTACAGATCTTGAAACAAGCTGTTGAAGCTAAGACACGTAAGTTACAAGCTCGTTGGACATTTGAATCTGCACAAGACGCACAAGCCATGCATGGTATTGACGTTGAAGCAGAAATCATGGCTGCTCTTGCACAAGAGATCACAGCTGAGATTGATCAAGAGATCCTCTTGTCTTTACGTACATTGGCTGCTACAGAGTACACATACAACCAAGCTACTGTATCTGGTACTGCTACATTCGTTGGTGACGAACATGCTGCTTTAGCTGTTTTGATCAACCGTGTTGCTAACTTGATCGCTCAACGCACACGTCGTGGTGCAGGTAACTACGCTGTTGTAAGTTCTGCTGCTTTAACTGTGTTGCAATCTGCAACAACTTCTGCTTTTGCTCGTACAACAGAAGGCACATTCGAAGCACCTACAAACACCAAGTTTGTTGGTACATTGAACGGTGCAATGCGTGTTTTCGTTGATAGCTATGCTAGCGACACAACACCAGTATTGGTTGGTTACAAAGGTTCATCAGAAGCTGATGCTCCTGCGTTCTACTGCCCATACATTCCTTTGATGAGCTCAGGCGTTGTATTGGATCCATCAACATTCGAACCAGTCGTATCATTCATGACACGTTACGGCTTCGTTGAGTTGACCAACACAGCATCATCTTTCGGTAACGCTGCCGACTATGTTGGGGAAATTGCCGTTCAAAACTTGTCATTCTCTTAATCAGAGATTGTTTGTTTTATTCAACCCAGGGATGGGAAGAATGGAAAAGCCCCGAAAGGGGCTTTTTTGTTGGCCACATAAATATTGTTATGATAACAGCAATAAATTTTTCTGGTAGCAACAAGATTAAACACCCGGTGGTTATTGGAAACCCTGCCGGGTATTATCACGCAACACCAGCACCGGTAGCAGTGCCGGTACACATAAAAACAGTAGGTAACTAATGGCAAACCCACCTCCACCATATGAAAACATAACAGGCATCAGTCGCACTGTCATGAAAGACAATGCACAAGAGACTGTTACTAACTATAACGGAAATGCTCGTCCGGGCGAAATGACTGTAAATCCAAACACCAGTCAAATTTATATAGGCAATACTAACGGCAATTTAAATTTAGTAATCAGTAGCAACGGATCAAATTTGTTTGTGGGCAATGCCAGAGTATCAAATACAGTTCCGGCGGGTTTTTATCAAATGTATTACAACCCCACGACCGGTGAAGTAATTTATTACCAGCCCTAAATCTTAAACCAACTTAGATATTGATGTATTTTGTCAGTAACTGACTGCCAATCGCCCATTACGGGTTGCCGAAACAGTCTAGCACTAGGATACCACGGACTTGAATCTCGACCAAGCAACCATCTCCAATCGACTGCATAGTTGTTGAGCATGATCCAGGTAGGGCGACCGAGGGCGCCACTTAAGTGTGACACCGCAGTATCAACTCCAACTACCACATCAAGATTTTGAATCAATGCTGCTGTGTCGGCCCAACTGCCAATAGTACCTGGAAACAAACTAACCCCAAGGTTAGCTAATTGATCAGACTCGTTGCTGTTGCAATCAATTTGCAAATTGATCCATTCGTAGCTTGGATTTTTTTCAATCAGTTGTAGCATGCAATTAAACGGCAATGCCTTGTGTTGATTAATCCACGAATCTTTTCGGCCACTCCAACAAAAACCAACTCGTAATCGTTTTTTTGCACCAAGATGATCTTGCCAAGCCTTGGCTAAATTTGCATCAGGTGTGATATACTGCAAAGGAGCCAACAAGTTGTGTAACGTTACTCCTAGCACACCAGGAATACTCATAATAGGAGTCCAATAATCAAAATGTTCAGGAGTATCGCCGGGTTTTATGAACTGCTTGACAATCGGGCTTCCGTGTATAAGAGGCACCATGCTAGGATCTAAATCCATTATAACATTTGCGCCCAACGCCTGCAAAGATAATAAAAATCTTAAGAATTGTATATTGTCACCGTGGCCCTGCTCACCAATTACCAGTATGGTTTTTTCATTTAGGTCCTGTCCGGCCCACCTGGGTTGATCATATGCTGGTAAAAGTCCTGCTAGGTGCTCGTACTGCCATCGAGACTCATATGCCGGCCAGCCGTTTGCATAATCTCCTTGCAACAAATAACAAACAGCCAAATTAAATCTTGCAGTAATGTTGTCAGGAGCCAACTGAATAGCTCGTTGTAAAAACGGAACAGCTCCAACCGGGTCGCCGACTTCTCTCAACACATTTCCATAATTATTAAACGCACCAAAAGACAATCTATCCTGAGTGAGTGCCTGTGCGTAACAGGTCAGTGCTTGCTCGGGGCGGTGATCGGCCCTTGCTTGGTTTCCTTGCTCTATCAGAAGTTCAATATCATTCATTGCTATATTTAATTTGATGCGCCGACCCTGTAGATTATCTGGTTGCCATAAATACTTGTCAACGTAATACTGCGTTTTATGCGGGTAATAAACCCCCCGCGTAGCGGCTAGAACCCGCATGGGACTTCTTTAAGGAGAAAACAAAATGGGTCGTCCACTTAAAATTAAAAAAATTATCGAAACCGGCGGTAACGGTAAAGATATCGGTTTCAATGCATTTGATCAATTGACAGCACCAACATTGCCAATTGGCGGCACTATGGAATCTAGCATGTTTCTTGGTGTAGTCGGTGGTGTTCAACCAACTACAATTGCTACGGCAGCATATCCGATTGTTAAATGCGAAGTTAACATTACTAACAGCGCCAGCGGCCAAACTCCTGGACTAATCATCCGTCAAAAAGGTGCTCGCAAATTCATGGTTGCTACAACAACCGCAATTGATCCTGAAAATGCAGTACCAAACTCAACTGTAGCGTTGCGTATTGCTGTAGTTGGCGATACAGACTGGTCGGCTATGGGTGCTCCGGTAGGATATGGTATTGGCACAATCTTTACACCAACAGCAGCATCAGCAGCGGGCACAACCGGCACAGCACAGGAAGTAGGCACATGTGTACTAACTAGTGACCTAACACCAACTGCTGGCAATATGAGCATTAGTTTCTTTGCTGGCGCATCTGATTCTACTGAACAGGCAATTAGCAAATTAACTAACAAGTTCTTGAGCGACTTTACAGGTGGTGAAACAGGCGGCAGTGCCAATACAGGCGATGTTTGGAATCCTGCACTAGTAGCGCAAAACGTTCGTTATGATGCCAATTTCTTCAGCGACGAAGGCACAGAAATCAAGTCTGGTGCCGAAGCAGAAACATTTGCCAACACAACTGGCCAATTAGATCTTGCTATTGTTGAAAAATACACTTCGTAATTTGTAGTAACCCAAGATCCTTACAGCTATATACTGTAAGGATTTTTTATGACCACAGCATTTGTACTAGGCAACGGCATTAGCCGAAAAGCAATTTCACTACTGCACCTGCGGCAATACGGTCCTATCTATGGATGTAATGCATTATATCGCGATTTTACCCCCGATGTATTGGTGGCAACCGATCGCCCAATATCGGCACAGATACAAGACAGTGGCTACCCGATGAAAAATAAATTCTATACCAGACGCCCGTTTACAGGGCACGGCGCACTACCAGTGCCAACAGATTATTTTGGTTACAGCTCTGGTCCTATTGCTACAGGGATAGCCGCCCTGGATGGATACAGCACCATATATCTTATTGGATTTGACATGGGGCCCAGCCCCACACAAGGATTCAACAACATATATGCCGACACTGAATTTTATAGAACATCAACATCAAACCCAACTTACACAGGAAATTGGATCAAACAGCTATGTCATGTCATGACTGACTTTCCGACCATAAAATTTATAAGAATCATGGGCCCAACTAGCTCAACAATAAAAGAGTTTGACTCACTTAAAAATTTGGAATATCTAGATTTGTCCACTTTTGCAGACCGCATAAATAATCAAAAGGATCTTTAAATGGCTAGTTATAAGAACATCAGCGGCAATTGGTATATCACAGTGGAAAACGGTGTTGGCACGATCTATGTTGACGGTAACTTGGATGTGACCGGTAATATTACCTACGTCAGCGAACTAGCGGTCAATGATGCATTTATTATTGTGGCAGCAAACAATACAGGCACAGTAACCAGCATGGGCTTGATTGCTCAAAAAACAGACACAGCATTTGCCGGATTTAGATTCAACACTATTACCAGCGAATGGGAAGTTAGTCCCAGTGTGGCCGAAGACGGCTCTCCAATTTCCCCATACACTGGCATAGTTACAGGAAACGTCGCAGTTGGTGGATCAAATACACAGGTACAGTTCAACAATAACGGTAGCTTTGGCGCAACTGGAAATTTGACATTCAATTCGGTAACCAACACACTGACCCTAGGCGGCCCACAAGTTTTTGCAAATATTATAACCACCCCGTCGACTGTGGTTGATTCAGTTAGTTTGTACCATAAAGGAGTCGGACAGGGCGACACTGGACTATATGTAGTAAGCCCAACGGTTGATTCAGAATTGATCAGTTCGACTCAAGCTAAAAAGTTTTCAATTATATTTTAAGGAATAATCATGGCAATAACATCAGCACTAATCACAACATCGGCGGCCAACGTATATGCCAGCGTGGGCAATACCGCGGTAACCTGGCTATCAATTACTAATTATGGTGCAGCCAATGCAACAGCCAATGTGCATGTGGTACCATCAGGCGGCACAGCTAACGTTCAAAATCAAATTATTTCGGTTATTGAAATTGTAGCAGGTGACACCTACCAAATCTATGCCGGTAATGAAAAATTGTTATTGGGTAACGACGACACAGTTCAAGCGGTGGCCAACGCAAACACTTTACTAAATGCAGTGACAAGTTTTACATCGGTGTAATGGGAAATTTTGTAAAAAATCGACAATTACAGTCAGGTAGTACTGGCGTGGTACTGCCTACTGGAAGTTCGGCGAATCGACCTGATACCGCAGTGTTTGGCATGATACGTTATAATACAGATATTGGATTTTGTGAATTTTATAACGGTAGTATTTGGCAAAACATGGGTGTTGGCGGAGTGGTTAGCTACACAGTTGATGATTTTACAGGTGACGGCAGTACCACGGTGTTTACTATGAGTTTGGCTGAAAGTATTGCTACTCAACTCATAGTATTTGTAGGATCAATTTATCAAATAGCTGTGACGAACTACACAGTTAATGGCGGTTTTGACATATCTTTTACTTCTGCTCCACCAGCAGGGATACCAATTAACGTTATTCATACTGAAAATTAAACAGATAAATATCCTATCATAGGGATATAATATATGGGAATTAGCTTTGTTGCAGGATCGATGCTTAATAGCGACCTCCAACGAGATTCTGATCTTGCATTCAATACTAACCTACTTTATATTGACGTCAGCGGCAATGCGGTAGGCATCAACACAACTACTCCTGCATCTGCACTTGAAGTTGTTGGCAATATAACAGTTGGTAATGTGCTGATTTCTAACACCGGAAATATCAGTGCTGGCAACGTTTGGATTAACAATTTAAGCAATCCAGTAGCAAATTCAGATGCAGCTACTAAATTTTACGTTGACTCGACTAGTGCAAATGTGCTAGGTAATTTAGCAATCAGCAATACCACAATTACAACAAATCTAGCCGATGGAAATATTACTTTAACATCCACTGGCAACGGAATTACGCAAGTGTCGGGCTCGGCTGGATTTGGAATTCCTGTTGGGAATACCTCGCAACGCCCAAGTGTGCCATTGGTTGGCACACTGCGTTATAATTCGTCTACTAACTTTTTAGAAATATATGATGGCAGCGGATGGGTATCTGCTGCTGGAACCACATCTGCAGTCACAAATCAAACTATCGAGCCCGACGGAGGGTCAGCAGTTTATACGCTAGACCAATCAACTACAGCCGTAAGTATTTTGGTCACGATCAACGGTATCAGTCAAACACCCGGAATTGACTACACTGTGGCCGCAGATCAAATTACTTTTACAACAGTTCCGTTGAGCTCTGATATTGTGCAGGTTCGTTTTATTGCCACCACTACCACAGTAACAGAAATTACAAATAGTAGCGGCAATACATCGGTCCAAGCAACCGACGCCAGTACCATTAATTTTGAAATCAATTCAGCATTGGCAGCACAAATAACCAGCGCCAAGATTGTTAATCTTGCTAGCAGTCACAGTTTACAACTACCAGCATATACCACAGCAAATGCCACAGCATTGGCCAATGTGGCCACAGGCCAAGTCATATACGTGTCCGACGGCAATGCCGGACAACCGTGCCTAGCGGTATACAGCGCCGGTGCTTTTAAACGAATTGCCCTGGGCAACACAATTTCTACCTAAAACCCTCTCCAAACAGCATTATTCTCTGTTTGCCATAAATATGGTATAAATGGAGACTTGACATGGCCGTTACACGAATAAAGAATAATCAGATTACTGATGCAACTGTTGTTGCTAGTGCAAAACTAGTTGACTACTCGATTACCGCTGGAAAAATTGCTAATAATTTAACCTACGGTAGTGATTTAACGATCGCCGGTAACCTAACCGTTAACGGAAATACAACCACAATTGACACCACTGTTGTAACAGTCGAAGATCCAATGATCAGCTTGGCCTACAACCAATCAGGAAGTCCTACACTGGACATTGGTTGGATCGGGGTGCGCGGCACTGCAAACAATGTGGCCTTTATCTGGGACGAAAGTGCCTTAGAATTTGCGGCAGCCTTTACCACAGACGATATTGGTAACACCACTATTTCTCTTATTGGCTATGCCAATCTCCATGTTTTAAACGCCAACGTTGCTGGCAATATCTCTATAGGTGGCAACGTTGACATTACTGGCAACATTACAAGTATCAACGTAACTGGCAACATTACCGGTGGCAATCTTAACACTCCGGGTCTAGCCAGCGTAGTTGGCAATGTGATTGGTGGCAATATCAGTACAGCTGGATTGATTACAGCGGTTGGCAATATCAACTCGGGTGCTAACATTGTGGCAACTGCCAATGTAATTGGTGGCAATATCAGCACAGCTGGATTGATTACAGCCGCAGGAAATATTTTAACAAGCGGTATAGTTACTGCTACGGGCAATGTCACTGGTGGTAATTTACTCACCGGTGGTCTGATTAGTGCCACAGGTAACATCAATTCAGATGCCAATATTGTGGCAACTGCCAACGTGATCGGTGGCAATGTTTCAACTGCTGGATTGGTAACTGCTACAGGTAATGTCACAGGTGGTAATTTACTCACCGGCGGTCTGATTAGTGCCACGGGCAACATCAACGGTGGCAATTTGTATTCAGCTGGTACTGTTACCGCAGTTGGTAATATTACTGCACCGTATTTTATTGGTAATATTATTGGTAATGTTGATGCAGCAGGCGCTAACACACAGGTACAATTCAACGACAGTGACATCCTAGCTGGCTCAGCTGGATTTACATTTGACAAAACAGCAAATCTAGTAACAGTCACTGGCAACATTCAAGGCGGCAATTTAAGAACAGCAGGACTAGCGTCAGTAACAGGTAACATCAATTCAGATGCCAATATTGTGGCAACTGCCAACGTGATCGGTGGAAACATCTCAACTGCTGGATTGGTAACTGCTACAGGTAATGTCACAGGTGGCAACTTGATTACCACAGGTGTTGCCACAGTAACAGGTAACATCAATTCAGATGCCAATATTGTGGCAACTGCCAACGTGATAGGTGGCAATATTTCAACAGCTGGATTGATAACAGCCACAGGAAATGTAACCGGTGGCAACTTGATTACCACAGGTGTTGCCACAGTAACGGGTAACATCAATTCGGGCGCCAACGTGATAGTGGCAGCCAACGTGATTGGTGGAAATATTTCAACAGCTGGTCTAGTGACTGCAACTGGAAACATTACCGGTGGCAACTTAAGATCGGCTGTGATAACTTCACCAAGTAGTGATATAACCATTACCAGTGATTCTGCAAATGCCAACGTTGTTATTACTCCTAAAGGCACCGGTAACGTAGTTCTTAACAATGCTTACATCAACAATTTAAGAGATCCTATACTAGCACAAGATGCTGCATCTAAACAATATGTTGATGATGCAGTGTCTTCGGGTATCACAATTCATACTCCGGTACGAGTTGAGTCTCCAACAGCTCTCAACGGAACTTATGCGCAGGGCGGAACTACTGCTACGGTGACCAGCACAGTAGCAGGTAACACAGTGGTGTTTGGTTCTGCAATCAGTCCTCAAGTAAATGATCAATATTGGTTTACCAGTTCGTTCAGTGGTATTCTAGCAAACACACCATACTTTGTTGTAAGTGCACCAAACACCAGTGCTGCAGTGTTGAGTATCACCTACAGTGGTGCTCCGGTCACAGACATTACTAGCGCAACTGGGTTAACTCAACCAGTGAGAATTAATTCTGGTGTTGGTGCTACATTGACCAATGCTGGTGCAAATGCAACATTGGTTATCGACGGCGTTACTCTAAGTAACACCAACCGTGTGTTGATCTATCAACAGGCCAATGCAGTACACAACGGTGTATACGTGGTTAGTGAAGCTGGTAATGCTACCACTGCCTGGCAGTTGACACGTAGTGATGATATGAACACCTATGCTCCTGATGACCTCAACGGATTAGATGCAGGTGATTATTTCTATGTTCAAGAAGGTGACACTGGTGCAGGCGAAAGTTATGTGATGACCGCTCCGGTTGGACCAACAATCATTGGTTATGCCAATCTAACATTTACACAGTTTAGCGCCAGTCAAGTTTACTCAGCCAATACGAGTGCTGGTTTGAGTTTGATTGGTACAGTATTCTCAGCTAAAGTTGACAACAACACTACAGCATTTGACGGCGGCGGCAATATCATTGTTAAAGCCGGCGCAAATTTAACAACTCCAAACATTGGTGCTGCAACCGGAACAAGTCTAAGCGTAACCGGCAACATCACCGGTAGTAATGTTGTAGCTACTAATGGTTTTTTTGGCAACGTAAATCTAACAGGCGATATTGTTGTTAACAGCTTAACTGCAAATACATTTGTTAGTGCCACTGGTAATGTGATCGGCGGTAATATCAGTACAGCTGGACTAGTAACCGCTACAGGAAATGTAACTGGTAGCAACTTGATCACAGGTGGACTAGTAACTGCTACTGGTAACGTAACAGGCGGCAATTTAATTACTGCAGGGTTGATTACAGCCACGGGTAATGTAACCGGTAATAACGTTACTGCACTCAATCAACTTGGTGCAGCAACTCTGAGTCTAAGTGGCAACGTAACTTCTGCACTCAATGTAACTGGAAACATTGCTGGTGGAAACATCTCCACAGCCGGATTAGTAACTGCCACAGGTAACATCAATTCGGGCGCTAACATCGTGGCCACTGCCAATGTGATTGGTGGAAACATCTCAACTGCTGGACTAGTAACTGCCACAGGTAACATCAATTCGGGCGCTAACATCGTGGCCACTGCCAATGTAATTGGTGGTAACTTGATCACTGCAGGTGTTGCTACGGTAACAGGTAACATCAATTCAGATGCCAATATTGTGGCAACCGCCAATGTAATTGGTGGTAATATCTCAACTGCTGGATTAGTAACTGCCACAGGCAATGTCACAGGTGGTAACTTGATCACTGCAGGTGTTGCTACTGTAACAGGCAACATCAATTCGGGTGCTAACATCGTGGCCACTGCCAATGTAATTGGTGGAAACATCTCAACTGCTGGATTAGTAACTGCCACAGGTAATGTCACCGGCGGCAATATCAACACAGCCGGATTGGCTAGCGTCACAGGCAACGTAATTGGTGGTAATATCTCAACTGCTGGATTGGTCAATGCCACAGGCAATATCACCGGCGGTAACATAATTGGAAACACCAGTGGTAAATTTGGTAATATTGTAATCTCAGGCGATGACATCACCGACACAAACGGTCGAGTCAATATCAACACCGCCGGAGCCGATGTTGACTTTGCAGTCAACGGTGACACAGTAGCCAATGTGTTTTACGTTGACGCCGGAACAGGCACAGCTAGCTTTGGTACAGCTACACAAACTACCAATGCACTGGTATCATTTAATACACCAACATCAGTGTTGATGCCAGTGGGTAATACACTGCAACGTCCAAGCGTGGGCGTCACAGGTATGCTGCGTTTTAACACCACTGATAACAATTTTGAAGTATACGATAACTCAGCCTGGACCGCAGTTGGTGTTCCGGAGTTTACAGTTATTGCAGACAGTCAGTTCAATGGTGACGGATCAACTGTTGCGTTTACAATCCTTGCAGATCAAACAACCAATAGCTGTATTGTAAGTATCAACGGTGTGGTACAGATTCCAGTTACTGCATACTCTGTGTCTGGCACTACTTTGACATTTACAGAAGCTCCGCTAGCAGGCGACGTCATTGATGTACGTCAAATTACTAGTACTACCACAGTTACCGCTCTCAGCAACAGCAGCGGCAATGCCGAAGTCAGCGTGAGTGATACTGATTCAATAGTAAACATTCGTGGCAATTTAGTTCCAATTGCTAGTAACACATACAGCCTTGGAAATGCAACACACAGCTGGGATAGTTTGTATGTAGCTGGTAATACAATTTATCTAGGCACATTACAGCTCAAACAAGCAAGTGCAGACACCTTTGCAGTTTACACCGCTGATGGTATAACTGCAGCCAACATTGACGTGGGCAGTATTGACGTTCAGTCTATCACACAAGGGACCAGTGCAATTGGTATTGCTGGCAACAACGGCAATGCTTATATCACAGTGGGCGGAACAGCCAATGTGGTTGTAACAGCAACCACTGGACAGTTTGTAACTGGAATACAGTCGGTTACTGGCAACATCACTGGCGGCAACATCAGTACAGCGGGACTAATAACAGCCGTGGGTAACGTAACGGGCGGCAATATCAGAACCGGCGGACTAATCAGCGCTACTGGCAACATAACCGGTGCCAACTTGAGCATAACAGCAGATGCAGTAATTACCGGAAACTTAACAGTTAACGGTACCACTACCACAATCAACTCCAACACAATTACCACTAACGACAAGGCCATTACATTAGGTAACAATCAATCAACTGGGTCTGCGTTGGATGGTTCTGGAATTGATGTTGGTAGCAACTCACTGGCAACATGGAAATTCAACAACGCAACTACTAGCTGGCAAAGCAATATTGGTATTACACCAAGTGCCAATGCTACACTTTCCTTGGGCGGCACAAGTAATTATTGGGGAACTCTGTATGCCAATGCAGTTATAGTGGCCACAACAGCAGGAGTAACAGGCAATATCACCGGCGGAAATATATTAACAGCTGGATTGATCAGTGCAACTGGCACTATTACTGGCACAGGTAATATCACCGGCGGCAATATCAACACAGCCGGATTGGCTAGTATTACTGGTAATGTAATTGGTGGTAATATCTCAACTGCTGGATTGATCAGTGCAACTGGCTCCATTACTGGTGCAGCTATAACAGGCTCAAGCCTAACAGTGGGCACCGGTAACGTAACAGCGGGCAACATTGTCAATGGCAATGCCAATGGAGTGGGTAATATTGGTAGTTCAACCACATACTATAATACTGTATTTGCCAAAGCAACTTCGGCACAATATGCCGACCTGGCAGAAAAATATGTAGCTGATGCCGAATATGCTCCTGGTACGGTAGTGATATTTGGCGGCTCAGCAGAAGTCACTGTTAATGCGACAGATGCGGACCGTAGGGTTGCTGGGGTAGTATCTACAAATCCAAGCTACATCATGAACGGTGGGTTAGAAGCCGACTACGTGGCAACTGTGGCGTTAACTGGACGTGTACCGTGTTTTGTAATTGGCCCAGTTAAGAAAGGTGACATGATAGTTGCTGCTGGGTTAGGCCGTGCTAGAGCCGAGCAAGATCCACGAGTTGGTACTGTAATCGGTAAAGCACTTGAAGATTTTGATGGTATCGAAGGCACAATTGAAGTTGTGGTAGGTCGATTCTAAACAAAAACTCTGCCAAAATAGGACTCCTACGGAGTCCTATTTTTTTGACTAAATATTTCATGCTAATGGATATATCATGGGATTAACTAGACTTCGGGCCGAGCAGATATCAGACATAGACTATAAACAGGCTGTGCGTGTGATTGCGGTGGCCAATGTCACATTGATAGGAGGAGCGCCTAGCCAAGTCGACGGCGTGGCTGTTAGCATAGGTGATAGAATTTTAGTAAATGGTCAACTTACTGGAAGCCAAAACGGGATTTATCAAGTACAAACTGTAGGGTCAGGGTCAACCGGTACGTGGATTCGTGCTGCAGATACCAATACTACCGGTGAATTGGAAGCGGGGACTATTGTTATGGTCACCGAAGGCACAGTTTATAAAGATACGCAGTGGAAGTTGACCACCAACAATCCTATCATAATCGGGACCACAAGTCTTACCTTTGAGCAGAATTCGGCTTTTGCTTTTGGTAATATATTTGCTAATAGCACCGCAGTTCTGGCTAACACAGTGGGGGATGTTCTTACTCTAACAGCCGGCAACAACATACAAATTACTGGTAACAATACTAACAAATCTGTGTCTATCGGAGTTACAGGCCTTAGCATCAACTCGATAGCTAACGGTACGTCTAACGTAAATGTGGTTAGTGCAGGTGGCAACGTCACAGTGGGGGTGGCTGGTACCAGTAATGTAGTAGTGGTTTCTGCATCGGGCATGAACATCTCCGGAAATCTTATTACTACCGCAGTTGCGTCAGACTTGGTTCCTAGTGTTGATATTGGATTTAGTTTGGGCAACGTCACCAACCGGTGGGCAAACTTATATCTATCAGGCAATACAATTTATCTTGGTAATAGTATTATTACTGAAACCGCCAATGGTGACATTGTTATTGAAAACGCTGGCAGTTTTGCGGTGCCAGTCGGAAACACCGCACAACGAAGCGAAGTTCAGGGAGCTATACGATTCAATACCACCATTAACGCATTTGAAACCTACGACGGCGCTGGGTGGAATACTGTGGCATATGGCAATGCCAGCGATTTTCCATTTGGAGAATACGGCGATTTATCTGAAAATAACAGCGACGCATTTGGAATTAGCACTGTAGAATCATTTGACTGTAACAACGAAGGCACTATTGTGGTTGTCAATTTGGGTGCCGGGGAAGCGTACCTGGGTGCATAAATATAAGATACAGGGGAAATCATGCCAACAGTAGTGCAATTTAGACGTGGAAACACCACACAAAATAACAACTTCACCGGAGCAATTGGTGAGATATCCGTGGACACCACTCTGAATGTTCTACGAGTTGCAGACGGATCCACAGCTGGCGGATTTGCATTAGTTGGCCAATCTGCATCACAAACAATAACAAATAAAATATATCAAGGATCGATTGTAAGTGTTACTGGTAATATCACAAGCGGAAATTTGCTAGTCAATACAGACGCAGTTATTACAGGAAATCTAACAGTAAATGGCACAACAATCACAGTAAACAGTAACACTGTCACAATTAACGATAAGTTTATCAATGTTGCTAATAATGCTAGTACAAGTACATTGGCCGATGGCGGTGGTATTGGAGTTGGCCCAGTGGGCGCAGAATATGCCAAGTTAGAGTATGATCAGGCAACCAATACATGGAACACTAATATAGGTATCTCTATAACTGGTAATCTTAGTGCAACTGGCAACATCACAGGCGGTAATTTTGTAGGAACACTTAATGGGTCAGGCGCAAATGTAACGGCTATCAGTGCCACAAATATTTCTAGTGGTACTTTGAACCAGGCAAGATTGGCTAACTCTGCTGTAACATTGGGAAGCACATCACTGGTACTAGGTGCCACAGTCACAACAATAGCTGGCTTAACTAGTATAACAAGTAATACATTTGTTGGTGCATTAACTGGGGCGGCTACCACAGCCGGTACGGTAACCACAGCGGCGCAACCAAATATTACTAGCGTTGGTACGCTAACGACTGTCAGCGTAACAGGCAATGTCACTGGCGGTAATGTTCGAACAGCTGGATTGATCAGTGCAACTGGCTCCATTACTGGTTCTAGTTTAACAGTAGGCACAGGCAACATAACCGCAGGCAACATTGTCAATGGCAATGCCAATGGAGTGGGTAATATTGGTAGTTCAACCACATACTATAATACTGTATTTGCCAAAGCAACTTCGGCACAGTACGCCGACCTGGCAGAGATGTATGTAGCTGATCAAAATTATTTGCCTGGCACCGTGGTGATATTTGGCGGCTCACACGAAATTACATCCGCAACGCATACACATAGTGCGCAAATTGCTGGAGTAATCTCAACCAATCCAAGTTATCTAATGAATAGTGCGCAAGAAGGAGCACATGTCTTGCCAGTAGCATTAACTGGCCGTGTTCCTTGTCAAGTAGTTGGTACAATAGCCAAGGGCGATAGATTGGTTGCTAGTAATTTACCTGGAGTTGCAACAGCATTAGACATGTTGCAATATCAACCCGGCTGTATCATTGGCAAGGCTATAGAAACATACAATTCTTTAGACGTTGGCGTTATTGAAGTGGTCGTTGGAAGATTATAATGCAAGCGCGGTATCGACAAGAATACCCAGGTGAATTTGTTGTGTTGCGTACTACATGGTCTGCTGGAAAAAAACAACAAGAGCGAGAGTGGATTGACAACCCAATTGAAAATCAACATCTTAGTCATCGTGCTGCATGTATAGGAACCAATTCAGACCTAGCAAGACTTGACCACACCCGCTTACAAACGCATCGCGGGGGTTTGTTAGGTAGTAAAAAATTGCAAACGTACGGAACCGGAGACATTGCCTTGACCATGCGATTAGACTTTGCAGTTGAGCTGGATAATGAAAAATTGCAACAACTGAAAGCATTGCAGTACACCGAGCACAATATTGTATATACTAACACCAAGTTGTGTATTGCAAATCCGGGGTCTTGTTATCTTATCCCCTACACACCAAATTTACAAACTGAAGTTGTGCCAATATATCTGGCAGCGTTTGACGGCCATCATGAAATTTTTCTAATAGGTTACAACAACGATTCCTCAATTGCCAGCACAGGTTGGATTTCTCAGGTGGCCACAATTATGACTGCTTATTCAGGTACAAAGTTTTTTGTAGTTGGAACAAAATCTAATATTCCACCAAGCTGGTTTGATTGTCCAAATGTAGAACACATGGACTATAGGAAATTTATCACATATTGCGACGTTTAGATCAGCTGTTCAACAGACTGAATTTTATTTTGCACCGCTTCAAAATTTACAGTACTCCATAATCCGGGATGCATAGGTTTTGGCCACACACCAGAATTTAACCAAGCCCAACCACAGTGTTCGTCATTTAACACAGGAATAAATTCAGAGGCTACACTACAAAAAAATGTATGGTACGCAAACCCGTGATCTGAAGTGGTGAATTTTTCTAACGGAATTAATTTTAAATATGCAGGCATTGTGCCCAACTCTTCGGTGCATTCTCTAGTGATGGCGTCCATCAGTGTTTCGCCCGCATCAATCTTGCCACCCGGTAATCCCCAAGCACCCGGATGTTTAGGATCATTGCGCATAAGATATAGATATCGACCAGTGTTGACTGAGTAAAACCAAACACCTACTGCATTTACAGAACTAGGTTCCATGTACCTCCTGGGTATAGTCCTTGGTAACTCTTGACCCATGATGTCCCGTTCCACTCGTATTGTATACTGGTTGTTATATTGGTCACATATTGTACATTGTTGGGACTAGAAACAGCTTCAAATGCCACGACCCATTTAGTTCCATCATACTCAATTATATCATTAGCAGATGCAACCAACGGTTGTCCTACATTTCCAGCCCATGCATCTGCATACCCGTTGTCACTTCCGGTGTCTTCGGTAATCAAATAACGCTGACCCACTGTCGCCGGAACAAGCCCAGCACCAGGCCCACTTCTTAACGGATCAATTACAGCATTGACTGGTGGTAACGTATTTTGTGGTACAGTGTCTTCGTCAATAGTAAACAGTAAAAACCGATCATCAGTAGGATCAAACGCCACGGTGCCAACTACTTCGGTACCATCATCTTGCTCGAGACGTATTAAACTAACACCGGGCCGTAGTACTCCATACATGCCAATGACAGCTGACCATAGCAAATTGCTTGGGGGACTGTCGGGCGGAGTAAGACTGGAATTTGGTTCGTCAACAACCTGTTGTGGACGTAACACCTGTAACTTGTTGCCAATCAACAAAGCCTGGTACGAATAAGGTGTAAACACCTGTCGAGTGCCCAACAACAAATCATTGTCCAGCACAGCATTTGACGCATCGCCCTGCGCATCAAACACATTGGCAATAATACGCTCAACTACACCCAACTTCTTGACCTTGGCCGGACTTGAGATCCAGATAGGCAACGCAAACGTTAAGGTAGCAATATCAATTGGGTCGTCTGTGCCCATTGGAATGACCCGGTTGGTCCACTGTACACTTTCTAGTTCAACTACACTAAGACTGGTCCAGTCAATGTAATTGTCAGTACTTTGTATTTCCAGTGCTGGATTAAATAACACCAAAATTTGTTCTAGCAATTGCATTTTTTGATTAGTGTTACTGGTCCATATATCCAATTTCATTGTCAGTTTGTAAGGAACCGGCATTAGTCGTTCAATAGTAAATGCGTTGCCTTGCGTGGTTTCGTAGGTGTCGGTGGTATCGTCGTAGGTTCGTTGTCTAACTGCTATTCTACTCACAAAATTTGGTTCTTGCATTCTAGGACGATCGTAATCCAATCCGGTGATGTAAAATGTCATCTGCGGAGTTGATGGCATAGTGCTGGACGAATTATTTTGCAATACAGTTTGCGCTTGTCTAGACCAATCACCATATTTTACTGGAACCCGAACCAGTGTGTGTTCGGTGCCCTCTTCGTTGCGTCCATACTCAACTGCAAAGTTACTAAAAATTCTAGCAAACTGTAACATGAAACGACGTATTTGTTCATCGTAGAAAAAATTAGTGAGAGCCATTATAGTTCTCCTCTTTTACGAGCTTCTCGTGTGTAGGCAGATTGACTCATCAAAATTTTTGTATCGTCGTTGTGCATTTTGCCTTTCATTGCTCCACCGTCTCTACGTTTCCATCCGCCAATGGTATTAGTTGCATGACGTAATTTTTGAACTTGGCGCATCTTCTCAATGCTTTCTGCACTATGTTTTTTATTGCCGCCGGTTTCTCGATTATTATACAAAATAATTCCTTGTTCTTTTAATTTATTCGCCCACAAAGTTTCTAACTCATTAAGGCGTTCAATTGTATCGGCTTGATCAACGACTTTCCAGATAAAGTTTTTAACACCGTGTTTACGCATACTATCATACAAATGGCTTTTTTTGCCTTTACGCATCATATCACAGTGAGCATACCAACGCATTTTAGCATTTGCCTGTATTGTTTGGCCTACATACATCTTACCATTGACAAGATTTTTAACAGTATAAATGTACATTATCTTCCTGGTGGTCTTGGATTTGGAGGCAAGTTACCGCCCTGGTCACCGTTGTCGGCATTGGGCTTAAGAATCTCGCTGAGACTTTGTCTGCTTGGTATATTGCCCAGGTCCGTAGTTGACACAGTGTATGGGTTATTGACAAAGCCGGCACGTTGACTTTGTGCACCTGGATTGGCTAAATTAAGATCAGTGCGTACCTGCTCTTCAATTTTGACCCAACTGGCTCCGTTGAATCGGAACAGACGATTTGGGAAATAATCTAACCGCAATGCATAATCGCCGGCAACTGGATTGGCTGGAAAATTAACACCCGGGGTTACCGGCAAGCCATTCGGTGCAATACCGTCACCGGTTAGATATCCTAGTGTATATCCATCTGACCGAGGGGTTATCCCCTCACCGCCTTGTGTGCCATCCACGGTTGGGGAAGTATCGTCGGCAGTCAATCCAGCACTGCTCGGTTGGCCAGTTTCGTTAGTTGGCAAAATATAAAATTTAACAGTATCGTATCCCGACAACGGTAATTCTGCATAGGCTTGTGTAAGTATGGCATCGTTGATTTGCAAATCTTTTGGTCGAGTGCTGTCTTTGTCGGCAATTGTGTCCGGAGTTATTGCTGTCCAATATTCAGTATCAGTAATTGGTGTTCCGGGCGGCACTGGTTTATTAGCCTGATAATACAAATCACCATCTTGCACTTTTTCGCCTTGTGGATAGAAATTACCAGGATCCCAAACATTTGGCGGCATAAATGGCTTGTCAAGTACATCCTTGTACTCTTGAGCATTTACAAGTGGTGTGGCTTTGACCCGCCAAAGGTGCGGTAACCAAGTTTGACTAAAGCCTTCACTAGCAAATGCCGCGTCTTGAATTACATAATATCTTGGCAATGCCTTGACAAGAGAAGTATCAAGTGGATTGTAATCTTTTAAATTTGGAAACTCTAACACATCACCAGCCATTAATTTACGACCAACCGAGTCAATCATGTCGTTGTAGTGGAACGTAATAAACAAAGTATCGTTGTTTAAAAACAATCCAAATTGTGTTAGATCAAAGTCAATGTCCTGCACACGATACACACCACGCATGATAAAAACATCAGGAGCATATGATCGGTCACGGTTTTCGCCCAGAAGCAGGTCTTCAATAAACAATGGGTTTTCAGTATCATACACCGGTAACGTTGCATCGTTATCTCCGGCATCACCTGTTTTTGGTCCTAGATATTTGTGAACATAAATGTCCAACCCGCCAACAGTGTACATTTCACTGATTGTGCGGTCCAAAAACTGGTAGTCATTGGTTCTGTTTGGGCGATAAAGACTCAAGCGTGGCATAGTCTAGTATTTATGGGCGTGATTGACTTGAAAATCAAAACGTCGTATAATTACAAAATGGACGAACTATTTCAACGCCTAGACCTAGCAGAACGTGCTATTGCTACAGTTAAAAACAAAGTGGCCAGACGCGACCTGTTAAAAATGGTAAAAGCCATAGATCGAGCTATAGTGACCGCAGATATGGAAAGTGTTGAATGTCGCCGTGTTAAAAAAGAAACAGTGCGTTACCGAGAGCTAGTACAAAATGTAAACGATTTACTCACAAATTTGGAGCAACATATAACCTTCGCTAGTTTACTTCGTGGTTGACCTTTTGAATATTTCACTGTAAAATGCAAGCTATGGCTAAAAACGAAATTGTAATTAAACGACTAAACCCCAAGGGTGCCGAAACCAAATACGTGGGCTTTGAGCCCGAGTGGAAGTTTCAACCAACACCCGAAAACCGCGTTAGTGCATTTGCCAATGCGTTTCAGTGGTACAATTACCACTACGGAAAAAAAGACGCCAAGGAAATGTTGTGTCACTATCTTGAACACAATCATCGCCCCAAGGACGCCAAACTCATGCGGGGAATTCCTGACAGCCAAATCCGTGTGACACCGGCCTGGGTTTGTCGCATGACCTTGTTGGGGTTAGAACTCACCGAACACGAACAGTGCAATATCGATGAACAAATTGCACAAATGCTCAAGTCCAAACAGGAAATCAAACGTGAAAAAGCCGACGTGGATGCAGATGCAGCAGTGGCCAAACTGACAATTCAAGATCATCTACGTGAAAAAGTAAGTGAGTGTTGTGGCGAACTCGAAGGCATGTTCGATGACTTTATTGTAGCCGGTGCCAAGATGTCAGCGGACTTCAAGCCCATTGCACTCATGCGTGGCATGAACATCAGCCCCAACATGATCAGTACAGTAACAGCAGTATGGGAGCTACGACTGGCCGAGTTCAATGAAGTGTTGACCACAGACGATGATCAACTGATTGAAGGCTACAGCCACCTCAGCAAAAATCAACTCAAGCAGTGTGTGAAATTTTGTGAAACTGTGTTGGCTGATTGCGGTTCGTACGTTTCTATCAAGAAAACCGAACGCAAACCCAGGGCGAAGAAAACGGTTAGTCCAGAAAAGCAAGCAAGTAAATTCAAATATCTTAGGGAATTTCCAGAACTTAAAATCAAATCTGAGGCTGCAGCAAAATTGGTCAATGCATCAGAAGCTTGGTTGTATGATACTGCAAAACGCAAATTGATACATGTACTAGCAGATGCGCATCTGGGTACATTTACAGTAAAAGGATCAGCAGTTATAGCGTTTGATTCGTTGACAACTGTGCAGAAAACGCTACGAAAACCAGCGGAGCAAATCAAAGCAGTAATGGCCGGCGGCAAGCCGGCAATGCGTAAAGAATTTGGTGCAATCAAATCAACAGAAACCAAGTGGAACGGACGTGGCAACGAGAATCTTGTGATACTTAAGGCCTGGTAACTCCAACACTAAATATTGGGATGCGTCAAATACCCAATAAAGTTGATTTTTATATCACAAATGTTTGTAATTTAACTTGCGATCGTTGCAATCGCTTTAACAACTTTGATTTTAAAGGTTGGCAACGCTGGAGCGATTACGAGCAAACATACACCAAATGGAGCGAACTAGTTCGACTTCGTGCAATCACTATCATGGGCGGAGAACCGTTCCTTAACCCTTCGTTGGGTGAGTGGATACAAGGACTGAACCGTCTATTTGGAATCGAGATACAAGTTTTGACCAATGGTAGTAGATTCAAGTACAGCAAAGATCTGTATCCACTGTTTCTTTATCGTAGTCCACAAACTCAAGCTCTGAATCACATCGGTGTAAGTTTGCACAACATGGCCGACTGGGAAGCCATGCGAGAAGATATACATTATTTTCTCGAAGGCCCGGTCAAAGAATACAAAAAAGGCGATCCTGAAAATATCTGGAACAGCGATTGGTATTTTATTGACAAGAATGGCATAATGGTCAATGTGTACGTCAGTAATAATTTTGGAAACGCAGCCATAAAAGTAAACGAGTACAGTCGATTTGTACTGCACAACAATCCTATAGAGTTGGCACACCAAAACTGCGCCTTTGTCAAATGGAAAAGTTATCATTTCATCAAGGGCAAGCTGTACAAGTGCGGACCTGCTGCACTAATGCCCGAGTTTGATCTCCAGCATCCGTTTGATATATCAGACGAAGACCGACTGTTGTTGAATTCCTACAAAGCATTAGACCCTGACAACTATGCCGACTACCATGAAGAATTTTTTAATAATTTAGACAATCCTATTGCACAATGTAAATTTTGCCCTACAACGTACGATGCTATAACCATTTACCCTGTTCGTAAGGGCAAGGGTTTTAAATAAATACTGGATCAAGGAACACATATATGGCCCAAGCAGAAAGCACGTTAGATACACTAAAACAGCAATTGATCGAGTATGTTCGATTACAACTGGGCGATCAAATCGTTGACCTTGAATTGGATCCAGCACACTACGAGTCAGCTTATCAAAAAACAATTGGGGTGTACCGTCAACGAGCACAAAATGCCTACGAGGAAAGTTACAGCTTTATGGAGCTGGTCAGAGACGTCAACATCTACACTTTGCCACAGGAAGTGATCAGTGTCAGACAAATTTTCCGTAGAACATTCGGCGATTCAACTGGTCCTTTTGCATCAAACTTTGATCCGTTCAGTCAGGCCAGTATGAACGTATATCTTATGAACTTCAACGTGGCAGGTGGACTTGCTACTTATGACTTTTACAGCCAGTATGTGGAACTAGCTGGTCGCATGTTTGGCGCCTACATGAACTATACATGGAATCCGGTCACTAAAAAACTACAATTGATTCGAGACCCCAAAGGCACAGGAGAGAATGTGTTGCTTTGGACTTACAATTTAAAACCAGAAGTTAACATGTTGAGCGACTTTCAAATTAGCCAATGGATTCGCGACTACATGACTGCTAATTGCAAATATATCATTGGCGAAGCACGAGAAAAATTTCAAAGCATTGCAGGCCCTCAGGGCGGCACCAGCCTAAATGGCTCAGCTATGAAAGCCGAAGCACAGACTCAAATGGATGCCAAAATTGAAGAACTTAAAAACTATGTGGATGGTTCGCAACCATTGACTTGGGTAATTGGTTAAAACACGCTAGACTTTATTCTAAAATCCTGCTATAATTATAGCATGGACCTAATGATCGACTTAGAAGGCCTGGGCACAGGACCTGACACTACTATTCTAACTATTGCCGCACAGGCATTTGACCCATTTGGCGAACAAGATTTTAAACAGCAGTACTATGCCAGAGTTACTTTGGAAAGTCAAGAAAATCGTAGCATACAGCAAGGCACCATTGATTGGTGGGCAACTCAGCCAGCAGCCGCACGTGACGAAGCTTTCAATGAAGAAGGTCGAATTCCACTGGATCAGGCGCTGGACGAACTAGGCAAACTAATTTGGCACAGCAAACGTATCTGGGCACAAGGTCCTACATACGATATGAACATTCTCGAGCATGCATACAAGAGTTATGGAAAACCTATTCCGTGGCAATTTTATGCTGTGCGTGACAGCCGCACCGTGTTTAGCTTGTGGCCTGATCTACCCAAGCCCCCAACAAGCCATCATGCGCTAGAGGATTGTCGCAGACAGATCAACTTGTTACAAACTACTCTTAAACATTTTAACATAAAGGCACTAGCATGATTATTGGAATTTGTGGATTGATTGGCAGCGGCAAAGATACCATTGCAGACTACTTACAAAACATTCACCAGTTTCGGCGAGAAAGTTTTGCCAACACACTCAAAGATGCTGTGAGTGCAGTTTTTGGCTGGGACCGAGACATGTTAGAAGGGCGCACACGTCAAAGCCGTGAGTGGCGTGAACAAGTAGACCCATGGTGGTCTGAACGTTTGAACATGCCTAATCTAACTCCTAGATATGTGTTGCAAGTCTGGGGTACCGAAGTGGCTCGCAGAAGTTTCCATGACGATATTTGGATTGCTAGTTTAGAAAACAAGCTTCGTAAAACCACAGACGATGTAGTAATATCAGACTGTCGTTTTCCTAACGAAATTCAAGCAATTAGAAATGCAGGTGGCATTGTTATCCGAGTAAAACGTGGTCCAGAACCTGTTTGGTACGAGCTTGCTGAAAAAGTAAACCGCGGCCCTGACAATAACATTGAATGGCGCATGAGTAAAAATCAGCTTGAAACATATGGAATACATGCCAGCGAAACTGGATGGATTGGAACCAATTTTGACGCAGTAATTGACAACAACGCAGACGGGCTGGATAACTTATATGCTCAGATCAAGCATCTGGTTCAAGATCTCCAGGTTGCCAGGGCAAATCTGCCCGTTTAATTTCCTGGGCACAGTTTAGACATATGGTTTTTAAATTGCGTACTCCGCAATTGTGCAGATTGCCATCGATATGATACACCAGTAGTTGACTATTGTACTTGGACCTAAAACCACAGCGATCGCATGTGGGTTTCTTTTTATAGCCCGACAACTGCCATTTGGGAACAGGTGGCTTTTTTTTCTTGCCTTTTTTGATGCAGTATTCACATCGACTTCGATAATAAACCTGTTCATTGCGATAGCAATTAATAGCACACAACCGTTGATTGCAGGCAGGACATGTGGGTCGACTCATCACATACTTATGTAAAACCTTACCGTAAGGGCAGTATTTCGGCTATCTTTTTGACTTATCCGATAAATATTCATAACTAGAAAAAAGGAATTACCATGGCACTAATATCACCTGGCGTAGAAGTATCAATTGTTGACGAGAGTCAATATATCCCTGCCGCAACCAATTCGGTACCTTACATCTTATTGGCCACAGCTCAGAACAAAGTTTCTGGCACTGGCGTGGGTGTTGCGGCTGGAACATTGGCAGCAAATGCTAACAAAACATATTTAATCAGTAGCCAGCGAGATTTAAGTGCTACGTTTGGAGTTCCTTTCTTTTATAAAACCACAACTGGTACTCCTATCAACGGATACGAACTCAACGAATACGGTTTACTGGCTGCGTACTCTGCATTGGGTGTATCTAACCGTTGCTATGTACAACGTGTTGACATTGATCTAGCTGAACTCACAGCTACCCTGACACGTCCAACCGGCGAGCCGGCCAATGGAACATACTGGCTTGATACAGCTAACAGCCTTTGGGGCATTTTTGAATGGAATCAAACCACAGCACAGTTTACCAACAAGGTTCCAACTGTTATTACCAACACAGCCAATTTAGAATCTGGCACAACTGTACCATTGCAAAGCATTGGTAGCATTGGTGACTATGCTGTTGTTGCGGCAAGCGTAGAAAATCCTGTCTACTATAAACGCGGCGGCCCTACTGCTAGTCAATCATCTGCTGCAGAAATCACTAGCCTATACAATACCTGGGTACTGGTTGCTAGCGATGAGTGGAAGACTGCTTGGCCAACTGTACAAGGCACACTGGCTCCAACTACGTTGACTGCGAACGACACATTTCAAATTAACGGAAACGATTTGTTAGTTCCGGCATTTCCTGACAACACCGTAACTGGCATAGCCAATTTGATTAATACCACAGGCATCGAAGGCGTGTTTGCTGCCAACATTGGCGGTAAGTTATTCTTATATGCCGACAGCACTGCAACTGCCGACGGAAGTACAGCCGGCGAAGGCCTGATAGCAATTGGCAATGGTCCAACTCCAGTTGGTAATCTAATGTCCGCATTGGGCATCACTATTGGCGAATATCGTGCTCCTGCATTCCAAAGCTCGTACAGCTACGAAGTTCCGCGCTGGAGAACCACAGATACCAACCCTGAACCAACTGGTTCTGTTTGGGAAAAAGACAGCAACGTAAACCTAGGTGCAAACATTGTAATGAAAAAATACAATTCTACACTAGGTTCATTTGTACAAGTACCGGTGCCAGTCTACATAAACGACTATTATGCAAATTACGGGTTGGACCCAAGTGGCGGCGGAGCAAATATTCCACTAAACACACTGTACGGTCGTACCGACGGCATAAATGTGTCTCAATCGGGATTTACAGTGTATAACCGTTATGCAACCGGTCCGACTGTGATTACTGGAACGGTAACAAGCCCAACGTTTATTAACAACAATGCCTTTACTATTCGCGCATCAACTCTGGGCTCAGTTGACACTAATCTTGGTACTGTCACTCTTACAACAGCACTTGGGCTCGATGCCGCTGGATTCTGCTCTGCTGTATCAGCAGCTGGCATACCTTATGTTAGCGCCACAGTCAACAGTGCAGGCGCAATTGTGTTTACCCATTCACTAGGCGGCGACATTGTATTAACAAACACTGTTGGCACACCAATTGCTACTGCAGGTATTAATACCACTGTTCGCGGAGTTCGCAACGACGTAAGCGGCACTAGATTGGTCTTGTCAAATTGGACGTCAGATCCATTCTTTACCTACACTGCCAGTACCACCGCTCCAGACCAAGATCCAGCAGATGGTCGTCTATGGTATTACAGTGCTACAGATCAAGTAGATATCATGATTCAAAACAACGGCTCGTGGCTTGGCTATCAAAACGTAACTAACGATGTTCGTGGCGACGATCTTAGTGAAACCAATGCTGCCGGTCCAATTGTAAGCACTACAGCACCAACTACACAAACTGATGACTCTGCATCACCATTGGTCTACGGTGATTTGTGGCTCAACACCAGCGACTTGGAAAATTATCCTTTGTTATACCGTTGGACTAACGTTGATGGGAACGGACAGTGGGTACAACTTGACAACACAGATCAAACTACCGAAAATGGTATATTGTTTGCAGATGCACGTTGGGCACCAAATGGAACCACAGATCCAATTACAGACGCAATTCCAACAATCACCAGTTTATTAACTAGCAATTATTTGGATCTTGATGCTCCAAATCCTGGACTATATCCACAAGGCATGTTGTTGTTTAATACTCGTCGTAGTGGATTCAATGTCAAGAGTTTCCAGGTAGATTACTTTAACTCGACCACATTCCCAGATGACACATTGCCGACTGTTACCAACGCATGGGTCACTGCTAGTGGCAACAAGAACGACGGCGCACCATACATGGGACGCCAGGCACAAAGAGCATTGATTGTAGCTGCCCTCAAGTCCGGTATCGATACCAGTACCACTGCTAGAGAAGAACAGAACCAATTTAACTTGTTGGCGTGTACACAGTATCCTGAATTGATTCCTAACTTGATTGCTCTCAACAACGAACGCAACAACACAGCATTTGTGGTTGGAGATACACCATTGAGATTGACCCCAGACGAGGTAGTTAATTGGGCAACAAACGCAGATGGTACTGGCTTGCCTACTGCCGACGGTCTAACAACAGGAGATGTATATTCAGCTGTGTTCTACCCAAGTTGCCAAACAACTGACCTAAGTGGTAGTGCAGTAGTAACAGCACCAAGTCACATGATGATTAGAACAATTATTCGCAGTGACGAAGTAGCGTTTCCGTGGTTAGCACCAGCAGGTACACGCCGCGGTGTAGTTGACAATGCTACACAAATTGGTTACATTAATGAAATCACAGGCGAGTTTGAAAGTCTAGGTGTACGTCAAGGTCTACGTGACTTGTTGTACGAAAATCGTATCAACCCAATCACATTTGTGCCCGGTGTTGGTATTACCAACTTTGGTAACAAGACTGCAACATCTATTGCAACTGCAATGGATCGCATCAATGTAGCACGTCTAGTAGCATTTATTCGTAGCAGACTTGATACAATTGGTAAACAATTCTTGTTTGAACCAAATGATCAAATCACACGTAATGAGATTACCAATGCAATTGACAGCTTGATGATTGATCTTGTGGCCAAACGTGGTATCTATGACTATTTGGTAGTGTGCGATCTTACAAACAACACACCAGCACGTATTGATCGTAACGAATTGTATGTTGATATTGCGATTGAGCCGGTTAAAGCAGTTGAATTTATTTACATACCAGTGCGTATTAAAAACACTGGAGAAATTTCTGGAACAGCTAGCTAAAGTGAATCGGGCAAAACCATAAATTTTGCCCGGTCCAGATACCATAAATAACAGTATATAGGAGAATAACAAATGGCCGTTTCATCGCTAACCAGAATGACAGTGCCTTTGGCCAGTGACCAAAGCTCACCAACACAGGGCTTATTAATGCCCAAACTTAAATATCGCTTCAGAGTGATATTTGAAAACTTTGGTGTCTCAACACCAAGAACAGAATTGACTAAACAAGTCATGGACTTTACTCGTCCAGAAGTTAGCTTTGAAGAAATCGCATTGCCTATTTACAATTCAACAGTTAAATTAGCCGGCAAGCATGCCTGGGGTGATTTAACTTGCCAGTTAAGAGATGATGCCGGCGGACAAGTTAGCCGATTGGTTGGCGAACAATTGCAAAAGCAATTGGACTTTATGGAACAAAGTTCAGCAGCGTCTGGTATTGACTACAAATTCCTAACACGATTTGAAGTATTGGACGGCGGCAACGGCGCAAACGAATCGATTGCATTAGAAACTTGGGAAATTTACGGTTGCTATCTAAAGAGTGTAAACTACAACAACATGGACTACGGTACCAGTGAAGCTGCTACAATTAGTTTAACTGTGTCATTTGACAATGCAGTACAGACCCCTCCTGGATCTGGCGTTGGTGCAGTTGTTGGAAGAACCATTGGTGACGTAGCCACAGGCGCTGGTAACGGTCTAGTATAATCTAATGGCATATTTCGGCGAAGACTTCCTTCAAGGATTCTTTGGAGCCGACGGCCTCAAAGACTACAGCCACGCTTCTAAGACTTTCCAAACCAACGGCTACGAACTTAGTCCTCGCTACAAGTTTCTTTTTCATGTGTTCTTCAATATCAACACAGGGCAAATTCCAGCACTACAAAGCACGTTTGGTAACGGTGATGTAGCATCAGTTGGACTCATGGTAAAGAGTGTGCAACTGCCAAGTTATCAAATTGATGTTGAAACACTCAATCAATACAATCGTAAACGTTTGGTACAGAAAAAAATTGAATACAATCCTGTGCAGATTGTGTTCAATGACGATCAAGGCGACTTGATTCGAAACATGTGGTACAACTATTACAGTTACTATTACAAAGATCCAAGTCAAAAATACGAAGGTGTTCCAGTTACCAATGGTACAATCGGCAATCTAGCAACACTCAGCAACGGCTTTGGCTACAATACTCGAGACATATACGACAACAGTCGCCAGGTAAATGACTGGGGCTATATCGGTGAAGGCTATCAAGATACCTATGCATTTGGGCCATCTTTGGGTAATCCCAACAAACCACCATTTTTTCGAGATATTAAAATTTACGGATTGAGTCAAAAAAAGTTTGCGGCCTATGTGCTGGTAAATCCATTGGTTACAGAATGGCAACATGATACCTATGATTACAGCCAGGGCAACGGCATAATGACCAACACCATGAGCCTAAGATATGAAACTGTAAAATACTATTCAGGCCCAATTACCGGCGCACAACCAAGCAACACTGTTGCTGGATTTGCGGATCCAGCGCACTACGACACCAGACGCAGTGCATTGGCACGCCCAGGGTCAACCTCAACAGTATTTGGGCAAGGTGGGTTAATTGATGCCGGTACAGGAGTTATTCAAGATCTGGAAGCAATTCTCAGTGGCCGCGGCGGCCTACAAAATGTACTTGGTGCGGTACAAAAAGCAGGTACAGCATACAACACATTCAAAGACAAAAACATTCGCAGTATTGTCAACACCGAGATTAGAACCGGTGTACCACAAGTATTGCGTGAAACATTACCTGGTGCTGTAAGACTAGCAGTCAATACCGCCAACGGCATGATATTTCCTACTCCTAAGAAATAGCCATGGGCTCAGTAAATTCAAGCAATCCTAAAATTGATTCGACTGTCAAAATATTTGACGAGTTTTATGCCTACGCAACCAACGTACCGGCACAAGAATATGATGCGGTGTACAGTTATTTTAGAAGTGTGTTTGGCACAGCCGAAGCCGCCGGTAACTTTACAGTGACCTTGTTTAGAGTCGCCGAAGAATCAGCAACACCAGTGTTGGATCTATTACAGGACCTGCAAGGACAAAGTACACCAGAGTTGACATTGACTCTGGCCTACTATCTCAACAGCTTGAGAAGTCCTGCTACCCTACTGGGATTAAACAGTCCTAGTCAACCAAACTATTACGCGGCTAGAAATATCAGATCATGAGCAAGTTTGCACAGGGCTCTTACATAATTAAAAATAAACAAAAGTACGTAGGCAACGGAACACCGCGTTATCGTAGTGGTTGGGAGCATGCATTTATGCGTTTCCTTGACAACAACGACAATGTACACCAGTGGGCCAGCGAAAGTATCAGCATACCGTACCGTAACCCAGTTACTGGTAAACAAAGCATGTATGTTCCGGATTTTTTAATCACATACAAGACACGAAACAACACCCTGGTTGCAGAGTTGGTAGAAATCAAACCCAAAAAGCAAAGCATTATTGAAAGCAAGATGTCGGAACGAGATCGCATGATTGTAGCAGTAAATTATGCCAAGTGGGATGCCGCTACCAAATGGGCCAATCGCAATGGCCTAAAGTTTAGAGTAATAACCGAAGACGATCTATTTCATCAAGGTGGTAAACGGCGGTAAATACGCCATGACACGTAAACTTGAAGAACTGTTTGACATGGCTCCATCGGGCACTGATGTTGAATCACAACCACAGACCACAGAAGAAACACGCTCGGCAATAATTGCAATCGACAGCACAATTGACAAAATTGATGCGGCATTACCGGGAGTGCGTGATCTTGATTCAAGTGACCGAGAACTAGACGACATTGCAGCCAAAGCCACAGAAACTTTTGAAAACTTGACCGATTTGGGATTTAATGTGGACAGCAGATATGCGGCTGAGTTATTTGCAGTGGCCGGAACCATGCTAGGGCATGCTCTTACTGCCAAAACTACCAAACTGCAAAAGAAATTAAAAGTTTTAGATTTACAGATGAAAAAGTTAAAATTGGACCAGGATGCAGCCAAGAACAAAGGCGAAGATCCAGATACAATTCCCGGCGAAGGACAAGTGTTAAACAACCTTAGTCGTAATGAATTATTGGAAAAGTTGATCGGCAACAGAGATCAAAAGAACAAAGACGCATAAATATCATATAGGGAACAAATATGAAAAATTTTAAAGATTATCTAGCCGAAAGTGCAAGAACCTACAATTATCGCATCAAAATTGTGGGTGATGTTGCTCCTGATTTTGTTAAATTGCTAAAGGAAAAGTTAGCACAGTTTGACATCATCAAGATGACAGAGTTAAAAACAACCCCGGTTCAAAAAGCACCTGCGGATTTTCCAGCATTTGAAAATGATCGTGTTTCAAGCATGGACGTAGAGTTTCGTTATCCAGCAATTGAGCCGCAAATCCAACAAATCGCACAGCTACTAGGGCTTGACCCAAATCGTATTCGCATGTTAACAACACCGTACGAAGAAAGCATGGCTGAAGAAAAGGACAAGGTTGAAGAACAAAACAAAGATCTATTAACCGATACAGATTTCCCTGCACCGGATGCTGAACAAAAAGCACTAAGTAAAGATTACTCAGCAGATCCATACAAGCATGCTGTGTTAAAAAATGCGTATCGTAGTGATTTCACTGTGGCAGGTGGAAAGACTCCGCCAGCAGTTACTACAAATTCAGCACCAATGGGAAATAAAAGCCCAATGACAAAAATTACTCGCCCAGCCAAACCAGCCACTGGCGCCAACCCGCGTGGCTAACGGTAAATAAAAGTGCCCTTCGCGATGCGTCAACATCCAAGGGCTCTAACAGTTTATAAGGAACTATCAGCATGAGTATTTACACCTCTAAAAATTATCGTAAGATTTACGAACAATATCACGGCCCTATTCCAATGGATAACAATGGCCGAACCTATGATATACATCATGTTGATGGCGATCATAACAATAATAATCCTGACAATTTAATAGCAGTTTCAATACAAGAACATCATGACATACATCAATCTCGTGGTGACTGGGGTGCGTGTTCTGCTATTTTAATGAGAATGAAAATATTGCCCGATGAATTATCAAAAAGAGCATCTGAATACAGTATTCAAAGAACCAAAGAAGGGAAGAATGCATTTTCTGGCGGAAGAATAACAAGAGAAGGAAACGCCAAAAGATTAGCCGACGGCACACATAATTTTTTAAAAAGACCAGATGGCACCAGCATGATATCAGATTTACATGCGGCAGGAAAAGCATCGTCTAACCCTGTAGTAAAAGAAAAATTAAGAGAAAAAGCATTCCGGCAAATAGCAGAAGGAAAACATGCATTTGTTGGATCAGCAAATAATCTTAAAAGAATGTCCAACGGAACACACCCATCGCAAATTAAAAAAACCTGCCCGCATTGCAATAAAACTTGTGATACAGCCAACTACTCTAAGTGGCACGGCGATAAGTGTAAAGTCTTAAAAACAGTATAAATAACATATAATTTACAGGAAAGCAAAAATGTCATTCTTCTATAACCTTAATAAACGCTTGGCAGATTTAGCTGCCAAACAAGACCTCACCGAGTCTGTACAAAGTGAGGCTAAAACTAAAAGACTTCCGGGTTTGCCAATCACTCAGAAAGATGTAGAGAAAAAATTTGGTGGATCAATGATTAAAATGGCTCAAGCAGCCAAGGAAGCTGGTTTTAGTGATGCTCGCATTACTCAAGCTATGGACGACTTAAAACAAGGTAAAAATCCTAATGACGTAGATGAATCGGCATTGCAGGCATATCTAGGCAAAAAGAAATATGGCGAACAGGGCATGAAAGCATTACAAAAGGCCGGACGAGATGGCGCCAGTAAAGAGAAGATGGCTAAGATTCGGGCGGCACACGACAAAATGGACGAAGCAGACATGGAAGAAGGTAATGCCTTCACTGGTGCATTGGCCAAGACACCAAAGGGTGGCAAGTTTAAAGTAGGCAACAAAGAATTTACTGACACAAGCGACCTTGAAGAAGGCTTTAAAGAGATGGATGCCTGGTTAACAGCCCGTGAAAAAGAAAAAGGCACCGGACGTTACGATAAGAAAAAGATTTCAACTGGTACAGTATACACTCGTAAACCAGAAACATTTGATGACCCAGAAACTGATTCAGAGGCCACAGGCGGTGCTCCTAAGCGTCGTGGCCGTCCAAAAGGCAAGGACAAAGGCCCTGAGCGTGTGACAGCCAAGAGTTACAAGTACAAGACAGGGCGCCCTGCCAAGACCGACGAAGATCTAGATACTGATGGCGTTATGATGACCCGTCAAAGCAACATGAGCAGTGAAAGTGCAGATCCAGCCGATCGTGGCGAATACGATCGTGAAGGCGAAATGGCCAAACATGATATTAAAACAATTGTGCGTCATGCACAAGCCCTACACAAGATTCTTGGTGACAATGACAATCTTCCAGAATGGGTACAATCTAAATTGGCCAAGATTGAAGGCATGATGACTTCAGTTGATGACTACATGCAGAATCAGACTGATGAAGAAATGAAAGAAGGATGGCGCGGCGGCCTGGCTGGTGAACGCCCATTAATGAAAACAAGACGTTCTGGCGCAGAGACAGCATACGAAGAGATTGTTAGTTTTTTGAAAAGTCCACAAAGTGGTATTGAGCCAGTTGCTCGTCAGCATTTAATGAAGTTAGTTAATGAATTGGCTAGACAAGCAACAAAAACTAAAGAAGTGCCTGTAGTTGAAAAAGCCAAATCAAAAGCACAACAAAAATTCATGGGTATGGTTCACGCCGCACAAAAAGGTGAACGTCCTGCTAGCGGAGCAGTTGCCAAGGTTGCCAAGAGCATGGGCAAAAAAGATGCCGAAGATTTTGCCGCCACCAAGCACAAAGGTTTGCCAGAAAAAGTCAAAACCAAAAAAACTGAAGAGGCTAAACCAGACTTTTTAGATATTGATAAAGACGGCGACAAAAAAGAGTCAATGAAAAAAGCTGCTAGTGAAAAGAAAGAAAAGAAAGTTGAAGAAACATCCACTGATTCAACTTCCAGTAAAGGTGGCTACAACTTTGGTGGCGGAGTTTACGAAAACTTCAACAGCAAAGTAGAAAACATCATTACCGAAGGCATGAATATCACAGTAAACATGGCCGCCGGCGACGATGGCGAACCACGCAAGAGTATTACTATCACAGCCGACGGCGCCGAAGCTGACCAATTGGCAGAATTGTTAAAAATGGCAGGACTAGGCAGTCAATCTGATAAGCAAGAAACTTGTTCATCCTGTGGCGAGTCTGCATGTGCTTGTGACCAAGAAATGGTTGACGAAAATTCACCAGACTGGCCGACCGATCAAGTGACCAGTGATGATGCATTGCAATATTCAGGTGGCCTAAACAAACCCAAGTCAACTGGACAAACAACTGTTCCTGTAGTTGCTAGTCAACTACGTCGTCAAGTGAGTATGGAAGAAAATGTTGAGCTTGAGCGCAGCTTGTTCAAGTTGTATAAAGATATTTCAGGAAAATAATAAATGAGCCAAGCTAATGTAGTTAGTTCTGCAGGTAACATAACCTGGTACACCGACAAAGCAGAGATTGTTGCGCTTGATGATGCAGTTACATATCAAGTGTATGCAACTGCGTTAGGAAGCGCAGCGGCAGTTGGCAACATCTGGAGTAATGCAGTGTCTGTCGGTGCAAACACAACTGTTCAAATTTATGTAGGTGCTGGTAACAAGCTCACAGTAACTGGTACATTTACTGCTGCAGAATTGGGCACTGCAAGCTCTGCACAGTCCGGCGTGATTGGAGGCTAACTGTGCGGGCTCAAGAGTTTCTCACTGAGAAACGTACGGGCAAAATTGGCCAACGTCGCCAAGTTGGAACTCGTGGATTATCTAAATTTCGGGACCCGGCTGGATTTGATCGCATTTACGAATTAAATCGTGTGATGATGGCTATAGCTACAGCAGACGGTACCAATGCTCCATTGGATCTAGATACAGAATCTTGGGCCGGTCGTTACAACACAGCACACCCTTACACAGACGAAGAAGCCAACATGCTCAAACAAGCACTACGAGCAACAGGCAGTGAACATCACGATTTAAATCGAGGTGATAATCGCAGCCAAGAGTTGAAATCAACGCATACCAAAAGTCCTGTACAGGCATTCAAAGGTTATCCAAGATGAGAGCCCGCGAGTTCATGGTAGAACAACGAGAACTTCCGCCCGAACAGTCTGACCCTATGCGTTACACTTACGTGATTCCAGGACTCAGTGCTAGTGATCCTTATAACAATTATCGATTTGGTGTGGCTATGGCTCGTGCCAGAAGCGATGCTGGCACAGACGGAATAACCGACGATATGCCCGAGTGGACACCCGAAACAGCATTTGGCGAACACGGTGTTGTAGTTGGTATGAATAGTGGAATTGAACAAATAATTGACCAAGCCCTAGCAATGACCAACACTGCTGGCGGCAAAGAACTAGTAAGCACAGCTGATAGCCAAGAACCCGCATTAGTTGATACAACAAGTCCTGTACAGGCATTTAAAGGATACCCAAGATAATGGCTATTCCAGATCCAACGCAAGTCGCACCGTGGTATCTACGTAATATCACACAAGCTCTGGCTCTCAATGAGTCTACAGGTAATGTGTATGTGCGCACAGATGCGCAACTTACAATTGGCAATGTTGGTAATGTTAATGTAACCGATGTTGAAATTTTAGCATTAGGCAACATTGATATCTCTGGCAACACTATGCCGGTGTCAGGCAATGTTACAGTATTTCAAGGCACAGATCCCTGGACAGTAACTGGAAACGTAAACGTCACCGGCGGCAATGTTGCAACGACCATTGTTGGAACAAATCTTGATGCATTTGGTCGTCTACGAGTCAGCAACCCGTTTACTCTGTTTGACAGTCAAAATCTTTACGTAGATGGAGGCCAGTTTTCAAACATCACGGCCACAGGCGGCAACATAGCGTATGTGGCCAGTGAAAGTAGTTTTAACCTTTCTGTCACTGGAGCCATCGGCTCCAGTACAATTACCCAGAGCAAGACCACACAACCTTATCAACCTGGCAAGAGTTTATTAAGCATGAACTCGTTTGCTTTTGCGACCCTGGCCGCAGGATGTCGTCAGCGTGTAGGCTACTTTACTGCCTCCAATGGTGTGTATTTTGAAGCCGACGGCGAAGATCTATATTTGGTAATCCGCAGTAGTGCATCGGGCAGTCTACAAGAAGAACGCATAGCTCAAGGCGCATGGAACGGTGACCGGCTTACTGGACTAGGTGGGGCCAACAACCCTACTGGCATAGATCTGGATCCGGCCTTGACCAACATATTTTGGTGCGATATTGAGTGGTTGGGTGTGGGCAATGTGCGTGCCGGGTTCATCATCGACGGCAATTTTATAGTGTGCCACACTTTTCAACATGCCAATCAGGCCGGCAATACTCGTGTGTACATGACTTCGGCTACTTTGAATCCCCGCTACGAAATAACCAATACTGCCAATACCACTGGGGCTAGAACTATGAAACAGATCTGCTCTACAGTGATCTCAGAAGGTGGTTACTCTCCCACACCCACAATCAACTATGTGGTCAGCGGCATACAACCCACACGTATTTCCACAGGTAATGTGTATACCAACTTGGCCACTATCAGACTGAATCCTGCGTATCCAGATGCTGTGGTAACTCCTGCACAGGTTGATCTCCTGCTCACCGATGTTCAATATGGTGTCTTTCAGTTAGTAGTGGGTGCCAGCAATGTGGCCGGCCTGACTTATGCCAACGTCGATGGCGGAGTAGTACAGGCCAATACCAGCCCGGTTCAAATTGGTGACGGAACTGTGGTCTATTCTGGAGTTAGCAGTAGCCGCGATACATTTGCTGTGAGCGAGGACGTGTCACGTAGATTACAATTAGCTCGTCAAGCCAATGGTACACCCATAACTTTGACTCTGTGTGTAGGATATGGTCAAAACAATGCTGACGTAATCTGGAAGTTTGGTTGGTCTGAAATTACTAGTTAAAAAGAAAAATAAAAATGAAAAAACTATTAGCACTATTATTACTAGTTCCTGTACTAGCACTGGCACAAAAAGCACCCAAGGGTGTGACCTACGATGCACAGGTATTGAGAGTGAGTGATGGCGATACTATTGTTATTTCTGCACCATTTCTGCCACAGCCTCTTAAGCCAGAATTAGCAGTACGTATCTACGGAGTTGACACACCTGAAAAAGGACACAGAGCACAGTGCCCTGCAGAAAATGAGAGAGCACTGATAGCTAGTAAATACACCACACAATTAATTCAGCAAGGCGGAAAAGTTCAAGTCATACTGTATGCATGGGACAAGTTTGGTGGACGTGTGTTGGGTGACATTATTGTCAATGGACAAAGCATTAGAGCAGGACTCATTGCCAATGGTTTAGCACGTGAATACTACGGTGACGCCAAGCAAAGCTGGTGTCAATAAACAATTACAGATGGAAAAGGCTGGTTAAATAACAGCCTATGAAAGATTTTTATTGCGCTGCCCCATGGAGGGGCCTACACATCAACCCCCGCGGTGATGTTAAGACTTGCTGTGCTGGCAATCCAAATATGTTAGGAAACCTCAATACACACACTATTGAACAGGTACTTAACAACACGCACATGATTAATGTTCGCAAATCCTTGGCCCAAGGCATACCTCATGCATATTGCGATAATTGTGTACAGGCTGAACGATTTGGCGCTGAAAGTGAACGACATTGGCACAATAGAGAAAATCCTGGATTTGACTATGCCACAGCCGGTGATCTATATCAGCACCCTACAATTGTGGATGTCAGATGGAATATCACTTGTAATCTTAGTTGTAACTATTGTGCGCCGTCGTGTAGTTCAAAATGGGCAGCCTTGCAAAATGTTCCTTTTAAGTCGGGCAGCCGTCCTTACTACGAGCAGGTTTGCGATTTTATTGAAAAGCATCAAGAGAATATTCGCGAAGTGGCCCTGGTTGGGGGCGAACCTTTATTACTACCAGAAAATGAACGACTGTTAGACGTTATTCCAGCCGATAGTACTATTACTATCATTACCAACATGAGTGTTGAGTTAGAAAAAAATAAAATTTTTAAAAAACTACAGCAACGATCAAAAGTTGGCTGGTCGATGAGTTTTGACAACATTGGTCAACAATTTGAATATGTTAGGTATGGTGCCAGCTGGGAGTTGTTAAAGCACAATTTAGCCATAGTCAAAGATTTAATAGCTAACCAAGAACACTGGGCTGGAATACATGCAGTTTATAATTTGTATAATGCTACTCGGTTGTGTGAACTAAGACAGTTTGCACACGAAAATGGAGTTACTGTACTGTGGCAAAACTTATTTCAGCCTGAATATTTAGATCCAGCTTTGCACAGTAGTAAAATAGCTACCCTGGCCGCAAATGAAATTGAAAAATTTTATGCTCTAGGAATTCACACCGAGCAAGAAAAAACATTTTTTGATACTGCATTAAGAAATTACCAATCGATTGACTCCGAGTTAACCAACCCTAGGTATGAGATAACTAAGAAATTTGTCGAGCACATATATCAAATTGAACATGTTTACCATCCGGACCACAGTGGATTATTTGCCAAACTTTGGCCTGAACTGTATTCAGCATTCACTTGGAAATAAGTTGTTATGAATATTGTTCCAATTGATCAACAATTATTTTGCGTGCAGAATTTTGCACCTCCTGCACTTGTTGACAAAATATTAAATACCAACTGGGTGGCATTGAGCTATCAACGCACACAGTTTCGTAAAGATGGGACACCGTGGCTTCGTAGACAGATTGACAGTTCTGCTATTGAATGGCACGCCGAATGGGTAGAATTTTTAAAAACCAAGTGGGAGCAAATAACACAACAGTTAGGTCCTAGCGGTTGGCCTTACCCAACTTATCCAGAATCAACTTTTTGGTTGGATGAGCCCGGATTTGACTGCGGCATACACACCGACGGTGAGTTGCCCGGAGCAATGCAGTTATACTGGATAGGCAATTCTAATTTAGGAACAACATTTTATCACAATAAAAATGGTAAAAATATACGTGTACAGTTTAAGTTTGTTGCAAATCAAGGCTACGTGATGATAAATTTACCAGATCATCACGGTTATCAATTGCTGCAGTGGCACGGTATGTTAACACCAGTTCCTAAAGATACATTCAGGCTCAGTAGTTATGTGTGGCCAACAAGGATTTATTAAATGAGCAAAAGTTTAGAAGGAGTACTAGTAAAGGCCCCACACAAGCGGACTGCATTTACAGATCAACAACTAGAAGAATTTATCAAGTGCGCAGATCCCGATACTGGTCCACAGTACTTTATGGATAATTTTTTCTACATACAGCATCCTACTCGTGGCAAAATGCTGTATCATCCATTTGATTATCAAGCAAGATTGATTAACGTGTATCATCAGTATCGATACTCAATATCAATGATGCCTCGACAAACTGGTAAGAGTACCAGCGCCGCCGGATATATCTTATGGTACGCCATGTTTGTACCAGACTCAACAATCTTGATCGCAGCCCACAAATACACCGGCGCTCAAGAAATTATGCAACGTATTCGGTTTGCATATGAACTGTGCCCAGATCATATTCGTGCAGGGGTTACTAGTTACAACAAAGGAAGTTTGGATTTTGAAAACGGCAGTCGTATTGTGTCGGCAACAACTACTGAAACTACCGGTCGTGGTATGAGTATATCCTTACTTTACGCCGACGAGTTTGCATTTGTGAGACCCACTATTGCCAAAGAGTTCTGGACAGCTATTAGCCCCACACTGGCAACAGGTGGTAAGGCAATTATTACTTCAACACCCAACTCAGACGAAGATCAATTTGCGTTATTGTGGAAAGGTGCTCTCAAATGCGAAGATGAATTTGGCAATCCAACTGAAGTTGGACAAAACGGATTCAAGGCATACCGCAGTTATTGGAAAGAACACCCAGACCGCGATACAGCCTGGGGCGAAAGCATGCGGGCACAGTTAGGCGAAGATCGATTCCGTCGAGAAATTGATTGCGAATTTATCATCAATGACGAAACACTAATTGCGCCGGCCAAGTTGATTGATTTACAAGGGCAAGAACCTTTGTACAAAACCGGCCAGGTACGTTGGTTCAAACGCCCTGAAAAAAATCGTATCTATGTTGTGGCCTTGGACCCAAGTCTTGGAACTGGTGGTGACCCAAGTGCCATACAGATATTCGAAGCAAATACCACAGAACAAGTTGGAGAATGGCGTCATAATCGCACACCAATTCCTGAGCAGGTTCGCATATTGGCCGACGTATGTAGGCATATCAATGAAACTGTACAGGACCCACAAAGCATCTATTTCAGTGTGGAAAACAACACCATTGGCGAAGCGGCCCTGATCAGCATTGCAGAATATGGTGAAGAAAACATACAAGGGTATTTTTTAAGTGAGCCCAATGGCGGCGGAAGTCGTAGATACCGCAAAGGATTCAACACCAGCAACAAGCCCAAACTAGCGGCCTGTAACAAATTTAAAACTTTAATAGAAACCGGCCGTATGAAAATACGCAGTTCTAGTCTGGTCAGTGAACTCAAAACATTTGTAGCACACGGAGTAGGCTATGCTGCCAAACCAGGCGAAACAGACGATTTAGTCATGGCTGCCTTGCTTGCAGTGCGTATGATGCAATTGCTACAAACATACCACACAGAAATGGACACAGCCATGCGAGATCACGGCGATAACATAATAGAACCCATGCCTTTCATTGCTACAATGTACTAAATACAACACTATGGCCGCACAGACACCCGCACAACAACTATATGACTTGCTAGTCAGCAGAAACTTTGACCCAGAATTATTGGACAGCACTGGTAAGCCCAGCCAAATTCCAAGCGAAACTGAAATTTTTAGTTTTGATTTCCAAACCGAATCCGGTAACGATTACGGAACAGTGGTAATCATGCTAGGAGACGACAATAATCTAGAAGTATATTTTGGCGACAACATTGGCCGCGGCATGGATGCCCAAGATAAAAAAGAGTGGTTTGATTTCTTATACCAGATACGAATGTTTTCCAAACGCAACTTGATGAGTTTTGGACTTAAAAATTTAAATCGTTTGCGTTACAGTATGCAAGGTCAGGCTGCAATCAAAGAAGGCCTGTTTGAATCCTGGTCAGGTACTCGTACACAAAGTTGGAATGGCAAGCAAACTGAAGCCAGACTAATGATAAAACACAAGCGTCCGCTAGGGGAAACCGATGCACGGTTTCGCTATGTTGAAAGTTTGTTTGTAGAAACCGCCGAAGGTGAACGTTACAAGTTGCCATTTACAAAGCTAAGTGGTGGCCGAGCCATGGTAGAGCATGTACGCAACGGTGGACGTCCATACGATCAACGTGGCCAACACATTAGTGAAATGGTAAACGAACTCAACGTACTAAGCCGTTTCCGTCGAGCAAATCATGGCAAGATATTCGAAGGCGACACAGCACAATTGGTCGAGCATGCAAATCAGTATTATGAAACAGCACAACGCACCTTAAAGAGTCTTGGCACCGCATCGGGATATTCCAACTATTTTGAATCTTGGAATCCGGAAACTGTGACAGAACAAAATGTAGTCATTGAGGGTCTCAAGCATTTGTTTGTGACTCAAAGTATTGATCAAAGAATTGAAGAAGCCTTGCCAATCTTGGCCCGCATACAACAACAGGGAAACGAAATGAAAGAAGCAAACATATTTGAAGCATGGGCAAATCAGCTCGTAGAAGGAACCTGGGCCGTTCCAGACACTCCAGAAAAACAAGAGCAATTGGTTACATTGATGAGCAAAGAGTTTCCGGTGGGCGCCGACGCCACCAACGCCACAGAACAGTTGTATGATTTGATCGGCGATGACGTGCTATTTGATCAATTAGAAGATCTGGCTGCCAATGATGCCAACGCAGACTGTCGTCAGCTTGTGTATGACCGTATGCAAGAGCTAGCAGACAATCCAGACATTGCAGAAGTGATGGCAAAATTTACTGTGGATGCGGATATTTCTGCAGAGCCTATAAACGAAAGCCAACTGATGGATGCAACCGGTGAAACAATTGGTCATATCTTGAATCGTTTTAAATACGAAGTTAAGAAGTTTGAACAAAACAGTGAACTAGATGATGACTTATACCATGCACTGTTTGATTATTGGAACGATGCTGGCGAAATTCCTTACGGTGTACAAAAGGCACGTGACGGAGACCCATATGAATGGGTAGCACAGAATTTACAAAGTCATTTGTTGGGCGGTGGTATTGTTGGTGGTAATCCAGATGAAGACCGTGGCCTTGAGCGTGAGAGCGTCATGCACGGCGACTATGCTGAAGAAACTAAAGAGAGTGACGCTGATCTTTTTACTGAAGCTACGTGCAACATGACCGAATCTGGTGAAGCATGCCCGGTGCATGGTGTAAAAGAATGTTGGGGATCTGATGATGCTAGCCCATTAGCAGGACAATACGGACATTCGGGCAAAATGAAAGCAGTGGACAAGTCCGCAGATTTCTTAGACAGGTTAAAAGAATTGTCAGGTCTATTACGTACACGATAACTATAATGTAACACTAACAACTTGGTTTTATAAATAAGCATGCTCAAAGCATGCTTTTTTATGAATATACTCAATACTCTTAGAACCGAAAAAGACGGAACCTACAATACCAACATCGCAAATCGAGATCCCTTGCGTATCATTGATCATGCTCTGGGGTTTGACAAAAATTTCAAATGTGAAGTGTTGGATCAACTGCATGCTCAAACGGATCATCGCCGTACTGTGGCCACTGAGTATATATTCAACAAACAAATACGAAACACTTACTCTAAATTTGATTTTGTATTCGATGTCAACACCTGGTATCAAGAAAACGGTATTGATAACCTACAAATATTTGAAAACTCTTCTAAAAAAAATCTAAATTCTTTTATTTGTTCCTTTAACAATTCGCCGCACGTTGGCAGAAAGTTACTGGTCAGTGCCTTACATTATTATGGATTTTTTAATCCAGAAACCTGCAGCAAAACATTCACATTGGAGCCTTATGAGATAATTGGAACCCTGTATGATTATGTTGGAGATCGGGCGGACTGGTATAAAAAGTTTTTTAACGGTTCGCAATGCCCAGATTTTTATCAGACACGCTACATATTTGGTTCTATGGTCAGCATGGATCATGGTAGAAATCAACAGCATCTCAAATCCAAAATTGACAACAGCTTTTTACATATAGTTAGCGAAACCATGCCTACCAGTTATTATCCATTTGTCACTGAAAAATTTTTATACAGTGTGGTTCAAAAAGGTTTGTTTTTGTCCTATGCACAGCCCAGGTGGCACCGACATGTTGAATATTATTACGGATTTCGACGCTACACTCGTATTTTTAACTATGACTTTGATAGTATAGCCAATCCTCCGCAACGACTAATTGCATTACTTGACATGATATCAAAGTTCAGCAAACTAAAACCGTTAGATTGGCACGACTTGTATGCTGTAGAAAAAGAAACCATTGATTTTAATTTTGATCATTTCTGAAGCGGCAATTATTTAAAACATTTAGAAAAACGTGTGGGGCGAAATGGAACCATTGCATCATTTGACAACCAAGTCCGTGCAAAAATCAAGTTTGCCGACTTGTTTCAAGTAATAGAGCAAACACAATCATAAATACTCTTGACGTTGTACAAGCACTAGTATATACTACACAAGTGATACAAACTTTACAGCATCACAGGCAACTTAGATCTAGCAATAGATAGGCAACGCATTTTATAAAACTTAGAAAGGCAACTTAAAATGGCATCATTAGCAGAAATACGAGCAAGACTCGCAGCTTCAGAAGGCAAACAACAAGGCGGCAACTCCACAGGTGGTGATAATGCAATTTACCCACACTGGAACATGGAAGAAGGCCAGTCCGCAACATTAAGATTCCTCCCCGACGGTAACACAAAGAACACATTCTTCTGGCAAGAACGTGCCATGATTCGTTTACCATTCAATGGTATCAAGGGCGAAGGCGATTCAAAACAAGTTTATGTACAAGTTCCTTGCATGGAAATGTGGCAAGAAACTTGTCCAGTGCTGACCGAAGTACGTGGTTGGTTCAAAGACAAGAGCCTTGAAGAAATGGGCCGTAAGTACTGGAAAAAACGCAGTTACATTTTCCAAGGCTTTGTTCGCGAGAATCCAATCGCTGACGACAAGACTCCAGCAAACCCAATTCGCCGATTCATTATTGGTCCACAAATTTTTGCTACTATCAAGTCAGCATTGATGGATCCAGAATTAGAAGAATTGCCAACAGACCTGATGCGTGGATTGGACTTCCGTATTAGCAAAACAGCCAAAGGTGGCTTTGCTGACTACTCTACATCAAAGTGGGCACGTAAAGAAACTGCACTCGACGAAGCTGAAATGGCAACAATTGAGCAACATGGACTGTTTGATTTGAGTACGTTCCTGCCGAAGAAACCGACCGAAGCAGAAGTCAAAGTTATTAAAGAAATGTTTGAAGCGTCAGTTGATGGTCAAAGCTATGATACAGAACGTTGGGGTCAGTATTTCCGCCCAGCAGGTGTATCAGCTCCAGCCGGCACAACAACAGAATCAGCGCCAGCACCTGCAGCAGTTAATACTCCTGCACCAGCTGTGACGTCTAGTTTTGATGACGAAGAGCCACCAGTGGCGGCTGCACCAATTGAAGCCAAACCTTCGACACAAAAAGCCGAAGATATTTTAGCAATGATTCGTGCTCGTCAAAAGGCGTAAGCATTTAGTCTAATAATAACACAAGAGGCAACTCTTGTGTTATTATATCTTATATAACTACAGAGGTAATACGATGGGAAAACCATTTGACGTATCAAAGTTCCGCAAGGACATCACCAAGAGCATTGACGGTCTCAGTATCGGATTTAATGACCCCACAGACTGGATTAGCACAGGCAACTTTGCACTAAACTATCTAATCTCAGGAGACTTTAACAAAGGCATTCCGCTAGGCAAAGTTACAGTATTTGCTGGCGAGTCTGGCGCAGGTAAAAGTTATTTCTGCTCGGGTAATATTATTAAAAATGCACAAGAACAAGGTATTTTTGTTATCTTAATTGACTCAGAAAACGCACTAGATGAAGATTGGCTCAAAGCCCTAGGTGTAGACACTAGTGATAGTAAATTGCTTAAACTCAGCATGGCCATGATTGATGATGTGGCTAAAACAATTAGCACATTTATGAGTGATTACAAAGCTCTACCCGACGGCGAGCGACCAAAGGTGTTATTTGTAATTGATTCATTGGGCATGTTGCTAACTCCTACTGATGTTAATCAGTTTGATGCGGGTGAAATGAAAGGTGATCTGGGTCGTAAGCCCAAGGCACTTACTGCATTGGTTCGTAATTGTGTAAACATGTTCGGTAGTTACAATGTAGGTTTGGTATGTACCAATCATACCTATGCCAGCCAAGACATGTTTGACCCCGACGACAAGATTTCTGGCGGCCAGGGCTTTATCTACGCATCAAGTATTGTGGTAGCCATGAAGAAGATGAAGCTGAAAGAGGACGAGGACGGCAATAAGATTACCGATGTCATGGGTATCCGTGCCGGGTGTAAAGTAATGAAAACACGCTATGCCAAACCATTTGAAGGCGTGCAGGTCAAGATTCCTTATGAAACAGGCATGAACCCGTACTCGGGCATGGTAGACATGGCTGAGAAACGTGGCCTACTCAAGAAAGAAGGCAACAGCCTAGTGTTTGTGACCAGCGATGGAGAAATTATCAAACAGTTTCGCAAAAAGTGGGAATCGAACGAAGGTGGGTGTTTAGATAAACTTATGGTTGATTTTAATAATCAAAAAACGGTAAGTACTGAAGACACAGCTACGGAGGAATAACAATGTCAGTGGATTTAAGCAAAGAAATTTGGGACGAGCTCAAACGCTATATCAATACAGTTGATCGTGACGAAGCAGCAGAAACACTGGTATCGGTTTTAATTGACAACGATGCAGATGCAGCCGATATCAAAAATGTTTTTAAAAGCGATAGTGAAATAAAGCGAGCCTTGGCCAGTTATCTTCAGGATCATGCAGACGATTACGAAGAGGACGAGGATGAAGACGAAGAGTACGACGATGATGAAGAGGATTACTAACATTGTGGTATAGTAAAGTTGTTGCAAATCTTGGCGCTATTCCGGACTTTATAGCCCATTACGAGCGCGAACTCGAACTTGCTAAAACCGATTGCAGGGTAGGCGGATTAATAGAAAAAAATATTACTGCCTTGCCCGGCATTACCGAGCATAGATTTAACCAGCTTCAAGAAATTGAAGCGGTGTTAAACTTTCTTAATATTCAATTGCGAAAGATTCGCCGCAAGCATTTTCAAAAATATCTTGAAGGATATCAACGTGCTCTAACCAGCCGAGACGCAGAAAAGTATGTGGATGGTGAGGATGAAGTCATAGATTTTGAAACCTTAATCAACGAAGTCGCATTACTACGCAACAAATATCTGGGCATCATGAAAGCCATGGAAAGTAAAAACTTTATGTTAGGGCATGTAGTAAGATTACGAGCCGCAGGCATGGAAGATATATCTCTATAATGTTTGCACGTCCAGAAGAAAGTCATGTTCACAGTTTAGAAACATTAAACGCACTCTACGAGTACGATGATTTTATGGGCAGTATTAAATCAGTAGTGGATATTGGTTGCGGCGCAGGGCTGGATACCGAATGGTGGGCAACAAGAACAACCAGAGACGACAATCCAGAACCATTAAATATTGAATGTGTTGGAATTGATCTTTTACCTAACCTGCCCATGGCAAGAAAATACCCAAACATTAAATATCGATCAGCTGACTTTGAAGAAAACATCTCCAGTTTTACTAAAAATAAATTTGATGTGTTATGGTGCCACAATGCGTTTCAGTACTGCATAAATCCTATCAATACACTAAGCAAGTGGTGGGACTCGGCCAATGACAATGCCATGCTGGTCATAATTGTTCCGCAAACAACAAACATATTGCAAAAGCAACTATCATTCACTCAAGAAAACGGAATTTACTATCACCACACGGTGGTTAGTCTCATGCATATGTTGGCCGTCAGCGGGTGGGATTGCAATGGTGGATTTTTTCTAAAACGCCCAATGGATCATTGGATACATGCTATAGTGTACAAGAGTGAACATGCACCAATGAATCCAAAAACAATTACCTGGTTTGATTTAGCTGAAAAAAATCTATTACCAGACTCGGCAAAAGAAAGTGTACAACGACACAACGCAGTACGCCAACAAGACCTAATATTACCATGGGTTGATAAAAGCCTTACCTGGCTGGGTAAACAGTAACCTCTGAACTGTTGTCGCTCATAATATGGGTAGATAAATATCTGCATGAAAAAAATAGTGTTAGTAACTGGTGGGTTTGATCCGTTGCATTCGGGTCATATTGCCTACTTAAAAGCTGCCAAATTATTAGGAGATATGCTAATTGTTGGAATTAATAGTGATGAATGGCTAGAGCGCAAAAAAGGCCGAGCATTTATGCCCTGGAACGAGCGATTGTGTATAGTAAACAATTTGGCCATGGTGGACGAAGTCTATACATTTGATGATGAAGACGGTTCTGCTAGACATTTTATACAACAGGCCCGAGCACACTACTCCGACTCTGAATTAATATTTGCAAATGGTGGAGATCGTACTGCCGATAATATACCAGAAATGGATATAGATGATCACAACATAAGATTTGAATTTGGAGTAGGCGGAACTAATAAAGCTAATAGTAGTAGTTGGATCCTTGAAGAATGGAAAGCACCCAAAACAAAACGTCCTTGGGGCTATTATCGTGTGTTACACGAAGTGCCGGGAATGAAGGTCAAAGAACTCACAGTTAATCCTGGTTGTAGTCTCAGCATGCAAAGACATGCACATAGATCTGAATTTTGGATTGTAAGCGAAGGTGTAGCCAAGGTTGAACGAGATTATGCCGCCTTGCTATTACATCCACACGAAACAATCAGCATCGAGACAGGTCAATGGCACCAACTCAGTAATCCTTACGGAGCGCCAGTCAAGGTAATTGAAATACAATATGGTTCCAACTGTATTGAAGAGGATATAGAACGACAATGACCCCAATTCCAGTATTTGTGGGGTATGATCCTCGCGAAGCCATAGCCTTTCACACCTGTGTAAATTCAATCGTACGGCACTCCAGCCAGCCTGTGGCCGTTGTTCCAGTGGCCTTAAATTTATTTCAAGATTACAAAGAAACACACGGTGACAATTCTAATCATTTTGTGTACACTAGATTTTTGGTACCACATTTGATGAGCTACACTGGCTGGGCCATATTCATTGATGGCGACATGGTGTTACGTGATGACATTGTGAAACTTTGGAATCTGCGTCTAGAAGGACATTACGATGTTATGGTAGTCAAGCATGATTATAAAACACGTATGACTGAAAAATACATGGGTGCCAAAAACGAAGACTATCCTAGAAAAAATTGGTCAAGTGTGATACTATGGAACTGCTCCAGTTGGCCCAACAGAAAACTCACTCCTGACTTTGTGCAAAGTCAGCCCGGCAGTTATTTGCATAGATTTAGTTGGATTGACGATGAACGAATTGGCGAACTTCCAAAAGAATGGAATTGGTTACCTGATGAATACGGGTCAAATCCTAATGCTAAGTTGTTACACTACACGTTGGGCACACCGTGTTTTCATGAGTTTGCTGACACGCCGCAGGCCGAGGCATGGCATAAAGAACGTTTGTTAACTGAGTACTGTCAACAAAGGATATCATAATGAATCTACCATCATTTACTGATACCGATGTATCTCCTCAAATTAAAAGTTTTTTTGATAACATATTAAAATATCAAGTAGATCCGTCGGGGGAGTATTATGGGGTGACTCTCAATGGTTTAATGCAAGAGTTATCAAAATTGAATAATATAAAAGCAATAGCAATTGATAACGACAGCGACTACGACAAGAAAGGATATATGTACGATCCAATATTACAAAATTTTATATTAGGTTGTGGCGGCCAAATATCCACTTGGGACAAAGCACAAAAAAGTACTGCTCCAGTGGTGCTCCGCGGAGTTACTAAGCGCAAAGAAATGCAGATGTGTCGAGACTCTGGAAGAAACTTTTATTATATTGACACTGGGTATTTTGGCAACGGAAAGCATAAAATTTATCATCGTATAACTTTAAACAATCTGCAAAATTTAGGCGCAATCAAAGACCGTCCTAGAGACAGACTGGCAACAACTAAAACTCAGCTTAAAAAATTTCGCCCTGGTGGAAAAATTTTATTGGCGCCTCCTAGTCAAAAATTATTAAATGTATACAACATCAACCTTGAAGCGTGGATTGACGACACAATTAATACTATTAAAAAATATACTGATAGAGAAATTATTACCAGAACCAAACAAGGTCGATCAGTCAGGGTCAACGAAGATACTATGGAAATGGCTCTGGCACAAGATATACATTGTCTGGTCACTTTTAGTAGTATTGCAGCCGCCGAAGCATTGTTGTTGGGAAAACCCGCATTTACTCTAGGACCAAACGCCGCTGCGCCTTTGTGCAAACAGGATCTCTCTCAAATTGAAACTCCTTACATTCCAAGTTTAATGGAGGTAGAACACTGGGCAGCACACTTGGCATATTGTCAATTCACAGTTGAAGAAATGCGCAACGGAACTGCATGGAGTATTTTGAATAATGGTTGATGTTGTTGTTTATGTCAGCAGTGTAGCTAATCCGCATAAACATCCAAGAAAAATCTCTTGTCTTGAAAATTTTGCAACAGGAGTAAAAAATTCCGGCGGCAGTGTGCTAGTTGAGTGGAAACATCAATATCAGCCAAGTCGGTTAGCAGTAATATTGGGCTGGGCAACTACCAATATAGGTGGTCCTAATATTGCATTACGAAAACAAATTATCCACAATCAACAACAACGAGGATACCATACCATGTGTATTGATGCAAGTTGTTGGAAATACCTAGACAAAACCGGAACATATCTAAGATACAGTTTAGGAGGCCCTTTTTATGACCAGGCTGAATATGCTAACCGCAATAGTAACAATCAAAAATGGTTACAAATCAGTCAAGAACTTGATATACAATTAAAAGATCCAACAGATCGCTCTAGCGGATATATCTTAATCGGCATGCAACGGGATGGCGGGTTTGCCATGAAAACCCTCGATCCAATACAATGGATGATTGACAAAATTAGACAAATACGCCAGTATACCGATCGACAAATCGTAGTTCGGCCGCACCCGGGCAGTTATAACATGTCTAATTTTGAATTTTTAAAGCTACACCCTGATATCACTGTAGTTGATCCTTTACAATCGACCTTGTTAGAAAATATTAAATTAGCTCACAGTGCAGTGTTTTTTAACAGCAGTGCGTCGGTAGCTGCTGTGTGCGAGGGAGTTCCGGTATTTGTTGATGATATTAGCTGTGTAAGTTGGGCAGTGGCTAACAAAGATATTTCAAGAATTGAATCTCCGGAAATTTACTCTAGAGATGAATGGGTTAACAATCTAGCGGCAGCACATTGGTCGGACAACGACGGTCAGTCCGGATCAATCTATCAAAAATTCTTGCCCTATTTAAAATAATTACCAACCCAATACGTAGTCGCTTCGAATACTGGTTAACACGGTTGCTCCCCAGCTTCTTAACGTGTCCAATGCATACACAGTGTCACTATGCCCAACATCTTTGTGTTTTTTATGTTCGACTACCATAATTGGTTTATCACGCAACAGGGTATTTTTAGCACCTTGTAAAATATTATTTTCAAACCCTTCGCAGTCCAATTTGATGTAATCTATTTTGGGCAAGTTAAGACTATCTAATCTACGCATCGGAATCTTACCAGAACCAAAACTTTTTGTATCGACATGACTATGGCCGGTATTTTCGGCTGTGATAATCATGTCGATCATAGTGTCAGTGGCACCTAGGGCCATGCCTTCTACTTTAAAATTGTCAGCAGTGACATTTCGTAACAAACAATCTCGAAAATCTGCAACAGGCTCAAATGCTATCACTTGTGCAAATTCTCTACAAAGATCTTGGCTCCATAGTCCTACGTTGGCGCCAATATCCAACGCCAACCCTCGCTGGCTACACAATGCAACACTAGCACGTCTGACAGGTTCTTGATACACTGCTCCTCCACCCTTGGCTATATTTTTCTCTAGCATACTAGCGAAATGAGTGTCTTGATCTGGAAACCACCAGTTGTGCGATTGATACATTATGCTTTACCTTTTAAAATATTTTCCCAATAAGGGTGACCTTTGTGAATATTTACATCAATATCGTTGGCTCTACTTTGACCATGTGTTTTGCGTTTGCCCTTGACATGATCCATGTACCGGCCTAATTCTGAATTTATAAATGGATGACCGGCAAGCCCTTTGTCTAACCAATGGGTGTTGAGGTTGTGAAATTTATTGGTAATTTGATACTGGCGTCTAACAAGGTCCCAAATAAAACTATCGTGCCACTCCTTCTGATTAAAAATCTCATCGTTGATATACATCTCAACAAAATTGTCAATAAAGTGTCTTGTTTGTGGATAGTCTAAATTGTATGCCACCCATCCACACTCAGAGTGATATTTTTCGCCGCGTCCTAGATAACTAACCATGGTGTCACTAGGACACACCGACGCTAACCAGTCAAGTGGCACTTTGCTGTGAGTATGCGAATCCGCATCGATCCATATCATCCATCCGTCTTTAATTTGACTAGCGCAGAATGCTACTGAAAATACTTTATAGGCAAAACGAACTGCATTCCACCTAAAGGCTTTTTTTGGGTTATATACCCCAGGAGGACCGGCTAGTCCATGCGCCATTGGATTGTCCTTATGCCTCTGCACAAATTCTCGTAGCGTTGGGCTAACTTCTAACAAATTGTAAACTTGAGTATTGTCTCTTAAAGTCGCAGGATTGCAATTTTCGGCACACACCATAAGATCCACTTCTTTAGGCCAATTAGCCTCAAAGGTGTTGATCATACGCTGGCCATATTGTTGTAGCCCCTCTGGGTGAAACGTGGTAATTACAGTATAACTCATATTGGATATTTAGTGATTAAAACTTTGGCCTATTTCCCTTTTCAATGTGCCCTCAACAGTGGTCCTGTTATGTCTGCATTGTTAACCTCAGCCAAAAACAACGGAATACAAACAGTAGAAAACGGCATGGACTGTGACGCAGCTATCATCTGGTCTGCCTTATGGTATGGACGCATGGCACCAAATAAGAAAATTTACGAACACTACCGAGCCCACAACAAACCGGTTATCATAGTAGACGTAGGAGCATTATATCGCGGTGAGACCTGGAAGATTGCAGTTAACCATATCAATCGGTTAGGATACTACGGGCACACTGAAAATTTAGACATGGACCGCCCGCGTAAATTAGGAATCAGTCTTGCCATTAATCTAAGCAGGAATCCTGCTATACTGATTGCAGCCCAGCATCGATTCAGCCTGCAGTTGGCCAATCAAAATCACGAAGAGTGGATCATGGATCAAATTGAGGAAATTAGACGTGTGTCAGACCGTCCAATCGTTATACGTCCGCACCCAAGAAGCCCATTGCAAATTGCCACCTTGACTAGTACTATTACAATCGAAAAGCCGCAAAAGATCAACGGCACCTACGACAGCTTTGACATGCATTTTGATTATCATGCTGTGGTAAACTATTGTTCTGGTCCTGGCATACAGGCGGCTATATCGGGCACAAAACCGATTGTAGGGACTTACAGTTTGGCTGCGCCGGTATCGGTAACCATTGACAACATAGATCAACCCCATGACACGGATAGAGATCAATGGTTAGTGGAAATTTGTCATACTGAATACACAGTAAAAGAAATTGAAAAGGGCATATGGCTGACTCGACTAGCTTCCGTATTGTGACAACACCAACACGGCCCATTGATTGCGCTTGCGTGATTCACGGCGATGTTTATTCCTGGAGTTATGTGGAAAAATTATACAACATGTTGAACCGCAACATTGCTCCCGGGATAAATCTACACGTCTACACCGAGGAAAGTCGTCCAGTGCCACAACACATGATCAAGCACAGTTTGATAGACTGGGATATTTGTGGGCCAAAGCAAAGTTGGTGGTACAAGATGCAGTTGTTTAATCCCAATAATCATGCTGGCCCTCTTTTATATTTTGATCTAGATGTGGTTATCACAGGAAATCTTGATTGGATTACAGAACTTTCTACCAAACGATTATGGGCCATACGAGATTTTAAATATCTTTGGCGTTCGTCGCATCAAGGAATTAACTCCAGTGTCATGTGGTGGGATACTGTTGCGTATTCATATGTATGGGACGAATTTACGCAAGGCGACATACTGGCAAATATAAAAAAGTATACTGGAGATCAGGACTTTATATCGGATATAATTCCTGTAAATTATCGAAGATTTTTTGATAGCGACCGAATAAAAAGCTGGCGTTGGCAAGCACTTGATGGTGGTTTTAACTTTCAAAGCCGCAAATATTTAACTCCGGGATCTGGTACAGAATTGGATGCTAACACATCGGTATTGGTGTTTCATGGCAAACCAAAACCGCATCAGGTACAAGATTTTTTAATTACTAAACTTTGGCAATGATAAATATCACTGGAGAAAAAACAATGAATAGAACTGTTAAATTTTATGGATTAGGATACGGCCCAATTCCAGCTGAAATCAAAGTGATGAAGGATGCCGAGTTGGTGTACGAAGGTGTAGTCCCTACTGTGGATCAAAAAGACATCAAAAACAGTCCTGAGGATCAGCGATTGTTATTTACTATGGAACTTCCGGTTGAATTTGATGGTACTGTACCTATGCGAATCACAGTGACCAACAGTAACGTAGTATTTGCCCATGTATTATCTAACTACAATTTTCATGGATCGGGGCCTGAAAATTTCTTCCCCGTAATTAACGGCAAAGATGCCCGTAGTGAAGTAGAAATCGACGAAGTGCCGCAGACCACATTGTGGGAGACAACCGGTACCTGGAGTTGGCAAGTTAACTCGGGCAGTACTATATCCTACAACCTAAATGTAGCAGGTGGAACTGCTCCCTAATAACAACATCAAAAACTCCACTAAAAACCCGTTATTTTGACGGGTTTTTTATGGCTTGACCAATAATTTCTTTTACGCTATAATTGTTGTATAGTGTAGTTTTTAGACAACAATCTAGTAAAAAGGCAATAATGAATATTAAAGTAAAAGCGGCAGTAATTGTGGCAGGTATGGTGGCATCAATGTTTTTGAGTGTCCTGGCAGTTAAGTTAGCATTCACTTACATTCCACTCCAGGTCCTGGGCATGTTTGGCATGTTGGTAGTCTTGGCATTTATGCTAAGTCTGGGCTATACAGTGGTGCTGGCTCGGTTGCAATACGAGTCAAAGCTCAAAGATATTGCTAAAAAATAAGCGGTTGACTCGAAATACCAAATACCTTATAATAGCAGTATAGTTAATAAAAAGGAGCTAGCCTTGAGTACAGTAATTATTAAAAACGGAACATACCGTAATCAACCAGTTCGTGACGTGCAATTTGCACTAGTAAAAGGATTTCAAACCGGCGCCAAAGGAGGCTATGTGACTGTGAATGCAGATGGCTATTTTGGCCCAGACTTACCAGAAGTGGTTCGCATCAATGTAGATGCCATTGAAGATTTAGAATTTGCCGCAGGTGCAGTGGTTGAAGGTGCTCAGGTAGTTGCACCAAAGACAGTGGCGCCAGTAGAAACTGACGAAGAAGTCATGGAACGTATCGGTCAACGATTTGACATTCTGGATCAAATGACCAAGGCCACTATCGCAGGTGATGTGCGTGCCATGATTGTGGTTGGTCCTCCGGGTGTGGGCAAGAGCTACGGTGTAGAAAAACAGTTGGAGCATTCGGGCTTGTTTGACAAGTTGTCAGGTCGCAAGATCAAGTATGAAGTGATCAAAGGCGCTATGACTCCAATTGGCTTGTATTGCACTCTATACAAACACTCAGACAAGAACAATGTCCTGGTATTCGACGACTGTGACTCTGTATTCCAAGATGACTTATCGTTGAACATTTTGAAAGCGGCCTTGGACTCAGGTAAAAAGCGTCGTATCTACTGGAACAGTGATAGTGCCATGTTGCGTCGTGAAGGCGTTCCAGACATGTTTGACTTCAAAGGTGCCTGCATCTTTATCACAAACTTACAGTTCAGCAACCTTAAGAGCAAGAAACTGCAAGACCACTTGGAAGCACTACAGAGTCGCTGTCACTTTTTAGACTTAACACTTAATACCATGCGCGATCGCTTCTTGCGTATCAAGCAGATTTACCGTAAGGGTGAGTTGTTTGCCGACTACGACTTTACACAAGAACAAGGTGATATGGTCATTGAGTTTATGGAACAGAATCAACACCGCTTGCGTGAGATGAGCCTGCGTATGGCACTTAAGATTGCAGACTTGACCCGTGTTAGTGATACAAACTGGAGAGCATTAGCGGCTACCACTTGTATGAAAAATTCTTAAGAGGATTTGAAAAAGGTTAAGTACATACAGTAGCTCCTGGGTAGTTTAAATACTACCCATTTTCGACAGGTATCCGTAAAAAGATACCTGTTTTTTTGACTTTGCTACTAACATAGTGTATAATGAGTTATGATCTTGAATATTGAGCTAATTGATCTTAAATTGCAATTTAAGATCTTAGATAATCCATTGGCCCAGCTATGGCTAGAACGTATGCTTTTACGAGATCAGTACCCGTTGGATGATCCTAATAGATTTTACGGATTTGAAACTCAAGAATCAGCAGAACGTAAAGCACTAGCACAGATACAACAAACCTGTTCCGAGATCAACAAATGGAATACTATTATCGAACGGCCCATAGAATCGGTTGCTGATCAAGACACACTCAATTACTTGCATAACATATTCGAACGCTGGCATGGCTTATTGGATGAAAATCCAACGCACCCAACTTATGGAAAGTTCCCTCAAAAGATTCGACACCATTTAGCAGATTTAAATGTAGACGTGCATCGCTGTGAATCAGTTGCTCGTGGTAATCGTCCTCGGTTTGTATGTACATGGTACGGATTACCAAAAACCAAAACATTATCTGACGATCTATTAAAGTTTGGCACACTTAATCCTAAATTTGGATCAGTGTGTTTAAATTATTGTGAAATAGGAAAAACTCTTGAAGATCTAACACAAGATAATGATAACTATATAAGCGATGAAGCGTTCAGGCCATTTAGTCACTATAGTGCAGATTTTAATGTTAGACTACACGAAGAAACAGTAGCGTATATTGCAGAAAAGCAAGTACGCATGCAAGCATACTACAAGCAACACAGAGACTTTTTCTTTGAACACGGATACACTACTTTTCAGGATCCTCGATTGTTACCATTGAGATTTCCTGTAGCAGAATTGGTAGAAACGATGACTCAACAACAATTGCTGGCCAAAATACAACAACAACAATGTGTTACTAAGGTTTATATCGAATGAGGACGGCAACAATTATAATCAAAGACGAAGTCAATATCAAGATTGAAGGTTTAGAATTAGATGCCCGTCGTGCATTGGTCAATGCATTCAAGTACGATGTCCCGGGTGCCCGTTACTTACCAGCAGTCAGACTAGGACGCTGGGACGGCAAGGTAAGCTATTTTCAACTGGGTGGCAGCACCTATGTAAATTTACTGCCCGACATCATTCCTATTTTGGAAAAGTTCAACTACGACATCGAACTGGACGATCAGAGAGACTATAGTGTTAATTTTACTTTTGAGCAAGTGACTGAACAAACATTCAGTCATATCATGTGGCCAAAAGGACATCCTATAGAAGGCCAACCGATGGAGTTGCGTGATTATCAAGTTGAAGTAATCAACAACTTTCTTGAGAATCCACAATGCATACAAGAGATTGCCACCGGCGCAGGTAAAACTGTTATCACAGCTGCATTAAGTAATGCAGTAGCACCACACGGTAGAACCATAGTTATTGTTCCGAACAAGAGTCTAGTGACGCAAACAGAAAAAGACTACATCAACATGCAACAAGATGTGGGTGTTTACTTTGGTGACAGAAAAGAGTGGGGGCGCCAACACACTATCTGTACCTGGCAAAGCCTAAACGTACTGCTCAAGAACACAAAAAACGGAGTAGGCGACTGCACCATTGGTGAGTTCTTAGAGGATGTAGTATGTGTAATTGTTGACGAAGTACACATGGCCAAAGCCGATGCTTTGAAGACCTTGCTTACCGGTGTAATGGCCCGGATACCCTTGCGTTGGGGGTTAACCGGTACAGTGCCCAAAGAGCCATTTGAGTTTCAGGCATTGAAGTGTAGTCTTGGGCCTGTGATCAGCCAGCTCAGTGCTAGTGAATTACAGGACCGTGGCGTGTTGGCACAATGTCATGTGAATGTAGTACAGTTGGTAGACCATGCAGAGTTCTCTAATTATCAAAGTGAGTTAAAATTCTTATTGGAAGAGCCTGACAGATTAGATGCCATTGCTGGCTTAATCCGCCAGGTCAATCTAACCGGCAATACATTAGTATTGGTTGATCGTATTGCAGCCGGGCAAGGTATTATAGAACGCCTGGGCGACAATGCTGTCATGGTGTCGGGCGCAACCAAAGCAAAGGACAGACAGGATGAATATGATGAAGTGGCCGAAGCAACTGGTAAGATTATTGTGGCAACTTATGGTGTGGCCGCTGTGGGTATTAATATTCCTAGGATCTTTAATCTGGTGCTTGTGGAGCCAGGCAAAAGTTTCGTCCGTGTCATACAAAGTATTGGTCGTGGCATTAGGAAAGCTGAAGATAAAGATCATGTGCAGATCTGGGACGTGACATCAACGTGCAAGTTTGCTAAACGACACTTGACCAAGCGCAAGCAGTTTTATAAGGAAGCCAACTATCCCTTTACACAAGAAAAACTGGAGTGGAAATGAAAACAAAGGTTATTGTTTGTGGCGATAGCTGTTGTAGTGCAGATACTACTACAGAACGTTGGCATTTTAGTCAACTGTTGGCCGACCAGCACGGAATGGAAGTAATTAATCTTGCCCGAGGCGGCATGAGTAATTTAGGCATTTGTTTTCAGATTGAACGGGCGATTGAATTGAAGCCCAACGTTATAATTTACAATCAAGCAGACCCGCAACGGGTGGATTTGATTATGAAATCTCCACCGTTGAAGTATGGATTAAAAGATTTTATATATCCGTATCCTTGGGATGAAAGTCGCCACAGTCCACATGTGGGCGGTCTTGATGCAACAATTTTTTCTACAGTTTACCAAGGACTTGATGATCAAAAATATGTGTCGGTCTCGGACGAACAGCTCACCGCAATCAAATACTATCATTCCTATTTGTTTGATTGGAGGTTGAAATTTACGTCAGATAATTGGTGGTTTAGTCATTGGCATAATCAAATTCGACAGGCTAAAATTTTACCTATTGATCTAACTAGTCGGAGTCATCCCCTAGATCAACAACATCCAGTTGGAAAAATCATCTATGATTTTATTAATGCAAATCCAGGATGGCCAAAATTATACCATACAGATCGCGCTACACAAGAAATTGTTGCAAGTGGACTGGTCAAAGAAATACAAAAATTATTAAAAGAGTCTTGACTTTTCAACTAGAATACAGTATTATAACAACATGAGAATACTAACACTTGACAACGCACCATTTGATTTAGATCATTTACCGGAAGAAGTTGATGATATGAGATTTGCTATTCTGGACAATAGCAACCCACAAGACCCTGATTATCATTATATACCGTTGATCTTTTTGGAAAGTTTTACAGCTCCAGCCTTGGTGTTGCGCATTGGGAAAAATATTGTTCGCATGCCCATGGATTGGCAACTGTTGATTGGAGAACCAGATCTTGGTGACCTAGAAGTATTGCCACTTACTGCTATTAACGATAGAGGATTCAAAGCATTCCAATTCAATCCACTTAGCAGTTTCCGTCCCAGTTTCCTAGACGTGGAAATTGTTGATGTGTATCAGGAAGTAAGTTGGTATGCACCCAAGTTAAAAAATGGTCAAATGTTGTGCGTGCCAGTGGACGACGCAGAGAAACCCGAATGTGTGTATTTTGTCAAAGACATTAGCCGCAACTGCGAAGTAATCGATTATAACAAGGCTTGGTAGTGGATAAACTTAGTATCGGCAATGAGATGGCACAGTTTGATTGTAAGAATCGCGCATTCTACGACGAACTAACCGATGAAGAAAAGAAAAAGTTTAGCAATTTTCTTATGATACGCTATGGGTCTAGTGTTCAAGGTAATGCTATGGATCAAGCAGTTTATTTGTTGAGTTGTAATGAAAATCTTAACAAACATTTCTTTGCAATTAACCGACATCCCAAGCTACAGTGGTTGTGTGCTACAGCCGTGAGTCCTGGGTGGGGTACAAAAAGACATAACTGGATTGCTCCCAAGAAAAAAGAACCCGGTGCTGGTGGTATTAAAAAGCAACTGGCAGAACTGTTCCCTAACATGAAGTTGGATGAAATCGAAGTTATGGCCACAATCAACGACAAAAAAGATTTAGCTGAATATTTAAAAAAACTAGGAATTGACAAATGAGCGCCATTACACGATTAGTAGTCAACGGCGATAGTTACATGGAGTTGTATGCTAAAGGACTTGGTCATGTCGATCTAGCACAACGGTTAAATTTGCCACACTCGGCTAGTCTTGCTATCGGTGGCAGCCCGGATTCTCGCATAATTAGGACTGCTCTCAAAGACAGTTACCAAACTGCAGAACCTACGTTGTATGTGTTAGGTGTGGGATTTTTAAGTCGTTGGGAAGTGCCAGTATTAAAAAATGAGTTTGAAGGATCGTTTGAAGGTAGATGGACAAACCCACAAAATCAGAACTATGTGGATCGGTGGGAACACAACTGGAATCAAAAGTTAACCAAGCAATTGATGGATTTAAAACTGATAACCGATTTTTATAGTGTACCAGATCGCGTGGAAGATTTAATGTACAGACTCAAATCCATGATTGCAGACTTACACAGCAGAGGACATAGAGTTGTAATTTATCAACAGGCCGATGACATTTATCAACGTTATTTAGATAACAGCAACTTGTATTTGTTCAAAGACAATCCAATCTTTATCGACGGACTCAAATGGAGAGCTGTGCCTTGGCAATTGTCACAAGGAGTACCACCGAACCCATTGGGTCCAAACAATCCATACGAGGTGCCAGATGAAATCAGGCATCCAATGGCCGGGGAACATCATAAACTAAATGAGTTTTTACAAAACTATATTTTAAAACATCGTATAATGGAATAATGCATACTTGTAGATATTGTGAAAAAGGGTTTGTCAAGGAAACCAGTTTAGCAGTCCACTTGTGCGAGCCCAAGCGTAGACATCAAGAACAAAGTGAAAGAGGAGTTCAATTGGGATTTCAGGCCTACTTGCGATTCTATGAAATCACACAGGGCAGTGCCAAATTAAAAACTTTTGCAGACTTTGCAAAAAGTCCATACTATCGAGCTTTTGTAAAGTTTGGGAGATACTGCGTTGATCTAAAAGCCATTAACCCTGCCAGGCTGACAGAATGGTTGTTGAAAAAAAATAAAAAAATTGATCATTGGTGCCGTGACACCATATACACTGAATATCTATTAGACTATTTGCAAATTGAAAACGTCAACGATGCATTGGCCAGAGCAATTGAATTCAGTATAGACTGGTCCGAGCAAACAGGTAACCCAGCACACGATTGTTTGCGTTATGGCAACACTAATGCTATGGTTTATGCTGTTACTGCTGGTAGAATCAGTCCGTGGGTGTTGTACAACTGCGAGTCTGGTCAGCGATTCCTTGGAGATTTAGATGCTACACAGATTGCTATGGTTTGGGCCTATATCGATAGTGAAATCTGGATGAAAAAATTTGGCGACTATATAGCCGATCAAGAGTATGTCAAAGATGTGTTACAGAAAGCTGGGTGGTAGCAAAAATGAGTGCAGATATCGATTTAGATTTAGCCGATAGAGACCAGCTTCTACAGTTGATTCAAGTAACTCCGGCTCGGCAGACCAATCAAGGAAAAATCAGGCGTCACAACAGCGGTATATATGTCACTGATATTCCGTACGACCCGGTACATGAGTGTGCGGCAATTGATTACGAGCAAGCAGAAGAGTTGGGGTATTTTAAAATAGACCTATTGAACATGAGTGTGTATCAATTGGTCAAAGATCCAGAACATTACAAGCAGATGTTAGACAAGGTGCCCCAATGGGAACGATTGTGGACCGATCCAGAGTGGGCAAAGCAATTGGTACACGTGGGAAATTATATCGACCTACTTGCTACTATGCGTCCCGACAGTATTCCTAGAATGGCAGCTTTTATCAGCATTATACGACCAGGCAAAGCACACCTGCAAAATCAGCCATGGCCCGAAGTGTTTGATTCAGTGTGGGACGGTGATGCTAGTCGAGGATTTGTTTTTAAACACGCACACGCCATTGGGTATGCGGCACTGGTTGCACTACATATGAATCTGCTTAGTCAATCCGACGAACCAGTGTAATGCTCTTTCTTTTGGATTTCTTGCGGGCCATTTCGCTCAAGCTGCACACAGGACCGTGAATAATTTCTAGATCTTTGTTGGCAAAGGTTCTCAGACATGGTTTAAATGGATCCCATTCACCCTTAAGAAAAATGTTAATAGGAACACTGCGATTTGACTCCCACCACCATACATTAGCCAGCTCAAGAAATCGTTTTTTGTTTTCTAAATCCAAAATACTGCCAAAGTCGTAAATTGTAGTAATTGCATTGTCTCTGTTTTGTATTATGCCCACGTATTCTGTGGTGGCGTACACGCACAGCGTGATAAACGGGTATTTTTCTGCTAGTTTAGTAAAGATTTCGTTGGTCATAATGTTCTGGATATTTATACTCAAGATCTCAACCGAATATGTTAATCGCTAAATAACGTGTATGTATTCCACACAAGTTTATCTCTATCAACAACTAACTCGCGTATTGTTAATGGATACCGGTGGTGGCGAAACTTTTATCTATAGGTATGATCCCGTGTACGCAAAACGACTAACAATTAACAAAGGTGTTGACAATGTATTGTTGTTTGAATTTGTCAACCAAGAACAAAAACCTGTCAACATCACAGGTAGCAGTTTTATATTCCGTGTGATCGATACTGCAAGTAACGAATTGTTATTGCAAAAATCCATGGATATTTTAAACGCTGCAACAGGTCGTGCAAAAGTACAATTCAGTGGCAACGAGTTGTTGGAAGTGATTGGACAACCGGCTAGTTACAGTATCCAACGTACTCAACCTGGCGGTGGTTACAGCGATGCAGTATTTGTAGATGCTCAAGCAGGTGCCCGTGCTCCTGTAGACATTGTAGACAGTGTACTACCACAATTTGTACCCAGCGCAGAACTCACTATACCCACAGTGGAATTAACCAGTCAAGCTAGTTACGGTGGTACCAGTTATAGTAACTATCCGGACTGGGCAGGAGCATACTGGTCCGGTGGTGGCGTAGGCCCTGGAGTTTACAACAGCTGGATGAATACCGAGTACTTCTCAAGTTTTATTGAACCAACCAGTGCGGTAACCACCATTCAAATGGATCTTGTGGGCTATACTGGCACTATCAAAGTACAGGCCGCTGAAAATTATCAAAGCATTTGGTATAATGTGTCCGAAAGTACAACCTATCTCAATGAAACACGCACCATTCATCTCAACATAGTTGGATGGTACCCGTTATTGAGATTGTGTTTTAACAATTCAGTATTTGCCACACCTAACCCACCTGGCGTTCCGGGCAGTGCCTACGCATTTGTAGACAACGGTGAACTGCAAAGTATCACAGTCAGCAACGGAGGATCTGGATATATTGCACCTCCTAAGATCAATATTATTGGTAATGGTAGTGGAGCAGAAGCAGTGGCCACAATCAACAACACCGGTGTTATTACCGGAATCACTGTAACCAATCCTGGAGCCGGGTATTGGCCAGTACCGGCAGCCGGAGTCAACACAGCTGCCTATCCAGTACCACCACAGAACCAAGGTGCAATTGTGGTAATCAGCACCGGATACGTGGAAAATTTACTTTACCGATAACACCAAACAACGTTGATTTTGTTTAAACAATCTGCTATAATAGTAGCATGATTGATGTGGTTTCTTTTTTACCTGGCAAACGAAAACAAACAGCAAGTGGTTGGATAAGTTTCAACGCACCCTGTTGTGTTCATCGCGGCGACACACAAGACCGTCGACAGCGGGGAGGAATTAAACCTAGCCCGGATGGATCTTGGTCATATCATTGTTTCAACTGTGGATATACTGCAAGTTTTGTACTGGGTCGCAACTTAACATTCAAAGCTCGTCGGTTACTGGAGTGGATGAATGTGCCACAGGAAGAAATTGAACGCATCAATCTTGAAAGTTTAAAACACAAAAGCATAGAAGGCCTGTTGGGTGAGCGGCAAGAAGTAATACAAAAATTACAAAGTATTGAATTTGAGGACAAGGATTTACCGCATAACACGCAAGAAATTGAACCAGGCGGTATTGCCGAGGCGTATCTGCGCAGTAGAAACATACCACTTGACTACCCATTTTTGTATAAAACAATGCCACGTCGTGGAATTGTAATTCCATTTACACACAACAATCAAGTGGTGGGACACACTACAAGATTTATGGATGACAAGACTCCTAGATACATCCAAGAAATACAGCCAGGTTATGTGTTTGGCACAGATTTACAAAAAGCCACGTGGCAATCGGCCATTGTGGTAGAAGGTGTTTTTGATGCACTAAGCATTAACGGTCTGGCAGTATTACATGCAGAGATCAACGATGCACAAGTCAGACTCATACGCAGTCTTGGGCGCGAAGTTGTGGTAGTGCCAGATCAAGATGAAGCCGGAATGAAGCTGGTGGATCGTGCAATAGAACTAGGTTGGTCGGTTAGTATACCCAATTGGCCTGTAGGCGTTAAAGATGTGAATGATGCAGTGATTCGTTTGGGTCGTTTGGCAACCTTGATAACTATCATGCAGGCCAAGGAAACCAGCAGAATTAAAATTGAACTAAGGAAGAAACAACTTGTCAAACGCCTACGATAACTGGTGCCCCGAAGTGTACAAAGGGTTATTTGTGGATCGGTTTAACGATAATTCATTAAGGATAGCACCCTGTTGCCAAAGCAGTTCTAGCATAGAACCCACTGAAACTTTTAATTTTGAAACAAGTCCTTATTTGACTGAACTTAGAGATCAGTTTTCGCAAGGAAAAAAACCTTCGGCATGTAATCGTTGTTGGGAAGCCGAACGCCTGGGGCACAAAAGTCGCAGACAAAGCTCTATTGATTTTTTTCAATTGCCGCAGGCCGACACCGCAGTAGAATTAATGAGATTGGATCACAGTGCCACTTGGGCATGTAATTTGGCTTGTATTATGTGCGATCCTAGGAATAGCAGTACCTGGGCAGTAGAGTTAAAAACACCAAAAAGTCAACTTCGCTCGATGGGTCGACAATTCCAAAAAAATAATAATTTTATCAAACAACTCGATTTGACAAAAATTAAAAAAATACATTTTAACGGTGGCGAACCCATGCTCAATAACGATCAACTTGATCTATTAGAGGTGCTGGATCAAAATAATTTACTGTCTGGAATCTCAATTAGTTATAACACAAATGGCACTGTTATGCCAAGTGAACAGTTAGTTAACTATTGGAAAAAGGCCCGTATAGTAAAGTTGTTTTTTAGCATTGATGGAACAGACAAATCTTTTGAATATATCAGATATCCAGCAAGTTGGGAAGCCACATCTAACAACATAATAACAATGAGAGATATGTTGCCGACCAATGTGATGTTTGGTATCAATGCTACAGCAGCTTGTTATAATATTTTTGAACTGTGTAATGTGTGGAGTTGGTTTGAACAGAATCTAATAGATAAGAGAGAACATGACCAGGGTGACTTTTGTTGGCAGTTTGCGTATAATTATGATATAGCCTGGCTTACCAAAGAAGTTAAAGAACGAGCTCTACTACAAATAGAACCAATCAAGGCATTGTCAGGAATCGCCGAGTATTTAAAAACAACAATTAACAATGGCCCTGTGAGACAATGGATAAATGACTTAACACAAATTGATGTCAGACGTGGTACTAACTGGAAAGACAGTTTGCAAGTTGGAAAATATTATTAAGGAATTAGCATGTTAAAAGACTACGGGCTTGATGTCCAAAAACTATTCTTAGAAATGATGTTGCAAGACGCAGAGTCATATGTGCGTGTGCAGAATATCTACAATCCAGAGAATTTTGATCGAAGTCTACGTCCAGTGGCAGAGTTCATTGCAACTCATAGCAATGAATATAAAACATTACCAGGGCCAGATCAAATTAAAGCAGCCACTGGTGTGGAACTAAAACATATTCCTGAGTTGAATGACGGTCACTTTGAGTGGTTCATGACCGAGTTCGAAGGATTTACTCGTAGACAAGAACTAGAACGTGCAATTTTAAAGAGTGCAGACTTGCTAGAAAAAGGCGAGTATGATCCGGTAGAAAAACTTATCAAAGACGCGGTCCAAATATCACTTACTAAAGACATGGGCACGGATTATTTTAATGATCCCAGTGCTCGTATCAACAAGTATTTTAATTCGGGCGGACAAGTGTCAACAGGGTGGCCACAGATGGACAAGATCTTGTATGGTGGATTCAGTCGCGGCGAATTAAATATTTTTGCTGGTGGATCAGGATCGGGTAAATCTTTGGTTATGATGAACATAGCATTGAGTTGGCTCCAGGCCGGACTTAGTGGCGTGTATATCAGTTTAGAACTGAGTGAAGAATTGTGTGCGTTACGTACAGATGCCATGTTGGCAGGGATGAGTACAAAAGAAATTCGTAAGGACATTGATCAAACAGAACTCAAAGTCAAACTTGTGAGCAAGAAAGCCGGACAATATCGTATCAAGGCCCTGCCGGCCCAATCAAACATCAATGATATCCGTAGTTATATCAAAGAAGTGCAAGTGCAAACAGGGATCAAAGTAGACTTTATCATGTGTGACTACCTGGACTTGTTGATGCCGGTGAGTGCCAAAGTCAGCCCCAACGACTTGTTTGTCAAAGATAAGTACGTAAGTGAAGAATTGCGTAACTTGGCCAAAGAACTCAATGTGTTATTTGTAACAGCGTCGCAGTTGAATCGTAGTGCTGTGGAAGAAATTGAATTTGACCACAGTCACATTAGTGGTGGTATTAGTAAGATCAATACTGCTGATAACGTGTTTGGTATCTTTACAAGTCGTGCCATGCGTGAGCGTGGCAAGTATCAAATTCAATGTATGAAGAGCCGTAGTTCAACAGGTGTAGGACAAAAGATTGATCTAGACTACAACATTGAAACCATGCGTATCACCGATCCCGGCGAAGATGCCGGTCCGGTTAATTCGTTTAATAAATCCAATTTACTCGACAGTATCAAAGCCAAAAGCACAATGATCAACGGAACAGAACCAGCAACCCCAGCTGATAGAACAGAGATTAGCAAGATTACTGCTGACGTACAAAGTGCTAAATTAAAACAACTGTTAGGACAGATCAAACAATCGTGATTGATTACACGAATATAAAAGATGTTCACTTAGAAATATCTAGTCTATGCAATGCCAGTTGTCCATGGTGTCCTAGAACATTTTGGGGCTACCCCCACAATGGTGGGTATCCTGAGACCAATCTTTCGTTAGCTCAGGCCAAAGTAATATTTCATCCTGAATTTTTAACTCAATTAGATAGCATACGTATCAACGGAAACTTTGGCGACATTGTGATGAATCTAGAGGGCCCTGATATTGTTGATTATTTTTTCAGTGCAAATCCCAAGTTAGATATTACTATCAGTACCAATGGCGGTGCAAGAAATAGTAAATTTTGGACTCGATTAGCACAAACCCCTGCTAAAGTGTGGTTTTGTCTTGATGGACTAGAAGACACTCATCACTTGTATAGACAAAACACAGTTTGGGCCACGGTGATTCGCAATGCTCAAACATTCATTGCCGCTGGCGGACATGCTGTGTGGAAATTTATTCCATTTGATCATAATCGTCATCAAATTGATGCTTGTCGCAAACTTTCAAAAAATCTTGGGTTTTTAAATTTTCAGATAGTTAGCGATGGACGAGATGTTGCGCCTGTCTTTAATAAAGATGGCAAGTTAACACATACTCTTGGCAATTATACTGGAGAAAAAAGTTTTGAAATATTGTTTCATAACAAGAAAACAACTTTATTAGAAGATATTACAGTAGATCGCACTCCTAAAAATAAAATCAATTGCAAAACACAAACAAGTAAATCAATTTATATTGCGGCCAACGGAGACGTAAGTCCGTGTTGTTTCACTGGATTTTATCCCAAAACATTTGGAGCCGGGCATTATCATCAGCCAACTAATGCACAACTGATTCCGCTAATTGCAAAAAATAATGCGTTAGTGTATCCATTGGATCAATGTATAGAGTGGTTTAAATCTATTGAAAATTCTTGGAAAATTGCCAATTATGAACAAGGGCGTTTGGTAATTTGTGACGATGTATGTGGACAAACCCGATAAATAATAAAAAGGTTCTGGCCAATATGCAAAAGAAAACCCGTAGTATTTTAGAAGAATTAGATAGTTTATATGCTGAGCGAGATAATCGACATGTGATCGAAAATCGCGCTTCTAATATCATTGCCAGTGCTATACGCTTGTTAGAGCAGATTGACGAAAGTTATAGTCCCGAGCAGGCCGATAATTTAACTCGCAAGTTGATCAATGCTATCAAGCTGAGAGACCCGGGTAAATTTACTCGTACTGTAAGGAAAACTGATGCAAATTCATGAAGTAACTCAGTCAAAACAGAAACAACTAGATGAAGGCTTGCCGGCTCCTAGCTGGGCAGGTGACATCAAAAAATACGCCAAAGCTGCATTAGATCCTGCAGCCTGGAAAGGCGGTGGCAGACTAGACAAAAATTTAGCCGCACAAGAAGTCGCCCAACAAACACAGCAGTACGTCAATAAATTAGCCAGCGAGTGGTTAGCCGGACCTGGCAAAACCACTGTACAAAAAACCGCTCCTGCAGCCGCCAATACTGCTACTGTACAAAAAACCGCTCCTGCAGCCGCCAATACTGCTACTGTACAAAAAACTGCTCCCGCCAATACAACTCCTGCGGTAGGTATGCGCTTCAGAGTGGTCAACCCAAGCAATCAAGGTACCTACTTCAAAACTGGCAATACCTGGAGTACCGAACTTGGGCAACCGATAGTTGCGCCAAAAACAATTGAGTATTTGGAAAAACTACTAGATGGTGGTGCAGGTAGAGAAGAACCAACACCAACAAACAAAATCCGAGAAGCACCAGAATATACAACTCCAGCTGGCATTGTGGTCCCGGGTGGTGCCAAAACAGCCGCACCCACCTCTGCTTCCACAAACACCAGTTCAACCTACAGCAATCAGTTAAGAGACTGGACCGCTGGCAAGTTAAAAAGTACAGAACCAAGTACTGGTGCGCCTATCACATTAGATGATGTTGAAGCCAATGCCGGAACCAAACAACAGTTGACCCGCTTGTTAACAGCAATTAATCAAAGCACAGGCAACCCCACTGAACTAGAAAAACTAATAAAAAACTACTTGTTGACCGCAGTGCATGGAATACAACAACGGTCGGCTGAGATTAGATCAACTGTGCCAAAAGCACAACTAACAACTCGTCGTTCAGCTGGTAGCATAACCAACGATGCACTGTATAAATTAGGACAAGACGTTATCGGTCGTGGAGAACGGGTGCAGAACCCAACAGGAAGCCCGACCATTGACCGAATGTTACAACAAGCTGGATTATTAAAATGAATATTTTTGAAGGTGGCAACGTATTCAAAGACGCCAATGGACGAGCATTGACTCAACGTATTGATCAGACCGATGTAAAGACCACATTGGCATGGCTAGAACAATTGTTGCCCAGCATGGATTTGCAAAATAACACACTAGGGTCAACTGGAATCAAAGCAACCAGCGGTGATCTGGATATTGCAGTTGATACCAGTCAAGTGACCAAAGAACAAATGGTGGCACAACTAACACGTTGGGCACAAAGTCATGGGTTCAAAGCCGATGAATGGATCAAAAAGACCGGCACAGCAGTACACTTTAAAACACCTATAAATGGACGGCCAGACCAAGGGTTTGTACAGACTGATTTTATGTTCTTGAGCAATGTGCCTTGGTCAAAGTTTGTGTTGGGTGCAATGCCAGCAGACAGTGGGTACAAAGGTCGAGAGCGCAATGTGTTAATGAATAGTATTGCCAAAAGTATGGGTTACAAATTGAATCAAAATGCCGGTATTGCTAACCGCGCAACCAACGAAATTCTGTCAGACGATCCGGACCAAGTGGCCAAGATGTTGTTGAACAAGTCCGCCACACGCCAAGACTTGGCCAGCGTTGAATCTATATTGGCAGCACTAGCTAAAGACCCCAAACGCGAAGCAAAGTTGGCTGATTTTAAAGCACACATGGAACGTGAAGGCTTGCCATTTATGGAAAGTGAAATGCCACCGCTAACCGGCTACACCGAAGTAAATTTTTTAGCTCGCCTGCGTGACCGTATTGTAAATCAAGGCATGCAACCCATTATGGAAGCCGGTGTAATGCCACAAGTTGGCGGCCGTGCCAAGGGCATTGAACACATTGAAGATTTGGTATTCCGTAACGGAACCGCAGGTATTCAACAGGCATTGTCGGTTATTGAACATATGAAAACCAACACAAAGAAATCTACCACAGTTAAATGGGATGGAAAACCTGCGTTGATTTTTGGTCGTTTGCCTGACGGAACATTTGTATTAACTGATGTTGCTGGCTTTACTGCTAAGGGTTATAATGGACTATTTACAAGTCCTCGTCAAGTTATCAAGCACCTGGCCGCAAGAGATGCCGATGCCGAATCAAAAGGAAAACCGTCTGGCCGTGTTGCGACACTGGGCCCGCTGTATCAACAACTGTGGCCTTTATTACAAGCGGCTGTTCCTGAAAATTACAAAGGTTTTATCCAAGGCGATTTGTTGTACACCAGTACTCCACCGGAACAGGCAGGAAATTTAGTATTTCAACCCAACACAGTTCCTTACAGTATTCCGGCTGCCAGCAAATTAGGGCAAGAAATCGCTGACAGTAATGTGGGCATTGCTATTCACACTCGTTACAAGGAACCCGGCGCTGCCAAGCAACCGTTGGGACGTCCAGCATTAAATCCTGTAGAAGGCCTGTTGTTGATGGAGCCAATTGCTCCATCAGAAAATGTTGAACCTGCAGACAGCAAAAGTGTTAAACAACTAAAACAATTGGTTGCCAAACATGGCAAAGACATTGATAGCCTGTTTAATCCTGCAGACCTAAGAGCCGCACAAATTACTGATTTGCCCAAACTTGCCATTGACTTTATTAACTATCTAATTCATAATACCGGCAACGATAACACTGTAGTAGGAAATTTTGATGCTGGAAACATTTTACAAGATTTCTTTAATTGGTTAAAAGTCACAGTGACTCCTAAAAAATACAATAACATACTTGAATACACACAAAGCCCACGCAGTAATATGTCTGGATTGAGTGCGGCATTTGCGGCATTTGTATTGTTGCACAATATAAAAATGGATATTCTACAACAACTGGATCGCCAAGTGCCCGGACAAGAAGGATGGGTGGTTACAGTGCCCGGTGGTGTGGTCAAGTTTGTTAATCGTTTTGAATTTACCCGTGCAAACCGGTTGGCAAATCCTGAATAATCCTAGCCAAAATCTCCTTTTTTGCCTCAAATGGTAAATATTAGTAGGACCTTGAGTCCACACATATAGGAGAATTAAAATGGCATCATTAACAATCACATCCGGCGGATCACAACCAGTATTCGCATCTGACACCCTAAACGGTTCAGTATCTAGCTCTACATACCTTGCAGGCGTTCCAACTAACTTAGCAGGCCCAAAACTTGACTTCTTTGGTTGCGATCTTGGTGCAAGCCCAGCTGCTGAAGCAGCTGTTAACGGTATGTTACAGACATTGTTGCAAAGCATTCAGCAGACAGCTACAGTAGCTATCTACCAAGTTGCTGCTACAACAAACGTAACAAACTTCTCTGTTGCTACATACCCAACAGGTGCTTTTAACACAGCAACTGATGGTACTGACAACTCAGCAGCTACTTTGCAAGCTCAGATCCGTGCATTGGGCACAGTTGATGGCTATGACTTGTCTGGCGCAACTGTAACTAACGTTGGTTTCCGTTTGGCTAGTACAGCTACATCAGCATCATAATTTTAAAGTTTACTTTAAAAACAAAAAGCACCGCAAGGTGCTTTTTTGTTGGCTACGTTTTTTATCATTAAATACCCGTATAATGAGTTTCATATACGAAAGCCCTGATGGTGGCAATACTGTTTACAAACGCAAAATTGGTCAAAGCCAACGTGAACTACATTCCATTAGCGAGGAAAAACGCAAATGGGATCAACAGCTCGAAGAAGAAATGCTTTGGGTTAAAATTGCTCAAGTCGGTAGAACTAATCCTGCCCTGCAAGCGGCATTGGATCGGGCACGAATCATTTATGAATTGAGCAGGGTCGATGATTAAAATACAATGTCGTTGTTTGTTTGATATCACGGCCACTGGAATTACCGGACATTATAAAAGTTCTCGAGTTCCATTCATTGACCGTGCCGGACAACAGATTGTCAATGAAACTGCTTGGAATCGGGCACGTAATCAACAACGAAATTGGGAAACATTGACTCAATTGATTTCATTGCGTACTCAGGTAAATGAGTTGACTGATCCTGTTAAGATCGACTGGGTATGGCAGTTTGAATTTGCCACAGAAACAGTTGATGTGTACGGAACACCAGACGATCCCACACTGGTCCTGCGTAATGATGCTGCCGGAGTTCCTATGCTGATTATCCTGGAAAATAATCAAATTACAGCACAGGAATTGAGTGTAGAAGGTCAAGACCAGAATATTTGGTTTACGCCAATTACGGTAAATACTTGATAGGTCAGCTATTAGCTGAGCCGCTAACATAAAGAGAATATTATGGTCGAAGCCACTGACATTGAAAAGAAAAGTTTAGAAGCACACGTTGAGCTATGTGCCGAACGTTATAATGCACTAGAAGACAAAATGACCGCAATGAATAAAAATATTGCGCATTTGTGTGAGATGGTTCAAGAAGTCAAGTCAAGCGTTAGCAAATTGACTGAAAAAAATAACGATCGATTAATTTCGTGGGGTATTGGCATCATTGGATTCTTGGGTGCTTCAACTGTTTATCTATTAACTCACTACGTTTTTAAATGAAAATTGATAATGAAGTCGACCGCATGCTTCGACAAGAATTTAAAGATATTCTTCCCAATACAATTTGGCAAAATGATTTGGGGGTATATCATGTATTTGGACATTATAAAATAATTCCAGAAAAACCCGGATATAGAGTATTTTGCAGTGCCACTGATGTTGGCCTGTTTAACAGCACAAAGACTGCACTAAGTTGGTGTATTGCTGACAAATATCGAGAATATAATTTAGCACGTGAACTTTTAACTGTTGATAATAAGTTACAAAGTTTAAGTCAAGATATCAACACACGAGCCGCATTAGCGGACCGCAGCAACCGAGTTGAATTTCGAGATATTGTGTGTGTCAAGTTAGAAAGTAAAATTATCCAAAAAAAGCAATTGGAAAAACAACTGTCCAAATATGTCTCCTGGGCTAAATATTGTCAACAACGAGGATTTAATAATGAAATTGCAAGAACTGGCCGTGGCCAACCCAACAAAACAAGCCGCTAAAGTATTCGAAAGTTACTTTGGTAGCAGTATCAAATTTGATACAATTTCACCAGTGCAGGCCGGCAAACTGTTGACCCGTGTTCGCGCATTAATCAGCGAGCACCGTAGGACTCCAGAGTTCCACACCAGTGAACAAGATGCTTCGTACCTCAAATTGGTCATGTTAGAACAGGCATTGGGCGCACAAGCAGCTGCACCAGCCGCAGCGATTGGCCAGGCCCAAGTTGATCCGGCTAAGCAAGCCGCATTACAAACAGCCCAGGTACAACAGCGCAAGCGTGAAATTCAAGATGCTATTCGTGCCAAACAAAAAGAAATTCAAGATTTGCAAAAACAAATGAACTCTCCTGTTGCAATGGAAAGCCGTCCAAGTTTACGTCAGCGGCTTAAGGAGTCCGAGGTTCAACAAGCTCAAGTTGTATTGGCCAGTCAAGATATGGTTGATCAGGTACAAAAAATGAGTGAACAGATCAGTGCTATGCAATTTAAAGATTTACCAGCCTTGGTTGACCAAGTTAAAAATCAAGTTGGTGTAGACCAAGCCATGCAGTTCAATACAGATGCTACTGCCGCACTAGCAGGCTTGTTGCAGAATTTACAAGGCGCAAAGCAACAATTGGAACAGGCACTTGGCGTAGTTACAGGTCAAGCCCCAGTGGTTCCAGGCGACGCCGGTGTTGATTTAGATGCAGAAATTGAAGCTCCTGCAGCCGACGCCGAGGTTGATGCAGACATTGACATCGATGCCGAAATGGACGCCAATGTAGAAGCTCCAAGCGCATCTCTGGGTCGCACACGTAGATAATGCGTCTTTTTGAATTTGCAAATCCCGACTCACAGAAATTACTGGCCTTGAGCCAGTTTCTGTTGGGCCGTGCTGATGACGAAACAGCTTCAAAAGAGATAAGTCAGGCTGCCTTTATTGACCTTGCCAAGAGCTTGGGTGTAAATGTAACCACCGACACCCTGAATCAAATTATCAATCAAGATCCATTAAAAAATATTCTTGAGCCAATTGAACCAGGTAGCAATGTAGTTCGATTCAAAGGCAATGTTACAGGTACTCCGGGCGTGAGCGTAGATCAAGCTCGCGCAGTAGTGGATTCCAACGCCAAAGCAGCACTAAGACGTCGCCAATAATACCAGAATTGTTGTAAATAATCAAATAGCGTGTTATAATGTACAAAGGAGTATAGAATGGCCTATTCAGAAAAAGTAATCGATCACTACGAAAACCCCCGCAATGTGGGCAAGATGGACATTGACGACACTGTTGGCACTGGTATGGTAGGAGCACCGGCCTGTGGCGACGTAATGAAACTACAGATCAAAGTAGAGGATGGAGTTATAACAGATGCAAAATTTAAAACTTACGGTTGCGGATCGGCTATTGCGTCGTCGAGCCTCGTTACCGAGTGGGTCAAGGGTAAAACGCTGGAGCAAGCAGGCGCGATTAAGAATTCTGAGATTGCGGAAGAACTTGCTCTCCCGCCGGTCAAGATTCACTGTAGCATTCTTGCTGAAGATGCGATTAAAGCGGCCGTAGCAGATTACAGAGCCAAGCATGATACAAGTAACTGAATCCGCAGCTAAAAAAATCAAACAAAATCTAGACAAGCGAGGATCTGGCATTGGAATTCGCATTGGAGTGAGAACCACTGGATGCTCGGGTCTTGCTTATGTGTTAGAATATGTAGATAGAGTAGAGCCAGGAGATGTTGCCATGGCTGATAATCATACCAATGTCATTGTAGATAAAAAAAGCCTGCCCATTATTGATGGCATTACTGTGGACTATGTGCGCCAAGGCCTTAATGAAGGCTTTGAATTTTTAAATCCTAACGAAAAGGATCGTTGCGGATGTGGCGAATCATTTAGGATTTAATGAGCGCACCGTTGGTAACATTTGGTGACAGTTGGCCGTATGGGTCAGAATTAAGTGCTAACGAACAGCCGTACGGTGCAGTATTGTCGACGCTGTTAGATTCAGAGTTGTACACCAACTGTGCTTGCCCAGCAACCAGCAACGAACACATGCTTCTTCAACTTGATGGTTATGCCAACCAACATGAATCTATAGAAGGGCATATTGCTGTATTTTTTATAACTTATCCAGGAAGAAGCTGTCTAATAGACTACAACGGAAAACAATTAGAAGTACGCCCTGATGCCAACGCTAACAAAGACAGTCGAGAGTATCTTTATTTTAAATATTTTCACACACCACTACAGGAACAATTTAAAACCCATCAAACAATGTTGGCGTTGCAACGCATGAGTGCAGAATTAAAATTAAATGATTACTATGTGGTTGGTTGGATTCCGTCAATAAATTTTGATTTTCCCGGTATTGATAAAAACAAAATATACGATCAGGGTCAAACTACCTGTGCTAATTTTTTAAACATGACTGGTCCGTTTGAATTTGAAATGCGCAATAGCTTGTACATAGACAAAGGATGCTGTCACCCAAATCAAGCAGGACACACAATTATAGCCCACAAACTTTACAAATGGATCTCAAATGTATAACCCAAAATTTGCATATCATGAATTAAGTCGCACCAGCGAAGAAGGCAAACGCCTGTACTCTACACCAGACGGGTCCAGGGTCCCTAGTGTAACAACTATACTGGACAAGACCAAGCCTGCTGAATCACGGGCTGCATTAGAACAGTGGCGCAAGAACGTAGGACATGCCAAAGCACAGCAAATCACCACAGAAGCTGCCAATCGCGGAACTAGAATGCATACCTACTTGGAACATTATGTAAAAACAGGTGAGCTAAAAGACCGTGGCACTAATCCATTTGGCTGGGCTAGTCATGCCATGGCACAGACTGTGATTAATGACGGACTGGCCAAAGTAGACGAGTTTTGGGGGGTAGAAATTCCTCTGTACTTTCCCAAGCTGTATGCAGGAACCACGGACTGCGTGGGCATACATCAACAAGACGAAAGTATCATAGACTTCAAACAGACCAACAAGCCCAAGAAACAAGAGTGGATCACCGATTACTACTTACAGCTGGTAGCCTATGCACTGGCACACAATGAAGTGTACGGAACCAACATACGTAAAGGGGTGGTACTGATGTGTGTTAAACCCAATGTAGACGACATGGGCAACTTGCTTACACAACCGGTATATCAAGAATTCACGCTGGAAAGCAAGGATTTTGACTACTGGGCAGACCAATGGTGGCGCCGTTTAGAGCTTTACTACCTACAAGCCTAATCCAGCTAAATACAGAATCGGAGAAAAAGCATGGCTATAGTACAAATATCGCAAATAACTAATCGTAAAGGTCTTCAAGACGATCTGCCACAACTGGCTGGCGCAGAACTTGGTTGGAGCATTGACCAGCGTAGATTATGGATCGGTAATGGTACTTTAGCTGAAGGTGCTCCGGTTATAGGAAACACAGAAATTCTTACTGAATTTTCAGATGTGTTAGAACTTAGTGCCGCATACACATACAAAGGTGATGCCGCCGGCTATACTGTACAGACTGGTCCAACCCCCAGTACTCCGGTTGCATTGAGTTTGCAAACTTGGTTTGACCAATGGGCAACTGTCAAGGATTTTGGCGCAGTGGGCGACGGTGTCACTGATGATACTGCTGCAATTAATCGAGCAATGCAACAGCTTTATTGTAGAGAAATAAATCCACAAATTCGCCGAGCATTGTTTTTTCCTGCAGGTGTATATCGTATTACACAGACTATTAAAATTCCCCCATTTGCTACCCTATATGGCGAAGGACTTGATAATTCTGTTATTCAGATGGAATCAGGAGACGACAGTACACTAACAGAATATGTAGCAAGGACCTCTGACAGTTTGCAACAGATTGGCGTAAACATTGGCTCCAATGGAGCGATCACTCCACAATTTGTTACAGTTTCTAATATGAGTTTTAAAAACTTGGATTTGTCCACTGATGTGTTTTTGGTTGAGAATGCCGATAGTTGTAGATTTGAAAGTGTGGGATTTTTTGGCCCACTGACCACTGCCACTCTTACAACAGATGCCAACGATATGGCCGGTGTTAGATTTGCCAGTACGTCAACTTTGGTAACGAATGAAATTGTTTTTGATTCTTGTCAGTTTTCCGGCCTTACGTATGGTCTAAACACAGCTACAGGCCAGAGCGGAACAGATCAAACAGTGCGCGGTATCATTGTCACCAATTCTAAGTTGGATACCTTGCATCAAGGTATCGTATTGGGTACAGAGACTCTATCAGGAGTCGGCACCACTGGATTTAGAATTACCAATAACATTTTTAACAACATCTATTCCGAAGGCGTAATTATTGGCAATGTCAGTCTGAATGCAACTGGGTATAATATTTTTTATGATGTAGGCAATCGATTTGGTGGAACCACAACACCATACACTGCAATCATAGATATTCAGACCAACAACAACGTCAGTATCGGTGATATGTTCGAACGCACTGACGTGTATGCCGGCGCCGAGACACCCGGAACTAGTTTCCCACGCATCACTATCAATAATACTACGGCTATTGCTATCACCAATAGTGCTGCTGTTCAACTTGGCAATTACACAATACAAAGTGGAAAACAAGCCACCCTGGCCGATGCCACTGGATCAGCAACCACGGCGTTCACTGTCAATGCCAGTCTAATACGAGCGTTCAGTGTAAACTACACCATTATTCGTGGCACAGGATATCGTACTGGTACCTTATTGGTCGCAACCGATAGTGGCGCCGCCGATTTAAATTTTACAGATGACTACAATGAAAACCTAGATATAGGTGTAACCTTGTCAGTGACACAAAGTGTAAATACCGTTTCAATAACTTACACAACAACCTCAACCGGAACCCCGGCTACTTTAACCTATTCTATAACGAACCTAGCTTGATGTGGCCCATAACTTTTGACCAGCGGTTAGCCAGCTGGTACAATCTGCGCGAATCTGCTCAATCTATGCCTTTGATTATGGCATTAGACGCCATTGATCGATGGTGGCAACAAACTCCTTGGCAACCGTACTATCTACATTGGGATGATTTAGAAAAGTGGCCTGATCCATGGCAACTTTTGAGCGATAACGTCTATTGTGATGTTGCAAGAGGCTTGGGAATCCTGTATACTATAACTTTACTGGACCGTTCTGATACGGCTAACGCTGCACTGGTTTTGACCGATGATTCACGCAATTTAGTCCTGGTGGACAAATTAAAATATATATTGAATTGGGGGTCCACTGATGTCGTAAATACCAGTCCAGATATTAAAATCAAACAGCAGTTAACAAAACACGCGGTATCTAAGAAGTACAATTAAAACAATAGAGAGTAGAATGACGCAGATTACAGTAGTAAAAAGAAGCGGTGTAAAAGAACCACTGCATATTGAGAAATGGCAAGCCCAGGTTGCAAAAGTTTGTCAAGGCATTGCAGACGTTAGTCAATCCATGATTGAAATCAAAGCACAGTTGCATTTTTATGATGGAATAACCACACAAGAAATTGACGGCATTACCCTTCGTGCCATTGTAGACTTGATTGACGTTGAATCAAATCCTGATGTAGGACATACCAACTATCAATTTGTAGCCGGCAAACAACGTTTAAGCATGTTGCGTAAAGATGTGTATGGCACCTACGAGCCGCCGCACCTGTATGAAATTGTAAAACGAAATGTGGCTACAGGCCTATATACTGCAGAACTATTAACATGGTACACTGAAGAAGACTGGAACAGAATGAATGACATGCTGGACCACGATAAGGACGAACAATACAGTTATGCTGCAATTGAACAACTAATTGAAAAATACCTTGTTAAAAATCGTGCCACAAAGGAAATATATGAAACTCCACAAATTCGCTACATGGTTGCAGCCGCTACTGTGTTCCATCGAGAAGAACCTAACGCGGCTAGGATGCGCTATATCAAAGAATATTACAACGCAGCTTCCGACGGACTTTTTACTCTTGCTACCCCTGTGCTTGCTGGTCTGGGGACTCCTACAAAGCAGTTCAGCTCTTGTGTGCTTATCCGTACTGACGATGATCTTGATAGCATATTTGCCTCCGGGGAAATGATGGCCAAGTATGCGGCCAAGCGAGCCGGTATCGGCTTGGAAGTTGGTCGTCTACGTCCACTAGGTGCTCCCATTAGAGGTGGTGAAGTTATGCACACTGGTATGATTCCATTTCTAAAGAAATGGTTTGGTGACCTGCGTAGTTGCTCACAAGGAGGTATCCGCAATGCAAGTGCTACTGTATTCTATCCTATTTGGCATTATCAGTTTGATGATCTTATCGTACTTAAAAACAACCAAGGCACCGAGGAAACCCGAGTGCGTCATATGGATTATGGGGTTGTGCTTAATGCCATGTTCTGGCGTAGATTCAAAAACAAAGAAAACATAACATTCTTTGATCCCAACGAAGTTCCGGATCTATATGAAGCATTTTATCGAAACACTGAACAGTTTGAAGAACTCTACGTCAAGTATGAAAAACAAAAAAATCTGCGCAAAAAAGTTATGGCTGCTGAAGAAGTGTTCAAGTCGGGTATATTGAAAGAACGCACAGATACTGGTCGTATCTATCTTGTGTTCATTGATAATGTGATGAATCAAGGACCGTTTGATCCTGAATACCATGCCATTTATCAAAGCAATCTGTGTTGTGAAATCTTATTGCCAACTAAATCATTCAAGCGTCTGGATGATGACGCGGGCCGTATCGCACTATGCACCTTAGGCTCGATCAACTGGGGTGCTTTCCGCAATCCTGAAGACATGCGCAGAGCCTGTAGAATCCTACAGCGTAGCCTGTGCAACATACTAGATTATCAAGACTTTTTGAGTATCCAAAGCCAACTCAGCAATCAAGAAATCCAATCCCTGGGCATTGGCATTACTAACTTGGCCTATTGGCATGCCAAGCGTGGTCTGCTATATGGCGAAAAGGATGCCTTACAAGAAGTTAAAAGTTGGATGGAGCACCAGGCCTACTATCTAACTGAAGCCACAGTGGAATTGGCCAAAGAACGTGGACCTTGCAGTCATTCGGGACTTACACGTTATGGTCAGGGAGTATTTCCATGGGAACTACGTGCGCCAGCAGTGAATGAGCTGGCCAATTTCAAACCAGAATTAGACTGGGAGAAGTTGCGTGAGGTTATGAAAGTACACGGCGTTCGCAACGCTACCTTGATGGCAGTGGCACCTGTGGAAAGTTCCAGCGTGGTGATCAATTCGACCAATGGCATTGAAATGCCCATGAGTTTAATCACAGTAAAAGAAAGCAAGGCTGGAAGTTTGATTCAGGTGGCACCCGAATACAACAAATTAAAATCAAAGTACCAACTCATGTGGGCTCAGAAGGATTGTGATGGCTATCTCAAAACAGCGGCTGTGATTGCGGCCTATGTGGATCAATCAATTTCGACCAACACATTTTATAATCCAGCACACTGGGCAGACCGTAAGGTACCAACTACTTTGATTGCTAAGAACTTGATGCTGGCACATCGTTGGGGACTCAAAACATTCTATTATAGCCTGATTAACAAGCAAGGTAGCAAAGGTCAAGACGAACCAGCGGAAGCAAAACTAGAAGTGATCGACTTTGATGATCAAGAGGACTGCGAAAGCTGTAAACTATAATGTTAGAAACTATTTGCGAAGTAATGAATGACGCTTACAAGCGCAACTGGATCACTAGTCGTGATGGCAATGTGTCAATACGTCATCACGACCGTGATCACTTTTATATCACACCGTCGGGTGTACGTAAGCAGACCCTACAGCCTGATCAGTTTAAAAAAATTGGTATTATGTATCAACCAGTCAACAGATGGAACTGGACCGAGTTGCCCTACACTGATATCAGTGCTAATCTAAAGCCCAACGGTGAAATACCGCTACACTTCGGACTACAGAAAAAAATGGGCCAACATGCAGACGAAGTTCGTGTAGTAGTACACGTTCACCCTACATACTGTATTGCGGCCATGCACGCCGGGATTGATCTGAGCACAGTCAGCGATGCATTTCCCGAACTTAATCGTTACACCAAGGTAGCACCCAATGTGAGCGATGTGCCTCCTATCAGTCAAGAGCTTGCAGACCAGTGTCATAAGATGTTGCAATTAGATGACGCTGGCAATATTGCCTATGACATTGTAGGTATCAAAGGGCACGGCGTAGTTGCAATTGATGTTAGTCCATGGCGCGCCTATGAACATATCGAAAGGCTAGAACACATTTGCAAGATTGTGCTTGCTTCTGGCAACTATGGTAAGTGAAAGATTTTCCTGGTTGCCTGTACAGGTTACTAGCGGCAAATGGATCTGGCTAAGTCGGTATTACCAGCACAAATCCTTGTACGATGAAACTACAGGACGGCCTCCGATAAATAGCTTGCATTTTATTTGGACCGAAACTGCCGGAGAACGCACCTGGAGATTGTTGAAAGAACGTGCAGTACACAATAGAAACATATGGAATGACCCAAATTTAATCAATCAAGACAAGATATAACAATGGAATATACCAAATTAAAAGAATTTTCAGTTGTCTACACAGATAGAAGTTTGAATCACATGAGTGATGAATTTGTAGACATAATGAAAGATATCAGTGGAGTTCTTAAAACGGCCTACACAGCTGACAGTGCTGTGATTATACCCGGCTCTGGAACATTCGGCATGGAAGCAGTGGCTCGACAGTTTGCCGACAATAAACATGTATTGGTTATTCGTAATGGTTGGTTTAGCTATCGCTGGACACAAATATTTGACATGGCCAAAATTACTGATACGGTGACTGTGATCACAGGTCAGCAAGCCGAAGACACAGCACAAGCTCCGTTTGTTCCGGCCGACATTGACCAAGTTGTTGACTACATACGCCAATATCGACCTGCTGTGGTGTTTGCGCCACATGTGGAAACCAGTTGCGGCATCATTTTACCTGATGCCTATCTAGCCCGAGTGGGCAAAGCATGCCGCGAAGTTGATGCGTTGTTTGTACTGGATTGTATTGCCAGCGGCGCGGCTTGGGTCAACATGAAACAGTTGGACATTGACGTAGTAATCACAGCACCGCAAAAAGGCTGGTCAAGTGCGCCATGTTGCGCCTTGGTCGCACTTAGCTCACGTGCTAGACAACGACTAGATACCACTGTTAGTACTAGCTATAGTATGGATGTGCTGAAATGGACGCAGATAATGGAAACCTATGAAAAGGGTGCGTTCATTTATCATACCACTATGCCAACCAATGCATTAAAAGAATTACGTGATACCATGTTGGAAACTGAACAGATAGGATTTGACGATCTTAAAAGTTTACAGTATGACCTGGGCACGCAGGTACGTGACCTGTTAATCGGCCACGGATATCCTAGTGTTGCGGCCATTGGATATCATGCTCCAGGAGTAGTAGTTTGTTATACCACAGATAAAGATATGCAAAATGCCAGTAGATTCAGAGCACTAGGATATCAGACTGCAGCCGGTGTACCATTACAGGTAGGCGAACGCAGTGACTTTCAAACATTTCGAATTGGTCTGTTTGGAATAGATAAATTGATGAACATCAGTTCGACAGTATCAACACTTAAAGAGGCATTAGAACAATTATGAGCCAGGCACAATACAACTTAAAATCAAAAACAGATTATCTCAATCGCAAGATGTTTCTGGATCCAGCTGGTCCGGTTACCATTCAACGTTTTGAAGAAGTCAAGTACAACAAGATTGTAAAGTTTGAACAAGAAGCACGTGGATTTTTTTGGGTACCAGAAGAAATCTCACTGACCAAAGATGCTGGAGATTTTAAAGAAGCTAGCGACACAGTACGTCATATTTTTACCAGCAACCTACTACGTCAAACAGCTTTAGACAGCTTGCAAGGACGTGGTCCTACACAGGTGTTTACTCCTGTAGTAGGTATTCCAGAACTGGAAGCACTCATGTACAACTGGGGATTCTTCGAAACCAACATTCACAGCCGTAGCTACAGTCACATTATTCGCAACATCTATAATGTGCCCAAAGAAGTGTTCAACACTATCCACGAGACTAAAGAGATTGTGGAAATGGCTTCGAGTATTGGTTTATACTATGACCGTTTGCACATGATCAACTGTCGTAAAGAGTTGCAGGAAGAATTTGACGAGTACGAACATATCAAAGCAATCTGGTTGGCACTCAATGCTTCGTACGGGTTGGAGGCCTTCCGCTTTATGGTAAGTTTTGCTACTAGTTTAGCTATGGTAGAGAATCGTATCTTTATTGGCAATGGCAATATTATCAGTCTGATCCTACAGGACGAGATTTTGCACAAGGACTGGACCGGGTGGATTATCAATCAGGTGGTCAAGGAAGATCCTCGCTTTGCCCGTGCCAAGGCCGAATGTGAACAAGAAGTTTACAACATGTATCTGGATGTAATTCGTGAAGAAAAGCAATGGGCTGATTACCTGTTTAACAAGGGCCCAGTAATTGGACTCAATGCCAACATTCTCAAAGACTTTGTGGACTTTACAGCGGCACATGCTTTGAAAGAGATTGGTATCAAGTATCTAACACCTGCACCAAAGACTACACCAATTCCTTGGTTCAACAAGCATGTTAACACCAGTAACAAACAAACTGCACTACAAGAGAATGAATCAACTAACTATGTTATTGGTGCAATGAGTGATAGTCTTGACTATGACGCATTGCCTAGTTTATAATAGCATACAAGGAGATTAAAATGAAAGCAATAGTATGGTCGAAAAATGCCTGCCCGTTTTGTGTACAGGCCAAGGCATTATTGGAAGCACGCGGTATTGAATATGAAGAACGCAATGTCAGTCAGGATTGGACACGAGAGCAGTTATTAGAAGCAGTGCCAAATGCCCGCACACTACCGCAGATTTTTTTAGATGATCAGCACATCGGCGGATTTACAGATTTACGAAGTCACTTACGAGGATAAAATGAAAGTAGAATTAGATCAAGTTTATACGCTTAAAATTGCCAATGGCGACGAAATTGTAGTTAAAATTGTCGACGAAGACACCGACACGTATACTGTGGCAAAACCTCTAACAGTGGTACCAGGTCCAAATGGTATCAATATGATGATGAGCTTGTTTACCGCAAATCCTGACAAACATATCACTATAAATAAAACACAATGTTCAATGATTGCACAAAGTAGAGATGAAGTGCGAGATAGTTATATTGAAGCAACCACTGGAATTAAACCAGTAACTAATAAAATCTTAATGGGATAACATGCCAGGATTTGTGCAACGAGTAGGCGACAAAAACTCAGCGGGCGGCCTGCTATTAGCAGGCGACCCAACTGTGTTGGTCAATGGCCGTCCGGTTGCTGTAATTGGCGGGTCAGTAACTCCTCACCCATGTTGTGGTGCAAAAGGATGTCCACCGGTGCATTGTGCTGCAAAAACCACCAGCACAAACTCTCGAGTGCTAGTTGGTGGAAAACCAATTGTTACAGCCGGTGATGTTGATACCTGCGGGCATTCCCGCACATTAGGCAGTACTGATGTTATTGTAGGCGGCTAAGATGGCAACAACTACTTCGTCTACTAGTGTATTAACTCCCTTACAGCTTGATTCAGGTGCAGGACTTTTACAAAACACCGGAATTGGAGTTAATGCTGAATTAACTCTGGCCGTTGGCGCTTATAACGGCACCGCTTTGATTTCACCATTTCTAAGCACTATTACCATTGGGGCAGGCAACGTGCTTTCCAATGCTACAATGACGTCACTGAAAACATTGTCCTCGAACACCTGTCCGGCATTAAGCGACTCAGTGCCTGCCGGATATCCAACATTGGTAGTAGGAACCAATCCTCCTGGATTTACCGGACTAATATCAACTACTGCATCTACTCAAGCCGGTAACGGTGACGTAACAAAGTTCATTCAGGCTATTTCCATTGCCCAGGGATATACAGTGCAGACCAATACCTTTGTCAACAGTGCAGTAAACAGTCAAACCTATCTAGGTAATACATTTACCAATATGAATGATATGATCACCGGATCAGTAACATCAGTGAATTTGGCCACTGGTCCGTTTAGTACTGATTTAACCAATCTTGGGCTGTTGATTGATCTAAGTAATCTGGGTGACCTAGGAAGTCCGTTGGCTCTTGTGCAGCGTATTACCGAAGTAGTGGGGAATATTCCAGTGTTGGCAGTGGCGTTTATTATTGAAGGCGTCCCACAAGAAATTGTGCTAAATCTCACAGACCCCACGATCAGCGTCGCTGACAGTGTGCAAAAACTAATGTATCAAGCCATGACCAAAATAACCGACGATGCGTTGGATCAAATTTTACAAATGTTACAAGTAACTACCACAGGTATAGATACCATGGCAGATCTGTTAAATCCTTATAAACTATTTCCTAATAGTTTTCAAAGTTTAACGGCGCCTACTGCAAACGGTCCACGTGCCATATATATTAATGATCAAGGTACAGTAAATTCTAAACTGTCTACTGAGTTGCCACCTTATGTTTTAAGGACCCTGGCATGATTCCATTAGACAGATTACAACAAATTATACCAGCCGACCAGGCTTTAGCCAACAAGGCGCTGTCAGTTGCTTTACAACAAATTGCAGGAATCAGCAATACAAACTTGCCCACTTTAAGCGAAACTATTAGTGTATTAGAAACTAATCGCGACCTGCCACTGATTAATGCACTTACCGAAGCAGTTCCGGCAAGCATTGCAAATTATTATATCAATACTTTGGGACAAGGCAATGGCGCCAACAACAATGTGTTGATCATGGATGTGCTTGGTACTGCCGCAGGTTGGATCAGTACCGACGCTCTGGCCAACACTGTAGTAACATTCAATACTATGGATCTAAGTTATCTGACTGAAATTTATGACACTATGTTAGATGTGGTTAACGGGGTATATACTGGACCAGACACTGTAGATCCAATGTTGTTTGTTACAACTATCCCGTCGGGACTTCCGGCTGCAGGAACATATGGTCCCGACACGACTGCAAACGCAACAATTGATTCGGCCATGAGCTCTGGGTTAATTCCAGTTGCCCAAACAGAAATTGGAAATATAATTGCGGCCTATCCAACCCAGATATCCTCATTGAACACCGACTGGACAGCAATGGCAGAACAAATGGCCAACGAGCTGGTGTTACAAGCCGACGCAAATATTGTATTTGCTGATCTTACAGCCAATGCTCGCACATCGGTGTATGGATTTATTTACAATTTGCCAAGTTATGGCCAGGACATTGTGGTAGGCGGCATGGCTCAATATATCGAAGCAATTGCCGACATTATCACCTTTACCGGTCAAGCCATTGTTGCAACTCTGCGGCAAGGAAGAAACCAGCAAGTATTATTAAGTGCTGGCATTATTAGTAATTTTAATATTCCAGCAGATCCAAATCCGCCTCCGCCCGATGCTGTACTGATTCCTAGCGAATATACTGCCCAAGAAGCTGCTAATTTAGTCATAAAATAACTGTTGTAAAAACACCACAACCAAAAGATTGACCCAAAATGCTCCTTTTGCTATAATACTTGTATAGTGAAAATAAAGGAGCAGATAATGGAATTCAAAAATAAAGTGTTTAATACTGTGAAACCCTTTATGCAAGTCGACGACACAATTGAACTCTATAATGGAACATTGTTTTTAGACTGCTCTGAAAAAACTGCCCGTAAAATGTTCAGCGAACTGTTTACCAAAGTATCTACCAGGATACAAATCAGCAAAATTAGTTCCGATTCCTATGCTATTGATTTTGTTGCGGAAAAACAACAGGACGAAGAACTAAGCCCTTATGCTACTGTAAACAGCTAGGTTGACTCAAAATGCCCAATTTGCTATAATAGTTGTATAGTTAATAACAAGGAGCGAGCGTAATGACACAAAATCACCTAGCGCATTATACTGTAGAAGAATTGCAAGGGTATTTCTCAGATTTCCATAAAGACTTTTGTGGGTTTCGTCCTCGTTATGCTACTCCAGAACAATGGCGCAGTCGTGAATATTTAGAAGCGCAGATTACTGCTCTCCATGACACTATGGATAAGTTGAAAGAAACTTTTAGCGGCCGTGAACAACTTCGGTCCGAAGGGTGGGTAGTTGATGAAGCCGAGTTTGCTGATATCATCGACCCAGAAGAGTATGCGGCTTGGTCTGCTGATTCGGATGCACAAGCCTACGGTGAGATGCAATGATAAAGAATGATGAGTTTGCTTGGTTGTTTGACCATCATCAAATCCCAAATCACACTCGTGAAACAATGGTTAACTATTTGATAAAGGGTTGGGAACCTGGCGGCTTCGTTACTGCCATGTTGGCCATGGACATGGAACGAGCAGTGTATGCCGCAGACATGGTCAATGGCCCAGAGATCCAATCGATTGCTCGTTGGATTATTGAGTATTGCCCACGTGGATCATGGGGTGATTATGAAGCGGTAAACTACTGGCTTGAGGATCGAGACAAGTGCAGAAGTCGATTTGTCGCTCGAATTGAAAAAGAAGAAGTGTGGAATCTCTTAAAGGATGGTGCATAATGGAAAAGAAAGACCGGGACAACATTATTGGTAGTATCCGCATGACCCTGAGTCGTGACCAGATCATGACCTTTGTGTCGGGACTGCACGAAACACAGCACGAATTGATTGAAGCTGTAGTGTACAGCAGAGAGAAGCAAGGTTTTCCAGAGGCTACCGCAGTGATCAAATCAATCATGGAGCGCAAATGAAGACAACCGCCTTTAGAGTTTGGTTGCAACGCATCTACATGGAGCACAAGGACGAAGCCGAAAGTTATGGCTTTCCTACCTGCGATGCCAACACTTACTTTCGCATGTATCGATTTTGGTTAAAGCGAGAGTATCGACATCAACAGGGCATGCGCAATGGGTCTTGATATGTACGCATACGCGGCTGCCAGAGCTGGACAGAGCAAAGAATACTGGGATACAGCAGAGTTTGACGAAGAAACAAAAGAGTATGTTAGCAAGGTCGGCAAGCCACGCGAAATTGCTTACTGGCGTAAACATCCTAACTTGCATGGTTGGATGCACCAACTATGGGAAAGCAAAGGCAACTCAGGCGACTTCAACGGCGATGAACTAGAGCTCACACGTGAAGACCTTGACGCCTTGGAACAAGATGTAATCGAAGGCAACTTACCGGGTACATCGGGATTCTTTTTTGGGCAAAATTCTGATGAGCAATATCGTGAGGATGATCTAACATTTATTCGTAATGCTCGTGCAGAACTGTTCTTAGGTCTGCGTGTATTTTATAACTCAAGTTGGTAGTAAATATATGAACGCAATAGATTTTACCAGTACACAATTTAATGAGATTAAAGTGGCCGCAGACTGGATCAGAGACCTTGAGAGTAGCGACAGCCGATTGCACAAGGAAGCAGTAATCGAGAAAGCTCTCATGGCTGCCAAGTTAGGATCCGCCAATGCTCAATGTTTCTTGTTCAACTGCTACCAGGCCTACAATCCCTACTATGTATTTGGTGTAAAAAAGGTCCCCGAGACCGAGGGATTAGCACATAAACCCAATCCTTGGCCAAAGTTTTGGGCCATGCTTGAAGCCCTTAGATTTAGAACACTAACAGGACACAATGCCAGGACGGCCATTGAGTTTATGAGTGAGCAGTTTGACAGTGTAGAGTGGAACAATCTATGTCGCAGAGTTATTATTAAAGACCTGCGCTGTGGTATCAGTGAAAAGACCCTAAACAAGGTTCTAGGAAACACTGAATGGAAAATTCCGGTGTTTACTTGTCAGCTGGCCACTGACAGCGAAAAGCATACAGCTAAAATGACTGGCATTAAAAGACTTGAACAGAAGTTAGATGGAGTCCGTGTGCTAGCTGTAGTGACCAAGACCACAGTCAATTTATATTCACGCAATGGCAAACCGTTTGATAACTTTCCGCACATTGTGGAGTCACTTGAGGATATTAAAAATAAGTTTGCCAAACTATTTCAGACCTACCCACATGGATTTGTTTTAGACGGTGAGATTATTGGAGAAAGTTTTCAGGCTCTCATGAAACAGGCACAACGCAAAACTAATATCAAAACAGACGGTATGACTTACAGTGTGTTTGATGTTATACCATTGGCAGACTTTGAGCGTGGGCATTGGAATGCTCAACAACGTAAACGTATGGCGATACTAGATGAATATCGTAGTGTATTTGAAATGACCGACTGTGTTCGTATCATGGATGGTATCGAAGTTGATTTAGATACCGCAGAAGGTCATGATATTATGCGTCGCTATGCTGAAGATGCAGTTGAAGCTGGCTTTGAAGGTATTATGATCAAGGACTTGGGCGCACCATACGAGTGTCGTCGCAGTACATTTTGGATGAAATGGAAGCCGGTAATCACTGTGGACCTAAACATAGTGGGTTTTGAACAAGGTACTGGTCGCAATGCGGACCGGTTGGGTGCTATAATTTGTGAAGGAGTTGATAATGACCGAAATATCCGTGTTAATGTTGGTAGTGGCCTGTCTGATACTGATCGCGATGAGTATTGGCTCGCCCGGGGTGATCTACTTGGTCGAGTGGTTGAAGTCGCGGCTGATGCGGTAACGCAGAATCAAGATGGCACTTATAGTTTACGCTTTCCACGATTTGTTCGCTTTCGCGGGTTTGAACCAGGAGAAAAATTATGATGTTTGATCAATACGTAAAACTTTTTAATACCAACTGGGTCGAGCCCTGGATGGTCGAAGCCTTGACCATAATTATAGGTTCTTTTCTTTTAGTTTTTGTGATCTGTAAAGCCCTGGATTGTTTTAACGGAGATCAGGACCAGTGACCTATCAAGAGCTGTATCAATATGCAATCTGGCCCATTGCCAAAATGATACGTCGTGTTAAACAGTTTGTTCTGGCGGAATAATGTCCACCTTAGATACAAGAGATATTGACATGACCTATACTAATAGTTTAGCGGGCCCATTTAAAATTCAAAGTCCAAACACTATAGTGGCGCCAGGTGGACCTTACCAATTTTATGATAACAAGGAATACCAAAATTCCATCAGCTTTCATGCACTAGGTGAGGAAATGCTACGCTGTAGCCCAGACGGCTTTTATGTTCGCGGCAAGAAAGTCGATCAGGATGACAAAGAAGCCGAAATAGTATATAATAGTTTCAAAGAATGGTTAACTTGGCAACAACTCAACAGAGGCTAACATGGCAACAAAAGCAGAGAAACAACAATTAATTGATACGTTAAAGTTTACACCCAGAACTTACCAGATCAGTATGTGGGGCTATGGTGGCGAAAAGGTCATGGGACGAGTGGATCCTAAAGCGTGGGACTATTGCATCAAGCATCGACTCGATCTAGTAGACTTGGCCTGGGGCGATTATGATGAAATCGTTGAAGAACAAGGATTAGATATAGATCAGTTACCATTTACTCCCGGGTCTTGGTACGAGTGTGACAGCATGGCACATGTTCACGGTGTAAGCCGCAATGCCGGAACCCTGCAGATCACAGATGAAAATGGTGCTACTGTGTTTGAAAAAAGTTTGGATGACATTGTGGGTGGTGGCTGTGATGGCGAGCCGGACTGGTGTTGCAACGATGAAGTCTGGATTGGTCAAGCTAAAAAGGGCGAGGTAGTGTTCATTGGAAGCTCAAACGAAAAAGGCACATTCTTTGAAGGCAATATAGAATTAAAGGCACCGTTTGATATTGAGAAACTGGTGTTGAACTATGACGAAGTAGACGGAGAAGAAATCATCAACTCGGTCTACTATGACGACGAAGAGATTGAAAACTATGGCGGCAGTACCGACGGTAAGAGTTCAGACATGGACATGGTCAGACTGATCGACGATCAGGGCAACTGGGAGCGATATGAAGTGCCGGATTGTGACGAAGCTCACGAAACTGGCACAGACGATCCTATTGACTTTCCTACCAGTGCCTGCGATAGTGAAACCTGGGATCCAGTGGCTGAGCTAGACAAGATTTTGGTAGAAGTTAACCAGCTGGTTGATACGGTCAAGACCAATTGGTACCCTAAAAAGATCAAACCTGTACGAGTTGGTCTATACGAAACCAGAACAACTGTGGCTCCTGCGTGGCCTTTTCCAGCAGAACAAATGCTGGAGTGGACTGGCAAAAATTGGAAAGATGACGAAGGAAACATAATTAAAGAAGTTATCGAGTGGCGTGGACTACAGGAACCAATACTATGATGTCAAGACCAGAAGTAGCAGGAAAATGTGGATGTGGACGTAGCCCAACAGGCAAGTGTTGCGGTTGGCATGCACTAACAGAATCTGCATATCAAGAACGCCTAGCTGAATACCAAGACAGCCAAGCACAGCAACAAAAGACAGATGAACTAGAAGCTTACCGCCAACAGGCCATGGATCTATGGTTTGACAACGGCGGTTCCTGTACCGGTTCGAGCGGTACACCCAATATCAATTAGGAGAAACGATGAATAGTTATGCAAGTGTAAGTGATATCAACAGCCGAATGATTTCGGTCTACAACAACATGTTTTTGGCCGTGGTCACCAGCATGTTGGTCAGTCTGTTAGTGGCATCAAGTCCGGAACTTATGGCCTTGCTGTTTGGCACAGCACTCAAATGGCTAGTGATCTTTGCACCCTTGGTCATGATCTTTGCCATGACCTGGATCATGCAACGAGCCACCCAAGGTCAAGCTAGAGCCATGCTACATGTGTTTGCGGCCTTGATGGGACTGAGTATGAGCACTATTTTTGTTGTTTATACCACTACCAGTATTGTGACAGCATTCATGGGTGCGGCCATTCTGTTCGGCACCATGAGCATCTACGGATATTTCACAAAGAACAGTCTTGAATCCTGGGGCAGTTTTCTGTTGGTGGGACTTATTGCAGTGGTAATCACCAGTATTGTCAATCTGTTTATTGGTAGTAGTACCTTGGCCATGGTTGTGAGTGCTGTGGCCATCATTGTGTTCCTAGGTCTCACTGCCTACGACACACAACGAATCCGCACAGATCTTTCAGTATATGAACCCGATTCAAAGGCCGAGATCCTGGGCGCACTGAGTCTGTACTTGAACTTTATCAACTTGTTTATGAGCCTGTTGCAACTATTTGGTAACCGCGATGATTAAACAGTTTCGTATCTGGCTGGCCCGTAAGATTCTAGGCACACACTGTCCTTGTTATCAGATGGGCTATCACAGCATGGTAGACTTTCAACAACGCAGTGCCGACGCTCTAGCAAAACATCAGGTAAAAAAACGTGAATCCGATCAATCTGTTATCTAGTGCTGTAGACAATCTTTGGTTGTGGACCTATGGTCTTGTTGCTGGGTGGGGGGTGACCTTTACCTTGGTAGTTGCAGCCTTGATTATTTTGTTGATCCGCACCATCAATCTACAACGCCGGGTGGATCGACTTGAAAATCGAATTATAACTAACGAACGAGAATTTAATATATTCAGCAAGACATGGCCAGGCAAGAAATAGACCAACATCATTGCAGTGTTTGTTCCTGCGAATACACTGATGACGAAGGTGGTGTACAAGGGGCATTTGGCATGTTGCCTGTGAGCTTTTGTCCCACTTGTTTTAGTTGCATGTGTGACATGGCTGCGCAATATTTAGATATTGGATTAGACGGTGAGCCAAACCCGCACCACGACGAACTAATACAGCATCTACGTGGGCACGATACTGTAGTGATTAATGCTCAGCACGGAGGGTTTGGTCTCAGCCGAGTTGCGCAGCTCAGTTATCTTGAACGTAGCGGAATCAAGTACACGTTGGTCAATAGAGAAGATCAAATTAGTAATGACAGATACGGCCCTATAATTTTGGTCAATGGAGCTCACTGGTATGATCGAAATATCAAACGAAATGATCCTGTGTTGGTTTCTTTAGTGGAAGAATTAGGCAAAGAGTCGTGGGGCGATCACGCTCGACTCAAACTGGTTCAGATTCCAGCCGATGTCAACTGGCAGATAGAGGAATATGACGGGCTAGAGTGGGTAAGCGAACAACACAGAACCTGGAATTAACAATAAATATTAAACTATGCTCTTTGGATACCTAACTCTATTTACAGCTCTGATATTATCAGTGTCAGCAGCAGTATATTCTATTCTTGGACTGACAGCCATCTTTGCCGCGGCATTTTGGCCCATTGTGGTTCTTGGTGGCAGTCTGGAGTTTGGTAAAATTGTTACCACATTATGGTTACACAAGTATTGGAACCGCGCAGAACTACAATATAAAGTTTATTTGAGTAGTGCTGTGGTTATTCTTATGGTATTGACCAGTATGGGTGTGTTTGGATTTTTAAGCAAGGCACATCTGGACCAGGCAGTCCCAACAGGTGACATTGTTGCCCAGGTACAAATATTTGATGATAAAATTCAAACGCAAAAAGACAATATCAAGACAGCACGAGCGGCCTTGACACAGATGGATTCAGCAGTGGATCAAACCATGGGTCGTAGCCAGGATGAAAAAGGTGCTGACAAAGCAGTTGCTATTCGACGTAGCCAAGCTCGTGAACGCACAGCATTACAAAACGATATAGCAAAAGCACAAACAGAAATTACACGGCTACAAGAACAACGAGCTCCTATTGCCAGCCAAGCACGCCAGGTAGAAGCCGAAGTTGGTCCTATCAAGTATATTGCTGCACTAATCTACGGCGACAACCCTGAGGCTAATCTCCTGGAAAAAGCAGTACGCTGGGTAATTATATTGATTGTCATTGTATTCGACCCACTGGCACTTACATTGTTATTGGCCGCAACCAAAACCTTTGAATGGGAGCGCAGTGTCAACCTCATGGCTCCTAAAAGAAAAGAGCCTGACTATGAACCCGATGACGGCCCACTAACCGACGCCCAACTTGATCAACTTCGTAAACTGGTCAAAGATGATTTACCAACAGGCAAAATTACCTCTAGAAACTCTTTATTTCCGGATGCGGATGAAATACTAAAGAATGGTGTTGCAAATGTAGATCCCACGGCGTCGATGCCGCTTAATAAGAAAGAGCAAATACTTGCCGGATTAGACAGCATGTGGGATCGCGCCAAAGTACTTGTGAAACAAGATGCCGAAGCTGAGCATGCACCGATCAACACACCACAACCAGCAGAAGAAAAAATAGTTGTTGATACAGCATTACCCGACGAAGACACTCCCGAAAAACGAGCAGAACGAGCATGGAAGATCAAGAATCCAGACAAAACGTTAAAACGTCAACGTCAACTATTTGAGGTTGGTATTATAAAACAACTTCCATGGCACGATCCTGAATTTCAAGTCGACATGCTTGATGAAATGAAACTCAAAGCCGATAATATTCCTAATGGACACACTGGCGAAGTTCGCGGATTTGGAAATCAATTTCCAACCGATGCAATAAAAGGTGACATGTTTTTGAGAGTGGATCGATTGCCTAGTGCATTGTACAAGTTTAATGGGGTCAACTGGATTGAAGTTGATAAAAACCTTAGCGACAGTTATGCATACGATGAGGCCTACATTGACCATTTGATTTCTAAAATTGACTCTGGTGAATATGACCCAGATTTATTAAGCGACGCCGAAAAAGATCATATCACCGCAAGACTAAACTCTACAAAATAACACATGACTGATACTATCATACATTGTTCGTTCTGTGCCAAACACAAAGATCGCGTTACCAAGTTAATAGTAGGGCACAATGTTGCTATATGTAATGAATGTGTGGATCTGTGCGAGGGACTACTACACGATTCTAAAAAAACAGCCAAATCTGATCTAGTTAAGTCAGCAATCTTAGATCCTAAAGAAATAAAAGATTATCTTGATCGGTATGTGGTTGGGCAACATGATTCTAAAGTTATATTAGCAGTAGCGATAGCGAATCACTACAAACGAATTAGTAATCAAGATCTAGCCACCGAAATTCAGAAATCTAATATCCTAATGATTGGTCCTACCGGAACTGGCAAAACTCTCATGGCTCGTACTGTAGCCAAGTATCTCGATGTTCCGTTTGTAGTAGCCGATGCAACTTGTCTGACAGAAGCTGGATATGTTGGTGATGATGTTGAAAGTTTAATTAGCAGATTGTATCAGGCCGCCGATGGCAGTGTAGATCGATGTCAACAAGGTATAATATTTCTTGACGAAATTGACAAAATTGCGCGAAAAACAGAAAGCAGTACTGTAGCCCGAGACGTCAGCGGCGAAGGAGTACAGCAGGCTCTACTCAAGCTAGTCGAAGGAACTAGATGTAAAATTCCAATCAATGGAAATCGTAAATCTGGAACTGATACTGTTGAAATTGACACTACTAATATTTTATTCATTGCAGGCGGCGCATTTGTTGGATTAGATAAAATAGTGCAATCTCGCATACAAGGAACTACAATTGGATTTAGTGCCCACGTAAATTCTGCTGCTGATATTAGTAATGAGCCGGTACTACCGTCGGACTTGGTTAGATACGGAATGATTCCGGAATTTGTTGGAAGATTTAGTAGTTGTGTTAGTCTACAGGATTTGACCAAAGAGCAGTTAATTAACATTTTGACTCAGGTACAACACAATTTTGTTGAACAGTATAAATGGTTGTTTAGTTGCGACGGTGTTGATCTTGCATTTGATTTAGACAGTTTAGATCTTATTGCGGACCGCACACTAAAAAGCAAAACAGGTGCACGTGGCCTACATAACGAACTAGAAAGAGTGCTATTGCCTCACATGTTCGACCTTCCGCGGTATCGACAGCAAAATATTCTACAAGTTACAATTAATAAAGCACAGGTAAATACTCCTATGACATTAATACAAGGTAACGCATGAGAGAGTATCGAAGAGGAGTTGTTGTCAAGGATGGCAATGTAGAAAAAGCTCTGCGTAAATTTAAGAAAAAAATAATGGAAAGTGGATTGCTCAATGAATTACGTGAGCGAGAAACCTACGAGAAACCAACCACCGAACGTAAACGTAAAAAAGGTGCGGCCAAAGCACGTTGGCGAAAAGAACTACGTTCACAACAATTGCCAAAAAAATTATATTAACGTGTACATTGAGTTTAAACTGCCCCAGGACGAAAGTTATGGGTATGTTCTTAATCTAATCAAAGTAGAAATTGTAGATTGGGCAACCAAATACAATATTTCCTACACGCAAAAAACAATAAAGTACACACATAGATTAGGATTCAACAACGATGAATCTTTTAGCCTGTTTCCAATGACATGGACTGCTGAAATACCCTATCAAATAATCAATATTGCTAACGAGAAATATTAAGAGATAAATATTTTTGTAGATGCCCAGTTGGGGTCTACTTTATTACTTGCTTATTTTTAAGGAGAAATTATATGTCAAAGCACATCTACGTGACCTAGCGTCCGCAACTCCCTTACATTTAATTATTTGCATGGTTGACAACTTGTTGCCCTCCATGTTATACTATGTTCTTAGGAACATGGCAACCTATTTTTTAAAGGAGTTATAATGAAATTAAAACCGATCAGAGATCGTATCGTAATCAAAGTAATAGAAGCTGACAGCGTAACCGCTTCGGGGATTGTGATCCCAGATGCTGCTACAGAAAAACCTAGTCAAGGCGACGTGTTGGCCACCGGCGCCGGCCGCGTATCAGAAGACGGATCTATTGTTCCATTGATAGTGCAAACTGGAGACCGCGTTATGTTTGCTAGGACCGCTGGACAAAAAGTCAAGTTAGAAGATCAAGAATACCTCATCATGCATGAAGATGAAGTAATGGCAATTGTTAAACAAGGAGAATAATTATGGCAGCAAAAAATATTGTATTTGGCGACAAAGGTCGTGCAAAATTAGTCGAAGGTGTAAACATCCTAGCCGATGTAGTTAAAGTTACACTTGGACCCAAAGGTCGCAATGTAGTGATTGAAAAGTCATTTGGTTCGCCACATGTGACCAAAGACGGTGTAACTGTAGCTAAAGAAATTGAGCTCGAAGATCGACTCGCTAACATGGGCGCTCAGATGGTTAAGGAAGTTGCTAGCCGAACTGCAAACAATGCCGGCGATGGCACAACTACTGCTACAGTATTAGCACAGTCGATTGTTAAAGAAGGCATGAAGTACGTTGTCGCTGGCCACAATCCAATGGATTTGAAGCGCGGCATTGATAAGGCAGTTGCAGCCGCAATCGACGAACTTAAAAAAATTAGCAAGCCATGTTCGACCACTAAAGAAATTGCTCAAGTTGGCTCAATCTCAGCCAACAGCGATCACAGCATTGGTAAAATTATTGCAGATGCAATGGAAAAAGTTGGCAACTCTGGAGTTATCACTGTGGAAGATGGCAAAGGACTTCAGGATGAATTAGACGTTGTTGAAGGTATGCAGTTTGACCGCGGTTATCTTTCACCATACTTTATTAGCAATCCTGAAAAACAAGTTGTGCAATTGGATGATCCGTTTATTTTGTTGTTTGACAAGAAAGTCAGCAACATTCGTGATTTGCTGCCAGTGCTCGAGCAAGTGGCAAAAGCAGGCCGGCCGTTGCTTATTGTTGCAGAAGATGTGGAAGGCGAAGCACTTGCTACCTTGGTAGTTAATAACATGCGTGGCATCCTTAAGACCTGTGCTGTTAAGGCTCCGGGATTTGGTGATCGTCGTAAAGCCATGTTGGAAGACATCGCAATTTTGACTGGCGGTACAGTGATCGCTGAAGAAATCGGCCTTACACTCGAGAAAACAACTCTTGAGCATTTAGGTCAAGCCAAGCGTATTGAAGTAGGTAAAGAAAACACCATCATTATTGACGGTGCTGGTGACAAAACTGAAATTGATGCTCGGGTCAAAACAATTCGTGTTCAGATCAGTGATGCAACTAGTGACTACGACAAAGAGAAATTGCAAGAGCGACTTGCCAAGTTGGCAGGTGGTGTTGCGGTGATTCGTGTTGGTGCTGCTACCGAAATGGAAATGAAAGAAAAGAAAGACCGCATCGACGATGCATTGCATGCGACTCGTGCAGCAGTCGAAGAAGGTATTGTTCCCGGTGGTGGTGTTGCCTTGATTCGTGCCATGCAAGGTATCAAGAGCCTAAAAGGAGATAACGCCGATCAGGATGCCGGAATTGGTATTGTACTTCGTTCTCTAGAAGAACCAGCACGTTGTATTGCCTTCAATGCTGGAGATCCTGCAGACGTAATCATTAACGAAATTGCCAGCAAAACTGGCAACTACGGTTACAATGCTGCAACAGGTGCCTACGGTGACATGGTAGAACAAGGTGTTATTGATCCTACTAAAGTTACTAAGACAGCCCTAGTTAATGCCGCAAGTATCGCTGGGTTGATTCTTACTACAGATTGTTCTATTGCAGATTTGCCCAAGGAAGCTGCACCAACACCAATGGGCGCTATGCCTGGTATGATGTAATTCAGTAATAAATTGTTATAAATACTACTGTGGATGCCGATGGTCGGGTCCACAGTATTATGTCACTTGCTTAATAAAGGAGAAAACAATGACAAAAATCACAACTCTGGACCTCAGTCCATTCTATCGCAATTCTGTTGGTGTAGACAAATTATTTGACCGTTTAATGGGCCAAATTGATGCTGGCGGCACTACACAAAACTATCCACCTTACAACATTGTAAAAACTAGCGACAATACCTACGAGATTCAAGTAGCTGTTGCAGGCTTTACACAAGGCGAGGTTACTGTGAATGTCAATGAAGGCAATTTGATCATCACTGGCGAAAAGCTGTCAACAGATTTACCCGAAGGTCATGTTTATGAGCATCAAGGTATCAGTGCTCGTCGTTTTATACGCACATTTACTCTAGCTGATTATGTAGAAGTAACCAGTGCCGTTAGCCGAGATGGTATCCTTACTGTCAAGCTAGAACGACAAGTTCCTGAGGCAATGAAGCCTAAAACTATTGCGATTTCATACGAATCGTAATATAATTAAGTAAATACAGTGGAGGGCATATTGCTCTCCACTATAATAACAAAGGAACACCGGATGTCTCAAGCAGAAACAGTTGTAAAACCCGCAGTCAACCAAATTCTTAAAGAGCCACCAATGTTTAAGATCATCTATCTTAATGATAGTCAGACCACCGTGGAATTTGTCATTGACACACTGATTGATTTTTTCAGTTATACTCCCGAAACTGCATTAAAAATTACACAAGATATACACGAAATTGGGTCGGCAGTGGTAGCAGTGTTACCATACGAAATTGCCGAACAAAAAGGAATTGAGGTCACTGTGTGTGCAAGGACTAACAATTATCCTTTGCAAATTAAATTAGAGCCAGAAAACGCCTAAACAAAACAGTCCGGTCTTCTATTGATCTAGAGTCGTAACGATATAGCTGGAATTTACCAGTGAACCCATCAGACGTGGTGGGCTACGGGCATCAGAGGGGATAACCCTTATCTAAAAATCAATGGTAATGCGTTTGGGATAATATACTGACTGTCCCCATGGAGTATTTCCACGACCGCGGCAGTTGTTGACGTATCGTATATTTCTATGATCGCGGTCTACACCTTTGTGATAATGACCAAAACACCAGGCTTTTATTTTATTCTCAGTATCCTCATTTAACGCTAACTCCATGTGAACATTACCGAGACAATTGTATCGCCATGACCCAACTAGATCTATATCGTGACTGGTTATCCAAGGTGCCGGTACAGTGTGGCTAACAATTACAATTGCTTTTACTTCTTGGTGTTTTTGTAGTTTGTGTACACTGTTGATCAAATAAGCTGCGTCGTGATATGCAATTCCAGTAATTGAGTGGGCACTTGATGATGACGTTTCTAAATAATCTTGATACCATTGTATTGACTGTTCGTAATCCAGGTTAGGATCAAAATCATAAGTCCACCAACCGTTGGTAGCCAAGAGAGCAACACCGTTGATTATAACCACATTGTCTTGCATATAAACGACATTTTTTATAGAAGACAATTCCTTGTCTAACTCTTTATAACTGTCACCAATATCATCTAAGTAATATCGGTGTTCGTCGTTACCATCAATATAAAATACTGCTTGATAACACTGTCCAAGATGTGCTAACGTTTCAACCAATACCGTGCGGTCTCTGGCCACATCTCCAGCAACAACACAATATGGGCTGGTAGGTTGCCCAGTCCAATCAAGTGGATCCCAGGTTTCGACATGAAGGTCAGAAATTAAATCAAAGCTAAAAGTCATGATAACTATTTACAGAGGATACCATCATGCACATATTATTTGGCAAAGAGCAAGCAACAGAATTATCAGACAAATACACTGTATTAGAACTTGACACCATAAAGGTTGGATTAAATGGTCCAGAAATAACTGCCTATTGTGCGGTAGAAAACATTCCTTTTGACGAAGTTATGGAGTTGGATACACTAAAAAATATTCATAACCAACTAATGTCCGACTATAAAACACGCAATTGGCAAGAATGTTTGGCCAGTATTGACACCCTTAGGGGCAGTTGGAGCGGAGAGTTGGACAGTTTTTATACCGAAATGACAGATCGAATTAAAAACTACATAACAAACAATCCAGGACCAAATTGGTCTAATGTGATAATCAAACAGTCGTAAACATTTAAAACCTCCACTTAATTACTTGTTCTAGGTCCTATAAATAATAATAGGAGCTAGAGTATGATAATAATAATAAGATTTACTCTGCTATGCATAATTGCGACCTTCCTTCAAGCCGTCGCATTTTCGGCAGAACTGACTCATCAGTTTTATAGTCCGTCCTTCAGCGGTATCGGCTGGTCTAGTCACGTGCTGACTATTGAACAAATGGAAGCCGCAAGAACACAAAAAAATAACGACCTGGCACGATCACAACAAGAAAAAGCTGAACGTGATGCTAAAAATACCAACTTGGCCAAGTTCCTGGTCAATGTAGAATCACGTATCTACGCACAGCTGAGTAAGCAGTTAGCTGATGCCATGTTTGCCGAAGGCGGTGGCGATTCCGGCAGCATGAATTTTCAAGGAACCAGTATTAGTTGGGTTAAATCGGCCACTGATGTAACCTTGACTATAACTGAGGCAAGCGGTGGTACCACACAGGTCACAGTTCCTTTGGCGAGCTTTGCGTTCTAATGAAAAGACTTGCTTTACTTTTCTGCACTCTGGCCTTGACAGGTTGTGCCAATCTGCAGCAGATTGTGTTTCAGGAAGAACCAATCAAATTAGAACCCAAACAAAATCTCATGATGCAATTACCGGTACTCGACGGCCCACCTATGACAGTGGCAGTATATGGATTTAGAGATTTAACCGGTCAAATGAAACCCAATGAAAGGCTGGCTGTATTTTCAAAAGCAGTAACGCAGGGCGGTGAAGTTTTTTTAATCAAAAGTTTAAAAGATTCAAAAGGATGGTTTCGCGTGGTTGAACGAGTAGGACTTGATAATCTTATCAAAGAACGACAGCTGATTCGAAACCAAAGAGAAGTTTACGAGGGCAAAGACGCCAAGCCTTTGAAACCCTTGACTGTGGCCGGTGTCATACTGGAAGGCGGTATTGTTGGTTATGACAGCAACATCAGATCAGGCGGTAATGGTGCCAGATTTCTTGGCATAGGCGGTAGTCAACAGTATAGAGTAGACGAAGTTACCGTTAGTCTAAGGTTAATTTCCATCAGCTCAGGAGAAGTACTGTTAACCAATGCTGTAAGTAAGACCATTTACTCTACAGCACATAATGTGGGAGTTTTACGATTTGTAGATGCCGGAACCAAGGCACTGGAATTGGAAAATGGAGCCGCATTGAATGAGCCCACAACCTATGCAGTACGTGTGGCCATTGAACAGTCTGTTTACGAATTAATAATCGAAGGACAGCGAAAGGGGCTTTGGAATTTTGTCCAGAGCAAAAACTAAAATGAAATCAAGAAAGACAAGCGTTGGTAAGTTGCTGAGTAAATTACTTACTGTAGCAGGTATTACATTTATGAGTTGTACCATATCGGTTGCTAACGAAGTTTATGTTGAGCAGGTAGGCGACAGTAGTACTGTCAACATTACTCAGCAAGGTTCGGACAATCGTGTAGGCACAGCATTATCTCCAGCATTTATAGGCAGTGGCAGCAACACTGTAAATATTGATCAAATTGGTAGTACCAACACTTTGGACATGACAGTCAACGGTGCGGGAACCGATGTTACAGTGTCAACTACAGGCAGCAACAATGTACAGGAGATTACCTGCGGTACTACACAAAGTGCAGGGTGTAGCGGCAGTTCCATTACACAAACTATAGTAGGTGATTCAAATACTATAACACAAGATTTAGGTTCCGGAGCCAACCATACCAGTACTATTGCAGTAACAGGAGATACCAACTCTGTTACTCATACCAGTACTGCAACTGGAACAACTTCAGCAGATATCGCTGTAGCAGGCAATACTAACACAGTATCAGTTAACCAATCAGGAATGTTAAATCATAGTGTTACAGTTAATAGCAGCGGCAATCTTAATAACATTAGCATTATTCAGCAAGACTAGTCTATCGGCGGTGGGTCGAGTTACAGAACAAACTGGGCCCACCGAGATAGTAAGAAACAAACGGTCACAGCCGAGTACAGTTAATGCTCCAGTCGAGATGAACGACACTATTGTCACGGCCAAAGCAAATGCCAAGCTGACCTTTGACGACAATACCACTGTGAATATAACCGAGCAAAGTAAACTGGTAATCGACGATTTTGTATATGATTCTAAACAAGGATCGGGTAAGCTGGCTATGAAAATGGTGCAGGGCACTGCCAGGTATACATCGGGACAAATAGCCAAAAATTCTCCGCAGAATGTCAATATTAAAACTCCTACCGCCACTGTGGCAGTGCGTGGCACAGACTTTTCAATGACCGTGGACGAGCTGGGCCGTAGCCTTGTCATGTTGCTGCCTAGCTGCGATGACAAAGGTTGTGTGACCGGCGTCATTGTTGTTTCAAATGAATCTGGATCGGTGTTGATGGATGTGGCTTTTCAAACCACAATAGTTTCTAGTTTGACTGCACCGCCGAGTGCGCCAGTGATTGTCAACATTGATCAGGCCAATATCAACAATCTACTGATTGTAAGCCCGCCCACTGAGGTCAGTGCCAATGATCAAGAAAAAAATCAACAAACTGCACTTGATATAAATTTCTTGAACAAGGATTTACTCAAATACAACGAGTTAGACAAAAATGAATTAGAAAAGTTTAGATCCCTGGATATTAATTTTTTGGATATAGACCTATTAGTAAATCTGTTAGATCTAAGTACTGCCCAACTAGCCACCAGTCAAGAACAACTTTCTAACGAAGCCAGTTTGTTGCCAAAATATTCGCCTGGCTCTGGAATAACCTATTATTTCAGCGACGACGAAAGCCGAGTAACTCTCCGCAAGGCCACTACCCATACAGCGGAGATTACGGTAGCGGTTGATCATGAGGTCATGATCAACATTACTCAAGATGGTACAGCAGTAACTCAACAGGTTAACAAAGGCGGTACATCAACTATTAATATTATTCAACGTTAGCTCTAGAGCATATACGCCGTTTATTTTTTGCAATTAGTTCTTAAATAAAAAGCAGGCATAATAACTACAACAAGCCGGCTACGGAAGATTTTATACCCACTTTATCGTGGGTATTTTTTTCCTTAAATAACTTATGTTGAAAAAAATCTTAACAAGTCCGTGGACTGCACTATTAACACTAGCCTTAGTAGCAAGTTTGCGTGTAGCAGATCCAATCTTTGTCGAAAGCGTTCGTCTACGCTACTTTGACACACTAGTGACCGACCAACCCGCAGAGGTTATTGGTGTAAGCGTTGTAAACATAGATGAGAAAGCTCTGGAACGTTATGGTCAATTTCCTTTTAGCCGAGACATCTACGGTGCTATCATCCGTGATCTATACAGCCGTAATGCTGGCCTAGTTGTGTTTAATGTTCTTACTCCTGATCGAGATAGAATGGGCCGGGACAAGGAGTACATACAGGCTCTTCGACAATATCCAACAATTCTTCCCAGTGTTGGGTCAACAACAACAAGAAACCAACCAAAAAATCCAGGATCGGCAATCATAGGCCCGTATGGGCTAGATGCGTTTATTAACTATCCTGGTATTATTGCTAATATACCTGCTGTTGAAAATGCTGCTACAGGAGTTGGTATAGTAAACACTTTGCCTGAAGTTGACGGCGTGGTGCGTCGTATGCCCTTGGTTGTTGCTAATAATGGTAAGCTATACCCAAGTCTGGCCATGGAAACAATGCGTGTAGCTGCCGGGGACTCAACATTCCAAGTTAAGATTAATGAACAGGGTGTTGAAAAAATGCGTATTCCAAAGTTTGGTCCTATTGCGACAGATAGTTTAAGTCGTATCTGGATTGACTGGAGCTTGGTTCCAGAAAAATATAGTTTAATGAACTTGCCCAAGGACTTTGACGGCGAAATAGTTATTGTCGGGGTGTCGGCACAAGGATTAAGTAATCCAATAGCAACAAGTTTAGGCGAAATGTTGCCACAAGATTTACAAGCAGCAGTATTGGGCACAGTGATTGCCAATAAAGATCGACCAGCTATTACACGTCCGGACTGGGCCGACGGAACAGAGATTATATTTGTATTGGCAGCAGGTGTTTTAGCATTATTTTTATCAAGGTGGACTTATGTTGGAATTTCTTTTTCTGTGCTGTTACTCGGTAGCAGTGTATTACTTTCTGGTTGGTTGTATCGAAGTCATGCTTGGCTTGTGGACGCAACTTTTCCGATCGCTAGCCTTGTGCTTGTGCTTCTCCATGCCTATGGTGTTAAGTTTGTAAGTGAGTTCTTACAGAAGCAGGCTATCAAAAAGCAGTTTGCTGGCTACTGCTCTAAAGAAGTTGTGGAGATTCTACAGAAAGACCCTGGCTTAATCAAGCGTGGTGTACGCAAAGACGTTAGTGTAATGTTTAGTGACCTGCGTGGATTTACCCCCATTGGTGAACACTACGGTGACGATGTAGGCGGCCTAGGCAAGTACATGAACGGTTATATGGATGCAATCTCAAAACCTATCATGGACAACAATGGCATGGTCATCAAGTATGTAGGTGATGCCTCAATGCACATACACGGTGCTCCGATTGATGATGCTAGTCATGCACATACCATTGTCAAAGTTGGTCTTGAAATGTTAGATGCTGTTGATGAATATACTAAACAGATGGAAGCACAAGGTTTACCACCGGCTGCAATGGGTTGGGGTTGTAACACAGGTATTGGTTTTATTGGTGAGATGGGGTCAACTGATAGACACAGTTACGATATCTTGGGCGACATGGTTAGTACTGCGGCAAGACTAGAAGCACGTTGCAAAGCATACGGTGTACTATGTATTATTGGTGCTGAGACATACAACAGAACCAAAGACGATTTTTTCTACTTGCTATTGGATAACTTACAACCCAAGGGCAAAACTGTAGCAGATTTGATCTATACAGCACTCCGTACCAAAGGCGCTGACTACAGTAAAGACCTTGCTACACATAATAAGATGCATGAGTTGTACCGACAGAAACAATTTGATGCGGCTGTTATATTGTGCAAAGAATTGCACGGCAAGTTTGGCGGGCAAATGGACAAGTACTACAAGATGTGGGTCGAACGTTGTGATTTTATGAAACAACAAAATCTGTCAGACAACTGGAACGGTGAGTTTGTAGCTCACGAAAAATGATCATAAACATTTTTGTTGACACCTATGTATGGTGGTTCCTACAGTTGTATTTTTTACCATACCGTTTTCCTAAATACGGAAGTGAAGTTGATTGTATTATACGCCAGTACAGTTTAAATGGCTTGTGTCAACACCGTTAATTAACAGGTAATCGAAGATGGAAGGCTAAGGCACTTGCTCCACCAGAATTAACTTGCGGTATGGCAATAGCACAAATGTACCGGTAACATACTTCTGGAAAAGCCATCGGTGTTACTGTGTAGGCACTATATCCGGTGACCAATCCTGTACCAATGCCTAAGTCCCAGGGTCCGTCTTTATATACACTATAACGAGCATAACCATAGGCACTGCCGCGATATTCGCTATTGCGATACCACCCACCTGACACGGTCCAACGATCTGCAACAGTTTGTTCAATGCCTATTCCGTAATTAACTCCGTTGAATCCAGCACGATCATGTATGCTGACCCCGTTGATTTGAACGTATGTTTTTGCTAGAGATAAGTTGCATACTGTCAGTAACAGTATGGCTACAAGTGTTTTCACACCAGTACTTATTTGTCTTTTTGTGTAACTTCGTTAATTTGTGATTCGGCTTCTACACGTTCATGTTCGATAGTCTTGCCGCGTAGGTGTAGTACTGTATTAACCTTTTGGTTTAAACGAATCAAGTCGTTGTCCAGCATACGGATACGATCTATTAAAGCAATAAGAACGGTATTGGCGTCGCTGATAACAGGCTTGACTTCTGTAGTAGCCCAGGTCCATACATATTTGATGATAAATCCCATACCGACTGCCATCACAATCGGAAACCCATATTTGTTTACTAATCCAACTATATCACCCATTTTATTTTTTCCACGGACTTGTTGCTCCGCCCTTTTCTAATCTGTCTATTTTTTGTTGCAGGTTACGGTTGAGGTCAATCCATTGCTTACCGTTTTGTTTCATTTCTTCCAGTGTCAACAACGCATACAAACTTATAATGATAGCGATGCCACCCATGATGAACCCAATGAATGCATAGGTAACTTCCAATGTCATCATGCTAGTAATCCCACTACTACGCCGGCTACAAATGCTATCAAGGCAGCCTTGGCCAAATCTATATCGGTCCAGATTGGATGATTATGTCCATATTCAGCAATGCTTTTAGGCAAATTCCCAGGCTTAAATTTATTCATTATTCTTTCCGTCTCTTAAAAATTTTTCTAGTGGATCTACTTTGACCAGCATAGCACGACCGTTGACATTTTTAACTTGGAAGTAGTCGCCGCCCTTCCACCCTAACTTGTCTATATCAAGTTCAGAATCTAATAGAATTCTATTAGGTTCTAAATCCCAGGTATAATCGCAATATAACATTACTTGGCCTTGTTTATATCACTTAATTGATCAGCACAAGCACGAATGTCTTTGCTTAGTGCGCCTACTCCAATTTTTTGTTCAACTTCTCTAGCAATATCGTGTAAATGTATTACCAAGTATTCGATATCAAAATTCATTATATTTGCTCCTTCTTTGAGAAACTTTTTGAGTTTTCTAGTTCTTATTTCTTCTTCACAGATGGCCATATTTCTTATAATTTGCTCTCGGCGATTTGTTACGTTTTCCCAAGTGGACATTAATCTCTCCTTGCATCGTTTTTGCCGTCGGCACGAGCAATACGGTCAGTATCGGGCTTTAATCCTAGTGCGTTGCTTACAATTGTATCAATACGGATGACATCGTGATTCATTGTTTTAACACGATTGTCCAAGGCTGTGATAATTCCGGCCATGCCTTTGATGGCCGACAACACGCCAGCCAATAACAGTTTGATAGTTAGATATACAAAATAGCCACCAGCTAGTGCCGTAGCAATTGGAAAACCCAGATCCCCAATAATTTTGAAGATTTCATTCATACTCAGCTCCTTTTGTTAGAGTCTTTTTGTTGTATGAATATTTATTGAAAAATTAGATTTACATCAACTCCGGAATTAACAGGGTATATTATAGATCAACACCGATGTGTTTATACAAGCGGGCTAATTCTTCTGGAGTTCTAACAGAAGTAACTATGGAATCCATAGTGGTTTTAAATTCTGGATTTTGTTGTTTTTCTTTGGTGATTTGTTGCAGATATTTTGCAGTTTTGTTTTGATTCATAATTGACATGGCCTGCTGTAAATTTTGTCTATATTCGTTCACAATACTATTGTGCCAGCGGTCTGAAAAAAACAATTCTTTATTATATTCGGTAATAATTCTAGCCTGAGACATTTTGTTATCACGTTGTTCTGGAGTCCAATTTGAAATGTATTTCATAAGCTCAGCAATCTGTAACAACCGTTCAGCTGGATCTTCTACTAGATCATAACTTTCGTCCCAGATATCACCAAATGTTTTAAATCCGTAGTTACGTAAGTATTCTAAACTACCGTGTGTGCCAGCCAGTATAAAAGGTTGAGCACACGCAATAGGCCTTAGTGTTTTTTCAGTCAAATGCAATCGACTGTCATCGAATAGTGTTTCAAGCACTACTTCAATGTCGGTAGATTCATAATCTTTAAGATCAAAATCTGCACTATAATTGCTGGATGCAAGACTTGGCGGAAAGAAATTTTCTAAAACAGTTTGAGGTCTCCATTGAGTATTTTTAAAGATGTGCAAATCGTAGTGTAGGCCTAACTCGGGTTCAACGGGATTAACACTGGTTTTACAGTGTTCTTGTAAATTTAGATGTATTAATAATTCAGCAAAACGTAACCGGTATTCTCTTGTGCCAGACCAAGCTCTATTGTAAATCAAAAAAGTTTTTTGGACCTGTTTTTTTTGGGCAACCTGTTTGGCATATCTAAACCAGTCCCTGGCAATAACCGCATGGCTCCACCAATACACACCCAAAAATCCGTTTTGCTCATAGTACTCAAGTTGTTTGCTGTTTTTTTCAGAATGACACAGCAACACCAAATCATAGCAGTGTAGTGGATAGCGTAGTATTGATCTAAGGTGCATTCCAGAAAACATTTTAGCAATAGAGTCGGACTTGTCGACCCAGGCCCCTAACCGTTGAGTTACATGATTTAACGCCAAGCCTGAGATATTATAGGCTTCAAAATCCAGTGGCTCCTGATCGTGGCAAATCATGTTTGGCAAGATCATGTTGTCTATCCACGATTGTGATTGAGTTTTTAATGGCAATATGTCTTCTATTTTTTTTGAGCCATGGGGGTAAAAGCGATAAATTACTAAGTCTCCATCACAAATGTCAGTTGAAACGTTATCAATATGATGATATAATCGATCTAAAGGAATGCTCATAGTATGAAAAAAATAGGATTTATTGGGTTGGGTAAACTTGGCCTAGACTGCGCCGAAGTGTTTGCCGAACATTATGAAGTGCGCGGCTTTGATATTTACCCAAGAACCAGTGACCTGGTAAAAGTTTGTAGCATAGAAGAAACTGTCAATGAAAGTGAATGGATTTTTTTAGCAGTACCAACTCCTCACTGTGAAGGATACGATGGATCAGTTCCTAGCAGCCATATGGAACCCAAAGACTTTGGACGCGAAGCAGTATTAGCCGCAATTGACAGTATAAACAAACATGCAACCTCAAGCAAAAAAGTAGTGCTAATCAGCACAGTGTTGCCAGGTACTACTAGACATTATTTTGCTGGACGTCTTGATTCTGTACACAATTTTTTGTACAATCCTTACTTGATTGCTATGGGCAGTGTAAAGTGGGACATGGTCAATCCAGAAATGATCATGATCGGCACCGAAGATGGCAATCCCAATGCGCTTGCACAAGAGTTAATCGATCTATATACACCAATGATGAAAAATAGTCCAAGGTATGAAGTTGGTACTTGGGACGAGTGTGAAGCAATTAAAATTTTCTATAACACATTTATCAGTGCCAAAGTTGGTCTGGCCAATATGATTCAAGATTTTGCTATGAAGATTGGTAATATCAATGTGGATGTGGTCACGGATGCATTGGCTCGTAGCACAATGCGTATTATGGGTCCCAAGTATATGACAGCTGGCATGGGCGATGCAGGTGCTTGCCATCCTAGAGATAATATTGCTCTACGTTGGCTGGCACAAGAATATGACTTAGGGTACGACATGTTTGATACAATCATGCATGCTCGAGAAATTCAAGCACGTAATCTAGCTGAGTTTTTAGTAATACAAGCACAAAAAAATAACTTGCCAATAGTAATTCATGGCAAGGCTTATAAACCAGACGTGCCGTATTGTATTGGTAGTTATAGCACCCTAATTGGACATTATGTTGAACAGGCAGGACACCGGGTGTCCTATGTTGATCCATTGGCCGACGACCAAACAAATGTAGTATCAAGTCTTGACACCCCGGCGGTAGTGTTGTTGGCACATAACCGACATGTAACCTATGGATATACTGGACAACCTCAACAAGACATTTTTTATTACGATATTAAGTCTGGCAGCGTTATTGTTGATCCGTGGCGCTCAATTTCACAAGACACGAAAGGCATGACTGTTATACACTATGGAAACACACGTAATAACCAAATATAATCTAGTAAAATTCTGGGACGATGAATACAAACACCTGGAGTACATCAATGAGCCGTTTAACGATCCGGTAAATCTAGCCTTGTGGACCGGCCAGGGATACACTACACAGTTCACCGGCGACATGTGTGACATGCGTAGCCAACAGCCTAGATGGAATGAGCAATTTATATCTATTTTTTCAGCTCTTGGCTGGCAAAATATTGGAACCAGTTACTATCGAATGGGCACTGGTACGGTGTTGCCTGTACACGGTGATCTATACACAAAGTACATTGAACTGTATAACCTTCAAGGTCAAGAGAACCGTATACGCAGAGCCGTGGTATTCTTAGAAGATTGGGCCAGCGGCCATTACTTCGAAGGCATGGGGCAAGCTATGACAAATTGGAAAGCTGGCACTGTGATCGAATGGACTTACGATACTCCTCACATGGCAGCCAACATAGGACTTACTCCTAGATATACCTTACAAATTACAGGGCATGTATGATATATTCTGTCAATGAGTGGGACCCATTGGAAAAAATCATAGTAGGCACTGCTAGTCATGCCAACTGGCCCATGACTGACCCAGTTTTTGCCGAAGAAGCAAAGAATTCGTTGTGGAAAGAAACACCAGCACCCAGCGGTCCTGTGCCACAGTTTATCATTGATGAAGCCAATAGAGAACTAGATATTTTGTCAGAGACCCTGTTGCGGTATGGTGCAATAGTGTATAGGCCTCGCCCCATGGACTTTGTTGAGAACAAAGGCATGTACAATTATTGCCCTAGAGATCGATTATTGGTCGCCGGAGACACCTTGATTGATTGTAATATGATGTATCCTTGCCGTAATCAAGAAATCAAAAACTATACTAAATTAATAAGCGAAGCGCGAAACGTATTGACCATGCCAAGAGATCAAGGCATGATTTTAGATGCTGCTAATATTTGTCGATTGGGCGACACTTGGTTGTTTTTAGAAAGTGCCAGTGGCAATCGTGCTGCATATGAATGGTTGTGTCATAAGTTTCCCAACATCACAATTGAACTATGCAATTTTTATGCAGGCGTACATATTGATTCAACTATTACTCCGCTACGTGAAGGCTTGGTAATGCTTAATGCCAGTCGTGTAACTGAAGAAAACTGTCCCAAGGTATTGCAAGATTGGGAAAAGATCTGGGTAACCGAAGACATGATTGTGGCACAAAACTTTTATCAGTATCCGTATGCAAGCAAGTGGATTGCTATGAATCTATTGGTGCTGGACCCAGAAACTGTTATAATTGATGCTGCCCAAACCAAGTTAATTGCTATATTAAAGTCTAAAGGGATTGATAGTATCCCGTTGACCTTGAGCCACAGCCGCACTTTGGGTGGTGGCTTTCATTGTGTTACTTTAGACACACGGAGAAAACATGCTTGATACAAATGCTGTACAACAGCTAATTGAACAACAGATAAACAAAACAGTCAACGAGCAAATCAAGGAAGTGCTGGCAGCCAAAGACTGGATGGAGTCACTCGAAAACAAAATTATTAATTATACCAAGGATCGTATTGTAAGCAAATTTGCAAACTCGTCGGCCTTGCCTGAAATTGTTGAAGCAGTTAAAAGCAGTGTGAGTGAGTTGTTTGCATCGGGCCAAATTCCGGGTATCGAACAATATGTAAATGACACTCAAATTCAATATTCAATTGACCAAGCAGTTGAGCAGTTGATACAAGGTGCAATTGAGCAGTTAGGACGTGATCCAATCTGGTTGGCAAGAATTGAACACCTGATTAACCAAGCAGTGGTTCAACGAACTGTTGCTGGGCTAGGAGCAATTGATATTACCAGTGTTATTCATCAACGTATTGACGAAAATATAAAAAACGCCCGATATAATTTATTGACTAATTTTTCTAGTCTAGGTATTAATGATCAAGCCACCAGTTGTCAGTTTACTGTAATGGATGACACTACAGTGGTTGAAAATAAACTAACAGCTAGAGAATTAGATGTAGTAGGGTCTGCCCGGATTAAAGATCTAGCAATCACAGGCTCGATTAACACTGATAACCGAGCCTGGACAGATCTAGCCGATGTTATTTCAGTCAAAACATTGGATAAAATTAATACCGAGTGGCAAAACTCTCTAGTTGCACAAGTGGTTGAACAAATTGAAATTAATGGAGTCTCGTTTGACCAAGTCAGAGTTGGCGACACCTTATTAGTTGACGGCAACATATTATCTTCGAAGATCACCGAATCAGCTATACAAGCACTTGGCACTTTACGCACCTTATCAGTCAAGGGCGAAACACACCTCAATGAAACTGTTAGTGTGTTGCGTGGACGATTGGGTATCAACACTCAAGAACCAGAATCTGCACTCAGTATCTGGGACGAAGAAGTTTCATTGGTCTTGGGCAAGCACAAGTTAAAACAGGCTTATATTGGTACTAATAGAGATCAAGGCCTAGTTCTTGGAGTTAATAGATTGGCACAATTAGAAATTAGCACTGATGGACTAACTACAATTAAAAAGTTGCGAGTAGGACTGCATAAGATAGGGCATGACACACAAGTTCCAGGGTATGTGGGCACACGCGGCGACATTGTGTTTAATTCCAATCCTGGCCCAGATCGAGTATTTGCTTGGATATGCTTGGGCTCATACAACTGGCAAGTATTAAAGAGCGCAGAATGAACATCAACTGGGTATTAGCAAATCAAGTAGTGGTTGACCCACTATACAATATTGATGAGATGAAAAGCATTGGTAGTTTTTGGGGCGGCTGGCAGACCTGGAGATCATGTCAAACCGACAATGTGATTTGCCATGATTTACAAAAAGCACAAGACCTGGTCAAAAGAAATTTTCATACCCTGTGTAATCTCCACGTGCCTTCGTCGTCGTTTGTTGCATTGGATCGGCCTGACAGAGTACGTTTATATGAAGGTGAATTCAAACACGAAGTTTACAACAAAGAAGAATTAGTGGCCATGCATTTGGCTGCAACCACCAGCGATATAATTTTGCTATTGGGATTCAATTGGGAAACTCCCAAAGATACCGGCGATCGACTACAAAATCATTATGACCACAACTATTTTGGGCTAACAAAAGAAGTCATAAAAAATCACCCACTGGTACAGTGGGTGTTGGTTGATCACATCGCCGACGTAACTGTTGATTTTAAAACTTTGCCCAATTTAACTCGTGAAAGTTTAACTGGTGTTTTGAGTTTGTTAAAATCTTAAATTATTCTGGCGCTGGTTCACCGGCCACTACATTTTCAATAAGCACAGCAGATGGTGGCGTAGCAAGTGCATAAATCCAGGCTTCCCAAGCTTCAGCATTGGGCACGCTGTCGTACCAGTTGCGATAAATTATCACGTCGTCGCCGACAAATTCGCGGTATGGAACACCGTCGGTTTTGCCTTCGGCTGTAAGTATATCGATTTGAGCCTTGCATTCGGCTTGCACTGCCTCATAAGCTGTAAGAGTCCAAGTAGTTTTGGTTCTAATAGTCATTGTAAATCCTTCCTGATTTGATAACATTATTTATACCTAGTTTAGAATAGTTGACAATATAAGGACTTGGTTGTATAATACTTGTATGAATACACTCAAACGCATAGGTTTTTGTTGCAAATGGCTAAATGATCCGTCTGAATGTGGCGGCATGAAGGTCAATGCCAAAGACCGTGATCTAAACGGGCGTAGCACTACCATGCGTTGGTTGCGTGAGCACCCAGCTGAAGCCGAACAACGCCAATGGGACATCATGAATCATAATACTAGTGCAGCGGTCAAGCTGATTGAGCGGGTGGCTACCCTGCCAGCTAATCGCAGAATGGTACGCTTGGGTAGTGAGATGTTGCAGGGTTATACCGAAAAAGACTGGATTGTGTGGTGGCAACAGAAGGATGTACAGGCACATTTGGAACGTATATTTGCACCCATAGGCGAAACAGCACGTAGACTAGATGTGCGACTCAGTTTTCATCCAGGGCAATTTTGTGTGCTGGCATCAGAGAATCCCGGCATTGTTGAACGATCAATACAGGAGTTTGAATATCATGCGGATATGGCCAGATGGATGGGCTATGGCAAATCCTTTCAGGATTTTAAAATCAACGTACACATCTCGGGTAAACAAGGTCCCGAAGGCCTCCGACGCACCTACGGTAAACTCTCACCCGAAGCCCGCAGTTGTATTACAATTGAAAACGAAGAAAATTCATGGGGATTAGATGATTGCCTTACCATTAGCGATATTGTTCCTATTGTGCTTGACGTACACCATTATTGGATACGCGAAGGGGCATACATTGATGCCGCTAGTGATCGCGTTAAACGAGTGGTGGATAGTTGGCGTGGTGTACGTCCTGCTATGCACTACAGCGTATCTCGCGAAGATATTCTAATAGGACATGACAGTCAAGTAGCTCCTGAATATGCTACCTTGCTAGAGGCCGGTCACAAAAAACAAAAGTTACGGGCACACTCAGACTTTTATTGGAACCAAGCCACTACAGATTGGGCCTTGACGTTCTGGGAACAGTTTGACATACAGTGCGAATCAAAGGGCAAGAACTTAGCTAGCGAGCAAGTGTACAATCGTGCTGTAGAATTGGGATTAGTAACATAGAAAAAGTAGATTATCAAGATCCGCACCCTGCATGGACGGAAGTGATTATACTGTGGGAAGATATATTAGATGGTCCCAAATATCCTATCAGAGACATTTTAAATTGGATAGACTTTGCTCCCGGAAGCAGATATCATCTACATGGATATCAAAATGACCAAGGATTTGTTTTTAGATTCCAAGACCCTCAAGATGCAACATATTTTAGATTAAGGTGGATGTAATGAATTTTATTTTTGTAGCAAAAGAAAATGTCTGGGCCTATGTGCAACACGACTGGACCAGCAATCGTGTGCGTTTCTGTGCCGAAGTCATGGCCTGGGCATGCAGTGTGGTAAGTGCCATTATGTTTGCAGCCACCGTGCCCAACATTCCGGTTGTGCCGCTGTACAGTATCTTTATCACAGGATGCGTGTGCAGTGCCTATGCTTGCTATAACCGCAGAAGTTTTGGCCTGCTGGCCAATTCGGTATTTCTGATTATAATTGATGGTATTGGCTTGATCCGATACTTTGTTGTTACTTAGGCCTTAGGAGCCGATGGCTTGCGTGGTTTGCGGGCACTGGGTTTCTTAGCAACTGGCTTTTTTTTGGATTCAGAGGTGTTGGCTGTAGGGAACGGAAATTCAGCAACTTTGGACTCCGGTTTTTCTACCTTGTAGGGCGCAGGTACAGGTTCGGTTGGGGTAGCATTAAAAATCTTCTTCAAAAATGATAGCATGTTAAATCTCCTTATTGAGTATTTAGTTTGAGTCGATTGAGGTTGCTATTTGTGCAGATGCAGTATATAATGGTAAATACTATTAGTAGAAACCATGAGTTTTTACTATCTTAAAATTTACTCAAAAGGAAAATATCATGAAAATCGTAAAATCAATTTTATCCGCAGTTTGGACATTCTTATGTGCTTGTGGGCAGGCTAGGTATGCCGCAGAACTGGCACGCAATGGTAAATGGGCCGAAGCACAGGCTGTCTACAAAAACTAATGATCTCCACAATGTTTCTTCCCCGGGGAGAATACAGCATGTACGGGGATTGGCTGTCACGCCAAGACCCCGAAACCCTAAAAACCTATTTTGGAGTCACAACAACACCAGGATTTATTAAATCCTTGGTGGATCGCATTGCTTTTAATCCCGGCAAACACGAATTTTTAATTGCACTAAATGATTGTCGTTGGGTGGGCACCCTGCATATGGCTCTGCACTTGAACACAACCATTGAGTTTGGATTGATTGTTGATCAGAGACATCGCGGACAAGGTATTGCAGATCGTCTCATGGATGAAGCAGTGACCTGGGCACAAAATCGTAGGTACAAACGATTGTATCTACACTGTTTGAGTTGGAATCAGCCGATCAAACACCTGTGCAAAAAATATGGTCTAGAAATACGTAACCGAGACGGGTCAGGTGAAGTTGATGTAGAATTACCACCGCCTAGCATGATTAGTGTAGGCAAAGAGTTTGCCACCATGAATCGCAACATTTTTACCAAACTATTAGAAACAAGCTGGGATACTGCTAAGTAAAGTATGACTGAATTAATCTATACCTTGGTAATGGTTCAAATTACCATAGCATGTGTTACTTTGTATTTGCATCGTGGTCAAGCGCATCGTGGTGTGACTTTTCATCCTGTGATAGAACATGCTATGCGTTTTTGGCTATGGCTAACCACAGGCATGGTTACACGTCAGTGGGTAGCTATACACAGAAAACATCATCAACGTAGCGATCAAGCAGGCGATCCTCACAGCCCGCAGGTCCACGGGATTTGGCGTGTGCTGTTTGGTGGTGCATTTTTGTATCATGCAGCCAGCAAAGACACAGAAATGGTTGCCCGGCTAAGTCACGGAACCCCGGATGACTGGGTTGAGCGGAACGTATATGCAGCGCACAGCAGACTGGGTATAATGATCATGCTGTCCATAGATCTTGTGGCGTTTGGCTGGTGGGGGTTCTTGGTTTGGGGCATACAAATGATCTGGGTACCTGTTTGGGCAGCCGGAGTCATTAACGGCCTGGCACACTGGTGGGGCTACCGCAACACCAAAACCGCAGATACCAGCACAAATTTGTGGCCCATTGCAATTTGGATTGGCGGCGAAGAATTGCACAATAACCACCACGCAGATGGTGCCAACGCAAAATTCAGTCAACGTTGGTGGGAATTTGATATTGGGTGGTTTTACATAACCGTACTTAAAACTTTTAATTTGGCAAAATTGAGAGTATAAAATGTTGCAATGCAAGGTAAATTCTGTTATACTATCATAAATAAGTTAGAGAAAAGAAGTTAGTGCCGATAGTCGGGCTAACGCAACCCCCTCGCTTAATTAAGGAGATTTACCATGTTTGATTTTAAATCAGTAGTAGACCAAGTAGCAACAGCAACCAAACAACCGTTGACATACGTTGAGGACAAAGCCATCCGTGCAAATCTAGAAACTCTAGTGGAAGCACAAGCAGAATTTGCAAAGACTGTTTACGATACAACTTTAGAACTGTCTAAGCAAATTGTAGAAAGCGTAAAATCAACAGATTTTACTAAGTCTTTTGAAAAGGCTACTAAAGGTTTCAAAGTGGCTGCTTAATAGCTCAGTTGCGTAAAAACAACACCCTAAACCCCCAGTCCGATGGGGGTTTTCTTTTGGCTACAATTTGATTGACCATTAATTGACATTTTGCTATACTTGCTTTATGAAAACTAAAAGAGGTATCATTATGAACAAGCGTATTTTGGTAGCCGCAATGGCAGTGGCCGGTTTGCATCTGGTAGGTTGTAGTTCAACCGGTACTAAATTGTCCAGTGGCGAATCTATTCAACCAGGGGCCAATGCTGGAGTGGCAATTGCAGATCAACGACTGGCGTCAAGTGAATTTAAGAGCCAGGGCGTCAAGGTCATTTATAATTTGTTTGGCAATGTAGAGGCCATTGAAGTTACTGGCTATGCCGCAGTATGGGGCAATAGCACAAATGCTGCACGTGAAAGTTATCGTGTGGCCGAACTTGAAGCTAAAAAATCACTAAGTGATTTTATCAACAAAGAGTCTATTACCAGCACCACTAGTGTTCGAATGATCAGTAACAATCTCGAGCAGGCACAAGACAACAATACCAACAAGTTTGCAAGCAATAAGTCGCCAAGTTTAGAGGCAGTTGACACTGAGGCCAATAATAGCACTCAAGAAAACACAGCAGTTCGAAACAATGCTGTTAAGATTGCTAGCCAGCTCAACACAATCATTACCACCCAAAATCGTGGTATTATTGGCGGACTTTATCTCAAAGAAGGCACTGTAATTGATGGTGGACGTGCTGTCAAGGTTGTGATGCGTTGGGATAAAAAACACAACGATGCTCGCAAGCAGATTCGTAACTTGATGGCACAATAATTGTGCGCCGGCTGGTAGTAATTGGCGCATGCCTGTTAGGGCTGACAGCACCCTTGGCTCAAGCACAGATCACTCCTGTGCTTGCAGCATCTTTTGCTCCTAGTCCACTGGGCCTAGCATTGACTGTGGGCAAATGGATCTACGATGCCGCAACCAAGCAACAGGTCTACTATGTCGAAGTGGCAGGCGAGGGCAATGATCCCGCCCAAGCTAGAGATAATGGATTTCGACTAGCAACCGAAATGGCGTTGGGTAGCTTAATCAGTAGTGAAACCGAAGTACAGGCCGGCCGGATTCAGCGAGATGAAATTATCAGCTATTCTTCAGGTTTTGTAGAAAGATTTGAAATAATTGAAACTCGCCCAGGCAAACAAGGAACCACTGTGGTTATGAAGGTCTGGATCAAACGCAGTGCATTGGCTGATCGATTATTGAATCGCAGCAAACAAGCAGGCGAAGTGGATGGTGCTAGAGCCAGTGTACAATTGCAGACTCTAAACAAAGAACGGGCCACCGGTGATCGCTTGTTGCAAACTGTACTAAACGATTTTCCAAAACGAGCCTTTGATATCGCGCTGAACCCAGCCGATATTGTCCGCAACGATCGAAGTGCAGGCATTGAAATTTCTTTTGCTATAGCATGGAATCAAGACTATTTGAAAAGTCTATGGACGGCAGTCGAAGCAACTGCACAAAAAAATTCAAACCAAGTTGCAATCATTGGTGTAAATTCAGGGGGATTATTTAGAGGCTACGGCGGGCAAGCACATTACGATGATACTAGAAAATACGAATTACTGGTAAATCAGATGGTTATGTCGGGACCATCTGTACTAGTAACTATACGCAACGCCCACAGACTCGTTTTGTACTCGGCTTGTTTTAACTACCAAGAGCTGGATCATCAGCCCAGTTATGTGGTTACAAATCGACGTTTTGTGGAATTAAGCCCATACCGCCCTACAGCATTTGTAGACGGCTCCTACAAAATGCGCAGTAAAATACAAATTCCAGTTAATTTGATCACGCTAGAGCAGGCCGGAATTGTAGAAATGGATGTAGTGGTTCGAAAACAGTGCCCAAATCAGTAGTAATTTTGTAACAAGATTGGAAATATTTGCCATAAGTAATATGAGCAGTTCCAGGGTAGTTATAATATACGCAGTTAATTACAGTTGAGATCATGGCCTTACCAACCGATATAGATTCTGAGAAAGATCCGTCTCGCTTGCTTCAAGAAGCAGGCATGTACGTGTTTATGAGCGATGTTTCAGACGAAAGCATCAAGCCCATCATTGAATGGATTTTGGTGGAAAATCATGTGGTCAAGAAAAAGAAAAAAGAACTGTTGTTAATGATCTGCAGTGAAGGCGGTTCGGTAGAAGATGCCTTTGCCTTGATTGATGTAATGAAGTCTAGCAGTATTCCAATCAAGACAGTAGGACTCGGGTGTGTGGCCAGTTCAGGCCTGCTGATATTCTTGGCCGGTATGAAAGGTCGTAGAATGTTGACTCCTAACACTAGTATCCTGAGTCATCAATACTCAAACTATCACGAAGGCAAGCATCACGAGTTATTTGCCATTGCTAAAGAACACAGCCTGATTCAAGAACGCATGTTGCGTCATTATCAAGCAACCACCGGACTAAGTGAAGAAATTATTTTGAGCAAGTTGCTACCACCAACTGATGTTTATCTATCATCTGACGAAGCACTGGCCTTGGGCCTGTGCGATTACGTTACAGACTTAAAAAAATAATCAACGCTGTTTAGGCCTACCGTAGGCTTTTTCGTTGTATTTAGGCTCTTTTTTGTTTTTGTCAATTCCGCCGGTTCTGGCAGTGAGCCCTGAATCAGCTGGCATATAATCAACTAATTCGCCAGCTTGACTTGCACCAGGTGCATCAGTAGTAGAACTTTGTTCAACGTTGGGTATTACCTTAGGTTCTTTGTTAATGTTGAACACTAACTTACCACTTGAACTTGATGTTGAACTATAACTTTTTTGTGCTTCCAGCGTAACTTCCGTAAACAACTTACTTGGCCAAACAGTGGTAAAACCTTGGATAATAAACTCTCCTTTACTTTTTTTAGCTTCGGTATACATCTGAACAAATGCAGAGTTATTTAAAATATCAGCGGCAGCTTCTGAAAAGTTAGTTTTCATATTAATTTCATTGCATACTTTATAAGCAATACTTGATACTAAATGATTGAGTGGGATAACTTTATTTTCATCATCGGCTACACGGTCTTTGTAAATTTGTTTTAAGTTTTTAGTCAAGTTGGTATTGTCAATATTAAAATTTTTGTCGCCGTCGTATGATTTTAAGGTCATGACTTGTTCTGATTCAGCTGGAGTTATTAGCTTAAGATCTACAGCCAACTCTAATGGAGCTGAATCGTGAGTTCCTTTGTCGATCACCTCAAGAATTCTAATAGGTTCTGGATACAGTTCACGGAACTGTGTTATGCCAGCCGCTTCTAGCTCACGCACACTCTTAATAAGATTGGTACTGGATGCCATGGCACCCTTGGCACCTTTACTTGATAGTTTGATTTGTTTACCTTGAGGATTAATCAATAAACTATCGTAAAGTTCGCCACTGGTTTTTTCATTGAAACTTATGATACAATCACTATAGGTTCCGCCCATGAATACTTCTGCGGCTTTGCTGGCATTACCTTTTACTGGTTGACCATTGATCAATATGATAGGCTGTAACATTTCGCAAAAGTAGTCACGAAACCCAGCAAAATCCATGTTGCCCGATGGAACGCTTACTGGGAAACTAGCGGCACTGGTTATGATCACAGCGGCATTGTACTCATCTGAGTTTGCACCAAATTTAGTTTGAATTTGTGCAAGAATACTTTCAGGCGTTTGACTTTTGAATTCTTTTAAAACCTGACTGGGTTTGTAGCCAACCTTTTCTTTTGATCCACGGGCATCGGCTTGACTGAATCCACCCGGAATATCGTCAGTTTGAAAAAATTTATTTGAATCGTGAACAGGTTTAATATTTTGTGCAAATTTGGCCAAATATCGTGTACCTACAGCAGTGTCAAACGTAGCAATACCAAATGCCCGATTGCTGTTACTAGGTTGATTGATCTGCTCAATCGGATGACCTAGTTTTTTTTGTACTTGATCAAATGCTGCTTGGGTTTCTTCTTTGCTAGCATATTGCCCAACTTGGGGATAAAATGTTAAACTTTGGAAGACAATTTGATCGTCGGGGTTATCACCACGCTTATAAACAGCACCTGGCACACGACCGCTGAGTCCACGGCTTTCGTTTAGTATAGTATCGAGTAGATTTAGAATGTCACGCATTTGCTTTTTCTTTAAGTTAATGTTATACTTATCTAATAAACAGGAGAACCCATGCCAAATTTAGTACCCATTGTAGTAGAACAAACCAGCAAAGGCGAACGCAGTTACGATATATATAGTAGACTGCTGCGTGATCGTATTGTAATGCTAGATACAGACGTAAACGAGCATACTGCCAGTTTGATAGTGGCTCAGTTGCTGTTTTTAGAAGCAGAAGATCCAGAGCGCGATATTATTTTTTACATCAACAGCCCAGGTGGCGTAGTCACGGCAGGTATGGCAATTTACGACACTATGAACTTTATTCGCCCGGATGTAAGCACAGTGGTCATGGGCCAGGCATGTAGCATGGGAAGTTGTTTAGCTCAGGCTGGCGCCGCAGGTAAACGATTTATTTTGCCAAATGCACGTCATATGATTCACCAACCTTCGGGCGGTGCCAGAGGACAAGCAACAGATATTCAGATTCAAGCACAAGAAATACTCAAAATGAAAAAATACTTAACAGAGATCTATGTCAAGCACAACACTGCTGGCAAAACCTTTGAGCAGTTGACCGCAGACATGGAACGCGACAACTTTATGAGTGCTGAAGAAGCAGTGGCCTATGGCTTGGCTGATCAGATTATAACTCGACGCGATGCCTAATCAGCAGGTATTTTGCAACACCCCGTGGTATGAATTACATATCTATTGGGACGGTGGCTTTGGTATTTGTTGTCAAGAAAGCCACCGATTGTATAAAGATTCCACACAGTACAACATTGCCAACATGAGCATTATGGAATGGTTTAATAGCCAACCTGTGCGAAAATTCAGAACAGACATACTGGGTGACAGTAAAATATCTGAGTGCCAGCGTTGTTATATTGAAGAACGACACGGCGGCAACAGTCGTAGATTAAAAAGTAATTTAAAAAGCGTTATCTTTACACGTCAGGCCTTTGATGAAAGTTTTAAACAAAGTCCAGGATATCCGATATTTTCAACCAACGACCAAACTCAAGGCTACACCACGACCCATCCGATTGATCTGCATGTTGACCTAGGAAACTACTGTAACTTGGCCTGTAAAATGTGCCATGCACAGGCCAGTAGCACAATTGCAAGCCAAGAAGTAAAATGGGGCATTGCCGAAAGCAAACAGTATCTTGGTACCGACTGGACCAGAAATCCGCAGGTATGGCAATCGTTTAAACAGCAGTTGTTGGAAATACCAAATTTAAAGAATATACACTTCATGGGCGGCGAAACTCTACTGACCAATCAATTTGAAGATCTAGTGGACTGGTTGACCGAACATCGACGATTTGAAGTGTGTTTTAGTTTTGTGACCAATGGTACAGTGTTTAAACCAACACTAATCGACAAACTTAAAAAGTTTCAGCGAGTGGGCATAGAAATCAGTATAGAATCTGTAGATGAACACAATGCTTATCAACGTCAGGGCACCGATACTGCTCTGGTACTAGCCAACATCAAACAATATCAAACACACTGCAACAACACCAGCATCACCGTGGCATTACGTCCAGCACCTAGCGCATTGACCATTGGCTACTATGTGGGATTATTGCAGTTTGCACTAGACAATCAGTTGGTGGTCAAAAGCAATCTGTGTTACGAGCCAAGATTCTTAAATGCAGAAATATTACCTGACAAAACAAAATTGCTTTACCAGTCATATTATCAAGAATTTTTAACACAATTTGCCGATGTACAGGCCAATATCGATTACAATGCCAGCGACTTGAATAACTATCGATTAATCATCAAAGAACATGCAGAAATGTGCCTGGCCATATTGCAAACCCCGGAGCCCAACGATTATCAACATCAAATTGAATGTCTGGTCAATCACTGTAGAAAATGGGATGATATTTACGGATACGATGCACGAGTATTATATCCTGAATTAACTGAAATATTGGATCTTTATGGCTATTGATTATTCTGTAGTAATAGATATTCATTTACGATCAATATGGCATGATAATCCGCCCGAGATTAATATTGGTATTAATGATGACATCAATAGAATAATATTAACTGACAATCGAGTATTCCATTATGATTTTACTGCTTCTGAAACTTCAGTATTAACTGTGGAATTATTAAACAAAACCGACACCGATACTGTCGATGGATTAGATAAGGCAGTTGTAATAGAATCGGTTGATTTTTTTGGAATATCCGATCCAAAATTTTCCTGGGCCGGAATATACAAGCCCGATTACCCCGAACCCTGGGCAAGTCAACAAACAGACTTAAAACCGTTGTTAAAAAGCCACACTTATTTGGGCTGGAATGGTAAGTGGACACTGACATTTGATGTGCCTGTGTTTACATGGGTACACAGGGTGCAAAATCTGGGTTGGATTTACGGTTGACCAGAAATGTCCGATTTGTTATACTAGTTCTATAGTAAACAAAAAGGAGCCGAAATGAAAGACGCAATTATATACGCAGGTTACAGTCGTGACAAAGCAGGCAAGATGCGTTTCCGTACTGCCACAACCCAAAAGCGTGTTGAACAATTAGAAGCACTAGGTGAAGAAGTTCACATGCGTATCATCAACGATGTTTACAGCAAGTCAGCGGCTGCCAAGGAATTACTCCGTTTGGATCATGCCAATGGTGCCAAAGAGCTTGAAGCATTTTATGCCGCACAAGTTCGTGACGAGAATCCGTTTAAAAAGACCACTAGTTTAGTCAAAGTAAAGGTTCCTACTAAGTTTATGGCACAAATGACAGGTGCCCGCGTTGAAGTAGAAAAAATGAGTGTAAAAGAAGCGGCCCGGATCCGTGCCGAGTTCAATGCAAAGGTCAAAGCGGCTTACGAGGCCAACTAATATGTACGAACTAAGATCATACGGTAATCGTGAGACAGGTGAAGCACACTATCTAGTGGATGGTGTAGAAGTTACCAAGTCTGAATACGATCGTTGCATGGCAGAGTATCAACTGGCCAAATCCAAGGAGGTAGTACAATCATGAATCTAACGCAAATCAAAGCAGAAATTTTAACCGGCGGGTTTGACAATGCCGAACTTCGAGAACTAATCGAAACTGTGCAGTATGCTCGAGCTCAACTTGGTAAAGACATCAAGCGACAATTGGCACCCGGTGCAAGTGTCAGTTTTGTTAGTAATCGTTCAGGACAACGGGTGTTAGGCACTGTGGAACGGGTGGCCATCAAGAATATTGTGGTGCGCACTCACTTGGGCCTGTATCGTGTGCCGGCCAACATGATTGAGGTGGTATAATGACAAATCCGATCCCAACTAGCGGTCTTTGGATGACACCAGCAGACATGGATCACTTGACCAGACTCCTAAACGAGTCGGGCACCAAAGAGGAACAGCGAATGGCCTGGTATGGTGCCATGTTGGCCCTAAATCTAGCCCATATGCTACACGAAAAAAGCCTAGCAGATGTGGCATAAAAACAACACTCTAAACCCCGTTTTAGCGGGGTTTTTTGTGGGTTGTCCAAACGGTTGACCCAAAATGATACCTGCGCTATAATGTATGTATAGTGAAAATAAAGGAGCAGAAAATGGTTGGATTAACAGTAGTGGATGGTGACGTGATCCGTGCATACGACTTCAAGCCCATGGTAGGTCGTGACGACTGCTTTATTGAAGGTCGTGTGATTGATGCTCACAGCACCGAACAAGGGTATCAGGCCTACAAGATCCTGGTTACTAAAGATCATTTTGGTAACGATCGTGTTTCAACCCAAGCCGGTCCGGACAACCGTGTTGGTATCGAAATGTTTGTTCCGTGGAGAACCAGCTTTATGGAATTCCAAGGCCGCGTAATCAACTTGTCAAGATAAGGAGCAGGTATGAAGACCACAGTAGACTTGATTCGAATTGCCGACAGGATTGCTGACTTGACCGCAGACGAGCGAGTTAGGTTAGGTCGTATTCTAGTAGATCAATACAGCCAAGACGCTTGTGATTTAAAAGATGGCATCGAAGACGGATTTATTCAGTTAGAAAAAGAACTGGGGTTAGTATGAAATTTACAAATACCGCCAACGCCAATATGACCAGTCTCAAAGGTGAGTTTCCGATTACCTACGCAGAACTTGTTGAGATCTTTGGTCGGCCTAAATATGGACCAAATGCTGACCTGGACAAGACCACTTGTGAATGGGCACTCACTTTTGAAGATGGTATTATTGCTACCATTTACGATTATAAAACCGACCGAACACCAATGGGTTTATACGAGTGGCACATCGGTGGGCACGATGCACTAGCCTATACTCATGTAGTGGATACCATTGTCCTACACCGCGATCGCTTGGTTAGAATGATTCGTAACTACTTGCCGGATGCAGTATGAAAGCATTTCAAGAGACAACCGAATGGGACACAGATTTTGTGATGCCTAACCATGTTTATTTTTTAAGCGACTCAAAAGATAAAATGTATGGCTATGTACAGGCTGGTACCGGTCTTGTACAGGCCATAAGCAAGCCGTATCGGTTCAAAGCTGGCGGCCGCAAGTTTAAAGAAGTAGAAAATCGTTGGAACTTTAGAATTGCTGAAGATGAAACTGAAGCGGAAGCTACAGGTAAACAGTATCAGGTTCCGGGTAGCAAGGGTGCAGTCTATATAGTGACCGATGATTTGGGTACTTGGTCATGTACCTGTCCGGCATCAAAGTGGCAAAAAGGCGAGTGTAAGCATATCAAGAGCTTAAACACCAAATCTTGATCTCAAAAAGTAATAATTTCTCTGTATCTGTTCTTGATTAAGCTGATCAGTATATAAAAGCATGTTGGCCACGTAGCCGAATGGTTGTCCTGGAATTTGACCTGTATAGTCGTGAGCATTACCAGCCACTGTTCGAACTGTGGTTCCTACCTGTTCACCGTTGATGTAAAATGTTTGTCCTGAGCTGTTGCCGGTTACTGCCCACTGAACCCAGACGTTGGCTAGAGCACTTACATCGTTGTATCCTGAGGGATAAAATGCACTTGTACCATTGTCATACATGCCCAGGCGATTAGAACCAATTTCAATTATGATAGCGTGGTCATCTGGATTGGATCTAAACAAGGTTCTCCAACTGGTAGTACTAGCGATCATTCTTGCCCACACAATATAAGTAAATCCTGTTGTAGGAAGAGTAGGAGTGGCACTAGCGGCTCGAATGTTATAGGTGTTGGTACAATCCCAACACTTAACTCCCGACAATACTGTATAGGCAGCAGCATTGGATAAATTTTGTGTGCGACCGTTCCCTGACAGATCTGTAATTGTAGTGCCTGATCCGGGATAACTGGCAACATTGTCGGCGTCAATCCATATGGCCATATTGTCGGCTGTAATACCAGCATCGAATATTTGTGTTCCGCGGAGTGTTACACCTGATATGATCATACCAATCTTTCGATAGTGATCATATTGTTGTTGTAGTCGGTACCAACGATCAACGATATTCTCCAAGAAATAGCATTGGCTGTGTCCATGATTACCCAGGTGTCTGTGGCTCCTGCTGTAGCAAAATTGATGTTAGCGTCTAGATACGTAGGAGTCGTAGTAATGCTCACCGGTGTTTGCCCGGTGATAGTTGTGCTACTGACACTGTTTTCAACCCGAGTGTCGCTGCCAAACACGCTGTATGTTCCTGTTACAGTTGACAGTTGTAAGCTCACGTTACCGGTGGCTGGTATTCTGGCTTTTAGATTGTCCAAGGTGACATCAACTCCACGATTGACCAAACCGCTGGCTTTGAACTGTAGTTCACCGCCTACACCCGCAGGTGCTTTGGACAAATCGATGTACACGCCTCTAGTATTACCACCGCTTTCAAAAAATCTAAGTTTATCAACATATTGATCAACAACAACAGTGTTACCCGACAATGTGCTGTTGGCTGCTTGAGTAAAAGAAATTTCTCCGCCTTCATTACCGCTACTGCCTGTTGGCAATGTTAGCATACCGGTGTTGTCAAACACATAAGAATAACTACCAGCAACCAATGTGACATTTGGTTGTGTGCCTATCACATTGCCAGTGATATTGATGTTGCCAACAAAGTTAGCGGCTGTAATGTTACCAGTGGCAGTGATAGAATTGCCCACTGCGATGTTTTCTACAGTGAGTCGATTCTGTGCAGGATTGTAGGTGATATTGGCTGTGCCATCAGCAGCCTTGATGCCAAGATTGCCGGTGTTGGCCACCAGCAGGGCTGGCACATATTCTTGATTTAACAACACGCTCGACACTGTAACAGTGTTGGCCAAGGTAGCTTCGGACACAGCACCTGTGACATTGGCACCGATGATGGAAGTCAATGTGGAACCATTACCGACGAAGTAGTTGCCGGTGATGTTGCCAAGCACGCTGAAGGGAACGTTTTGTACCTTTACGAGCACGTTACTCACTAGAAGATTGTTGTTGCCACCGGCACCAATGTTTACAGTATTGCCAGGACTCGGTGCAAAGATATTTGTAACCGTTAGGTTTGTAGTGTCAACATTGAGTATATCTCCTGTTGTTCCTTGAATGTTACCGACAAAATTAGCGGCTGTGATGTTGCCAGAGAATGTAGCACCTGCTCCATTAATGTTGCCTGACGCTGTGATATTGCCTGTGGCGCCCACAGTCGAAATTGAGCTAAATCCTGACAGACTCGGAGCAGGACTTGCACCTGATCCTACCAAACTACCAGTAAGAACAATATTGCCTGTGGCAATCAAGTTGCTAGCAGTGACATTGCCAATAGCACTGATATCGCCGGGAGCAGAAAGATCTCCGCTGGTGTCAAACGTCCAGCTCTCTGTGTTGGCAGTTATGACCGCATTAGATTGTGTGAATATCAATCCAAAGTCCGGATTCAAAGAAATGTTTCCATAGTCAGCATTGATATTTCTAGCTGTTACAGCCAAGCCTTCAATGGACTGGGTTGTGGTAATGTTGCCCGGAGCAGTCAAGTTGCCAGTGGTGTCAAATGTCCAGCCTGTGTTTCCAGCATCAGTGTATACGGATACATTGGAGTTAGCATAGATCTCAGCATCACCAGTGTTGTTCAAAAACAAGCCAGTAGCATCACTGGCACCAGCACTGAATCTCACTCCAGTGTTGCCCGCGGGCAGTATTTGGCTATTGCCCGGCAATGTAAGGGTGCCATTGTTATCAAACAACCATGACTGAGTGTTGGCAGTGATAGCAACGTTGCCGGCTGATGGTCCTACAATATCATTGGTATAGACATTGCCTGATACGTTGAGATTGATAGGAACTGAAAGATCTCCAAACTGACTGAAAGTAAAAGTATACGTGGCAGTGCCAGTGTTGGAAGTATTGATAGTGAAGTCGTTGTCTAGGCCGCCGTATATGGATGCTTGACTTCTAGGGAAAATCAAGGTACCGGTGTTGTCAAACACCCATTCATAAGTAGGAGCACCGATGGATAATGACCCGGCACCGATCTCCACGTTGCCGGCATCGTTGTGCAGGCGTGTGTCGGTAACGTTGGCTGTGTCATTGGTAGGCAGTTGCAAGAATGCCCAACCTTCTGGGTCAGGGCTGATGTTGATCAGTGTGTCTGTGGCCCCATTGGCTATACTTATTTCTGTACCATAGATTGCAAGGTTACCAATGTTGGCTTCGCCGGTGTTGCTGGTTACAACAACATCATCACCGTTGACTGTGAGTATATTGCCAGCAGTTAAACTTATTGGTACATTGTTCATGTAAATGGTAGCGTTTGATATGTACAAATCGTTCCATTGATTCGTACTATTACCCAAACTATATGTGTTTGAAGTAGCCGGAATAATGTTTCCGGCCCAACCCACTTGTCCATATGCTACTGCATTGGCATTGGCATAGTTTGAAACCCCAGTAAGTTGACTACCATCACCAATGAAATATCCGCCTGGACTTGCTACAATATTGGCAAAACTAGTGATTTCACCAACAGCATTTATTTCTCCACTTATTCCAATATTTCCGCCAGCAATATTTCCAGAATATGTTGGCAAATATACAGCAACATTGCTATTACCGTACATACCAGTGAGCTGACTACCATTACCTATAAAGTATGCGGCTGTAATATTTCCCGACGCACCGACAGTTTCGGACAAGATATCACCGTGGACCTCTAGGCCATCTTCGATGTTTACAAAAGTAGAATCATCTGAACTGATATTGTTAACTATGAGATTGTTGACTGCAATATCTGGAGTTTCTAGGCCAATGTTCATTGTCCATGTGTTTGAACTTGCACTGTACAGCATTATGGCTATGTTATCATTGGCGCCCACTGTGATACCTGACCCATTGGCCGCATTAGCGGTGCTGGCTGTGTTGGCCAGCTGTATAGTTTTGGCATCGGTGATCAAGTTACCAATTTGTATGGTATTACCGGTCACTGTTAGGTTGCCGCTGACACTCAGATCAGCTACACTAAATGTTCCTGCGAGATCTAAGTTTCCAGAAATGTTAGCATATTGTATGTACAACGAACTCCAGCGTTGTGTGCCGGATCCCAAGTTACGAATATTTGATGTGTTCGGAACAATGCTGACATTTGATTGTACTACTCCAATACCGTTGGGAGCCAAGACCAAGTTTCCATTGGTGTTAGTGGTCAAGATGGTATTGTTGGCAATTTGCACGTTGCTCAATACTGGACCAGCAGCGAAAATCTGATTGAAATTCAGGTTAGTTTCGTTAAACGCGGTTCTTAAAGGGTCGCCAGTACCATCATTTGGTAGTGCGCCGATGTTGATTACATACTGTGTCATGGGTGGAGTTAGCCTTTTTTATTATTTATGGTTAAATGCTTAACCTAAAGGCGTTGCGCATCGTGCAACTTAGTGCTATACTAGTCCTATGCTGTTGTTAAACAGCGTTTAACAAAGAAAGGTAATTTTTACAAATGAAACATTTTAATCCAGAAACCAAGACGTTTAAAGTATTTACTGCATTGCAGTCCGGCAAAGCATTGACAGCTAGCCAAGCATCCAAGATGGGTGTTAAGAACTTGTCAGCAGAAGTAAGCCGTATCCGTTCAAACGGTTTTGCAGTTTACACCAACAGCCGCAAAGCTGGCAACGGTGTTCAAGTAACCGAATACGTGTTGGGTAAACCAAGCCGTAAATTGGTAGCCGCTGGCTATCGCGCTCTTGCATTAGGTATCTAATACCTCAACGCTGTCCGATTCAGACCGGACACTGAGCCCAAACCCCGTGCAATGCGGGGTTTTTTCTTGACTAAAATACCGTTTGACCAATAAATCCATTTCAAGTATAATAATAGTATATTAATAAGTAAGGATGTGCCATGCCAAATTGGTGTTCAAATCGTGCTACTATCGCCGGTCCTGCTCCGATAATTGCCGAAATTACAGAAATCCTAAATCGAGACGACACTCCACTACTAAACTGGATGATGCCAGAACCCAAACACAACGAAGGTTGGTATGACTGGCGTGTAAACAATTGGGGTACCAAGTGGGATATCTGTGATGTTTACTTTGAAAACCAACCCGAAGAAGATTCAATAGAATTTTCGTTTTGTAGTGCATGGGCTCCGCCCACAGAAGCATTTCGAGTATGGGCAGAATCAGATGGACGAGTTGAGTTTAAACTGGAATATTGGGAACCTGGAATTGGATTTGTAGGATCGGCCGTCTATGATGGCGACTGCTACTTTGAAGATTATGTAGACTGCAATCAAGATGAAAAAGAGTACAAGCGTATTGCCAGTGATGTTTGGGGGTATGAAGAATACGAAGAACCCGAGCCACTTACCGAGTGGTACAAAGACGGCATCAAAGAAAAAGGACTAAAGTAATGGAACTTTCAGATATTGTTGTAAACATTTTAATTGGTATCGGCATTGGATTTGGTATGATTGTTGCGTATGCCTGGTATCTGTATCGAGGTCTAAAGGCCCGTGTGGATCAAATGATTGCAGAAGTCATTGCCGAAGCCGAAGCCAGCATGGTTGGCCTCGACATCGAAGTTGACAATGGTGTGTATTTTTGCTATAATAGCAAAGATAAACAGTTTGTTTGTCAAGGATCCACAGTAGAAGAAATTCGCGAAGGATTCCGTCGACAATTTCCGAACAAGACAGCATACTTGGCTGGAGGAGATCCGGCAGTGATGGAACAAATTAAAATAGAATTATTAAAGATAGCACCCAATGAAAATAGCCCTAGCGTCTGACATACATTTAGAATTTGGACCCATTGTCTTAGACAATACCCAATCGGCTGAAGTGTTGATCTTGGCTGGCGACATCTGTGTGGCACAGCATTTTGCTGATCGTAATCCCACCTATGTCAAACACCTGGCCGGTGAGTATCGAGATTTCTTTGATCATGTGACCCAGCAATTTCCGCATGTGATCTATATCTTGGGCAATCACGAACACTACTCGGGTGATGTGGCTCACAGCTACAATATTCTTAAACACCACTTAAATTATCCCAATCTGCACATTCTTGAAAAAGAAACCTGGGTACATCAAGGCTATACCTTCGTCGGCGGAACTCTTTGGACTGACATGGACAGTGAAAACGCTGTGGCCATGAGCTATGCACGCTCGGCCATGACCGACTTTCGCGAAATACTCAACAGCAACAGAATGGTGGTGCGTAATGTGCCCATTTATGAACGCAACCCGCTCTGGACCGAAGACGGCAAAAATGGTGGGCAGTATGTTAAAAATGAAGACGGATCATTGATTCGTACCGGTTATAAAAGCCGTGAGGAGCCAGCTAGATGGACACCAGAAGATTCAGTTGCGGATCACAAACGGATGCTGGACTACATTGACTTGGTTACTCGTGCGCCCGGACAATATGTTGTGGTAGGTCACCACTGCCCGAGTGAGTCGAGTGTAGCTGAGTGTTATAAGGGTAATCTGCTGAATGCGGCATTTCGTAGTCGCCTGGATGACTTTATTGAGCAACGCCCACAGATTCAACTTTGGTTGCATGGACACACCCATTTTAATTTCAATTATTGGATTGGTGAAACTCGGGTGGTGTGCAATCCCAGAGGCTATGTGGGTCATGAATCAATTGCCAACTTTTTCCAATTGCAGTATATAGATCTAGCTTGACCTGTAATGGGCAATCCTGTATAATGTTACTATGACTACAGAACAAGAATTCCGCGCCATTGCCGATCAACTGGTCACCAGCTTAGTTGGAAAGAACATGGTTGATGCCTGGTGGGCCAGCCCCAATCGGGCCTTTGATGACCGCACACCCGAAGCACAGTGGGCCCAAGGGTCGGATCAGGTAGTCAATTATCTAATGCATTATGCATTCGCCGGGGGAGGCAGTTAATGAACGAGCGGATTCGACAACTTGCTGAACAGGCTACCACTTACATTGAGCTAGTACCGGGACATAGTGGTGAAGGGTGGATCTTTGACAAAGAAAAGTTCGCCCAGTTGATTGTGGAAGAATGTGCTCGTGCTTGCTTGGCTGCTACTGAACCAGGTTCCTCTGTGCATCTAGTATCAGTGGCCTATGCTGACGCAGTCCGAGGACATTTTGGAGTTGAATGATGAGAGCAAGTAATCCAATCGAAACCTTGTCCCATTGTATGGCGCATGCTGTATATGAAGGGTTTCCTGAATTTGAGTACCAAGACCGTGATTGGTCGCAAGGTTATCAACCAGGAGTTGAACCAACATATATCACGAAGAAACGCAAACACATTGCGTATGATGTGACTGTATATGCCATGTTTCCACAAACGTGGGGTTCTACCGCATTGGGCTTTGGTGGTCTTGGTGGACAAGCAATCACTGATGCATACACTGTGGTATTAGAATCTCACCAAGGTGGAGGATATTGCGTATACTTTGGTGGTCGTTTTGCATATAGAATTAAACGACCATATGGCAAATTTTGGGATGATATTCAGACACAAAGTTTGAATGGTGTTGCTGGTGCCAAGAAAATGTATGAAAGTGCAGTTGAAGAATGAAAAAATCTTACACTCTTGTCTCTAACTCTAAGGCAAAGAAGCCTTATGTTATTGGGCATTATGCCACGATGAAGGATGCTGAAAACGCACTTGAACTCTATGAGCGTAAACGTGCCAACTCACTGGAACTACAGCGTAAGTATCCAGGACAGGGTATAGAAGAGTTATACTGTGATTTGAAAATTATCGGAGTTGAAGAATGAACTTTGGCTACATAATCGACCGGTTGCCCATCACCGTTGTGACTCTGATGTTGCTATCCGTTCCATTTTTTGTTTACGATTTTTTACAAGCAGACAAAGCGTGTACTCAAGCAGGCGGGGTGTTGGTTAAATCCGCAGGCGGATGGATTTGTATTCGAGCGGAGGCAAAACAATGAACGAGCGGATTCGACAACTTGCTGAACAATGTCGTTGGCAAGAAACTGTCACGGAAGATGGTGAAGAATGGATCCACGCACACTTTGATGAAGCCAAGTTCGCCCAGTTGATTGTTCAGGAATGTGCTGGCCTTGTAGATCATGTGCGTATGGAAGATGGAACAAACAGAGGCGATTTTATTCGCAAACATTTTGGAGTTGAACAATGAGTGAATACACACCAGACCGTTGGCTTGTTATACGAATTACCACACCCACGGAACAACTTTATAAAGTGTTTGCGGCCTGGTCCGGCGGCTACACAGGATCAGATTCATGGAAGATGAATTCGGGCATTGTGCGTGCTACCTGGGCGGATCCTTACTGGGAGTTTGATGGGTCATCTGGATCAGTATATCAGTGTCACTGGGATGGGTATGGCACCAATGGCTATGGTGGAGCGGTCTTGGACAACCTGATCAGTCAGGCTCAAGCTCAAGGCATTCAGATTGAAGTCATGGATGGAGAAACTGACTGGGCACAACTACAGTATGATCCCTTGGCACAGTGGGTAGAGTCAGGAGCAAACAATGCTTAAATGGTTGCGTTATAGTGGTGCCAGTCTGGTAATAACAGTTAATCCACTACACTGGCGTTGGGTTCCACAAGCAGGACAGGTATTTACAACCGAGTGGGCCACGCCCAATGAACAGACCTGGCAGGCAAGTTGGTTATTTTTGACTGTGAGAATTTGGATCGATGACGGGAGTTGGTAATGGCAGAAATAGCACTGAATCGCAGACAGTTGGAAAAACTGTTTGAAATAACCCGGCACTTTCACGAGGTGGAATGGTTTACTGTGGAGACTGATGACACCAGCGGCATTGGCACCGGAATTGTGGTCAAGTTCAACGCATTTGGCGACACGGATAAAGACACCGACACTACTGTGAACATAACTGATGTGAGTACTTGGTAATGAAGATTGAATCTGCAGACGGACAAGAAGGCATACTAATCTGGTGTGGCGGCGACCGCTATGTGTTTAGAGTCTACACTGCACCACCAGAAGAATTTGTGGATTATGACATCTGCCACACAGACATGCGTGTGGTAATTCGAGATTTTGATGCATATTTTTACACAGATGACAATGGAGCCCGTGTGGATCATAGTCCTGTTACCTTAGGGATTAATCTGTAATGGGCATGTTTGATCATGTTCTCTACCAAGGTCGTGAGTATCAGACCAAGGATACACCTGAGCAGATGTTGGACAATTATAAAATTGAACAGGATGCAGAATCGGGTGAGTGGCATCTGTGGCATGAAGAATACGACGCTGAATGGATTCAGGATGATGGCCAACTGTTTGGTGGCAGCATCAAGCAGAGCAATCATCGTTGGGTGCTCTGTACAGACTTTGATGGTGAAATACGTTTTTACTATTATCGTAGCCATGAGGATCAGGAAGAATACCGAGCCCTGTTTATGGACGGACGCATGTTAAAAATACGTTTGACCAGTGAACCACTCACTGACTGGTTGGTCAAGGGCATGGAAGAACGAGGAATTAAATGAAACAGTGGATTGGTCGTGTGGTCAGCGAAGTGCTATTTTATCTAGGACATTGGATACATTTTCCAATGATTTGGTTTGATTGGGCTTGGATGCATCGCCCCTACAGTTATTTAATGACCTGGAGTCATGACGTGCAAGTCTGGGCCGGAACCGACGGCCCCTGGGGTCCTGATACAACAAAGGATGTAGAATGAAGTGGTTACACGTGCGACGCCAAGAAGGCGAATGGTTAAACTATGGATTAACCTTTTATCCGCTATCCGACAAGCATAGCATTGGGTTTATGTTTAGAACCGAAGAGCGATATTTTAGACTACGCTACAGCAAAAAGGTTAGGAAATGGTTTTGGCAATATGTGCGTCTAGAACCAAAAGCATGGCGTATATTGAAAGGTGAAGAATGAACACTCGAATACAAAAACTAATGGATCGAAGCTTTACCGACGAACAGGGTGAACGATTCGATCCCGAACGATTTGCCAAATTGATTGTGCAGGAATGTGCTATTTTTGGTATGGTCATAACCGATGATCACTTTGATGTCGATGCTTTATACAAGCATTTTGGCATGGACAACAATCCGTTACCAGGTCGGTCTACCTATCCTGGCCCACAATGTTCGCCCCCATAATCCAAGGAAAATAAAATGGAAATTACTCAACTCACTCTAGGCATTGTAACCTTCACTGTAGCTATTGTTACTCTGCTTGTTATTATTATTTTTAGCCGTTGGCCCAACCGAAAGGACTGACATGTTTACTATATTCAAATTCTTCTGGTCATTGTCCCAGTCATCATGGGATATCATGAATCCTAATCATAATCCTCTGCGTCTTGCTCCGCCACACATCAAATACTTTGCCTCAATCTTGTTAGGTTGTTTTTGGAGTCTGGCATTTGGTATCTATGCTGGTGAACTCTACTATATCGGCTACAACATGTTTGGACACATTGCTGTCATCAGCATGGTGTTTGTGACCTGGCTAGTGTTCGCTCAGTTTAAGAAAACATATGGATCTGGTTCATATCCACTTATGCGTGCTCCAGATCGCTCCAGTCGCTGTGATGAACTCACTGACGAACAGCGACAACAAGCTGTTGCTCGTGCTGATCAACTGCTGTTGACAAATAAAAATTAATTCTTAAGGAAAACAAAATGTTTAGAAAATTTAACAACATGCGTAATTATTGGAACAGCCTGCCAGATCTGGCTTTGGCTCACTTCTTACTGAGAATCCCCCTGGCCGTGGTGTTCATCACACAAGGCATCAGCAAGTTGCCGTTTGATCCAACAGGTGGTGAAGCATTTGGACTCATACCCCTGGTCTGGTGGGTGGTAGTCTACGGTGAAATTGCAGCCGGTATTGGTTTGTTAGTAGGCGGCCTGGCCACCCTGCCCAGAATACAGGACATACCCCTGGTGGCCGAACTGGGCGACATGCTTACTCGATTCTGCGGTATCACCATGTGCTGTGTGGTCACAGGTGTGATCTGGGTAGTGAGCAAGCCCGAAAGTCTTTGGGCATTTGTGCTGTATGATAACCTGCACTTGTTTTTATGGGTAGGTGGTCTTTATTTTGCTCTAAGAGGCAACTGGGCTGTGGCTGTGAAAAAGACACTGGGCAGTTGACCACTATATTGTAAAGTGTTATAATGTTGCATAATCAAAGGATCCGCCCTACATGAAAATCTATAAATCTTGCTACAGAAATCATTGGATTTCTCCCTACACCATCATTGACTATGTGTTCTTTTGGACTGACTGGAGCCGGTGTAGTCGTAACAGCACTTTACAAACAGCTATCGACGAGGCCGAAGGCAAATACAAGTACATAGAACATCCTGAGTGGGTGGACCGCTGGGCTGATCGATTGAGTCCCATCAGCCGTGCCCTACAGTGGTTTTTAGATCTTGTTCACCCGCAGATCAAGTATGTGAAAATTGATCCATGGGATACCTGGAGCATGGATCATACCTTAGCCGACATTATCCTGCCCATGCTGAAACAGTTGCAGGCAACCAAGCATGGTAGCCCCAACACCGATGACGAGGACGTGCCCGAATACCTACGCAGTCACATGGCACAGCCCAAAGAAAACGAGTGGGATACCGACAGCCTACACCATATGCGTTGGGACTGGATCTTGGCCGAAATGATCTTTGCCTTTGAGAAAAAAGCACAGGATGACTGGCAAGCTGAGTTCCACTCGGGCAAGATTGACTGGGTCCATGTGCCGGTAGATGCCAAAGGTAACGAAGTACCCAAAGGCGAACACCGTTTTTACCAAATGAAAGACGGTCCCAACCATACTCATGTGTATGATGCCGAAGGTGCCCAACGGGTGCAAGAACGCATCTCAAACGGCTTCCGCCTGTTTGGCAAATACTATGAAAATCTCTGGGACTAACATGGATATCATAGTGGTTCCAGGCAACAACAAGAGTCATGATAGATTCAATGATCAATTTGCCTGGTGTGAAAAAACCTTTGGCCAGTTTAGAGATCAGTGGAACTACGATATTGTAAAAGATGTCTACGGGTTTCGTTACGAATCAGATGCAGTTTTGTTCAAGTTAAAATGGGAGTAAAATATGTCTAGCACATTAATACCTACAAGAATTTATAACACCAACACTGTTTTTGAGGTCGATGATGATTTTGATATATTACTAGAAGAAAAAACAGACCGAGCATTAAAAAAAGAAATACCTGACGCTGTTTTTAAAGATGATCCGGTGGCTCTCAGCATTACCAGCTACCTGATCTGGATTAAAAATCCGCATCGTCGTTGGGTCACTATAGATGAAGTAGGCCAGGTTGTGCCCGAAGCTAGGGCAATGGCACACGAGTTACGCCAATATTTTCTACATCGCGGCACAATGAAAGTGCTACAAGGCCAGACTCCTACTGAATTTCAGTACAAGATGAATGCTTTCTTGAGTGATATTCGCCCACTCAAAACAGATGAACTGGGTTTGTTGTATCGCTTGCCTTACTTCTGGCAAGAGGACATGGCTCTGGATCGGGTATTTGAAGGAGCTACCGACATTACAGTTGATCACGAACCTCAGTTGCGTCACATCACAATGATAGCTCCGTTGACACCTATTCGTGAAGTGTTGAAGAGTCGTCGTAGTGGCGACATGGTTCAGTTTTGGTTTGCTAATACTGAAGGTCAACGATGTGTGTACACAGTTCGCAGTGACAACAGTCTAATCTCTGTGTTTAGAAGCCTGTACAAGCAGGAGAAACTACAGATAAAAGCTCAGGCATCGTGGCACCAATTGCCTGGCAGTCATATTAGAACTCGATTCTGGAAACTGTCAGCTTTAGAACTAGCATAATGGGACTAACCTTGCCACCAGACGATCCTCGCAACCCCAAGAAGAAAAAATCAAATCTTGCGGATGGTCGAACCAGTGCCGACATGGATGTAGGCGGCAATCTAGTTGAATTTATCAACCGCAATGTCACACCATATCCCACCGAAGTTGGTGGTCCTGCGTTTGATCTGATTCCGGTTGAGAAGCAAAAAGACATCATGGTCAATGTTGCCCGTATGCACGGCCATCAAGAATATCGTCGTATCATGGAACTGGTTAGTGTACTGCAGCGACAAGCTGACGAAGTTCGTCAGCGTCTGGAAATTACCGATCTGGTACACGCAGCCAAGTACAGCTTTCAAATTTACCATGGTCAGTGCTATTGGTTAGCACGTGATCTAGCCCGTGGCGGAACCTTGTTGACCCAAACCGGTCCGACCGAATGGACCACCACTCCACCTGACTACTACGAATACATCTGCAGAGTAAAATGGCTGGGTGATTATACCTGGATTGAAGTTGACCTAAATGGAGAAAGTGTGTTAAAATAGTATATGGATAAAGTATTTGAAGATATTGTAGCTTGGGCTGACAGAAGTGGACAGATTCGCACACCCATCGGTCTTGAAGAATTTGATCTATGGCGACACGATTATATCTGGGAAGCCTTGCATGGTCAACGCTATGGCCAGAGTTTTTGCAACAGGTTTGGCATAACCGACAACCTACTATATTATACAACCTGGCCTGCTGAACAGGTTGATGATTACATACGGAAACACTACATTGAGAGAACCTAAGTTTCTATATCATTGCACAATACCCTGGATTGATCAAACCAATCCTATGTATTATTGGGACACATTGTGTGCCAATGCTATAGAATTATTTGGACTTCCGGGAGATAGGTACATAACCGATATAAGCGAGCACTCAATGACCTGGAGTTTTTGCAACCAACATGACGCATTACTTTTTAAATTAAAATTTGGGGAAACATGTCAGTAAACGACGAAATCATTCGTGTAACTCCAATACCAGAATATTTCAACATCACATGGATGCTAGGATCTAGATGCAACTACGATTGTATGTATTGTCCGGCCGAATTGCACGATGCTACAAGTCGGCCACACGATTTAGAAACCATGCAAAAGGCGTGGATAAACATACACTCTAAAACAACTAATAAAAACTTGCCTTACAAAATTAGTTTCACTGGCGGTGAAGTAACTGCCAATAAAAACTTTTTATCATTGGTTGGGTGGTTAAAATCCAACTACTCTGAAATTGGAATGATATTAACGACCACTAACGGCAGCGCCAGTAAACGTTATTACGAACAGTTGAGTCAATCAATTGATTCGATCAGCTTTAGCACTCACAGTGAGTTTATGAACGAAGCAGAATTTTTTGACAAGGTGTTGGCAACAGATCGGTTGATGCTACGTCCAGAAAAAAGTGTTCATGTTAACATCATGGACGAATATTGGAATCAGTCACGCATACAAATATACAAAGAATTCTTAGAAAAACACAGTATCAGTTATAGCATAAACACAATCGATTACACTAGTAAAATTAGAGAAAACATTTTGAATAACGGAGTACAAAATCTTGTCGTCACTTGAAAATCATATCAACTACAACTGCGAGGTCGAAACCGTTCAGGGAAAAACATATCAAATATATGCCAACTGGCTACACAACCATGGCCTTGACCACTGGCAGGGCTGGCACTGTTCGGCCGGCAACACACGCTTATATATTGATAAAGATCTAGTGGTGCACAGTGGAATGTGTCTGAACGATACCCTTGGCTCTGCGCTAGACGGGTTTGATCTATTAGAACACGCTATATGTCGGCAATCTACTTGTACTGGATGTACCGATGATCTGGTCATTTCTAAACATAAATTATGAATACTAATTTTTATTTTGCTTACGGTGCCAATATGCATCCAGGACATATGCAATTTCGTTGCCCAGCGGCTCAAGCGGTAGGCGCATTCACATTGAGAAAGTGGGAACTTAAATTTTATAGTCATGCTACAATTGAACCTAATCCTCAAGCTACGGTTGCTGGGGTTTTATGGAAAATCACCAACGACTGCGAGTCAAGCCTTGATATGTTTGAGGGATACCCCAGTTATTATACCAAACGTACTTGGATACAAGACGAAACTCAGTTTTTCTTTTATGAGATGACCGCACCTAAGTCGGGTAGGCCCAGTGAAGGTTATGTGCTAGACATTGCAGAAAGTTATAAGTTCTGGCAATTACCTCAAAATTTATTAATTGAATCTTTGCATGACACTATTGCGTAGAGAAACAGGACCATTATTAAAAAGTCCCATGGACTACATGCGTGATAAGGACAGTTTTCGTCATGCACAAGAAATTGCCAAACCGTTTGGTGTGCTAGAACAGGTATTAGATTGGTGCAAAGAAGAACTAGTTGGCGAATGGCGCTGGCAGTTAATTGAAGTTAGTAGCGATCGTAAACCAGGCCGTTATTGTTTTTTCTTTGATTCGGAACGCGATTGCCTGGCATTTACAATGAAATGGTCTTAGGTTGACCAACAATATTCTTTTTAGTATAATAGCAGTATAGTAATTAATTGTGAGATTCTGATGAAAAACTATCGTTTTTTTGGTGACGAAGCAGAGGTGCTTGGTAATCGTTTAGATCAAGCCCGTGAGCGTTTAGCCAACTCAAAAACTGCTTGGTCAAAAAATTATTGGTTACAGACTCTAGAACGATTGCTGTTACAATGGCGGCACCTTCCTATACTACATGATAGTGACGCCCTGGTAACTATTATTCCGCGGTGGACCGTGAGTTATGATTTTTATGAAAAAGGCAACGACGTTGGATACAATGGCATTACTGATCGAGCTTACAACAAGGTATTCAGAGACAATGTGGATCTAGATGCCAGTTGGGAAAATCATCGAGCACAACGACTGGCCCGGGCACAATTCTAATGGCAATAGTTTATACAGACGGCCGTTCCAGATTCTTTTATGTAGTAGAACGCTATAAGATTGATCAAACAGACTGGATACGTTATACTAATTCTGTTGGTGAAGAATTTGCTTGCCTAGAAGAAGCATTTAATTTTAGATTTCAACCAGTGGAGAATGAATCATGATGAGCGAAGATCGTTTGATGGTAGCAGAAGCAGTGTTGGCAGGCCAGATTCCGGAGTATCATTTGACCCAAGATGAAATTGACGAACTGTTTGAAATTGCATGCGATGCTGCAACTGACAAATTGATGTACGAAGCCGAACAGCGTGGTTGTTCAGTATTCGACGGAGTTGAAGGCGATACAGTGCAATGACACATCAGTTTGTGGTCATGTGGGATTGCAATGGTCTTGAGTATGTGGGCGATATCACCGAGGAACAGGGCCGAAAAACCTGGGCCACACTCAAAGGTGAGGAATATCGCGGCATGCCCAATCTGTTACATCTACGACTCAGAGCACAAGCAAACTATCAAAGAAATTATGAGATTTATTTTGTGGATGCAGTCGAAGGAATTACCACGGAAGATATCTGTAGCATGTTTGAGGCTGATCCTCAAACCGCCGCCGAAACTGTTAGACGTTTGGGACAGGTGTTTTACAGTAACCGGATCGACATATCAGATCGGGTTATAGTATAAGTTTTTCGAAGCTGAGTGATATCGGCTAGTGTGACCCGCACGATAAGTGAAATAATCAATCACGGGTGGTCCCAGTCTAACCTAACTGGCGCTGGCAATGCGTAACGGGCCCTGTAGTGAGCGGGTGAGGACTAGCTTGTTTCTCTGCTGAATCCGATGGGATAACCAGAGGCAACATAAACCGAATGTTGCAAAGTATAGGGTATAATTGACCGCCTGGGGCTGCAGAGCATTGTGGTATGTAGAGGTTGACATTTCTTAAAGATTCCAGTATAATTGTCAAATGCTAGCCGATTTAAACTAAAGAAGTCGGCGGCTAGTTATTAACTGACAGTCTCAGGACTGCTATGAAAGGATGTAAACATGGTACAGCGTCTTACACGTAAACTTACCGATGTGGCCTCGGAAGTTGAAAAGCAAATCAAGGCCCACTACAATATCACGCAAAAAATACTAGATAGTTTTCGTGAGCAAGCTCAAGCAAAACACACTCTAGGATATAACTTTCCTGAATCAAAAATGGTTGCCATTGATGATCTCTGGATTGATTACGAAGTTCAACGAGATGTGCTACACAAACATATTATCAGTATTATGAAAAATTGGGATCCAAGAATTTGTAGCCCAGTTTCAGCTTGCAAACTAACAGACCGCGAGCGGTGCGATACATACGACGGCCAGCATCGAACCATCTCTGCGGCAATCCTAGGCTATACAGAAATCCCAGGTGCAGTAGTTCATACCAACGACCCAAACTTTGCCAGTCTAGCATTTGAACAACTCAACGACACAGGTGTCAAACGTTTGGGTCCAGGCGACTTGCATCGCAATGCCTTGGTGCGTTATAAAAATGGTAGTCACGAACTTCGCAATGTTCGTGCTCGCATCTTGCAAGATCAGTTTGATAACTTGCAAATTGACCTGCAAGACAAAGGTGCTAGGTCCAGCGATAACCTACGCGGCGATCACGACTACTTTTTTAGTCATTTTAAATATGCCTACAAGGCTATTGATATTGACGAATCCGGCAAGGTGTTGTGTGCTGTGTTGGATGCTATAAAAACAGTATTTCCTTTGCAGGAAGAAGTTGATCAAGGTGTGTTTATTGGCCTAGTTGAATTGCAACGATTAACCAATACTAATCCACGTAATCAACTACCCACGGATTGGATGAAAACCTTGTTGGAATCTGTTAAATCTACTTTTAAAAGCAGTCATTTGATTCATGCCAAAGCAAAGATTCAATGGGAACACAGCCATCCAGGTGCAGGTTGGGTCGCTCCTACTGCTATGAGTAACTTCATGCGTGAGATTCATCTACGCAATGGTGGCAAATTGAATCTTCCTTATCACGGTGAGGGTGCCAAGGTTGGTATTGTGGATGGTAATGTCGCTCCGGGACTATTTCCACAGGGAGCCGAACAATGAATCCTACCATCACAATCAACCTGGCAGATATTTGGGACTATACAGAAATTCCACACATCATGCGAAATCACATGATTGCTGAGTATGGCTATGCTTTTAGACGTGGTAACATGATTCTCAAGTACGGATTAAGTGCCGACAACTCTAGAATTTACGGCGAACGTATCTATCGTCAATCCGGCAATTTACCAGGATGGAGAAAACTGCTGGGCGGCCCCAGTGGTAGCGACATGGCAGATATTGCTCGTGAGTTTGAACAAATATACGGTCTGGAGTTGAATAGAAAAGATGTGTCTATTGATGTTTACCAGATGCCCAATGCCTCTGCTTGTGCTGAGTTCGAACGCAAACTGATCACCGATTATATATGGACTCACGAAGGATCAGCACCACTGGGTAACAAAGATTTTGAGACCTTGCTGGAAGAGCGCAAGTATCGTAATACCCGTATGTTGTCTACTATCATAGAGTTTATCTAACCATGCTTAAAGAATCTCTAGATACGTTTGTTGCACCCAACTACGGTAAGACTCAGCGCAGTCCCGAAACTTATCAAGCGGTAGCTCAACATTGTCGCCAGCACTTGATTCACTTGGTTACCGAATATCATCTTGTAAATAATAATCAACAATTATTACGAGAAATTCGTAACGATATGGATTATTACCTACGACGATATCACGAATACTGTATCCAACAACGTGATGGTATGAAAGCGCACTACTATGAAATTGGCGCCGACGATGACTGTGACTTTGAACACTTGATACCAGCAGCTCGAATTCGTGATCTGCTGTTATTTGGGATCATCACTGTAGAGCAAGCTCTTAATGCTCCTACTGTAAGATTGAGTCGCGCTAAACACATGGCGCTCAAAGATGCTGGTTGGGCCAGTAAAACTCCCGACATGTGGTTACCGTTCCGTCGATACACTCAGGTATTTGCCGCAAACTTTCAAACGCATGACGGGGTAGCAATAGATACAGAAACATGGACATTAGAAAAACATTTTGATTATTTTAAACATTTGGTGTTATAATGAGTGAAATTACTTTTAAACGATTTCCTGAAAGCAAGCAAGAACAGATCAGACAGTTTGTGGCCTATGCACAGATGTGTGGCTTGTCGGGCAAGGACATTCGCAGCATCGGTGACAAGCTGGATCGGCAACGCAAGGTCAGCGAGCGGCAGGCCAACATGGAAATCGTTAAAGGCTTTGAGTGTTTAAGCATTGGGGATGATGCCAAGAAATACGATAAAAAATATCAACTCAACCAACGTTTCAAACTCAAAACTGCTAACGGCGCTTACAACTTTGTTTACAACTGGGGTGGTTATACGGTCACCAGTTTAAAAACTAAAAAAACTGTAAGCCACAAGACTGACATCCATGCTTATGAACTTCCGGTTAGAAACTATGATGAAGTCGCTCGTTATGCAACCTTGTTGGATATTGCATTTGGTAAATTGAAACTGAATTTTTAATGATTGAACAATACTATCAACAGCTATGTCAGGAGTGGGGATATACGCCCACCGCCGATGTATGCACAGGTTACGAATCGGTTATGCCTAGATTGCGAGCACTTGGCAAAGAAGCATGGAACCGAGCCGACGAAGCGGGGAAGCAATCGATTCAGGATGAAGTATTTAATATCTATCGCAGTGTGGGCGTAGTTCCTATTACCTACTACAATCTGGACGGGTGTCGTGCTCAAGTCAATGAACTAGTAACCAAGACAAAGTCAGTTAAGAATCATCAGTTAGGAGTGGGCAACAACGAAGGCTTGGCATTTGGTCGGTTTTGGTTTCCTAACATGCAAGATGCCAAATGGAACGACAACGCCACAGTGAGTATTCGGGCTAGATTTAATCACGACAGCAAACTCAAACGAGCAATCAAGTTGGCCTATGTACATCGCGACGAAGGTGAGGACACAGTAATACCCAAAAATATTCGCCGTGCATTGGAGCTGGTCAATGGTGGGACCATACAAAACTTCAAACCTATGAATGCTCGTGCTGTTTGGGAACATATCTGCCCAGTATTTCGTGGCAACGTATTAGACTTTAGTTCGGGATATGGTGGTCGTATGTTTGGAGCAATGACTAGTAATCTACGATATCATTACACAGGATTAGATCCAAATACCAGGACATTTCAAGGACTCAATGCACTGGGTGAATTACTTACAGATCAAAATTTAGGGGCAGGTTATTCTATGCACTGTATTCCCAGTGAGGAATTTGATCCAGACCCTGGCTTCTACGATGCGGCATTCTCTAGTCCACCTTATTTTAATTTAGAAACCTACACCGATGAACCAACACAATGTATGAATCGTTATACTACATTAGACGAATGGTTTGATGGATATGTAGTTGAAACTATACACATGACTCACAAGGCATTATGTCAGGGCGGTATGTATGCTGTAAACATTGCTGACTACAAGAACGGAAAGCAAGATTTTAAGATTGTAAACCACTGGATTGAACTAGCCGAAGCGACTGGATTCAGGCACGTCGAAACAATAGATATGATACTAAATGTTCGCCCAGGAGTTGGCAACAACAAGTTGGAAAAAGCCTACAAAAGCGAAGGCATCTATATTTTCCAAAAAAAATCATAAAAATATATTCGCAAGCCCATAGGCACAATCTATTAAAAACTGTTGACAATAGTATTAAATAAACATATACTATTAATCAGTAGTTGTAACAATATTCAAAAGGAAATCTAAATGGAACAATATGTATGTGGAGTATGTGGCCACGTTCACAATGAGGCCGTCGAAGGTGTGTTTGCAGAACTTAGCGACAACTTTCTTTGCCCTGAGTGCGGGTGCTACAAAGATGAGTACGCAGTACAAGAACTAGCAGTATAAGGTCGACACAGTGAGTAAATCACTGTATAATTGTTTTTTTATAAAGGAGAAGTAAAGATGGCAAAATCAGTAAAAGGTACCAAAACAGAACACGCATTGAAAGATGCGTTTGCAGGTGAAAGCAAAGCCAACCGCCGTTATTTGTATTTCGCAAACATGGCTGACGTAGCAGGCGCACCAGATGTTGCGGCAGTATTCCGTTCCACCGCTGAAGGCGAAACAGGTCATGCACACGGCCATATGGAGTACTTGATCACAGGTGGTGCAGGCGATCCTGAAACAGGTCTTCCAGCTGGTTCAGTCAAAGAAGCTTTAGAAAGTGCTATCGCAGGCGAGACACACGAGTACACCGACATGTACCCAGGCATGGCTAAGACAGCCCGCGACGAAGGCTTTGACGAAATCGCTGACTGGTTTGAGACTTTGGCTAAGGCTGAGCGTAGCCACGCAAACAAGTTCACCAAGACTTTGGCGGCTCACTTAGAAGACATCAAGTAATTGGAAACCAGAACAAGAACTCTTGTCAAGACAATGATCTACAGGTGCTGGGTCTTGCTCAGCACCTATGTGATGCTGTTGGTCACTGGTCAAAGTTTTGCTGAGGCTATTGTTCCTACTATCATTATCAACTGTGTCTGGATGACGTCCTACTACCTGTATGACCGACTCTGGGCACACATTGCCTGGGGACGTGAATGAATGCAAGTTGTCACCTGGTCTGATTGGCTTGAACGCCATATTCCCTACTACCAACAGCAGCAACAGCAAGACCAGTATGGCAATTATCCACCGGAAGCTGTGTTGATAATTGACCCCACAGATCGCTATCAACGCTCAGTTCGTCATGGTTATATTGGCAGCACCTGGGAAGCTATGGACAATCTGATTGCGGCGTTAAACTATCGGTCCAAACCAATATTCTTGGATACTGACACACACCAACGCTGGTATTGGGGTTTTTGGTCACAAAACGATGCCCTGGCAGCTGTAATACGATTGTCATAAAATAACCAGTAAATAACTTAACCGGACACAAGATAAGGTGATCGCTGGAGTCCGTAACCAGCACTAAAGAGCCCAGGCTCTTTTTTTATTGTCACAATTTTCTCCTTGATTTTTCATATATACTTGTGTTACAGTTTTATTACTGAAGGAGGACAAGACTATGAAACAAAGTAAATTGGTTCGTAAAGTGTATCAGGCCTGTATCGACCATGACGCTGAGAAACAGCAGGAACTTCGCAAGAAGGAATTTGCCAAGATCTTTAAGCACAAGTCCGCAGGCAAATCATTTGACACCAAGTGGACACTAGTAACGGTGTAACAAAAGTGTAATACTTTTTTCTCTGGCATTGCAGTAAATAAGCACATGCCAGAAAAAACCTACAGATCAATTTTTATTTCGGATGTACATCTCGGTACCCGTGACTGCAAGGCCGAAGCTCTCAACAACTTTCTCAAACACAACACCTGCGAAACCCTGTATCTTGTAGGAGACATAATTGACGCATGGAAAATACAACAGAACAAGTGGCGATGGAAACAAAGCCACACCAATGTGATACGCAGAGTAATGGGTCATGCCAAACGTGGCACTCGAGTAATTTATGTGGCCGGCAACCACGATGAATTTCTAAGACCCTTGATACCTTTGGGCATTGGCTTTGGCCTGATCGAAGTGGTAAATCAAGCAGAACACATAGGCGTGGATGGCCGACACTATCTGGTCACACATGGTGATCTGTTCGACGGTATTACTAGACTGGCACCGTGGCTAGCATTTCTGGGTGACAAACTTTATGATTTTGTATTAAACTTAAATTCACAGTTCAATGCTGTTCGTCGTAGGTTGCGCTTGGGTTATTGGAGTCTAAGCCGGTATCTCAAATACAAAGTCAAAAAAGCCGCCGATTTTTTGTTTCAGTTTGAACGTAATCTTGCTACCTACTGCAAGAAGCGTGGCTACGATGGTGTTATTTGTGGGCACATACATCATGCAGAAATCAAAGAGATAGATGGAATCATGTACATGAATGACGGAGACTGGGTTGAGAGTATGACCGCCTTGGTTGAACATCATTCAGGAACATGGGAAATCATAACCTGGACCAAGGAGCACGACGATGTGGATACTGATACTGTTGGCCGTGAACATAAACAATCCAAACGACGTACCCGGAAGAGTAAGCATTGAGTTTGCCACCGAATCTGAATGTGTGCGGGCTCAGTCCACTGTGCAGTCGTGGTTGAAATTTGATTCTTTTCGAGTGATTACCAAATGTCAAAAACAATCTTAGTAATAACCGACAATGTTCCAGATCAAATCAACGGTGTGGTCACAACTTTCAAAAACCTGGAAAGTCACGCTGTTGACGCTGGGCATTGTGTTGTTTATCTTGATCCCTCTCAGTTTCCTCATTGTGCTTGCCCTGGGTATCCTGAAGTTCAACTCTGCTGGCCACACGGCATTAGCACGAAGATTAAGGCGATACAGCCGTCGTATATTCACATTGCCACCGAAGGCCCAGTAGGCCTATTTGCTCGCTGGTGGTGTGAGCGAAATCACATTCCCTACAATACCAGTTATCACACCGACTTTGCCAAGTTTCTAAAGAAAATGTATCGTGTGCCTGAGTCCGTGACCTGGTGGTATCTGCGTTGGTTTCACAAGAACAGTCACAGGGTGCTGGTTACAACAGAAAGCATACGGCAAGACTTGTTGACTCGTGGATTCGCCAATCTGCGTGTGTGGACTCGAGGAGTAGACCGAACCATATTTAACAGCACTCATCGTGGTGAAACTGTGGCAGGCGGTCCGGTACTGTTAAGTGTTGGTCGGGTAAGTGTTGAAAAAGGCCTAGATGATTTTTGCCGATTAGACATTCCAGGCGCCACCAAAATTGTAGTTGGGGACGGTCCATATAGACAAGAATTACAACGCCGGTATCCTGATATCGTTTTTGTGGGAAGTAAACAAGGAACCGACTTGGCTCGGTATTATGCTCAAGCCGATGTGTTTGTTTTTGCCAGTCGTGCTGACACTTTTGGTGTGGTCAACATTGAAGCATTGGCCTGCGGAACCCCGGTTGCGGCCTATCCTGTTGCAGGACCCAAGGATATTGTTGAGCCTGGACTTACCGGATTCTTAAACAACAATTTACAATTAGCAGTGCAACAGTGCTTGACTCTGGATCGTGCGGCGGTAGAAACAGCCAGCCTACAATGGACCTGGGCAGAATGTTGGCGTATATTTGAGGACAATCTAGTAGACTGTTCTGTTGCCTAAAAACAACACATTTAAAGCCCGATAAAACGGGCTTTTTTCTGGGTTTACCAAAAGGTTGACCAAAAATACCAGATCGGCTATAATAGTTGTATAGTTAATAAAAAGGAGCCGAAGATGAGCAAACTTACAGCATATACTTTAGAGATTTACAAAAAAGACCGCAGAATCAAAGCAGGCCAACGCCTGGTTGAAAAGAAGGACTTCTGCCCAGTTACCCTGGATTACATTCAAACCGTGGTATCGGACAAGATTGCACAGGGATTTCTAGTGCAGGTTCACGAAACCTTTGTTACCAAGACTAACCTAATGGGTGGTAAGGAGTTTACCGAGCGTTATGATACTCCACATTTTTGCTCGCCTGCTAGCGAATCATATTGGAGCATGTAAAACGGTTGACCAAAATTTACCGATTTGCTATAATAGTTGTATAGTTAATAAAAAGGAGTAGATAATGACCACATTACAAGATAAATTAGGCCGTACCTTGACAGTAGGCGATCGTGTAGCATACGCTTCTTTTAAAAACCTGGGCATGACATTTGGTACAGTTACCAAACTGGGTCGTGTGCGAGCCACGATAACTCCAGAAGCCCCTGCATTTAACCCCGATTCAGAGTCGTTTCGAACTACTGAATTGGTAAAGATCTGAAACGGTTGACCAAAAAAGGCATTTAGGGTATAATAGTATATACAGTCAAAAAACGGAGCAGGAAATGACAAAAAAACATTTTATCGCAATGGCAAAAGAAATCGCCCAAATGCCTAACATGGCAGATCGTTTAAAGGTTGCAATCGCTTTCTGTAAGGTAGCGGCAACGACCAATCCAAGATTTGACCAAGCAAAATTTTTAGACGCATGTGGAGTTTAATATGACTGACATCAACAATATCATTCAAGTTAATACAATCGTGAACGAGGCCAAACAAGCCGCACGTGAAGCCGCAGAAAAGTACTTCCAAGAAAAGCTGGGCGGTGTGGATCGATACTCGTGCGGATTTGCATGGGTTGACATCTACGGTATCAAGGGCAATACCCGATTGGGCAAGGCATTCAAGGCCGCGGGCGTTCGCAAGAGTTACACTGGATCGTATCAGATTTGGAATCCAGCTGAAATGGGTGTACAGAACATTGATACTCTCGAAGCAGGTGCAGAAGCGGCCGCAAAGGTCTTTGAGAAGTATGGTTTCCGGGCCTATGCAGGATCGAGGTTAGACTAATGACCCTAGACCAAGCCCTGGAGGCAATTGAGAAGTACAGTATTAACCAAGGGGTAGACAGTCTTACAGCCATTGAACAGATGGTTCGATGCGTAAAAACTCTAACTCCAGAACAGTTGGAGGCATTGGATGTATTCATGGCCGAAGTAAAGGAACCAGTGTGAGAGTAACCAAGCAGAAACATGATGCCATTGACCTAATACCAGCTGACCTAGCTTGGTCTGCGGCTCAAGCGGCCTATCGTATCAATGGTGGTTATCTTAAACAACCGCTGGTCAAAGGCGATAAAATTGTCAAGCCTACCAACCGTGAGATTGTCAAGATTGCTCTGCACGATTTGTCATTAATCACTGATGCAGACCGTGAACTGGCTCAACAGATGCGTAAATTTATGGCCTCGACTGTGACCATGCAGGCACTCAAAACCGAACTCGGTGAGTGGGAACGGATTACTGCTCAGATATGTGGCCTAGATGTGGTTGATAGTTTATACGCTTTATCAGTGATCACAGCCATGCCGCACAGTTATGCCAAGACCTTAAAGAAAGAATCTGTGGATGCCAGACTGGCTCGCACTCAAGAAGGCGGACTTCAAGCCAAAGTAGGCGACAAGGTTGATTTGACTGTGGAAATTGTTCGCAACAACTACAGTGCCAAGTTCAACACCTGGTTCATATCTGCCATTACCAATGACAACTATGCGGTGTTCTTTGCATACCGCGAAGCCATGCAACCAGACACTTGTATAAAAATCCGTGGCACGGTCAAACGACACACTGACCGTAGCACTCAACTCAATCGTGTCAAACTTGTAGGAGATAAAGAATGAAAGCATTCGTGCTAGGAACCGTTTTTGGTATTTTGATCTGCACCGTTGGTTTATCTGGAATCGCTAAGATTTTGGACAACGGTGTAGCCAAAGTGCAAGAAGTATCCAAAGAAGCGGCCAAATAAGGCATTTTGGATAACCAAAGATACACATTATGGTTGACAACAAATACTCAATCAGCTATAATATGTATATGCTAAGAAATTGGCATAGTAGTTCAGTAGTTTAAATCAACTTAATAGGCAACTTAGAAAGGCAACACATGTCACAAGAAAAATTATTTACAGTAGCAGGTACAGCAACTAATCCTAACGGCACAGTGAAAGCTCGTTTCGCTAACGATTTGGTAGCTCGTATCAAGATTTTAAACAAAGCAGGTTGCACTGCAATCAATTTAATTGAGCTCCCAAGCCCAATGACCAAATTGCAAGCTCTCCAGCATTTGCAGAGCGTTGGTATCACTGAAGGTGATGCTGGTTACGCAGTAGCAAACAAGTTGGCAGAAAAGACCAAGCTCGCCAAGAAAGGCGAAGTAAAGGTCAAGGCAACCGCAGTTAAGGCACCTGCTAAGGCAGAGAAAGTAACAGCCTAATCTTCAGGGGCCAGGCAACTGTAAGTCCCCTGATATTAGTTTTGTTGTTTGTAAGCTCAGAAGCACGATCAAGCCTTATGTAACCAAAACAATAAACAGTAAACTCGAGTAAAGCTGTTGAGTTAGGCATATAGTGCAAACAACAAAACTAATATTACGAGCTCACTTCGGTGAGCTTTTTTACGGCCAACATTTCTATGCTAAGTATCTTTATGCTGGACGATATCAAACTCGAAGAAAGTATTCGCTTAACTATCCTTAATCTTATGGTGGTGTTGCATGATTGCGGAATTAAAGAAATACACCTAGGCGGGCTCATGCGAATACTTGGAATTGCCAATGACAAAGCAAGTATGCATGACAATGAGCTGGTTCAAATAGATGATAATTTTGTTAAATATGTAGAGGAAATAAATGCTCCAAGACCCGCAAATCAATCTTTACATTAATGACTTTACCTACGTTTAAAAATGGGGATGCCCTTTATACAGTAATCATACGAGACCCAGACGCCAAAAATCATTTAACCAAATGGTCCACATCGAGTCGTAGCATTCAGGCCCGGGTTGAGGACAATCGTATGCATATCTATGACCATAATACTCTAAGTCTTTTTATAGTAACTTGGACACACAGTTGGGACAACATGGTCATTTGGGATCCTTGGACCAAACGGCATATTACTTTTTAAAATACTTGACATACCGCCTTTATAGTGTATAATTAACTAGTGCATCAAGCACTTTATATAAAGGAAATAACAATGTCACAACATGACGCAATCGTAACAGCATTTAACAACTATATCTCTGAAAACGAGAAATTTACAACCAAAGGTGTAAAAGCATCAGCTGCTCGTGCTCGCAAAGCTCTCCAAGAAATGAGTAAAGGCATCAAAGAGCGTCGCAAAGAAATTACTGCTGAAAAAGAAGCCTTGGCCGCCAAGTAACATGTCAAGTCCGCTTTGGAAATCTGGACAAACACTAACTGATACATTAACAGCATCAGTTAGTGCAACTACAGCCAGTCAAAATTATACCATTGGAAATCTTGGAAGTGGGTTGACTTATTCCAACACAGCTATTACCGGTCTGGCATATCCTAATGTGACTATCAGTGCCGGGACCAATGCTCAACCGTGGTTTAATACTAATGCAAGCCCTAAGATCAAACTGGACGGTGAAGGTGCTGACATAGTGGTCAATGGACACAGTCTAGTTGATGCTATCAATGACATCCGAGATCGTCTCAATTGCCTGCAGATCAATCCGGCGTTGGAAAAGGAATGGGACGAACTTAGAGCGTTAGGCGATCAGTACCGCGAACTGGAAAAACAGATCCTAGCCAAACAGGCCACGTGGGATCGGTTAAAGGCCATGCTGCCGCCTGAGATTGACTAAATTAGTAAACTTTGCTATAATGTATGTATATTATGGTAAAAACGCATCAAAATTTGCAGTTATTGGCCCGTGTTGTTGTGCATGAGCTAAGTATTCTAGAGAGTAGAAAACACAACCAGGCTGTCGTTTGTTCGATCAGCGGAGGATTACAGTCTAAATCTACTCCACAACGGATCGACCAGTGCCGCAAAGCTGGTCTTTTTACAAGAGGACTTCGGAAATCCTCTTCATTGACAAATGGTATAGGCCCGGGGAGAAACAAAACCGCGCTTAAAGAGTATGGCACTGAGGCCCGAGGTCTTTATCTGTCCTGCGACTTTGTCTATGCGTCCATCCTGGGCACTCCGGTGAACGGTTCACTATAACCGAAAGGAGAAGACATTGAAACTTATCTCAATATCGAACTTAGGTAGTTTTGCATTCAAGTTGGTGGGCTTTACCGCAGTGATGTTTGCTGTGGTCTCAGCGGTCAATTATAAATTGGATGCGTTGGCAGCAGAAAATCAAGTGGCACGTCAGGGATTTATCAGCGTGGCAGAACGTAGTAAGCAGTTGGATTGCCTGACCCGCAACATCTACTGGGAAGCCGGATCTGAGCCGTTTGAAGGCAAGGTGGCTGTGGCCCAGGTCACTTTAAACCGCGTGGAGTCGGGACGATTTGCTCGAGACATTTGCGGTGTAGTTTATCAAAAAAATGTAGTGTACGATCGAGTAATCTGCCAGTTCAGCTGGTACTGTGACGGATCCAGTGTACGCAAGACCATTTACCCAGCACACTGGAAAGAGTCGGAAGAAGTGGCCAAAAAGGTCTTACTGGAAGGCTTTAGGCTGCCCAGCGTAAAAAACGCCATGTATTTTCATGCGGACTATGTAAATCCGCGGTGGGGTAAACCACAAGTAGCAAAATTTGGAAGGCACATCTTTTATGCGGAAAAAATATGATCAAAAACTTAGACACTTTTGTAACGTCATCAAGAACCTGGTTAGAACAACACTTGCCCAAAGTAAGTGCTGACACGCTGGGTTGGTTGGCCATAATATTAATTCATTGTGCAACCATTCCTACCCTGTTGGCCTTGCTGACCGGACTCAGCGACAATGTGCCCAACCTGGATATTGTGTTGTTCATGTGGTCCGGCCTGGCACTCTTGTTCTTTAGGGCAGTGGTCATGCGTGATCTACTGAACATTATCACAATTGGCCTGGGTTTTATTACCCAAGCTGTGATTATGGCCATGATCCTATTCAAATAGGTTGACCAAAAACTCGTAATTTGTTACAATAGTAGTATGAATAACAAATGCGAGTTTCTCCTATGACAATGCATCTTGAAGGCCCGTGGCTTAGTACCACAGGCAAGAAACGTGGTCCACGTAAATGGGCAAGTTCGGAACAAAAACGCCAATCCGAAAAGCGCCAGGCTGAATGGGATCGCAAGTTGGTAGAATTTGAACGAATGGCTCCCAAGTTCAGTACAGGTCCTTACAATGCACCCAAGAAGACTCTGTCAGACTACATGCCCAAGACTCCTCCTGGACGTGAAACGGCTCGTATTGAATCTCGTGACACCGGCTGGGTGCCGTGTGTCAAGGTGCATGATCAACAGTACACAGGCACCAAAATTAAAGGTATTGGCACCATGCACAAGAGCAATGCAGTTCCGGTATTTTCCGATGAAGAGGCCAAAGATATTAGTAAAATGCGCCGTTAATGCATAAGTACTTGTCAAGGAGATAATAAACACAATTGAGTAAAGAAGACGTCATTAAGATGGAAGGTATTATATCAGAAGTTCTGCGCAATACCACATACCGAGTTCAAATCGAAAACTTTGAAAAAACTGTACTTGCTACGTTAAATGGCCGTATGCGACAGAACAATATCAAAGTACTAGCCGGAGACGTAGTCGAGCTAGAATTTAGCCCGTACGATTTAACTCGCGGCAGAATTACAAGAAGGCGCTAAATGAGTTCTTGGTATTGTGCTTTACCTTTTAAACATGTGTTTGTGGACAGTACAGGACTTAGTCCTTGTTGCAATACCGTCGGACAATTTGGGCTTGACGTCAGTATAGACGAATACAAATCACATCCTAAGTTACTAGAATTACAAAAACAATTTCTTGATGGGCGCACTCCTGCTGCATGCTCTGTTTGCTTGCACCAAGAAAAAATTCAAAACAAAAGTATGAGAATAGACAGTAATATTGACTACAATCATCGGGTGTTTGATTCTACCGAGTTTGATTTTATACACCTTAGTCAAAGTAACTTGTGTAATTTCAAATGCCGCAGTTGTAGTCCAAGATACAGCCACGGAATAGTTCAAGAACACAAAAAATATCCCGAATTGTTTGCGGACGCACCTCAACAAAAATTCGTCGAAGTCAATCCTGACAATTATAAATGGATTATTAAAAATTTATCAAGTATTAAAAGACTTTTAATAACCGGCGGAGAGCCCACAGTAATGCCAGAAATAAGACATTTGTTTGAATTTTTGTTGCAAACACCGCGGCCGCAACCACAACCGTATATTATGATGACAACCAATTGTAGCTGGACTGATAATTTTTGGTATCAAGCAATTGACGGTATGTCTAATTTGCATATCACAGCTAGTGTAGATGCAGTAGGAGATGCTGCGCAACTAATAAGACACGGTACTGTTTGGAATCAGGTAGAGCGCAACGTGAAGTGGTTAGCCCAGCATGCCTCGAGTTTTGATATCAATACGGTAATTAGCAATTTAAATATAAACCATCTTTATGATTTACTTCAATTCTGCAGACAAGAACAAATAGCCTCCAAAGTAGAAAATGGAGGGAAACAGGGAGATTTGGGACTACGGCATCAATTTACTATAGCTAACGGTGTCAATGAGATTACCTGTTTTCCGGATGATCTAAAAACAAAAACACTAAAACATTTGGATCAGTGCCTTGCATTGGATCTAGATCCAGACCAACTGAAATTGATCAAGGGGTTAATTGTAACTGTTCAAAATAGTACATACAATCATCAAAAATGGCAAAGTATTGTAGAATATCAAACCAAACTTGATCAAATTCGTGGTGAAAACCATTTGAAACTACTCTAATAAATATTATCATGCGCAAACATATCGATCTTGTAGAAGCAACTACCCGCCCGGCTAAGTTGGAAACTACTCCGTTGCCGTATGGTGAACAGGACCTAGAACCAGTGATGAGCCAAGCAACCATTGGCTATCACTACGAGCACCTGGCTAAGGGCTATGCCAAACGCTACAATGCCGGTGAAGGCAATGCTGATTTTAACCGTGCTGGATCATTTTTACATAATAAATTTTTTCCGCAACTAAAAGAACCCAAAGGTGCAAACCGCCCAAAAGGTGCTGTATTAGAACTTATAGAAACAAACTTCAAAACGTACGAAGACTTTAAAGCAGAATTTAAAAAGGTGGCCATGTCTGTGCAAGGGTCCGGATGGGTATATCTCTCTACATCGGGCACTATCAAAACCATCCCAAATCATCAGGTTAGAACGGATATCTGTGTTCTTGTTGACTGGTGGGAACACGCTTGGGCACTAGATTATCAATGGGACAAAGAGAAATATCTAGATAATATTTGGAAAATAATCAACTGGGACGTGTGTAACGAAAGAATATGATAACTATAAGCGAAACTGCAATAGCAAAACTGCAAGATATTTTAATCGAGGAAAACAATCCCGATCTTAAATTACGTGTATTTGTTCAAGGTGGTGGCTGTAGCGGAATGAGCTATGGTTTTACCCTGGACGAAGTTCAAAATGAAGACGATTGGGATCTGGAAATTTCCGGTGTAAAAGTCCTAGTAGATTCAATGAGTGGTGGCTATTTACAGGGTGCCGAAGTGGATTACAAAGAGGACAATTACGGCAGTAGCTTTACCATCAAAAATCCAAACGCACAAACAACCTGCGGTTGCGGCAGCAGTTTTAGTCCCACCTAGCAGTAAATCTCTCAAATTGCCAAGCTAAAGAAATCTGGTAAATACTACCAGAGGACTTAAATCTATGGCTCAACAATTTATTAATGTAGGCGCATCACCCAATGATGGGCAAGGCGATCCTATACGAACAAGTTTTATCAAATGTAACAACAACTTTGACCAACTGTATAGTCGAGCTCAAACAGCACCTCCTGCTACCCTAGTAGGAACTCCGGGCGATGAAGCCGGAATGTACGCATACGACGTAGACTTTTTCTACTATTGTTTTCAAAATTACGACGGTAGTTCAGTTATTTGGAATCAAGTGCAACAGGCCGGTAATGTCAATGCTTCAACATTGACAAACGGCGACAGTAATGTAAGAATTGCCCTGCCAGATGGTCCTGTCACTGTTTCTGTAAATGCTGTCAGCAACATAGCAGTGTTTACCACTACAGATTTAACCTTAACTGTTGATGTGAGTGCCACGGGCAATATTACCGGTGGAAATCTATTAGGCGATACTGATATTGTTGCAGTGGGTAATGTATATGGTGGCAACTTGCTGGCAAATGCCAACATTGTTGCCACTGCAAATGTTTCGGCCAACAATTTGATAGCATTGGCCAATGTATCGGCTGTGGGCATCAGTGCCTCTGGTAATGTAACAGGTGGCAACATTCTTACTGTTGGACGCATAAGCGCTACCGGCAACGTCAACGGAAATTATATTTTAGGCAATGGTGCCTTGTTGACTGGCATTGTGACCACTGTTGACAATGTTACAAACGGAACCAGTAATGTTCGAATCAGTTCAGCCAATGCCAATGTCACAGTTGGAGTAAATGGCACAGCTAACGTAGCAGTATTTTCTACTTCAGGATTAACAGTTACGGGCATTTCATCATCCACCGGAAATGTAATCGGTGGCAACATTACCACAGCAGGTCAAGTTGTTGCCACAGGCAACATCACTGGCGGAAACATATCAACTGCTGGCGGAATAAGTTCGACTGGAAATATTTTAACAGCCGGCAACATTTCTGCTACTGGCAATATTACCACAAGCGGAGTGTTTGTTGGAACATTCTTTGGCAACGTAACCGGTAACTTTGTGGTACCCGGTGCCAATACTCAAATTATTTTCAACACCAATGGTAATGCTGATGCAGTTGCAGGCCTGACATACAATGCAATATCAAATGTGTTGACTGTGCTAGGAGTAGTAAGCGCCACTGGCAACGTGTTGGGTGGCAATTTACTAACCACAGGATTAATCAGTGCCACTGGTAACATACAAGCCGGCAATTTAAGAACCACTGGCGTGATGACTGCCACAGGAAACATTGTGGGTGGAAATCTTTTAACCACCTTGGTTGAAGCCACTACAGTCAGTGCCACTGGTAACATACAAGCCGCCAATTTAAGAACAACCGGATCAGTCAGTGCCACCGGCAACGTAGCTGGCGGAAATTTAATTGCTGCAGGCATTACTACAGCAGTAGGCAACATCAATTCAGGCGCCAATATTATAGCGGCAGCCAATGTAATTGGTGGTAATATCTCCACAGCCGGACAATTATCGGCCGCAGGAAATATTACTGGCGCAAACGTTACTACCGGTGGTAGAGTACTAGCAACCGGTAACGTAACAGGTGGCAACATTACTACCGGCGGAGATGTTGACGCATTGGGTGATGTTAGCGGACTAACAGTTACAGCTTCGGCAAATATTACTGGTGGTAATTTACGAACAGCAGGTGTTGCCAATATAGCCACCTTATTAGTAACAGGAAATACCACATTCACAGGCAATGTGGCCAACATCAATGTCACTGGCAACGTAACAGGTGGCAATTTTGTTACTCCGGGATTAGGATCATTTGGCACTGTGGTAACTGCAACTGGCAACGTGATCGGCGGCAACGTTACCACAGCTGGCCAGGTCGTTGCCACAGCCAATATAACAGGTGGTAACATCACCACTGCTGGTAGAGTACTAGCCACAGGCAACGTAACAGGTGGTAACATCACCACTGGTGGCCTAGTTGTAGCCCTTGGCGACATTACCGGCGGTAACTTAAGAACCACCGGATTAGTTAGCGCCACCGGCAATATCACCGGTAACAACGCAACCATTACCAACACACTTACAACAGCTGCCCTCAGTGTAACTGGCAACGTTGCCAATAATCTAGCAGTAACTGGTAACGTGTCCGGAGGCAATCTTAGAACAGCTGGTCAAGTAAGTGCCACTGGCAATATTACTACAAATGGATTGTTTGTTGGAAACTTTACAGGAAATATTACTACTACTAGTATTATAATTCCAGGAACTCTTACACTCAACAGTGGAAATTCAGCCACGGCAATTATCAATGGTGGCGGCAATGCTGTGGGCAATATTGGTTCAAGTTCAAACTATTTCAACACTGTATTTGCCAAAGCAACTTCGGCACAGTACGCCGACTTGGCAGAACTTTACCTAGCCGACACAGAGTATGCGCCTGGAACAGTGGTGTCGTTCGGCGGCGCCCAAGAAATTACGCTCAGCACAGCAGATCACGACGTGACAGTAGCTGGTATTGTGAGTACCAATCCTAGCTACCTAATGAATTCTGGACTGTCGGGAGAACACGTGGTTGCAGTAGCATTAACTGGTCGCGTTCCCTGTCAGGTACAGGGGCCAGTACGCCCGGGTGCAATGATGGTCAGTGCCGGAAACGGCCGTGCCAGGGCCGAAGTTAACCCCGCAATGGGCACTGTAATAGGTAAGGCCTTGCAATCATTCGATGGCGAGGTTGGAATAATTGAAATTGTAGTTGGAAGACTTTAAAATATGGCACAACCTGTTTGGGTAACTCCGGCTGGTAGCTTAGGCACTATTCCCGAAGGGGTCTTTTATCAAATACCCTTAGAGGCCTATGAACCAGAATTAATTCTAACAGTTACCTCTCTGGTGGCCACTGGATCTAGTGTTACTTTAAACTTTGCAACACAAGCAACAATTCCGTTTTTGGTAGGCACAACTATAACAGTAGCCGGATTTATACCCAACACTTACAACTCGATCTACACAGTAACAGGCGCAACTACCAGCTCGGTTACCTTTGCAAGTACTGTAACTGATTCAGTTACCAATTATGGCACAGTGCGTGTGGGAGTACAATTTCAAATTATTGCTGGGTCCTTGCCGCCCGGAATACAAGTTGAAGCCACCGGAGTGATTGAAGGCATTCCGTCGGCGACAATTGAGATACAAGGTGTTCCGGCCAACGTAAGCAGAGATGTCACTAGCAAATTTGCCATACGAGCCTACACAGAAACCATAGTTAACGGCATACGAGTTATTAACCGGCTAGCGGATCGAACATTTACACTAACAGTCACTGGTCAAGACGCTCCTGAATTTATTACACCCCCCGGAAACATTGGAATCTTTTATGATGGCGCCCAAATTGAGCCAATACAGATAGAATATACTGACACAGATCCAACGGACATAGTTGTTATTAGACTGTCAGCTGGACAATTGCCACCTGGATTAACGCTAAGTGCGTCTGGACTTATCTCGGGCTACACCATTCCTAATTCGCCTATTGATGCCACGGCCGGATACAGTAGAGACGGGCAAGGATTTGATGAATACCCGTTTGATTTTTCAACTCAAAGTATCGACACAACATATGAGTTTGTGTTAGAAGTAACCGACGGAAAAAACAGTGACCTGCGGGCCTTTACAATCCAGGTGTATTCTCGAGATTCGTTAGACGCTTCAACCACAGATATAACTGCTGACAATACCTTTATCACAGCCGATGCTAGCCCAACTCGTGTGCCGTTTATTACTACTCCACAGGGCAGTATTGGCACTGTAAGAAATGACAACTTCTTTGCTTTCCAATTCCAAGGACTAGACTTTGACGGCGATCGATTCGACTTTGCTGCATTGACTACCTTGCCACCTGGGCTAACCTTAGACCCTGTATCGGGTTGGTTATACGGATACATACCCGACTTGGGCCAGACCGAAAATGTATATAATTTTTCACTACGTGTATTCAAGGTAGACAATCCATTGGTGTTCAGTGAAAACTACAACTATTCATTATCTATAATTGGCACAGTTGATACCACAGTTACTTGGTTGGTCCCAGGTGACCTGGGATCAATCAACAACGGTGATACTAGTACCTTGTATGTCGCAGCTGAAAATGCCGCTGGCATACCATTATTGTATCGACTACAATCAGGTAGCGACAGTAGCTTGCCACAAGGACTGACCTTATTGCCCAGTGGCGATATTGCTGGACGAGTAAGTTTTAACACTTTTGCGTTGGACAAAGGAGCGACCACATTTGATGTGGCGTCGCGCACCGGCGCAACAACATTTGACCTTACCTACATCTTTGTGGTCAATGCCTACAGTACCAATGGATTGGTCAGTGTATTTAAAACCTTTACTATACATCTGGTTCGTGAATATAACGAGCCCTATGAAAATCTGTATATCCAAGCCATGCCACCGCTCAATGATCGAGCAATAATTAACTCGTTGTTGTCAAACTCTAACATATTCCCAGAAGACCTGTTGTATAGACCAACTGATCCAAATTTTGGATTGGCTGACAGTGTGATTTATCAACATGCTTTTGGTCTAACCAGTGCAACTATTGCCGACTATGTGTCAAGTTTGTATCTCAACCACTATTGGAAAAATTTAATACTGGGAAATATTCAAACAGCGCAGGCGTTAGATGATGATGGAAATGTTTTATATGAAGTGGTGTACAGCAAAATCATCGATAATTTAGTTAATGCGCAAGATCAAAGTGTCAGCAAAGAAGTCACCTTACCTTACCCTATAGCGTTTCCGGACTCGGCTGAATTGTCTACAGTGTATCCAAACAGTCTAGACAACATGCGAGACCAAGTGATTGATACTGTAGGACAAATTAGCAATATTTTACCACGTTGGATGTTGAGCAAACAAGCCAACGGACAAGTGTTGGGATTTACGCCTGCTTGGGTAATTGCCTACACCAATCCTGGAAAGAGCGGGCAGATTGCCTACAATATAGAAACACAGTTTACACAACCGTTAAATTTGATAGATTTTAAAGTGGATCGTTACGAGTTAGATCGTGCTCTAAGTATCAATTGGGATCCGTTGGCTGACAGCAGCCAAGGAGCATGGGAGCCATATCCAACCCTGACTACATTTGACATTAATCCGCATTATCAATTGATGTCACAACCAACTGTTGGTGGAACTGGATATGCTGTTGGAGACATAATTGCAATATCCGGCGGTGACCTGTTAGGCGTTCCTGGAGCAAATGATGCGTTTTTTACTGTGTCGCAGGTTAGTGATGTTGGTGCAATTGAAATAGTGTTTTGTTCGGGCACAGCCGAGCTGTTCACTGAAGGTGCAGTGTTTATTGATTATTTTGGAACAAATATCATTGGATCTGGCAGTGGCGCAACATTCAGCATTGAAACAGTAGCCGGAGTACAAACCGAGTTTGATGGTGGCAGCCTACGATTTATTAGTCCTGTAGATATGTACACTACCGGTAACGAATACGATAAATATCTCGTATTCCCCAAACGGAACATTTTAGAATAAATTAGGATAAACTATGACTAGCTTGATTAACCCAAACAACATTGACGGCGCTTACCCAGTTGCCGGCCAAGACAATAATTCACAAGGATTTCGTGATAATTTTACCAACACAAAAACCAACTTTCAGTATGCGTCTAACGAAATCACAGACCTGCAAAATAAAGCAGTTCTCAAAAGCGCATTAACCGGAACCACGCTAAACAACGATATGTTGGGCAGTTTATTAAGCAATGCAACCATACAGGATTTTGGGTTGACCGCAGTTGCATTAGGCACATTGAGCTCAACTGTAACTATTAACTATGCCGCTGGACACTACCAAACAGTCACAACTGGAGGCAGTATCAGTTTGAGCTTTACCAATGTTCCGGCGGCTGGTACCGCAGGTGTTTTTGCTGTTCAAATTACAGTGGCTAGCACTGCGCATACTGTCACATTGCCAGCAGCAGTTAGCGTGAACAGTCGTGGTGTCTGTGGATTGAATACTTCAACTAACGTTATTACTTTTTCCAGCACCGGCGTGTTTACATTCCAATTTATCACATCAGACGGCGGTTCTTCATATACTGTTAATGAAGTTAACAAGCAACTCCAACCATTCAATAACAGCAGTGAAGATTTAGCAGCCAGTGGTGCCGCTAATTTGGCACTTGCTACCAGTTACTTTTCGACATCTGCAGCCGAAACAGCAACATTGGCAGCCGGGGTAAATGGGCAGATTAAAACTTTTGCTATGTTTGCCGATTCTGGCGATATGGTTATTACTGTAACTAATGCTGGTTGGAAAACTTCAGGCACAGGTACAATTACATTTGATACCATTGGTGATGCATGTACACTACAATATATCAATGCCAAATGGTTCTGTATTGGCAACAACGGTTGCGTATTTGCCTAACCAAACTTATTGACAATTGACAATTATTCATATACAATTAGTATATGGAACATCCGTTAATCACAGGTCTGGACTTGCTAACTCCAGACCAACTGTTAGAAAAAATATCCGAACTTAATCGAAAGTTAGCATTTGCCTATCGATCTGGCAATGTAAATTTATGCAATCAGATTCGTATGGCCATCGATAGCCACCAATCCATCTACCAAGAAAAAACTCGTCGCAATCCCGGAACAGCATTTGACGATGTTATTGACATATCATGAACGTTAGAATACACCACACTTTGCCATTTACAGCCGGAGTTTACTACAATGGCCGGATGCAGATGAACACCTATAGTTTAAAACTATGGATGCTGACCAACAGCATGGATGCCAATGATCATAATATAAGTTTTGAGCGCATCAAACATTTTATCTACTCTGAAATCGAAAGCACAATTTTTATCAATAGTGAACACCGCGAACAGTGCCAACTGTATGCCAATGCAGGTCTTAATATTACAACTATTCCAGGAGAACCAGTCGACCAATTGATTGGAATCATGCTATACTGTAAACTAAATGCTATTACTGAAACTCGCATGATAATCGTGGAAACAGAACTCAGCAGTCACCTTGGCGATGGCATGGTGTATATACATAGCGACGATGAAAATATACAAGGCGTTGAGGTACCAGACTGGTGGCTCACCCCCGATCTTGTTCATTGTGACAGTGCGTTGATTGACGTTGATAATGTGGTTCCTATGCACTTGACCAGTGCCTGGCGAGATTTTGATTTAAACTGGGTTGAAACCTCTGACAAGAAAACAAAAAACGATAACACTGTAGTATTTGCAGACTTTGGTAGAGATGATACAAAATAAATTTGGTGAACTAGTATTTTCAGAAAACGACATATGCGATTTGCTCATGCAAGGACGCACGGTTAATTCATTAAAAAATGTTGTTGTTGATGAAACTGTAAATATCGAGGCACTGGCCAAGTTGGTTGACCGTCCAGAAAGTCTACTGACTTGGTCGTTTCCGTACGATGCAGAAACTTCTGTTCCGGAGTTTCATTTGACACAGCAGATGTCCTGGCACATGCCCGATGAATATAAGCAAATAGACATAGCAGCTTACATATTAGGGCTGTGCAATAACGAAGCAGAATTGCAAAGGTGCGGCGCAGAGTTATTGTTGTTTCAAGAAAAAGATCTATTCAACCTGTTGCGTTACTTGAAATATCTAGTGGATGTCATGACCACCAACCATATTATATGGGGTGTAGGACGTGGGTCAAGTGTAGCCAGCTATGTATTGTACAAATTGGGTGTGCACCAAATTGACAGCATGTTCTACGAATTAGACCCCACTGAATTTCTGCGTTAAATACACCCATATTATTAAGGAAATATTATGACCAAAAAGATATACAAAACAGCAATGGGCAAAACTGTTGATCTTGGCTCACTGCTACTGCAAAACGAAACAGTGCGAGCCGTGGGCAACATGAATGTCAATGCCCGAGGCGATCTATTGGATAGCAACAATCGTGTGATTGATCAAAAAAGTCGTCAAGTTCAACGACAATATCGACGCCAAACCAACGTTTCTAATATTCCTGTGGCTACCAGCACTCGGACTGCCAAGGAAAAACAATTTATTAATACTGTAAACTCAGATGTTTTGGAGCCTGCGCTCGGTAATGAGTTTACAGAGTCTCCTGAGAATATTGTAGTTGCTCCTGGTGTAGTGAATTCTGAAATTGATGCCACAGTGGAGCCACAAGGCGGTCTTGCAGCTGCTATTGCTCGTGCCAAAACTGTCAAGCAAGAACTAGAAAAAACTGCAAAACAACAAGCTCAGTCACAACCACTAAAACGTATCTAAGAGGAATTATGATTAAACCAGCATTTGCTCCACATAAAATTCAGCAGAAACAATTACAAGCTATTAAAAAAGATATCATTGTTACCGATATGGAATTTGCTGAACGATTTACCGCCAACGGATTGATACTGCCATCTGACAATGGCACTAGCCTGGGCATTAGACCGCGCTGGGGTAAAGTGTATGCAGTCGGTTCAGACCAGCAAGATGTATCAGTAGGACAATGGGTATGTGTGGCACACGGCCGCTGGACTCGCGGCCTGGACATTGAGGATGAAACTGGCAAGCGTACTATTCGCAAAATTGACCCAAACGATCTACTGTTGGTGTCTGACGAAAAGCCCATGGATATGACCATGAGCAGTGCTATACACGTAGGAAAGAAACCCGCTGATCAACTGCATGATTAAACCATGGGTTTCAAAAAACCAAATCTAAATGAAGCCAACTGGGCTATACGTACAGCACTGACCGAAATTCACAGTCCGTTAAATGATGGATTTATTCAAAGTAGTTGCAAACACGAGTTATACATGTTAAAATGTTGGCTAAACGACGAATATGACAAACTTCCAATATTTGTTGGGGAAGAACTATGGGAACAAGAACGAATAGTACAGATACTGAAAAAGTAAAACCTTCAAAATGTAGTTTGTGTAATCAAGAGTATACCCCTGTGTGTGATTATCGGCAAGGACGATGTCCACATCATTCCAGCTGGTTAGATAATATTTTATCTGATCCATACAAGTCAAGATTTTACAATTTACTTAAATTTTTAAAAGGCAACAAATGAAAGAACTTTGGGTAGAAAAATATAGACCTAATACTATAGACGGTTACGTATTTCGCGACACCGCTCAGCGGGAACAAATTGAAAGCTGGATCAAGGATCGAGCAATTCCACATTTGATATTCAGTGGCAATGCTGGCATTGGAAAAACAACACTGGCTAAGATTTTGATCAATCAGCTCGAAATAAACGAATATGATCTATTGGAAATCAATGCCAGTCGAACCAACAGTGTTGACGATGTTAGAGTAAAGATTCAGACCTTTGTAGAAACAATGCCCTTTGGCGACTTCAAAATTGTGTTGTTAGACGAAGCAGATTATCTAAGCCCTAATGCTCAAGCCGCACTTCGAGGAGTTATGGAAACCTATGCGCATACAGCCAGATTTATTTTAACCTGTAACTACCCAACCAAGATTATTCCGGCACTACACAGTCGCTGTCAGGGCTTTCACATTGAACGTGTTGACATGACTGAATTTACTGCTCGAGCAGCTACAGTGCTGGTTGAAGAATCAATTGAATTTGACCTAGATACCCTAGATACCTATGTCAAGGCTGCTTATCCAGACCTGCGCAAATGTTTAAATACCTTGCAAATGAATAGTTCGTCGGGTAAACTGTTGGTCCCCAGTGGCGATGCCGGCAGTACAGGCGACTGGAAACTGTCGGCAGTTGAATTGTTTAAAGAAGGGCGGATCAATGACGCTCGCAAACTGATGTGTAGTCAAGCTCGGCCCGAGGAAATGGAAGATGTATTCCGTTGGATGTACGACAACTTGTCGTTATGGAGCAAGGACACCGAAAAGCAAGATCAAGCAATTATTATCATTCGTAACGGCTTGGTGAATGTGCCAATGGTGGCGGATCAGGAGATCAATCTATCAGCAACTATCACGGAACTTTGCCAGTTGCAATGAAAAAGGTAATACCGATACAGACAGATCGTGATTATTATTGTTCAAATAAATTTACTTTTTTAAAAATTGATTTTGAAAAACAAACCACGTATAATTGTCATGCAGCCACACCCCATCCAATTGATTTTGTCTGGTTAGAAAATAATCCTGGGCAATTGTTTAATACGCCAATCAACATGTCTGAACGTGAGTTGATGTTGGATAATCAACGTAACCCTAGTTGTGAACAAAACTGCTATCCAGCCGAAGATCGTGGCCAGGTCAGTACTCGAATGTTACAGTCTACTCCGGATCGTCAATACACTGATGTTCTAACTCACCCCAAGCTGGTGGACTTTACACTGTTTAGTGAATGCAACCTTACCTGTAGTTATTGTTGCAAAGAATACAGCAGTGCCTGGCGCAATGACTTGTTAAAAAACGGATCGTATGATCTGCCAAATTACGCCAATCAAAATCGCATGAAATTGTTGCCTATAGATATTGTGTCTGGTAAGGTAAGTCAAAAAGAAAAAGCAAATTTGCCTAAGATAAAATTGCTATTGGAGCAAGTTTACAACAGTCGAGAACATCTTGAAATTTTAACCATCACCGGCGGGGAGCCATTTCTAAACAATCTGCTACCAGAGATATTAGAAAAATTTAAAACAGTTCCTAGAATTGATTTGTTTACTGGTCTTGGAGTTAACACCGAACGATTTAAAAAAATATTATCTGTGGTATCACAATACAAAAATATCAACTTGTGCATCAGTGCCGAATCTACAGAAAAAAATTACGAGTTTAACCGCTACGGCATGACTTGGCAAAATTTTCAAGAACGATTAAAAATTATTCAAGATCTTGGAATCAAATTTGAATTCCACTGCACTATCTCTAATCTTACAGTGTTAGGGTTCAAGGACTTTTATAAACTCTACAAAGATGTCAAACTACATATAGACTTTGTGCATCACCCCGATTTTATGTCAGCCAGCAACTTAGATCCTGCATCCAAACAACAAGTCATAGATGATTTATTGCCATATCAAGACGATGTAAAAATCCAACAGATATTACAAACCGTAATCAGCGATCATGTAAATAACGATCATAGGGTAACTATGGCCACGTGGCTAGAGCAGTTTGCTAGTCGTCGACAACTTGATTTAAATTTATACCCAAAAACTTTTTTAGATTGGCTAAAACAATGAGATATCTATTACTAACTTATTATACCAAACCCAATGGTCAAATCGATGAGGTTATGACAGTTGCTAACAAATTAAAAACCAGAGACTGGCAGACCTGTAACATTATTCTGGACTTCAAGGATCAAAAAGTATTGTTGTCCAGTGTCAAAGGTATGACCTCCACTAAAGACTGGGACACTGTTGTTGCTTATTATTACAAGCATTATACTCGCACAATCGAACGCATGTTTGAAGAAAACGGGCACCCTTTAAGTATTTTAGTGGACCAACGCAAAACAACAGAGGTTGACCAATAATCCGATTTCATGTATAATAATACTATGAAATCGAAATTTAAGAACTTAGATCGTTTAATCCTAACTGATTGTGACGGTGTATGCCTTGACTGGGAGTGGGCCTTTAATGTTTGGATGCAGGAGCATGGATTTACCGAAGTTGATGGTAGCAAGTTCAGCTACGACATGAGTATCAGGTATAACATACCTAGGGAACAAGTAACCAAGCTGATACGCATTTTTAATGAAAGTGCCGCAATTGGTTTTCTACCAGCTATGCGTGATTCGGTGTATTACATCAAACGATTGCATGAAGAACACGGATTCCGTTTCCATGCTATCACTAGTCTGAGTTTAGATCCTAATGCTCAAAAACTACGTGAAATGAATATTCACAAGTTATTCGGTCCGACTGCATTTGAAAGAATTGTATGTTTGGATACCGGTGCACACAAAGACGAAGCACTTGAGGAATATGAAGGCACTGGATGCTTCTGGGTAGAAGACAAAATTGAAAATGCCGAAGTTGGATACCGAGCAGGATTAAAAAGTTTGTTGCTCGAACATGGGCACAACATGAACCATGAGTGCCCATACCCGATTGTGAAGAACTGGAAACAGATCTATCACATTGTTACTGACTACTCCGAAGCGTAAAGTTTTAGCACAGAATCAATAATTCTGTGTCGCTGTATGTCCTTGTTGTCCAAATGACAAACTGCGATTCCTTTTACACCCCCTTCCTCTAATCGTGAACAAAGGTCCATTAAACCATTGTTGCCGCGATTACGATCGGCCTGTTCTACGTCGCCCGTGATTACAATTTTTGAGCCTTCGCCGATACGGGTCATCAGCATTTTTACCTGATTAGGTGTTGCATTTTGCATTTCATCTGCAATAATAAAACTATTTTTGAATGTGCGGCCACGCATAAAAGCCAATGGTGCAATTTCAATTTTCTGCTCTTCTATCATTTCTGCTATATCTTGTGGACGATAGTATTCACGCAAAATATCAGTTAACGGACGAACCCAAGGATCCATTTTTTGATTCAAATCGCCTGGCAAAAAGCCATGCTTCTCATCCTCTACACCCACTGCTGGGCGTGTTAGTACAATACGGTCTACTTCACCTGCTCTAAATGCTTTTACTGCTGCAAGCATGGCCAAATAGGTCTTTCCTGTTCCGGCCGGTCCTGCGGTGACCACAATATGTTGATCAACACTCTGCAACGCCAATACCAAACGTTCTTGATTGCGTGAACGAGGCACGATCTCAATAGACTTTTGTTTTTGCGGCTTTGTTTGATCAAATCTTATGGTGTTTTCATGTGGTGTCATAATGATGTTGTTACGACGTTGTGATTTTGCTGCTCTATTTCTACTCAAAGTAAACTCCGTTGTAGTTAAGGTAAATTGACAGCAGGTTGCTGTCTAAAGTATTTAGATGTTATTTTGAAAAGTTTTATAGGTACTAATATCCGAAATCTCCAAGCTAAGTATTAAGCTAGGCTGTAAAATACTGCAAATTCAAAATAGTAACACTATTCAACTTACCATAAATACTCATATGGGCAATAACAAAACAATCGATCATGAAATTTTTAAAAATGGCGAGGACTATTGGCAAGTAGCTGAAAATATCCGCGATATCTATCTGAGCGAAGGTAGTTTGCTTAGTCTATTAGATTTTGAACGTGTGTTGGATGAGCTAGATTTGTATGCTTTTAAAAATTGGTCTATCGGTGAGCTGGTGCAAGGCCCAACAGTTGGAAAATATCGTGTTACATGTATATTCATGTGGCCTGAGAAACTAATGCCAGATCCACGTGGTGCTCGCAGACTACTGCCATTTGATTGCGATGTTAAATTTAAAAAAACCATGATGAAAGTACCGATAAAAATCAGCGATCCCAGTGACTATCGCGACGGCACAAAAAAAGCCAGAATAGTTGAAAAGAAAGTTTGGTTGGTAGAAATCACCATGCCCAAGAGTTTAATGAGCGATATTCGAACAGGTTCAATTGAATTAGAAGACCAGGATATTGATCTGGCAGATTTAGATAGTGCATATGAGCAGGATCTAGATCAAGAAGAATACAAAAACAACAACGAGCAAAATGCACAACAGCAACCAATTATTTGAGAGTTTGGGATATAAAGAATTAGAAGGCTTAATGAAGCCTTCTATTCACGTGGACGAATTTAGTTCAAAAATGGGCGATGATGATGACATTATTGTGGTCAGTTTCTTTGTACGTGATTCTCAGGCTGCTAAAGATTTAATGAATTGGTTTGAAAAGGGTTACGATTTTGTAATTGATGCCGACAAGTCACCAGGTGAAATCAAACCCAATCGCTATTTGGTCTACGTAGAGATTCGCCGTCGTAGTACAGCTGGCGCACAGGTCGAAACCATAATTGACGATCTAGGAACGTTAACAGAATTTGACTCTAACGACTGGATCATGCACTACAAAGGTAAAGAAGTTCCATTTAGCCGTGACACATTTGATTCCACTGTGCCATTGAGTCCACGTGCTTATCGTGAACGCTATGACAAAGATCTTAATGAAGTTCGTACATCGGCCGGACTTCCAGTAAAAACAATTTACAAAAAAAACGATCCTGAATTACAATCTATCCAAAGTGCTGCTGGTATAATTTAACCAGTTTGATATCAAGAAGATAGCACCCAGCAGGTAAATCTGTTGGTTCAATCCCCCAATCATTAAATAACACAAATTAAGGAACACAATGCCACAACGTATATTAATCATGGGGTTACCAGGATCAGGAAAAACAACCTTAGCTGGTACACTTAAACAATACCTAGAGGAGCACGGAGAAATTAGTTACGGACGTGCTCTTGGTGAACACATTGGCGATTTGAATGCCAAGGTAACTTGGTTTAATGCAGACGATATTCGTCGCAAGTACAACGACTGGGACTTCAGCAACGACGGACGTATTCGTCAAAGTCTGCGCATGTTCCAGTTTAGTATGGAGGCTAGTGGTGAATATGTTATTTGCGACTTTGTTGCACCACTGGTAGAAATGCGTAACAACTTCAAAGCTGACTGGACCGTTTGGGTAGATACTATACGTGAAGGTCGTTATGCCGATACAAATGCGGCGTTTGTTGAACCAGACCAATACGACTTCCGTATCACAGAACAAAACGCAGAAAAGTGGGCTGAGTTTATTGGTAGTCATATTATTGAAAATCGTCGACGACCCACTTTTGATTGGCAGAAGGAAACAGTACAAATGTTGGGCCGATGGCAACCATGGCATGCCGGACACAGAGCCCTGTTTGAACGTGCTATTGCCAAGACCGGCCAAGTTGTAATACAAATACGTGATTGCCAAGGCTGGCAAGGTAGCAATCCATTTGAAGTAGAGAAGGTCAAAGCATTTATCAGGCGTGACTTGGATCCTATCTATCAAGGACAGTATGAAATACAGGTAGTACCTAACATTGTAAACATTACCTACGGACGTGATGTAGGCTATAAAATTGAACAAGAATCATTTGATGAAAGCATCACCAACATTAGTGCTACAAAGATTCGTGAAGAACTAGGACTAAAGTGAGCGACACAACTCGAAGAAGTTTAGTAAAAACCATTAGTTGGCGTATTACAGGTAGTGGCGCTACATTTTTGATTTCTTACGCAATTCTTGGTAATGTAACAGTATCTGGCACTATTGCTGCTATACAGTTAATTTTTAATACTGTTTTGTATTTTATTCACGAACGAATTTGGAACAAAATCTCCTGGGGACAACGATAAATATTGGTATCAGAAGGAGCCAATATCGTGGAAATCACACAACAACAACTAGCCCAAATAATCCCAAAAAATCCCTATATCCAGCAATGGTGCGATGCTTTAAACAAATTGTTGCCAGACTATGGCATCGACACTCCACAACGTGTGGCTGCCTTTTTAGCACAGTGCGCCCACGAGTCTGGCGGATTTGTGTTCTTAAAAGAAAACTTAAATTATCGTGCAGAGAGCTTGATGCGTACCTGGCCAAAACATTTTCCTACCATGGATGTTGCCGCGCAGTATGCACGTCAACCCGAGCGCATTGCCAACCGTGCCTACGCTAACAGGATGGGTAACAGCACAGAGGAATCAGGCGACGGTGCAAGATATCTTGGGCGTGGACTTATTCAACTCACTGGTCGCAACAACTACGAAGCCTTTGCTGAAAGCATTGAAACACCAGTAGAAGAAATTCCTGCATATTTAGAAACTTTTGAAGGTGCTGTGCAAAGTGCCTGCTGGTTTTGGGAAACCAATAATCTAAATCAGTTTGCCGATACTGGTGATATTAAAACCATGACTCGTCGTATCAATGGTGGCTTAATTGGCATAGAAGATCGTGAAAAACATTATGCACATGCTCTTCATGTGTTTGGTGATCACTGATGTGGCAAATACAATGGCTCCTGCAACTGATACCTGATGGCATATTTGTTTGGTTGACTTATCTGCTGTTTGCGGTAGGTGTAATACTATATGTGGCCAGCAAATTGGTCAGCTGGATCCCACTCATGGGCCAATATCGTTTTCCTGCAGAATTAGCAGGTGTCGTGGCGCTTGTCATTGCCGCTTATTTCTACGGTGGCGCCAGTTACAGAGAACAGATAGCTGAAATAAAACAACAAGTTAAAATCGCAGAAGAAAAATCACAGCAAGTCAACACTGTGATTGAAACCAAAATAATTGAAAAAGTAAAGGTGGTCAAAGAAAATGTATACATTACAAGAGAAATTGTTAAAGAAGTGGCGGGGCGGCAATTGGATGCTCAGTGCAGTCTGCCTCAGTCTACTATCAGCCTGCACGACAGTGCCAGTCGTAATGAAGTTCCCCAGCGTGCCGCCGCAACTGATGGAACCCCCAGCGGCGTTGAAGCCAGTCGGCTCCTCGACCGAGTCATTGAAAACTACGGTGCCTGTCACGAAAACACAGAAAAACTAAAGGCCTGGCAAGAATGGTATAACAGCCAACGCGAGATCTACGAAGGTATTGGAAAATGAAACGAATACTTGTAGCCTTTTTTGCACTTTCTCTGACCAGTTGTGCTCTTTGGGACGCCTACATGATGGCTCCCTATGATGCCAATGAATACCTGCAGATCACTGAGATCCGGGCCACAGCTGGACAGTACAGGCGACAATGTGATAACCCTATCTTGGCCGTTGCTAACGCACAGGCCATGGCCAACCGCACAGATCTGTTTGAAAAATATGAGGAACTGATTCCTAGAAATGACAATGGCTTCCGTGCATCACAGGCACTCAACGAAATAGCCCAGGGACTCAACACTGCCTACGCAAAAGGCCCTGTGAGTCCAATGTTTTGCAAATTAAAATACAACAACATCGAGCACAATGCCGAGCTTATACAAAGGGTAACAGCGGGCAGACCGCGTTAATAACAAGGAGAAAATAATGAGTTGGTCGCAATGGGAAACCGAAGTATTACACATCTTAGACAATTCTGATGACGAAAACACTAGAATGGTGGCCACCGCTACCAACGCTTATGGCGAAGAACTGCGTGCCGGCAATATCAGTCAATCCGAATACGCAGAACTGTTGCGAGATCTACAACGTCAGATCACCATCACCGAAAACATGTCACAATTTGAAACCAAACAAAGGTTAAATACAGCTATAACTGCCCTGATCAATGTGGCCTCAGCAGTATAATAGTAGCACATTATAATAATAAAAATAAAAGGAGCCGATATGCCAGCCGAAGAAGTCAAAAGCGAAAGTGCAAAGAAAAACGAAGATTGGATGAATTCAAAATGGCGTCCAGCCATGGGTTGGATGTACATGTTGGTGTGTATATCTGATTTTGTATTGTTTCCAGTATTATGGAGCTTGATCCAAGTGGTCGGTGACGGTAAAGTAGAAACACAGTGGAGTCCGATTACACTCCAGGGTGCAGGACTATTCCATATGGCTATGGGTGCTATATTAGGTATTGCGGCGTATGGTCGTACACAAGAAAAACTAGGCGACAAAGCAGGTGCAACCATGTCAGCGCCAACGTTGAGTGCTCCAGCACCGGCATTTGGCAATGTTCCACTGGGCGGTAATGCCATGAGTACTGCTCCTGCATTTGGATCTAAACCAGCAACAAACACACCAACACCAACATTTGGTGCGCCAGTACAACCGGCACACCCAGAAATTTAAAGGAGACTTATTATGTTAGATACATTATTTTGGATAGCGATAGGAGCATTTGTAGGTTGGAATTTTCCACAACCGTTTTGGGCTAGAATGATTCAGGAAAAAATCAAAGCAATGGTTAGTAAGGAAAAATAAAATGAAACTACTTAATATTACAGCCTGTACAATTATTGCGGCATTGGTAGCTTTTACAGCAACGCCAGTCTGGGCAGCCGACGCACCAAAATCTGAAAAAGTTTGCAAAACAGATCCTAACACTAAAAAAGAAACATGTACCAAAAAGGTTTGCAAAGTTGACCCTAAAACCAAAAAAGAAACATGCAAAACAATTAAGATACACGAAAAGTTAGAAGGCACCAAGGTTCCAGAAAAACCAACCAAAAAGTAATTGCCAGCACCTCGAGCAGACAGTATAATTAATATGCTGTCTGCTTTTTCTTTTATATGACCAATCATTATCAAACTCTAGGCGTTGACCGCAGCGCTTCCCCAGATGAAATTAAACGAGCTTATCGAAAGTTGGCCAGCCAGCATCACCCCGACAAAGGTGGTGACACTAAAAAATTTCAAGAAATACAAACAGCATATGATGTACTAAGTGACCCGCAGAAAAAGTCTGCCTATGATAATCCTGCAGCCCAGACTTTTTCTGGGTTCGGTAATCAACCATTTGATTTTGATACTATTTTTGACATATTCGGTGCTAGATTTAATCATCCACATCAACAACCACGTGGGCGCACACAGGCACGCATGAGTCTATGGATTACTCTATTAGACGCGGTGCAGGGCGGGAGACGTACTATCAGTATCGGCACTCAGCAAGGAACCCAGGCAGTAGAAATAGAAATTCCAATTGGGATCAATGACAGTGACTCTGTACAATATTCTGGTATTGCGCCAGGTGGTGGCGACTTGATAATAACGTATCGCATACATAACAATCCTAAATGGCAACGCCAGGGATCTAATCTCATAACCGAACAAATGATCACTATCTGGGATTGCATACTAGGTGGTCAGACCATGTTGCGAGATATCGAAGGCAATCAATTAAACTTAACAGTTCCAGCAAGAACTCAGCCCGGCACAATGCTACGACTTCGTGGTCGCGGAATTCCACAGAGGCAAGGACCAACTGGAGATCTTTTGGTTAAAATTGTTGCACACATACCTGACCAAATTGACCCTGAATTGCTGACTATGATTGAGCAAACTGGCAATAAAAACTAACTATATTACTTGCACTTAAAAGTGATATAATATATAATGTAACGTAGCAATCACCATTCAAGGAACTCATGCAAAATAATCCCGAAATTGAACAAATTATCGAATCTGCGGTCCGCATTGCAAAAGATAAACAGCACGAATACGTACTGACTGAACATGTGTTGCTGGCCATGTTGAAGTATGCGCCGTTTCGCAAAGTCTTGGCCAAGTATGGAACCACTGTGGATTTGTTTGAACAGGAATTAGAAAGTTATCTTGACAGCCTAGTTAATCTTGTCAAGGCAAATGCCAACTTACAACCTAAAAAAACAAATGCACTCGAGCGTTGTTTCAACCGAGCTCTTACTCAGGTACTGTTCACTGGACGTAGAACAATTACCACAGCAGATTTATATCTGGCCATGATGAGTGAAACAAACAGTCATGCACACTATTTCTTGTTGAAGTATGGCGTAAAGAAAAACGAGTTTGTTGAGTTTTGGCAAAAACACTACAATCACAATGATATTAAAATTACCGACCAACAGGCTGATGAAATTTTAACTGAGCACTGTACTGATTTAACCAAGATGGCGCATGAAAATCAACTTGAGCCAATGATTGGTCGCAGTAGTGAACTAGATGAAATGATCACAGTGCTGGCTCGCAAGTTCAAAGCCAACGTGCTTATGGTTGGAGATCCCGGAGTAGGCAAGACAGCTATTGTAGAAGGCCTAGCCCAGGAAATCAATGCAGGACGTGTTCCTGAGTTTCTTAAAGGCTACGAAGTGTGGGGGCTCGAAATTGGCAGCTTGCTTGCTGGTTCAAAATATCGCGGCGAGTTTGAAGAAAAATTCAAACAAGTTATTAGTGCGTTAGAAGCCAAGAAAAATTGCATCTTGTTTATTGATGAGGCGCACACTATGAAAGGTGCTGGCAGTTCTAGCAACAGCACACTTGATTTTGCAAACATGTTAAAACCGGCCATCACCAAGGGCAATTTAAAGGTGGTAGCCAGTACTACCTGGGAAGAATTTTACGAATCGTTTGAAAAAGATCGTGCATTGATGCGCCGTTTCCATCGCGTAAGCATCGACGAACCCAACGACGAAACTACAGAACAGATTCTAATTGGACTTAGTCCACGTTTGGAATCATATCATAATGTGTTGATTGACACAGATGCTATGACAGCCGCTGTGGAATTAAGTCGACGTTATATTCATGATCGTCAAAATCCAGACAAGAGTATCGACTTGTTAGACGGTGCCTGTGCTAAGGAACGTGTTAAAGATATGGGCACAGTGACTATTACCAAGGACATGATCATGGCTCAGCTCAGTAGGATCACAAATGTTCCGTTGGATCGTTTACAAAACGAACGTTCGACTAAAATTGTTGATTTAGAAAGCAACATCAAACAGAAATTATACGGACAAGATGCCGCAGTCGACGCAGTATTGGATCGTGTGTACATCAACTTCTCTGGTATCGGTAACCAAACACGCCCAATTGCTAGTTTCTTGTTTTTAGGACCAACAGGTACAGGTAAAACAGAGCTTGCCAAATTGTTAGCCGAAAACTTAGACATGCAGTTGTTGAAATACGATATGAGTGAATATCAAGAACGGCATACAGTATCAAGTTTGATTGGTGCACCCCCGGGCTATGTAGGATTTGATGATGGCAATCTAGGTGGCGGCAAACTAATCGCCGACATTAGTAAAAACCCATTTAGTATTGTGTTGTTTGATGAAATTGAAAAGGCGCATCCGGATGTGATCAATATCATGTTGCAGATGCTGGACGAAGCCAGACTTACCAGTAGTAATGGCAAAACTGTGAATCTCAAGAACTGCATTATCATTATGACCAGTAATTTAGGCGCCAAAGACAACGAAAGTAACAATATTGGATTTGCTCAAAGTTTAGAAAAATCAGGCGAAGAAAATCGTGCAATGAAAGAATTCTTCAAACCTGAGCTACGTAATCGTATTGATCAAATTTGCAAGTTTGTTAAATTGGACACATTGGCCATCAAGAAGATTGTGGTCAAGTTTACAGACCAGTTGCAATCCAGTCTTGCTGACAAGAACATCCGTCTCACTCTAAGCGAACCAGTGATTGATCTGTTGGCTGACAAAGGCTACGATAATAAAATGGGTGCAAGACCACTTAATCGCAAAATTGACGAATTGATACGAGTACCGTTGTCTAAGAAAATTTTGTTTGATCAATTGACCAACTGCAATATCCATGCAGTGATCAATGGTGATGCAATTGATTTTCAAATTACACCCATGGACGCTCAGCCCATAGTTGACAGTGAAGGATACATAGTTCTTGATCAATTCAAGCCCACAATCTAAAAAAGTTATCAAGGATCGATTATTTTATAATCGATTTGTGCATTGTATAAGTTTTAGCTTGCCCGAGATCAGTTGTCTCAAAGAGCTGGATCATCAACATATTGACCGCATGGTGGCCAAACGCAAAAGTTGGAGAGAAATAAGTCAGCAACACAACAGATTTCTCTCCAACTTGACGCGGACCTGGCGAGAAATAACTGATGACGATCTAGCAAATCTTCACAATTTGTGCGATGTGTTGTTGCAGGAGGCCATATCAGAATTTAAACTAGTGACCAGTATGAATCGAGGCTGGGTATATACCAACAATACAGATTTTTTAAACAAGATTGCTGAATTTCCTGCAATTCAAATTTTAGGAATGTCGGAAGCAGTTATCACTAGACCCAAAAATACCATCAGTTTAAAAACGTCAAAGTATCAATATAGAAGTTATTTTAAACTGATTAAAGTCAGCCAACAACAAAAAAATCAACTGTTGAATTTTTTAGTCAATCAACAAGATCACATACGTATTAGCCCGGCGTTGCAACTATGGATCAATCAACCGTTTAATCGAATTCAGGATTACTTTTTTATTGATCACGATTCAGAATCCTGGTTAACCATGCTGAGTTTAGTACACCCAGGATTAATAAGAAAAACAATGGAAATAATCCCGGCTAAATAATACACTATGGCAAAATTAATTGAACAAACCCTTATTATTACCGTCAGCAGGATGGTTCCAAATTCCAATGAGAATCCTGTATTACCATTGAGTCCAGATAACCTGTCAGAAATTGCCAGCGTTGTAGAAGCATTGGCTGGTGACAACACCTTGGTAGAAATTACTCAGGCATGAGTTTGACCACGCTTACTTTGCTGGATACCACAGTTTATGGAACTGCTTCAGGAAACTATGATGGCAGCAGTGAAGGCTTTTTTGGAAATTCTGTTGTTGCAGCCAATTACTATGCCGGTCAAGGCAGTATACAAACCATGACTATTCGAGTCACTGGATTCAATGGTCTGATAACTGCTCAAGCCACTCTCAACGATGATCCGGCTTCGGCTGAATGGTTTGACGTTTATACGTACGGTGGCGACAGTGTACCACGTACAGATACTCATCCGGCCACCATCACTGGAAATTTTAGCTATATGCGAGTTGAAATTTCAGAATTCTCAGACGGCACTATCAATTCTATTACATTGGCTTACTAAGTTTTAAAACACAAATGAATAACAATTTGATTATTACCTGTAGCATCGGCACCACCAATAAAACAGTGCCATTGGGCATTGAAGTTTGGTTGGATAATCGGCTTTTACTCAACATGGACCATGTGACCAATGTGAATGATTGTGCATGGGAAATCGGCGACGCCGAATGTGATCACGAGCTTAAATTTGTGATGAAGAACAAAAGTCCCGAGCATACAAAAATTAATGAGCAAGGACAAATTGTTCAAGATGCCACGTTAACTATAGGCAATCTGACATTTCAAGAAATTGAGATGGAAAAGATATTCTTGGAAAAAGCAGTTTACACACATAATTTCAATGGCACACAAAATACCATCGACACCAAGTTCTACGGCGAAATGGGCTGCAATGGTACATTGATTTTTAAATTTGCTACCCCTGTATACAGTTGGTTGCTTGAGAATATGAATCCCTAACTAAATATTACAATGCGCACTATTGTAATATATCCAGGAAGATTTCACCCATTTCACCGAGGCCACAAGGCCAGCTACGATTATCTTGTTCAGCAATTTGGTGCGGGCAATGTGTTTATTGCAACTAGCGATGTGCAGGCTCCTGTTACCAGTCCGTTCAGCTACAGCGACAAGGTAACTATGATGTCTAAGTTAGGCGTACCCTCGGGCAGAATAGCGCGAGTCAAAAGCCCGTACCAGGCCACAGAAATTACCGGGCAAATTGATGACAAAGAGCACACTGCCTTAATATTTGCTGTCAGTGAAAAGGACATGCAAGGCGACACAGCTAGATTTAAATTTGGCACAAAAAAGAATGGCGAGCCCAGTTACATGCAACCCATGCCAGTGGCTGGTAAATTGCAACCAATGTCAAAACATGCGTATGTGATGATCACACCCACAGTCAATTTCAAAGTCAAAGGTGCCGACGCCAACAGTGCCAGTCAAATAAGAAAATTATATCTAGACGGAAACGACGCGGACCGCGATCAAATCATTGCAGATTTGTACGGAGAAGTTGAGCCACACATTCGAGATATATTTGATCAGCGGTTGGCAGTGACACAAAATACACAAAATTTAGTTGCAGAAGCAAGAATTAAAAATCCTGGTCGTGCTGTAGCATTGTTAGAAGCCATATCAAGGTTGGAAAAAACAGCCAATTATATCGAATTTGAAGACCTTAGTTTAGACTACATCAACGAAAAACTCAGCCGCTAAGGTTGCAAAAAATAACCATCACTGCTATACTCTATTAAATATCAGACACTTTAATAGAGGAACCAATGTCAGACCAAACAACTCCACAAACAGCACCAGCTGGACAACAACAAATTCAAGTAAATATTGACTTTTTGCGCACCACTCGCGTACATATTTGTATGCCATGTTATGGTGGCATGCTGACAGAATCAACATTTATGAGTTATATCAAGTGGTCAAACACTGCCCGCCAATTGGGCATTGATTGGACCATGGAAACCATGACCAATGAGTCATTGATTAGCCGCGCTAGAAATACTCTTACATCCAAGTTCCTGCACAATAAAGAATCAACACACTTGATGTTTATCGATGCTGACATTGGCTGGGAGCCATGGCACCTGTTGGTCATGTTGAATCGTGACGTGGACGTTATCGGCGGTTTATATCCAATGAAGAGCCTGCCAGTTAAGTGGTGTGTTAATGGATTTGACGGCGCCGAAGAAGGTCCAGACGGACTACAAGAAGTCAGCAAAACTGGCACAGGATTTATGTTGATCAAGCGTCATGTGTTTGAAAAATTAGACCAACATCCGGCCACAAAGCCTTTCATTAACGACATTGGTTTGCCAGCAGAATTAAACCCTTACATGAAAACCTACTTTGATACCGCAGTTCGCGAAAATCGTTACTACAGCGAAGACTGGACATTCTGTGAAAACTTCCGCGATTTGGGTGGTAAGATTTGGGTGGACAAGCGTGTGTTGCTCAAGCATACAGGTACCTATGTGTTTGACTTTGCTACCCAAGACCAACTGTACAAGGACCTACATAGCCTGGCATTGACTAACAACGTAGCACTGCCCAGCACTGCTGAACCTGCACCTGCATCACCAGCCAAAGTGTTGGCACAGAGTAACAAGAAGAAAGCCAAAAGCAAGTAACGGTAAATACAGTTCATATGAATATTAATGAACTGGATTCTTTTCGTCTTTCTGATGCTGTAAAGTTTAATGATACATTAAACCCACGTCTGTGGGACAAGCAAGAAAAATTAAAGCCCGAAATCCGAAATCGTCTGTTGGAAATAGCCGACGATTTTCGTGAGTTTTTAGGCGTTACTAATTTACAACTCAAAGACATTACAATATCAGGCTCTAATGCAGCCTATACCTACACCCCACACAGCGACATTGACCTGCACTTAGTGGTGGACCTGCCCGAAGCAGATCAAAACGAAGTGTACCGTGAATTGTTTGACGCTAAAAAATATCAATACAATGATATGCACAATATCAAACTTGGTGGGCACGATGTAGAATTGTATGTTGAAAATGCCAACAAAAAACCAGTTAGTCAAGGCATATACAGTGTCTTGAACAACGAGTGGGTTGATATTCCGCAACGTAAAAAAGCCAATGTTGACGACATTAGCACTCGCAACAAATACAATGATTTGAGTCAGCGCATTGATTCTGCTATTCGCAGTGGCGATCAAGAACAGATAGAAACACTCAGCAGCAAAATCAAAGAAATGCGTCAGACTGGACTAGATCAGCACGGTGAATTTGGTCCAGAGAATTTGGCATTTAAAATGTTGCGTACTCAAGGCAAAATCAAAGAGCTATACGATGCTCGCAATGCGGCCAAAGACGAATTGTTGAGCTTGGATGAACGCAAAAAGAAACGCAAAAAGAAAGTTCGTTACGGATACGGCGGTTACTGGTATCCAGGCACAGCCTATGCCGGTCAAGATCATTCAGCCGGAACCGAAGGTGGTGGTGGAGACGGTGGTGGTGGTGGTGAAAGCATCAGAGAATCTGCGGAAACCACCGACGAAGAAATTCTTAAAGACTTTGTTGACTTTTGTGTCAAAGAATTAAAAATAGAAAATTTACCAATTATTAAATTACGACGTGATCCGCAATGGCCGGTGGTGCACAAAACCTTTGGGCGTTATAACGATGACAAAGAAATGCTGGAAGTGGCATTCGGTCAACGACACATTATGGATGTGCTTCGCACAGTGGCGCATGAGCTTACCCATCGGCATCAACACGAGCGTGAAGACGTTCCGGGTGATGCCGGTGAAACCGGCAGTCCTTACGAAAACGAAGCCAATGCCAGGGCCGGAGTACTCATGCGTGACTATGCCGGACTGCACCCAGAATATTTCAAAGTAGGACAAGCAGAAGAATCACACTGTGACGAAGTTGATGAAGGGCTCAAAGGTAAATTAGGTGCCATGGCTGCTGCGGCGTGTATCGCTGGCACCCCTGGATGTTCAACTACTGCTGGTGCTCTTAAAACTGCACAAGATGTTGGGCGCACTGCTCAGACTGTTAAGAACATGAGCCGTGCTGGTGTTCAAGATGAGCTTGGCCAAGAACTGCGTAATTTTCTTCGGGCCCAGGGCGGCGAACCTGGCAGTCAAAATCAAAGTAGATTGTACCAATTACAAAAGCGAGCCACACAAAAAGAATCAGCTAGTGGCTATATTCCCACAAAGAAACAAGCCAAAGATCCACGTTTCAGCATGGCACTTACACAGGATATCAAGCCTGGCCAACTGGGTAAAGAGGCAAACAAATTAAAATTAAAGACCGATCGTCAAGGCCATCCGCAAGTAGCTAGCCCCAATGGCTTGTTTGAAAAATTAAGTTTAGAATTAAACAAATTTAAAAAAGGTGAAACAGACGAAGACTATAGTCCAGACAATCCGCCCGGACCCGAGTTTAAGCCCACTATGCCAGCAGGAACTCTGCGTGTAGATGTAAGCGATGTATATGATTGGTACAAATTAGGCCAACATATCAGCAACATGCAAGGCCTAGGCAAACATGATTTTGGTCAAGGTCCTCCTGGTGCTATTGTTAGTTTTGGTGACGAAGATACCGAACATAAATTTATCCAAGATCTTGAAGCCACTGGGTTGGATATCACAGACATTGATCCTGCAGATCCAAAACAACCTGCTGGGATGCGCACCATCAAAACAGATCCTACATACAAGGTAGATGAAGTAATACAAGCTCCTGTAAACAAATATAAAGATGATAAACAGTATTATAATTTCATTATGGCCAAACATAAACTAGGCCGCCCATTAACACGTCAAGAACAAGAATATGTAAGAAGCTACAAAATGTTTAATCAACAAGTTGCAGAATCTGTTGACCAACTAGACGAAGTGGCCATGAGCCCCAGTGCCTTGGCCAAGTGGGCTCAAAGTCCAGAAGCCGAAGGCATACGTGCTGGTTTTGAAGCCGAACTGATCTTTCGCGATACTACCAATGACGACGATGATGATACCGAAATGGAGCCCGACTATGATTATGACGAACGGCCTCGCAGTATATCGGATGTCATAGACTTTTTTAATGGTGGCGACTACGGTGGCCTGAGTGATAGACAAGAAGGTCGATTACAAGACGGTCTAGATCAACAGTACATGGAGTGGCAAGACGAACGCATGTATGACGCCTGGCGTGACGAACGTGAAGACTTGATCCGTGAAGCCTGGTTGCGTGAAAAGCCCATGGTTGAACGTGTTCACGACTATCTAGTAGAAGGCATGGACATGGACGATCGAGAAGCTGATCGCATTCAAGCAGCCGGCGACGCGGCCCCACGCTTTACCAAATTGAGTGACCAAGAGGCTTACAAACAAGCCAACCCAGATTACGCAACTTATTTGGAAGCCGATGAAGGCGCCGAAGAAATCCTACAAGAAGAAGTTGAGCAGACCATTGAGAAAGAAGATGGCTTCTACGACGAAGTCCTGGATGAATTCCGCGAGAATTTTTATACTGACGATGACTCTAGCTTCTTTCAGGATGTTGGGCTGGGTTACATGAGTGACATAGCGTCAGAATACAGCTTAGACTGGCCTTATCTGACTGGATCCGGCGGTGGCAACAACGGTGGACGTCGTGAGTGGGATGATGTTGGCAACAGTTTACAAGATGCTATAGACATGCCGGTTCGAGTCAGCCAGGGCTATCACAGCATGCCACGCAAGGAAGGTCAATGGATTGTGGAACCTGACTCCAGTTTGAGTCCGGACGACAGAGAAGACTTTGGCTTGGAAATAGTAAGCCCACCCTTGCCCCTATTGACTGCACTGGAAAAACTGCAAGAAGTCACCGACTGGGCCAACAATCCCTCAGAAGGCAATGCCTATACCAACAGCAGTACAGGCCTACACATGGGTGTCAGCGTGCCTTATAAAGGTGGCGATGTGGACTACTTAAAACTGATCCTGTTCCTAGGTGACGAATATGTGTTGCAGAGTTTTGGACGTGAAGCTAATACATATACCAAATCAGCTATGAAAGCCTTCCGTGAAAACATTAGGTCAGGACGTGCTGATCCTGCAGGTGCCATGGCCCTGATGCGGAGCAACCTAATAGAGTTTGCCTATAGGGAAATACAAAAAGGTGTGGGTGGCGGCAAGTACACCAGTGCGCACATACAGGACGGCTATATTGAATTCCGTAGTGCTGGTGGTGACTGGTTGGCCGAGGAGTCAGCAGATCCCCAAAAGTTATCCAGTACCATGTTGCGCTATGCTAGAGCCATGCAGATAGCGGCCGACCCTAGTGCCGAACGTAGAGAGTTTGCCAAAAAGTTATACAAGATGGTGTCTCCCGAAGGTGATAGTCAACTAGCCCTGTTCAGTCAGTTTTCTGCAGGTGAGCTCACAGCAGAACAACTCAAGAAAAAGTGGGCTGAAAAGACCATTGGCACAGAAAAGAAAGCAAATCAACGCTGGAAGCTGTATCAAATGGCCGACGGCGGATGGCAACCGGTGTCAGGTGCTGAATGGAACGGCTACACTGAAGAGCAGGTCAAGAATGCTGTATGGAGCAAGTACGGGCGTGAAGCACTAGATTCCGGTGAATACAAGTTGGTCAACATGGGCGAGCAGGAGTGGGAAGTATACCGTGTTGACACAGGTGAAACTCTCGAAGTGGTCAAAGGCAAGAGTCGAGGCGAAGTGGCTGATTCAGTGTATGACAAGTACGCAACCCAAAAGATTGGATTCAATGTGCGTCCATATCAAGATCCTGCCACCATGACTCCAAGAGCCAAGTTGGCCAAGCGTATTGCAACCAAGAAACCAGAACCAAAACAAGTAGCCAACCAAGCAACCAACGAGCGTGGCGTTCCTTATTGGGAAGTATATGACATTAGCAACGACCAGATTGTGATCCATACATTCCTAAGTGATACCGCAGCCGACGCCAAAGTAGATGGAGCAAATTGGCTGAAAAGTTTTGGTGCTACACACCCCGAGTTGTTTGCAGTAAGACCCAAGATAAAAACCGCACAGGTCAAAGATGTAGAACCTAATGTGGCACAGAACTTTGACAGTGCTCGAGACAGTGCCACCCTGCAGACCAACTTGCAAGGCAGGTCATCGCCGGATGCAACTGAAGTCCCTCGCAACTGGGAATTCGTAAATCGTATAAACGGTCAAGTTATTCATAATATGACAAATGCCAGCTATAACCAGGCCAATGTAGTGCAAGATAATCTTGAACTTAGATATCCAGATGCAGACATATATTTGCGTAGTGTAGAGAGATCAAATTAATGAGAGCACAAGAATTCCTTGCTGAAAACAAGCAAGCCACTGCAAAACAAGTGTTGGCCTATATCAACCAAACACACCACGAGCCCATGACCGCAAAGTTGACCACGGCTGTGCGGGCACACCCACAGTGGGAACTGCGTCAGGTTTCATTACAGAATCTCAACATACCTGATCAGGACTACGAAGATCCAGAACAAGAGCCCGAGAGTGACCCTTACGGTCGTGTTATGGCAGTTGATCCAGATCATGCCAACGAATACAGCACTCGGGTAGTAGATCGACACCCTATAGTGATTGATGATCAAGGCTATATTATAGATGGTAATCACCGAGCTTGGGCCGCCGCAGAACTGTTAAATCGTGATTCTATATCAGCATGGGTGCCGGTTAAACAAGATATGACGGAAAACTTTGCTGATGGCAAGGTCAAAGGCAAAAGTCGTCCAGGGCGTGTAAAACGTAGTGGAGCTAGTTGCAACGGAAGCGTAACAGATCTACGAGCTCGTGCTAAACGTGCAAGTGGCGAAAAGGCCAAAATGTATCATTGGTGTGCCAACATGAAATCAGGAAAGAAAAAATGAGATCAGATGAATTTATTTCAGAAAATTTAAAGAAGTGGTTCAAAGAAAAATGGGTGCGATTTGGCCCCGACGGCAAGATCCGTGGTGACTGTGCTAGAGGAAGCAGCGGCGAAGGAAAACCTAAATGTTTGCCACAATCAAAAGCACAGGCCTTGGGTAAAAAGGGTCGTGCTTCGGCCGCGGCCAAGAAGCGTAGGGAAGATCCTAACCCAGAGCGTCGTGGGCCAGCCAAGAATGTGGCCACCAAGGTTCGTGAGGATGCAGACCAATGGGAATTACGCATTGTGGATCAGTGGGAAGACGACGATCCTGAAAGCTATGGCAAAATGGATGAGTATGAATTTGATGTGTTACACAATGGTCAAAGCGTAGGACGTGCTCGTGCTAACAATTATTTCGCCAATTTGTATGTGGACCTAGACAACGGCAAACACATTGAACTTACTCATCAAAAACATGAAAATCATCCATTGATGAAGGAATACGAGCGTCTTGTCTGGGGCCTAGACGAAGGGCAAGACCTGGATGAAGCCTGCTGGAAAGGTTATCACAAAGAAGGTATGAAAACCATGTTTGGCAAACGCTACCCTAACTGTGTTAAAAACAAAAATGAAAGTTTAGAAGTGTACGTCAATCGTGGAGAATGCCCAGGTTGTGGCGGAAGCATGGTTGCCGAAGATCAAATTACAGAAAAACAAGATGCTTGTTATCACAAAGTAAAATCAAGATACAAAGTATGGCCCAGTGCTTATGCATCTGGTGCACTGGTTCAATGTCGTAAAAAAGGTGCTAGTAACTGGGGCAACAGTAGCAAAAACGAAAGTGATGAACAAGAGCTAGATGAAAAATGGAGTCAAAAATACAAGAGTAGCATTAACTGTGCTGACCCCAAAGGTTTCAGCCAGAAAGCTCATTGTGCAGGTAAAAACGAAAGTGTGGAGAATATGATGGATGAACTAGATAGAATTTTAGAATTAAGTACAGGAATAAGTGCCGGCGAACGAGCCGAATTAAATGAAGAGTTTGATTTGATTGAATCAATTATTGACACCCTGGCCGATCGCAATGGTGTAGATGCAGAAGCAATTTGGGAAGACCTAGAAAGTCTTGATGATGATGAACTGTATGTATTTGCAGTTACCCAGGACCCTATCATGGAAGATTGGCAAAAAGCCAACAAGAAAGACAAGACAGCCGGAATGAGTCGTAAAGCGGTCAAGGCTTATCGTCGTGAAAATCCAGGTAGCAAACTACAAACCGCTGTTACCACTAAACCTAGCAAGTTAAAAAAGGGCAGTAAGGCCAGCAAGCGTCGCAAAAGCTACTGTTCTCGATCAAAAGGTCAAATGAACATGCACAATATCAGCTGTGCCAAGACTCCAGACAAAGCTATCTGCAAGGCGCGCCGTCGCTGGAACTGTGAATGAGATTTAGCGAATTTGTTGCTGAACAATATCAGTCTCGTCCGGCTACATTTGCGGACGGAACACTGAGAATGAGCAAACACTTACAAGATCGTAGTGTGCAACGAGATATTCCTATGGCAAGTATAATGAAAGTTTTGCAGAAACTTGAAGCAGTACGTGGCAAAGATCTAGCAGCATTGCCGCCAACATCATTTATTGTTAAAACTCCTGAAAATTTTGAATTAGCTATTATCAAAACTCAAAGCCTAACTACTAACAAAGTAGAATATATAGTAGCTACAGTTCGTCAACAACTAAGACCCGGAGCCGGACAACGAATTATATACCTGGAACAGCAACAATGAGAGCTCAAGAATTTTTATTAGAATATAGAGAGCCTAAAAGTAAACGTGCTCATCGTGGTGGAATAGATCTAGAAGCCTGGCAGGATGGCCTGCACTTTCAAATCAATGCCACCAGCCACGGTCGTGAGCTGGGTCGTGTGGCGTTTGATGTTCAATTCCAAGGCAAAGATACAATTCTAGTAGCACAAGATTTAATGATACACCCAGAATATCGTGGACAAGGTATTGCCGCCGTCATGTATGATTATGCCAAAGAACTGGGCCATGTGGTTGAACGTAGTCCTGAGCAAACGGATGCCGGCAAACAATTCTGGGACAAGAATCGCGGCGAGGAAGGTCGTGTATGGGAGTCTGAGTTAGATGAAATAGCCCGCATACCGCAAGGTGACTTTGGCACACCTGGCACCATAGTTCCTCCTGGACCCGAAGTTGAGCGTAAGGAATTGCCCGGCGGGTCTGGACTAACCTACGGCGTAAACAAAGAAAACGATCTAATAGAAATTATGGTGTTTGATGGTGAGGATCTTGCAGGCGAACTTGACATAGTGTACACTCGCGGTCCAATGAAGACCTGGGCGGTGGATTCGGTTGCTGTGGAACCCAAGTATCGCGGTCGTGGTATTGCCAAGGCCCTGTACGGCATTGCACTCAGCATACTTAAACTACCGATCGAAGCTGGTCAAATACAAACTAGCTACGGTCAAAAAATGTGGCTCATGTTAAATAGTATACCCGGAGTTGAAATAGTAGGCGTAGCACAAGATCCAACCAAAGACTATCAACCCAGACCAGGAGATAACATTGTGCGGCAAAATGCAACATATACAACCTATACATTTCCAGTATCAGCCGGTCAATCCAGCATGCGCAGCCGTAGACCTGGTACAGGCATGTATACCAGACCCGATACCACAATGGTAGCAAGGTGGACAGGATCATGAAAGCAAAAGAAATCTACGCAACATCAAAAAAACAAGCTACACAGTACAAACTTTGGGGAGCCAGTGTGTCTATCAAGCAGCCCAATTATGTTGGACGAATTGATGTTACAGTAACAGCCCCCAATGCTCAACAGGCTCGAGTACTAATGAAAGCTCAGTACGGTGTACAGGACTGGCAAGTAGGCAGTGTTCGAGAGATAAAATAAGGGCTAGTGAGTTAACCGCAACTCCTACCTACATTCCCATGAAATAATACACAGCTAAATACAGCATGAATCGTAAATTTGTGCGTGTGTTAGCAGATGTATATTGTGACTGGGAAGGCCTGGCGCCCAACTATCGCGTTTACGTCAACGATGAATTATTTGCTGAACGCACATGGGTATGGACCAACGAATATTTAGAGGAAATGTTGCAGATTGAAGCACCAGTCGGTGAGTACAATATACGTTACGAACTAGTTCCTCCACATTTGGCACATATCGAGGTAAAAAAGATATTTGTTGATTTTGGTCCTGGAACCATGATTGATAACCATACATTAAAGGTACATGATGAGAGCCAGTGAGTTTATAGCAGAAAATGCCAGCGCAGGCGGCACTAGTAGTGGTAGTATAGCCACAGTGGCTGCACCACTAGGCGGCACCATTAGTAGAAATGGCGGGAGTTTCTTTACAGGCGCTAAATACTCTAACGACGCCTGTCCTAATACCCCGGACTGGATGAAGAAACAAAAAGGAAAACGACGTGTTAAGTGATTTACTAAAAACTTATTTGGCAAGCACATTTGCCTATTACTTAAAAGCCCATATGTTTCACTGGAACGTTGAAGGCCCAGATTTTGGCGAATTACACAAGTTTTTATCTAAAATTTATGAAGATGCATTTGATGCCATTGATCCCATTGCTGAATATATCCGTACCACAGAAGAATACGCACCTGGAAGTTTTGAACGTTTCCAAGAACTAAGCCAAATATCAGGACAAACTAAAGTTCCCCGGGCCCGACTAATGCTAGAAGAATTACTCGCAGATACACAAACCATGATTGACATGAGTCGACAAGTGTTTGAGGCCAGCGCAGCAGAAGGTCGCGAGGACATTGCAAATTTTGCAGCAGAACGACAAAGTCAGCATGGCAAATACATGTGGCAGATGAAGAGTTATTTGAAAGATGCTAGGGCATAAGGTATGAGCAATCACAACGATATCTACAGCATAGTTGAACGTCTTAGAATTCTTGAAGAAGGCCTTGATGCTGATCAAAAAAGTGTAAATCAGTTGAGCGCAACATTCAAACCCAAAACAGTAGCAGTGCTTACAGCCAAGACTGATCCTAAAAATCCACTTGGTGGTAAATTGGTTGGGTCAGAAGGGGTAGAAGATCACGAAGAAGTGGTCGAAGCTGTTGCCACCGAAGACATTTTAGACAAGGTAAAAAACAGTTTTCATGACTATTTAAAAAGTATCGAAAATGAAATCAAAAGCGATCCAGATCTCAAAGACAAGATAACCGCAGACTCAGATCTCAAAGACAAAGAAAAAAACAACCGAGATCTAGTTGCCAAGAAATCTAAAAAAGAAATTGACGAAGATCCCACCGAAGAAGAGCCAGTTACTGCTGAGCCACCAGTGGTTACCTCTCAAGAACCTGTAAAGAATCCAACCTATGCTGAATCAGCGTGTGTTAAGAGTATTACCATGGAAGATGGCCGTATTTGCGAAATTCACGGAAACGAAAGTACAGGATTTGAGATCCGTCACGGCAATCGTATTATGCCAAGTCGGTTTAAACATATCGATGATGCTACTATGGCTTTAGAAATGTTTAAAAACCGTCGTCGTACACAGGACGAATCACAAGATTACATAGACGAAGCTTAAAGAGAGAAAATAAAAATGTTTGCCTTAGACTTATTTAACACGGACCACGAACGTCGCTTAACTGAAGGTGCAGTAGATACTTTAGAACAACGTAGAATCGACGACCTAGCTATGAAAATGGACGACCTTGTAGCTCGTGCAAAAGAACCAGCATACAAAAAAAATCCTGCTGCATTGGCCGCATTAATGAAAGAATTTCAAAAGTGCAAAGATGAGCGTGACAGCTATTACAAGATACGCGAAGCCGTTTGCAGTGAATGTGGTATGAGCGAAGGACAATGTGGGCACACCAACGAAGCCGGAATTCCGGGCAATATTCCAGTAGAAAAGATTCCAGGCAAGGAAGATCTACTCAAAGGCAAAGGCCGTAGTTATTACGAAGGCGCCGAAGACTATGCTGAGATCTACAGTCCAGAAGCTATTGCACTAGGAAAAAAATTCTGCGAACACTACAATATCACCGACGATACTGATGTGCAATTGGCAGTAGAAATAATTGACAGCTATATTGACGAATTTAAAGCAACCAACACACCAATTGATTTAAAGAAGATACGCAGCGGAGTAGCTGATGCATTTCGTCAGGTATATCGTGGTATGGGGCCAGGCCCATCATTTCGTAAAAAGTTCCAAGAAGCTCAAAAAAAAAGTCCCGAAACTAACCCGTTAGACCAGAAACTACAACGACTCAAGACACAAGCACGTAGACAGTTTCCACGTGCTCACAGTGACGAAGAAGCATTGCTACTCAAACTTCTGGACAAAGAGACACAAAACGATCTAGCTAATCGTCGTACAGATGCACGTCAGGATACTGACCTCAAACAAAACTTTGCGTTTGATCAAGAACAAGAAGATGAAATTCAGGATCTCCAGGCACAGACCGGTATCAAAGAACACGGTGGCGGCATTGGTCCACGACAGCACTGGCAAGACCTCATGCAAGAGCGTAAATTGTCACCAGGCGATCCTGTTGTAGTTACCGGTCCCAACAAGTTTGAAGGCAAGACTGGTGAAATTAGTGAATTCAGTCCAAGTGGTAAGTTTGTAGTAGTTAACTTGTACAATCACGGTGAACACAGCATGCACCTAAGCGATGTTACTTATAATGAATATGCTGACCAAGATGAAGATGATTGGTACGACGAAGATCAAGTTGAAGAAGATCAGGGTGCAGGACAAGTGGCTGTAAAGGCCGCAGATGATGCTGTAGTCAATACCATGGGCGAAGGCTGGAGTGATGCTATGCTTGCTCGAAGAACAGGCCAACCGCGTACACCTTATTCAGTTTATATCAAGGGCAAGAAGTGGAAAGACTTTGCTAACGATGATCATGCTCGAGCAGTCATGGATAAACTAAAAGCCAAATTCAAAGCTGAAGGACGTGATCCAAGTGTCATTACTATTGCTCCTACCGATATGTCAGAAGAAGAACAAAAACCAGAATTTGGCCAGTTCCCTCCAAAGCAGGAAATTACAATTGTTCCTCCAAAGAAATTAAAGTCTGGTGAAACATATCAGGATCGAAACAAATATTGGCAGTCACAGGGTCAAGCACCTATCTACAAAACAAACGAAGACACCGATCAAGCTAAACGAGTATTCAAAGACAAAGCCGGACGACCTGTAGGTGAGATTGGTATCGACCCAGAATCAAGCCCGGGCAATGGCGAGTGGTATGTACATCACTATGCCACAGGTTATAGCGTTGTCGGATTTGACTCGGCCGCTGAAGCCAAACGCGAACTAATGTATGTTCACAAGCATCCAGACTCAGTCGAAGGACATCCATCGACAACAGAGCAAGGTGTGGCGGAAGCTGGCACAGATTATTCTAAGCGTCGGCAACGTGAACGTGATGTTGATTCAGGCAAGCCTGTAGCTCGTCAGCGCCAACCTCGAATGACTGACTATCAACGGCGTCGTGCTCAAGACAAGAAGGACATGGAGTTAGGCGAGGCATCTGGCGGAAACTATGAACAAATGAATTATAGAAACAGCCCGACAGATCCTTATGTTGTTTACGACCGAACCATGAAGGCTGTTATCTTAACAACTGATTCACTAGAGCAGGCTAAACAAGAAGCTATCGAGTGGGCCGAATATGACGACATTGATGTGTCGGTGATCAGCCGTGCTACTAAAAAATCTATTTTCCGTGTAAACGGGTATGCCGGTGCAGAAAAATATCTCAACGAAGAGCAAGACACTTCGGGTGTAGAACGTGCTATTTTAAATCGTATCATGGTAGCGCACACAGACTTGTTGATGAAGTTTGGTCCTGAAAAAGTCATGCAGGCCGCTGAAGAAGTTGCTTACAACGTAGGCGATGTTGACGAAATTGGCACTAGCGATGTCAGTGCTTATGTCAATCAAGTCAAACAAATTCTAGGAGTAGTGTAACATGCCATTATATCGATTCAAACATCCTTCTGATAAGACCTGGATTGAAATTGTAGCCGAAACTTTTGCCGAGGCATTAACAAAGTTAAAAGAATTGGCTAGATGAAGATTAGTGATTTTCAAATTACTGACCACAACAAGTTAGACACCATTCTGGTACGTCTTTGCGAAATGGTTGTAGAAGGACAATACAAAAAGAAACTAAATCTTGGTGTGGTAGCAGCTGCGGTTTTGGATCCCAACAACAACTGTGTGGTGGGCATCAACTATCCCACACAGGACGGACGTCGTGTGCATGGCGAACGTGCGGCTATTGACAGTTATGTAGCTCGGTTTGGAGAGATACCGCCAGGCAGCATTATCATCACAACCTGTAGCCCTTGCACCCAATCCATGGACGAACGGTTTGGCATCAATTGTAGTGATCTAGTAGATCAAGTGGGTGTGCATAAAGTGTATGCCGGCTACAAAGATCCCACACAGGATTTTGATAATAAACGATATCACATTGAAATTACCCGTAATAAAAAGATACAGGCCTTATGTAAGGCATTTGCCGACACCTTTTTGGAAGAATCATTAAATGAATTGAGTTTTTTAGGCAGTCCTTGCACTAAAGACTGCTCAGGACATCGTGCTGGTTATGCTTGGAGCCAAAGCAAAGGCGGTGTAGCAGGAAACAGTCCATTTAGTCCCAGCTTCAATAATGGTGCCAACCTGTTTGTAGCTGGTAAGTAGTTGCATGAGTTTCCTGATAGCCAATATACCACCTGTAAAATGTTTTGTTCGCAGAGAGTTTCTATACAATCACGAACGTGGACACGGTGAGCTTGAGCCCTGCTACTGGGTCACAGCTAAGGCCATCAAGGGCCAGGCTTTTAGAATAGAGTGCATGCTGACCGAATACGGTGCCTTGTACGATAAATTGCCTATCAGTGCCTATGTATGGAAACCAGTCGAGCCCGACGCTGTACTGGATCTAGACCACTTGCAGATTTGGGACTGTCTAGGTTATGACATTGCTGTGTTGGAAAAATCAAATCTACGCGGACTCAAGGTCAAATACTTTGGCAAGGATAAACTGTTTCATTTTGGACAGTATCTGTTTACTATAGATTTTGCTGCACCCGACCATAACAGACTAGACGTTTCATTTAGTGAAGGCGTACAAGAACACAAGAGTTATAATTTTATTCGCCTGGATAATGGACAATTTGCCTGCCAGCCCAATAATCGTTGCTTGTGGTATGATGTGAGCCTAGTTCCGGCTGTGTTAAAGACACCCGACTTTAAGATACCCACAGACGTGTACTGCGTGGAGAATCAAGCCAAATGGTCTGCTGGTGGCGACGACTCTTGGTTTTACCGTGGAACCGAAACATCATGAACCAATACCCTGTGTACCCGGAACAACAAGGTGAGGAGGATCGCCCAATCCTTCCATACTCACCTGTTTAAAGAATCACCTTAGGACCGGTACTAGTTACCGTAGGTGTGCCGGCTGCTGGCATGGTCAAAACGATTCGCTACCGTTTAGCCAAAAGTGAGCAATTTTGTTTGACTTTCTTATTTTATACTGTATAATAGTAACACTTACTCAGGAGAAATAGATGTCTAACAATCGCGTATTTTCAGCAGATCAAACAACCAAACTTACTCAAATCATCAATGAAGGCATGCAGGTCATGCATGAAATCGAAACTCTCACTGGCGGACTTAACGACACTATCAAAGCCATTGCAGAAGAAATGGAAATCAAACCCAATATTCTTAAAAAAGCAATCAAACTTGCACACAAAGCAGAATTTGGACGTGAGCAACAAGACCACGAATTGCTGGAACAAATTTTAGTCACGGTAGGCAAAACATTATAAGTACTGTTTTACAACAGTCGAGTCGTTCCCGTAAGGAACATGAATCAAGGTTAGTGGACCATAAGCCACAGGAGAACGATGAGTTATATTGACGCACTTTTTGATCGTGAACACGATCGCATACATGTAGTTGAACGGCGAGATGGCAAGAGATGCTATCAGGAATATCCGGCCAACTACATTTTTTATTACGAAGATCCCCGTGGCAAATTTCAAAGCATTTTTGGAACATCAGTCAGCAGATTCAGCACACGCAACAACAAAGAGTTTCGTAAAGAAATTCGCATACAGTCGGGCAAGAAATTATTTGAATCCGACATTAATCCTGTATTCCGCTGTCTTGAGGACAACTACAAAGGACAAGACGGTCCCAAGTTAAATGTAGCGTTCTTTGACATTGAGGTCGACTTTGACCCCGAACGTGGCTTTAGTCCAACAACAGATCCATTCAATGCTATCACTGCTATTTCAGTTTATCTGCAGTGGCTAGAGCAGATGGTCACTCTTGTTGTACCTCCAAAGCATATGAGTCGAGCTACTGCGGATGAAATTGCTCGAGAGTTTGAAAACTGCATTGTGTTTGAGCGAGAAGAAGAAATGTTAAAAACTTTCTTGGATCTTATCGAAGACGCCGATGCACTTTCAGGCTGGAATAGTGAAGGGTATGATATACCCTACACAATTAATCGTGTTACCCGTGTTCTGAGCAAAGATGACACCCGTAGATTTTGTTTATGGAACCAATATCCTAAAAAACGCATGTTTGAACGCTTTGGCGCAGAGAATGAAACCTATGACTTAATTGGCCGCGTGCATATGGACTATATGCAACTGTATCGCAAATACACCTACGAAGAGCGTCATAGTTATAGTTTGGATGCTATTGCTGAATACGAACTCCAAGAAACCAAGACTGTGTTTGAAGGCACCCTGGATCAACTGTACAACCAAAACTTCAAAAAGTTTATTGAATACAACAGGCAAGATACAATGATTCTGGCCAAGCTAGATAAGAAATTAAAATTCTTAGACCTAGCGAACACACTGGCGCATGAAAACACTGTATTGCTACAAACTACCATGGGTGCTGTGGCTGTAACTGAGCAGGCCATTATCAATGAGGCACACGAACGTGGTATGGTTGTGCCCAATCGCAAGGAACGCTACAGTGATGAGGACACCCAGGCCGCCGGAGCTTATGTTGCCTTTCCAAAGAAAGGCATCCACGAATATGTAGGCTCGATAGACATCAATTCATTGTATCCCAGTGCCATTCGTGCGCTTAACATGGGACCCGAGACTATTGTGGGACAACTAAGACCCATAATGACCGAACGTTACATCAGCGACAAGATGCGTGGTGGGGCCAGCTTTGCAGCGGCGTGGGAAGGCTTGTTTGGCAGTTTAGAATATGAAGCGGTCATGGCCGCCGAGCCCGGTACAGAGATCACCATAGACTGGCAAGATGGTGAGGAGTCGGTCCATAGTGCGGCCGAAGTATGGAAGATAATTTTTGATAGTAACCACCCCTGGATGATCACTGCCAATGGCACTATCTTTACCTATGAAAAAGAAGCAGTTATTCCTGGCTTGCTAAAACGTTGGTATGCCGAACGTAAAGAGATGCAGGCCAAACTTAAAGAGTGTAAAAATGCGGAAGATGAAGAATATTGGGACAAGCGTCAACTTGTTAAAAAGATTAACCTCAACAGTCTCTATGGTGCTATTCTTAATCCTGGTTGCCGTTTCTTTGATAAGCGTATTGGTCAGTCCACAACTCTTACTGGTCGTGCCATTGCCCGGCACATGGATGCTTATGTAAACGAGTGTATCACAGGCAAATATGATCATGTAGGTGAGTCAATCATCTATGGTGACACTGATTCCTGCTATTTTACAGCCTATCCGATTTTACAAAAAGAGATAGAAGCCGGTAACATGACATGGAATCGAGAAATTGCCGTACAACTGTATAATAGCATTTCTGATCAAGTTAACGATAGCTTTCCGGGCTTTATGGAGCAGGCATTCCATGTTCCACGCGAGATGGGCAATGTGATCAAAGGCGGTCGAGAGATTGTGGCCAGCAAAGGCTTGTTCATTACCAAAAAACGTTACGCTGTCATGTATTATGACAAAGAAAACAAGCGTGTGGACACACACGGTAGCCCGGGCAAGGTCAAAGCCATGGGTCTTGATCTCAAACGCAGTGATACTCCTAAGGTCATTCAAGAATTTCTAAGCGAAATCTTAAACGAGGTACTAGTGGGTGCCACACGTGAAAGTATTATTGAAAAGATTCGCGAGTTCAAATACAAGTTCAAAGAGCGTCCAGGTTGGGAAAAAGGCAGCCCCAAGCGTGTAAATAATTTAACCAAGTATGGCAAGGAAGAAGAACGTCTAGGCAAAGCCAACATGCCGGGCCATGTCCGTGCAGCACTCAACTGGAACAATCTACGTAGAATGAATAGCGACAAGTACAGCATGCAGATTGTCGACGGCATGAAAACTATTGTGTGTAAGTTAAAAGCTAATCCACTAGGTTGGACCAGCATAGGTTACCCCACTGATGAACAACATTTACCTCAATGGTTCAAAGAACTGCCGTTTGATGACAGTGAAATGGAAGCCACAGTAGTGGATCAAAAGATCAATAATCTGTTGGGAGTGCTGGAGTGGGATCTAGCAAGTGCCACCAACACAGAAAACACATTCCAAACCTTGTTTGAGTGGTAACATGAAGCTTAGTGAACTTGTTGCTCTTAAAACTTCGTTAGACCAAATGTCGAGTCTTGCCTCTAAAACCGAGGCCGGCCTGGAACTTGGAAAAATTTTACACCTGGTGGAAAATCAAACATTTAGAGTCAGCACATCACTGGAGGATCTGCAACGCAAACAAAGTCAGGTCATGCAGTCATTTGATCAGTTTGAACAATCGCTAAATCTACTAACAGTACAGGTTAAACAGCTGATTGAAATTGAGGAGAAAGAATGGTTTCAAGAAAGTTATCGCTTGTATGAGGAGGAAATGCGCAACGAGCACCATGATTATATTCTTAACCGTCGGCCACAAATTAAACCTGAGACCACACTTAGAACTAGATTAACAAACTATGCCGATTGGCGCTACCCAGCAATGGTAATCCGACCAGGTCTTGAGGACTTTATCACTGGAATGGTCGGATACGATCCATTGTACATTGTTGATTTAAATAGGCACTTGCTAGGCAAAGTTCCTTTTCGATTTCCGCCCGAGTTTCAAAATAGATTACGGCCATATGTAATTGACGAAAGTCTCGACCACGAGATTCTCAAACAGGTTCCCGACAATCAGTTTGGCATGTGCCTTGCTTATAACTTTTTTAACTTTAGACCATTGGAATACATTAAAAAGTATCTAACAGAGATATATGTTAAGCTACGACCCGGTGGCGTGTTGATCATGACCTATAACGATTGCGATCGTGTGCCAGGAGTTATCTTGGCCGAACAACGATATGCTTGCTATACTCCTGGGACATTGGTTGCTCAATTGGCTGAAAACATTGGATACGATCGTGCGTTTACCTGGAACGACAGCGGACCAATGACTTTTTTAGAGATACGCAAACCCGGTGAACTGTCATCAATGCGCGGAGGTCAAACTTTGGCCAAACCGTTGACACGACCGCCTATGACACCAGCCGAAGAGTTGGCTAATCTACGAAAACGAGCAATCGAGTTACAACTGGACACTCCAGACAAGATTAGGTATGGATATTCGTTGGAAAAATTAAGAGCATTAATCAAACATAAAAAATAACCAAAACAGTTGCAAAATCTAAATAAACCCAGTATAATCAAACACAAGGAGAATTACATGAGAGATCATCTTTTAGACTTAGTAGAACACACGTTAAAATTAGGCTGTATTGACCTGGTTAAAATTACAGGCGACGACAAGTCAACTGTTATTAGCGGACTTGCTGAAGACCGCAGCGTAGTAGTAGAAGGTCAATACGCTGGACCGGTAGCAGAGTTTATTGGCACGTTTGGTATGCCAAACTTGACCAAACTTAATATTTTATTAAACTTGCAAGAGTACAAGGATAATGCCAAACTCACAGTTACACGCAAAGACACTGGTGCTCCGGACGGTATCAATTTTGAAAACGCATCCGGCGACTTCAAAAACAACTATCGTTTTATGGCGGCCGAAATTGTCAACGAAAAACTTAAAACAGTCAAGTTTAAAGGTGTAAACTGGAATATCGAATTTGAACCTAGTGTTGCAAGTATTCAGCGTTTAAAAATGCAAGCACAAGCAAACATCGAAGAACTCAACTTTCAAGCCAAAACAGAAAATGGTGACTTGAAGTTTGTGTTTGGTGACCACAGTACCCACTCGGGTAATTTTGTATTCCAGACCGGTGTACAAGGACAACTCAAACGTGCATGGTCATGGCCTATCAAGACTGTAATCAGTATTCTTGATTTAACTGGCGACAAAACATTTAAAATCAGTGATGACGGTGCCGCAATGATTACTGTTAACTCAGGTCTAGCAACTTATAACTATATTCTCCCAGCACAGTCTAAATAAGTTAATGACACAAGACAATTTAACAGCCAAACAACTTGATTACGCTGTATTCTTGCCGGCCATCAGTGGTTTTTATGCTACCTTTGTAGGCAAACAACGTGATCCTGTAAACGGCCCATACGTGGATCCGGCTCGCTTACCAGCCGGCATTCCAGACATGGAAATGATGAACTGGCTCAATGATCAAAAGGGTATGTTTCCATACAAGTGGAGTCTGTATTCGGGTGGGCATGCCAACTTAGATCTCAACAAGCAAGACTGGTCCGAGGACATGGTCCGTAACAGAGATCCAAACACCTTGTTGCTAGGCGATTCGGGTGGATTCCAGATTGCCAAAGGCCTATGGGAAGGCGACTGGAAAGCCAACTCGGGTTGTCCCAAAGCACAGAAGAAGCGTGAAGCTGTGCTCAAATGGTTAGACAACATCAGCGACTACTGCATGACCTTAGATATACCGACCTGGGTCATTCACGATAAAAAAGCGTCTGCGGCCTGCCAAATTACTAATTTACAACAGGCAGTAGACGCCACCAAGTACAACAATGAATACTTTATGAAACACCGACGGGGCAAGGCCAATGGCGGTACTAAGATACTAAATGTACTGCAAGGCGCCGGACACGATGATGCTGATCGTTGGTATGATTTAATGAAAGACTACTGTGATCCTATCAAATATCCCGACACACACTTTGATGGGTGGGCCATGGGTGGTCAAAACATGTGTGATGTACATCTAGTACTAAAACGTTTGGTAGCGCTGCGTCATGACAATCTGTTACAAGAAGGCATACACGATTGGATGCACTTCTTGGGCACAAGCAAATTAGAGTGGGCGGTGTTGTTAACTGACATTCAACGTGCCATTCGCAAGTATGTTAATCCAAGTTTCACCATTAGCTTTGACTGTGCCAGCCCGTTTTTGGCTACAGCCAATGGGCAGGTGTATCATCACATTGACCTTCCACACAACGATAAATGGTGCTACAGGATGAGTCCCATTGCTGATGATAAAAAATATAGTACCGACACTCGTCCATACGGCCAGGCAGTTGTAGCAGATGGATTGGTCGATCACTTTGATGAAAGCCCAATCAGTCAACAGTTACAAATGAAGGACATTTGTATCTATAAGCCCGGGGTTAGAAAAACTGAGGCCGAACTCAACGGCGAAACATTTGATCCCAACAACATGAGTCACTTTCATATTGCACCGGACTTGAACAAGATTGGCAAGAATGGTAAAACAAGTTGGGACAGTTTCAGTTATGCCCTACTTATGGGTCATAATGTTTGGACACATATCGAGGCTGTGCAACGTGCCAATCGTGCGTATGATTCGGGTACATGGCCAGCTATGATGTGGAATCAAAACGGCGATCATGCCCGATTCAAGGATATTGTGGATGCCATATTTGCCACACCCGATCGGGCAGAGGCCGAAGCCATAATCGAACACTATGACCGTTATTGGATGGACATTGTGGGCACACGTGGATTCAAAGGCAAGAAAGCCAAAAATGCCCGTGCTCAATTCAATGTGTTGTTTGAAGTAGAAGAAACCAACGATGGTGTTGACGGAGACGAAATCGAGTTTGATGAATCTAAATTGGAGAATTTAAGTGTATGATCTAATTTTTATCATGTTAGGTCTGTTGTTTATCAAGCACTGGTATGTTGATTTTGTTAATCAAAGCCAAGAGGAAATCAATAGCAAGAGCAAGTATGGTAGTCTTGATGGCATATCACACAGTGCCAAACACGGACTAGGAACCATATTTGTATTCTTGTTAGTAGGATTAGATCCTGCCTTGTCGGTGGCACTCGGTACTATCGATATGATTGTTCATTACCATATTGACTGGATAAAAATGAAATTTGGCACCAATGACATCACTACTAAAGAATTTTGGAGTCAATTGGGATTCGATCAACTTGTACACGCATTTACTTACATTGGACTGGTTTGGATATTATATGTTTGAAAATCGTTTGACACATTTAGAAGAATTACACCAGCAACTTAACAAACGGATTGACGGTATGGAAAGCACTGGAGTGTTCGAGGATGCAACCTTAGAGGTTTTGAAGAAACAAAGGTTGCATTTAAAGGACGAAATTGCTAAAATCAAACATCAACATAATTTAAAATAAGGCAGCACATGGACCGAATTGGACATGAGGAAGTAAATTTCTTTGTAGGAACTGAAGTAGAGCACACTCCGGCATTTGAACAACTCACACTGTTTGTGGTAGGACTGCAATCTATGACGGATGTCAATCGTCAACTAGAGAATTTAACTTCTTACGCTGATCAGAGTCGCAATATCACTCATGTGTATTTTGGTGCCAATCAAAGTTTTCCTAATCCAGCATTTGACGATGCCGCAACATGGAATGCTTGGGAAGCCATGATTAACAATGTGTTGGCTCAGGGATTCTTTGCCACACTAGATTTAGATGTTACAGCAGTAGAAGGATTACTCGAAAGCAGTTTGGTCGAGCAAATGAAATTTATACCAATGATTAGTGTTAAATTACCTTATATCAAACAACTAGGATACAATGCTACTCTTAAAATTGACGACAAAGATTTTAACGCAACAAACCCAGGGGTCTGGTGCCACTCGTTACACGACTTACAAAAGCGTGAGGTGTTTACTGACTGGTCTAAATACACAAAGGACGAAGTTATCAAATGAAAAATTGGCTAAGACAACGATTAATTAACATATTAGTTGATACTGATGATGGCGTTAAACAACCAAGACCTAGCAGAATCAGTCGTGGAAATATTAGTGTTACATTAGATGACGGATTGTGTGATGATAGCCCTAGCGGCATTGATCTTCCGGACCCTATTACCTTTAAAGTGCAAGCAGTATCAGGTGGAACAGTAGTTGAATCTCGTTGGTATGACTATAAGAAAGATGAGCATCGTGTCAAACTGCACATTATCACCCAGGATGAAAACTTATCTGAATCTATTGGCAAAATTGTAACCATGGAACTACTACAAAAATGATACAACAAGAACGCGAACAAATTGAACGAATTAAATCAAAGGCAGAACGTAAAATCTGGGTTACATTCCGTCGAGAAGGAATCCACTGTTATCCAGCAGCAGCCACTGATCCGCAATTAAATACCAACGATGAATACAATGTTGCGTTTCTCGCTAGCCCTCATCGTCATATGTTTCACTTCCGGGTGTGGATCGATGTCTTCCACAATGACCGAGATATCGAATTCATCCAGTTCAAACGCTGGCTCGAAAATCTTTACAGTGGAACCGGTCCCTATAATGAAGGTCGAGTTTTAGAATTGAACCATAAATCTTGTGAGATGATCGCAGATGACCTATATATACAGATAGCAGGTCGATATCCAGACCGTGCTGTGTGGATTGAAGTAGCCGAAGATGGTGAGAACGGTTGCCTCATTAAGTATGAACTTACTCACCCTAACCTCAGTATTAAAATTTAAAAGGAAACATCATGGGCAAGCCTGTACATCGCCTTAATCCCCGAGCAGTTGCTATTATGGACGATTTGGATAGCTTTTTAGCATTCTGTGTCGACTATGGCTACAGATATAACGAAAGTGATCTGTACAACTTTAAGAGCTATGCTTGGCAACAATACAACAAATTTAATCAAGGTAAAAATGCCAAGAACATGTGGGATGAAGATACTCGCAGATTCTCAGGATATCGTCGCCATGCGTAAACTATTCTACATGGGCTTAGAGTCGTACGAGGCTCGGTATACACTACAACTGACTGAATGGAATCGCCGTGTGTTTGAACGGCGCGGCCTGGATGTGGTTTATGTTCCTGGCACTACTATCGATGACTCCCAAGCTATCTGCGTGGGTCAAGTGCTGGATGCACATGGTCGCAGTTACTTTGGCATGAGTCAGATGATGAACCTGGTTCAACTAATGCGAAATGGAGAAGTCACTAGTGAAGATGTTATCTACTTTGAAGACATGTTTCAACCCGGTATCGAGAGCTTGCCTTATATTATGGATCAAGTGCCTGTTACTCACCGTCCTCGTGTTTATGTACGTTGCCTTGCTCAGGCCATTGATCCAGATGACTTTGTTCATGTATGGGGTATGGCTAAATGGATGGACCTGTACGAAAAAATGGTTAACGAATTTGTCACAGGTGTATTAGCAACTAATGAAGAGATGGTGGCTCACATGCGTATTGCAGGGTGGACTGCTCCTATCTACAATATTTCAGGATTGGCGTTTGGCAAAGCAGAAGTTCTAGAGCGTATAGGTGGCTCGCAAAATATCAAACCCTTTGCAGAACGTAAACGTCGTGTCGGTTTTGCGGCACGTTGGGATCAAGAGAAGCAACCGGGTTTCTTCATGGACTTGATTGACATGTACGGTGAGTTAACTACGGAGCCGTGCGAGTTTGCTATATTCCAAGGCGGACCATTACGCAGTAACAATCCTGAATATGTAGAACGTGCCCGACGCATGGAGCGTGAAGGTAAACTTAAAATTTACGATAACTTAACTAAGAACGAATACTATGCTCTTGTCAACGACACTCGCGTATTGTTTAATTGTGCTTTACAGGACTGGGTGTCAAACACAGTCTCAGAAGCAGATACACTTGGAGCAAATGTTTTATATCCTGCTTATCGTAGCTTCCCTGAAACTTTTGCAGATGACCCAAACCGGCTTTATGTTCCTTGGTCAATAGATGATGCCTATCACAAAATGCAAAACTTGTTACGTGAACCACATCATAACATGGGCTTGATCAGTGATTGGACTGATGGAACTGTTGATCGCATTGTAGACATTTTAGAAGGCAAGGGCGAGCAATGGAATCGTGCAGGCAATCGCTATCGAGATCATGTAAGCCAGGCCAAATACCATGTAAGGAAGATCGAATCATGAAAGTTGTAGTTACTGGTGCGGCCGGGTACATTGGCGGAGAAACACTAATCAAGTTAGTCGATGCCGGACATGATGTACTGGCTATAGATCGTGTGATGCCACCAGGTAGTTTAATTTCGGTTCCTTGCCAATGGCACACTGGTGATTTTGCCAGTGAACTAGGAATAGACGCTATCAAGTTGTTTTGCCCTGATGCTATTATTCATTGTGCCGGTACTAGTTTGGTCGGACCAAGCCTAGAGCATCCAGAAGAATACTACAATAATAACTTTATTAAAACTAAAATTCTATTAGACTATTTGGTCAAGAATCATGACAAACAAGTTAGATTTATTTTTAGTTCAAGTGCCGCAACCTACGGTAATCCCATCATGACTCCGGTTCAAGAAATTGATCCAACTGAGCCAATTAGTCCATACGGCCAAAGTAAGTTAATGATTGACTGGATGTTACAAAGTTATCAGCAAGCCTACGGATTAGACTTTGTGTCATTTCGTTACTTTAATGCTTGCGGTGCTGATAGTCAAGCCCGACACGGTCAGCCACCAGGAGCTACTCATATCATTGCTCGTGTGTTAGAATCAGTTAAAAATAACACTGACTTTACTTTGTATGGCACCGATTATCCCACTGATGATGGTACTTGTATTCGCGACTATATCCACGTGGAAGATCTAGCAGAAGCACACATTATTGCTATAGACCAAACCATCCCCAGCGGTGTTTATAATCTCGGTACTAATGCCGGTAACAGTAATCTTGCAGTTGTACAATTAGCTTCGCAGATAGTCAGCCGAGATATTCCGGTACTACACGGACCTCAACGAAAAGGTGATCCTGCTATCCTTACTGCTGATGCTAGCAAGTTTATGAGCGTGAGCTCTTGGGCTCCAAGATTTACGTTACATGATATTATTACCCACGCATGGGCCTGGTATAATAAATGAGTTTCCAAGCATTATTTGATTTTGAATCTGCGCTAGCTGAATATACCGGCGCACCTTACGTAGTACTAACTGACGGTTGTACTCATGCTCTAGAACTTTGTTTTCGTTACGACAAAATCAAAGAAACTGCATTTACACCATATACCTACTTGAGTGTCCCTATGCTTATGCATCACTTGGGGATCAAGTATGAATATCATAACCAAGAGCATAGACAAAAGTGGACAGGTGAATACAAGTTCGAATGTACACGTATCTGGGACTCGGCTCGTAGACTAGAACGCAACATGTACCACCCAGGACAAATGCAGTGCCTGAGTTTTGGATGGACCAAACCTCTACAACTGGGCAAGGTAGGCGCCATCCTTCTTGACGACGCAGAAGCACATCGCGTCATGAGTCGGCAACGGTCAGATGGTAGAGATCTACATGTGCCATGGGAAACCGAAACCGAATTGATCTTGGGTTATCACTATTGCCCCACTTTGGAACTATGCGTAAAGGGATTAGAATTATTACCCGTTATAGAACCCCGGTCACAACCTGGCATTTATCCAGACTGTAGAAATATTTTGTTTACTACTTGATAAAGATCTAAATAACTGTTATAATAGCAACAAGACTGGTCATCCTCGACCACAACAAATAACTCGGAGAAAATGCAATGCCTAAATATGTTTCACCTGAAGAACAAAAGATAGAAGATTTAAAATCACGAAAATATGCAGACGAAGCGCCGTATCATCCTGGCTACGAAGATGCGGCCTTGGGACCAATCGCATTCGACGAAGACAAAGACTACAAGGAAGCTAATCTAGCCGATGCCATTAGATTTAACATGCGGCGCGATAAGAAACGTTTTTGGGCCGGTGATAACATTAGTGATTATCTGCACGAAGGCGATAAAGAACGCCTTATCAATGAAGCTACGGTGGCTTTTGAAAAAGTGTTAGATACCTTGTTGATTGATCGTGAAACAGACCCTAACAGCCGAGGCACAGCACGTAGACTGGCCAAGATGTATTTTAACGAAATTATGGAGGGTAGATATGCGCCAGCCCCAGATGCAACAGCTTTTCCGAATGATTCAGAAGACCGCTATGAAGGTATGTTGGTTGTTCGTAGTGAGTTACGAAGTATATGCAGTCATCACCATCAGCCTGTCAGTGGTGTTGCTTATATTGGCATCATCGCCGCCAACAAACTTATCGGTCTTTCTAAGTATACTCGGATCGCTCAGTGGTGCGCTCGCCGTGGTACTCTACAAGAAGAATTATGTAACGACATTGCAAGAGAAATAATGCGAGCCACAGACTCAGAAAACGTGGGTGTGTATGTACAGGCCACGCATGGGTGTTGTGAAAATCGTGGTATTATGGCACATTCCAGTCTAACACAGACTACCGTGCTTCGAGGTTCGTTCCAAACAGATCCCGGCACTAAAAAAGAGTTCATGGACAATATCAAACTACAACAGGACTTTGCGCCAAGATGAATACAGCAAAACAACTAGCAGACCAACTTATCACACGTGCCAAAAACATGCAGGAGTTTACGGTACTACGTGACTTTGACGACATTGTGTTTGATGGTGGGGTGATTCCATTTACCATCAATCACTGCATGGGTGAACAGGCTCGTATTATTGTGCCGGCGGTTACCCAAAAAGAAGCCGAGCAACAGGTCGATCGTTGGTTACGAGAACAACGTGCATGACTATCAACGCTTCATCACCGTTTTTGTTTGTAGGCCCTAGTAATAATTCATATGTTGGCACTAATGGTCCTGGGGCCGGAATGGTTAGATACAATACCAACACACAGTCGTTAGAAGCGTTTGACGGCAGTGTATGGATTCGAATTGCCAATGATCAAAGCGTTGGGTTGGTTAGTGATGCGGTAGATGCTATTCATTGGGCCAGAGACAAAATCATCAAAGAACAACAGCTAAAAGAATTGGCTAAACAACATCCTGGCGTTTCCGACGCCATGCAACAGCTTCAACGAGCAAGTGAACAGCTAGAAATAATGGTTCATCTGGTCAACCAAGACAAAAACTCTGTTGTATAAAGGCAACATCTAGCAGTTTGACTTAAAATTCCGTTTCTCTTATAATACTAGTATCGTAATAAATTCTAGGGTATAGGATGAAGCGGAAATTGCTTTATACACTAATGTTCGGCTCAGTTATTGTGCTCACTGCCTGTGGGGGTGGAGGAGGGGGTGGAAGAGAGAGTGGAGGAGGAGGTGCTCCTGGTTCTCCACCGATCTATAATACTCCTAATCCATATCTCAGAGCCGAAGTCCCGTATTCTACCCCAGTGTTACAAGCAGTAGTAGATCCATTGGTCAACGTGGCAGGTAATGGCTATAAATGGGCAGTAGCCGACACATTCTCGGCAGACATTGTCGGCACCGGTGGTCAAGATTTAATTGTTGCTGGTCGTATGACCCAACCGACTCCTATCGCAGAATGGGGCGACAATCGCATCAGCATGCTGAGCTGGCAAAACAATCAGCTGGTAGATAAAACAACGCAATGGTTTCCAAATGATACCAATATTATATTAGGTACTGAGCCTAGTGTTAAATTTGCTGACTTTTTTAAAACAGGTCGCAATGACATGTTTGTATCAACCGGTACTGATATGCAACACTACGGTCCAACATATTTTTATCGCAATACCGGCACACAGTTCGAACGTCAACTATTAACCACAGCAAATATTTGGTCGCATGATTCTGCAATCGGCGACCTTGACGGGGACGGGTACAAAGATATTGCTATTATTGACTACGGCACTAATACTACACTGGCCTTTAACAACCGAGTAAATGGATTTAATGTATATACTCAAGCTCAAAACATAGTTAACGGTTACACCAACGTAGCCATCCATACCGGCAGTAGTATTGCTATTGGTAATTTTTTAGGCAACAGCCAAGGACAACTGATAGTAACTGATACTCCCGGTGCCAACAACAGTAGTCCTACAAAAATGTATTCTTGGGCGATCAATGCTCAAAATCAACTTAACTTTACAGAATTATCTACACTACCAACTCCTAGATTTGAACTGCCTAAATGGGCCGGGTATGGGTTTGCACCCGGAAGCCATAACGTTAGAGCAGTAACGTACGATTTCAATGATGACGCCAAGCCCGATGTATTGATTTTCAGTCGACCTGGGCTTGGTACTGTAGATAACAAATGGAGCGAAATACAGTTCTTAAAAAATAGCGGAACTGGTGCATTTACTGATGTAACCGATGATACTCTAGTAGGTTATAATCATAGAACCTACACTACATATAATCCTAAATTTCTTGACTTAAACGGTGACGGGCGCGAAGACATCTTAGTATCCGGTGCAGATTTTACAGGGACTAACAATAGCACACAATTTTTATTAAAAAGTTCAGACGGCAAGTATGTGGCAGCATATCAAAACATTCTAACTGACTTTGCGACTCAGGCCAATTCAGTGCAAGGTGCCGACAACATGGGCAATACTGTAAATGTACTCAAAGCGCCCAATGGCAAACTATTTTTAGTTTCGGCAGTTAGTTTTATGAACAACGGCGATCGCCAACTTGCGGTGTACATGAGCGAACTTGGTAGTCAAAGTACTACAACTGCTCAAACAGCAATTAACTTAATTTTACAAAAATGGCCGTACATGACTGTGCCGGAGGCCAACGAAGTGTTGGCGCGAACTAGTGCTACATATTTTGGCGGACGTGTAATTGATATAGATACTATGATGAATCCTGTTGGGTCATTAAGTATTCCTAACGCTAGAGGTTTGGCACCGATCAACGGATTTATTGCAGGAGTTAATTTAGATTCTGGACAAGCGGTTGTACTTGATGAGCTTAAACGATCATACAGTATGAATATTCAGCCCATGAACATCATGCGTTTAAATGCGTTTCAAATGAATATGGGACATAACGATCAACATAATCTTACTAGTCATGCTGAGTATCTGGTAAACGGACCTGTAATGACTTATGGTAACATTAGAGTCGGTAGCGAAAATCGAAACAACTTCACACACGGCGGTGCAAGCGACGGTCCAATGCTGGTTAATCAACAACTTACAAATTACACTCTTGGCCTTCCAAACATCTGGAGCAAAGGTAATTTTTCAGTTGGTACACAATATACTGTTCTTAATCAAAATCCGTGGCTTGCAATAGGCGGTGCTTGGGGCCAAATTACCAATTCAAACGTGCTTGATAATGTAGTAACCTATCGTAATAAAGGATTTAGTACGCAGGCTAGTTTGATGCACGTGACCACAAATATCACTCCCGGACTAGTAACCAATGTGAGCAACATGACTGGGGGATGGGCCGAAACCGGATATAGATATACTGACTGGAAAGGGCTTGGCGACATTGGCGTATATGCTGGTGTCAAACCGGTTGTGTTTTCGGGCAATGTTACAGCAAGAATTCCAACCAGTATTGACAACGCAGGCAACATAGTGTACACTAATAAAAACATGGCCATACAAAATCAAACCACTACATATATCCGTGCTATGTACAGCAACATGCTAGACAAAAATACACAGTATCGAGTTAGTGGCATGGTGTTGTCAAGTGGTCAATATCGACTCATGTATGAACTTAGATGGTGGTTAGACTAATGGACTTAGAAGAAGCTCAACGATACGGAATAGCACCTTGGGACAACATACTCAAAGAAGACTTTCACGTGGTAGTGTATCTAGATCGATATCCTTGTACTGAAGGACATAGACTATATGTTCCTAGATACGACTCGGATATGTTGATGAATCAGTGCCTCACTGACGCTCTAAGAGATGGCCAGGCTATGGTTGCCGCAGGTGAGTGTGACGGATTCAACATTGGTATGAATTGGGGTACAGCCGCGGGGCAAACTGTGATGTGGCCACACATTCATCTTATACCAAGAAGAAATGGTGATGTTGAAGATCCAGTGGGCGGAGTTAGAAATACCATACCCGGTAAAGGTAATTATAAAAAATGGAAGTAGCACTTACCGCGTTAATGGTAGGATTGTTGGGATACCAAGTAACCATGCCGTCAAATGAAAATGCCAAATACATGTTTAGTGTGCATCAGGATACCATTATAAAAATGAACACCCAAGACGGCAGTATGGTAAAATGCAAATCAGATTTGACTTGTGAAGAATTTAAAACTGTATCCACTGAAACAAATAAATAGATTTACAGCGGCCTTTTGGTGTCACCCCGCTTTACAAATTCTGCCACCTATGCTATAATCTAACATAGGAGAAATACAATGGCAAAATATCTTTCAACAAAAACTTATGGTAACGATCGCGGCTTGTCCTGCTGTTTCAGACAATGGCGCAGTACACACAGCCATTGCAGTTTGCTACATGGTTACTCAATTGGTATTAAACTGATCTTTGAAAGTGAAACTCTAGATGATCGTAACTGGGTCATGGACTTTGGCGGACTCAAAGCGTTCAAAGAATGGGCTGATTGGCAATTTGATCATACCATGTGTGTGGGGTCTGATGATCCCCATTTAGAAAAATTCAAAGCCCTAGCCGCACTAGGCAAACAGGCCGAAGGCGGCATAGTAGATCTGCGTATTGTAGAAGCGGTGGGCTGTGAAAAATTTGCAGAACTTGCTTATCGCACAATGCAACAAATATTAGCGGCATATCAAGAAGGTAGCAAGTGGCATCATCCTGACGGACGTGTATTTGAAGCACGTTACCCAGTTGAGATCGGTGTTAGACTGCGCTCAGCAGAAGTATTCGAACATGCCGGTAATAGTGCTATCTATGAAGGCTAAAAATTAAGATTTATTTGCTTAAGGACTAAATGACAAGACCGTTTAAAATTGCAGTATTGTTACCCACTCGTGGAAGGACTGATGCCTTGGCTCGTAGTATCATTAGCCTGTTTAATCGAGCTGTGGACAAAAGCAGCATTCAGTTGATGATGATTTTTGATCACGACGACGATATAGGGTATGGATACTTTGAAAGAAAAATTCGGCCTTGGCTGGACGATCACGAAATCGACTATACTGCACTCGGAGTCGACAGCATGGGGTATGAGGGTCTTAATCGTTATTACAACACTATGGCAGAATCATGTGATGCTGATTGGTTTTTTATCTGGAACGATGATGCTATCATGGAAACTACTGGCTGGGATCAAATAATTACCAAAAACACAGGCGAATTTAAGCTGTTGGCTGTACGCACACACAACGATCATCCTTACAGTATTTTTCCTATTATTCCTCGTGAGTGGTACGATCTATTTGGCTTGTTGAGCCGTCATCAGATGATCGACGCAGAGTTTAGTCAGCTTGCATACATGCTCAATATATTTGAACGAGTAGATATTTTTGTTACCCACGACCGTGCAGACCTCACCGGCAACAATGCCGACGAAACTGACAAAAAACGTGTGAGATTCGAGGGCAATCCAGAAAATCCGCATGACTTTCATCACACTCTCTACTCTAAGCAACGTCTTGTTGACGCAGAAACCATAGCACAATATATGAAGTCAATTGGCATGGACGTAGAATTTTGGACCAATGTCAAGGCTGGCAAACAGTATCCATGGGAACAACTGATCAAAAATGACACTAACAAACAGATGAGACAATTTGGCGTAACAGTAGATCCTGTCACAAACAAAGTGGTTGCTATCAAACCAGACGATCATGCAAACATAGTAAGGCAACAAAATGAATCTTGATATCATTACCAGTAAAAAAATTGATCAGTGCTTGATTACCAGTTTGCCAGTTACTAAAGTTTTAGATTTTGGTCAGCATTCTTATGCTGATACTTTTATTAGCCAAGATCAATATCATCTCAGCGAGCCAGTGTTTCCTTTACAGGTCATGCTGTGTCCAGATTCAGGCATGATACAGTTAGGATATGTCAGCAACGCCGAAGCAAGATATAATTTATACAGCTACAGTTACACTTCCAGTAATAGCAAAACTGCAAGAGATCATTGGGATCGTTATGCCGCCACTATTAAAAATACCTACGGGGTCAACGGACTAGTTGTTGAGATTGGCAGCAATGACGGATATCTAATTGGACAGTTTAATGGCGAAGCTACCACAGCACTTGGAGTTGACAGTAGCAAAGAAATGTGTCGTCTTGCCAAGAACAAAGGAGTCGAAACAGTACACGGATTATTTGATTTCGGTACTGCCCAGTCTCTAAAAAACACACATGGCACAGCAAAAATTATTATGGCCAATAATGTGTTTAATCATGCCAACGACCCGCTGGCATTTGCCAAAGCAGTTGGCGAATTGTTAGACCCAGAGTCAGGTGTATTTGTATTCGAAGTGCCATACTGGCTCAGTATGGTCCAAAGTGGCCGCTTTACAGATATGGTCTATCACGAACATCCTAGCTATTTTACAGTAAAGAGTCTTTGGAATTTGCTTAAAATTGCAGGGCTAGAAATTACAGATTATCAAATAGTAGACTACCATGGCGGAAGTCTGAGAGTACATGCTCGTTGTGATACTGGTGCAGACATGCCAGACTTGATTACCCATGCAATACTTCAAGAACACGTAGCTGGAATATTCCTGCCAGAGTTTTATCAAAATCTTCAAAGAAAATTTGAATTGCAACGAGCTGAATGGTTGTATAATTTTAATCAGATTTACATGACCGATCCCGATGCTGTGTTTATTGGCATTGGTGCAGCCGCAAAAGCAAACACCTGGCTAACCTGGCACGGCCTCAATGCTACCCACTTGCATTGTATTACCGACGCTAGCGAATACAAGCAAGGCAAATACACCCCGCTGAGTAGAATTCCTATTTTAGGCGACAACGAGTTTGCCAATCATCCGGCTCCGTATGCGTTGATTTTAAGTTGGAATATTAGCGAAGGCCTCAAGAAATCCATACTAAATATCAACCCCAACACAAGGTTTATTTCACAATGAAACACTACAATATTCACAGCAACCAAGAGCCTGGTCTAGGTGTACATCAAGACGATCGCGGTACCATTGCAGATATTTTTTATAAATTAAATGTAAATCACGGTTGTTTAATCAGCAATGCTCCCGGAGCAGTGCGTGGCAATCATTATCACAAATTAACAACACAGTACACCTTTATTGTAGCCGGCAGTTTGGAATACTATAGCAAATCTGTCGACAGTGACAAGCCAGCTCAAGTGCTATCAGCAAAGGGCGGGGATTTTATTATTAGCGAACCAAACGAGATCCATGCACTCCGCGCTGGCGCACAAGGGTGTGTGTTTATAGCATTTGCTGAAGGCCCTCGTGGTGGTGAAGACTACGAAAATGACACATTTCGAGTAGACTCAATTATTCCACAATGAAAAAAACTGTAGCGATTTTTGGAGCAAGTGGCGGCATTGGACGAGCTGTTAGGCAAGCCTTCCTGGATGCCGAATACACAGTTATTCCGGTCAGTCGTACCTTGATTGATTTTGCCGGTACTGATGCTGAACGTCAAATACAAGAATTTTTAAGTTTATCCACACCGGATGTAGTGGTCAACTGCGTTGGAAAGTTTAGCAACAATGACGAGCCAGCCGGCCCACTCATGAACATAAACTTCAACAGCAATTGGGCAATAGTTCAACACTATTTAAAAAATCCACAGCCGGTTAGGGTTATTATTGTTGGGTCAAGTGCATACAAATCTGGCAGAAAAGATTACATGGTGTACAGCGCCAGCAAGGCTGCCCTATACAACCTATGGCAAGGTGCAAGAGATACGTTTGCTGAAACCGAAGTACGAGTCGACTTAGTTAATCCTGTAAGAACTCGTACCAAAATGGTTGAACCATTTAACACAGAACTAGATTATCTGGAGCCACAAGAAGTTGCAAAATGTATTTTACAATTGGATCAATGGAACGATCCCAGCAGATGCGTAGACATAACTTTTAAGGATGCAAAATGAAAATAGGATTATTAGGACGCGGTACTGTAGGCAAAGCTGTCTATGAAGGGCTGGAATATCTAGGCCACGAAATGAGTTTCTTTGACCCAGCCTACGAAGGCTCACACATTGAGGACGTGCTGTCAACTGACTGTGTGTTTATTTGTGTACCGACTGATCAGGCAGCCAACGGCGACTGTGATACCAGTATTGTAGACCGTGTGGTCAAAGATCTTGCTGAACGCAATTATACTGGATTGGTATCTATTAAAAGCACAGTAGTTCCTGGGACCACCGAGCGTCTACAAAAAACCTACCCTGAGTTAAGATTAAGCATGGTTCCAGAATTTTTACGTGCTAAAAGTGCATTGGCTGATTTTGTATACAATCATGACCTATTAGTTGTGGGCTGTAACAACAAAGAGGATGCGGAACTTCTAGTAGAAATCCACGGAAGTTTTCCTGAAAACATTGCTCGTGTAAGTCCTACTGAAGCCGAAGTGATCAAATATTTTAACAACGTACATCATGCTATGAGTGTGACCTTTGCCAACATCACATATGATGTATGCGACAAGCTAGGCGCCAACTATATGAATGTGTACAAGGCCATTACCAAACGTGAATGCATCAATCCTCATTACCTAATGGCCAATCCGAACATGCGAGGATACGGCGGGCATTGTTTGCCAAAAGATACCAGCGCATGGAACAACTTGATTCAAAATTTAGGATTAGACTTTGGATTAATTCAAGCAGTAATCAACGACAACGAGAAATTTAACAAATGAAAATACTAGTAACCGGTGCCAGCGGCTTGTTGGGCACAGAAATCTGCCGCCAACTCAAACAAAACAAAAAAAATGTAGTATGGGCCATGGACAATCATTCCAGAAGCGAAAGCATTCCGCCCTGTGATAAGTTTATCGAAGTAGACCTAACCGCTGGCGATGTCGCGTATGCAGAGTTACCTATAGACTTTGATTATATCTATCACTATGGTGCAATCAACGGTACTAAAAACTTTTACGAACGCCCAAATCAAGTATTATGGAACAACATGATTGGCGACTTCAATGTTTTTGAGTTTGCAGGCATGAATAAAAAACTAAAGAAACTAGTGTATGCTTCTAGTAGTGAAGTAGTCAGCGATGATCCAAAAAGCCCTGTACCAGAAAATACAAATATCACAATCAACAATATTCACAACGCTAGATGGAGTTATAGACTGCCAAAGATATGTGCCGAGAATTACCTGGCCAACAGCAATTTGCCATATGTCATGATTCGATATTTTAATGTGTACGGTGACAACAGCAAAGCAGGGCATTTTTTAGCAGACCAAATTGAGAAAATTCAAAACGGTGTATTCGAAATTATCGGGCCCAAAGAAACTCGTAGTTTTTGTCACGTGGAAGACGCAGTAAGGGCTACAATTTTCTGCGCAGAGAACGCAAATCGCGAACTGTTTAACATTGGCAATGATCGAGAAATCACTATCAAAGATGCTGCCCAAATTATTGCAGCTGAACTTGGACATGCTTCGCCTAAATGGAAAACCACTCCAGGTAAAGCCGGTAGTACACCAAACCGCAGACCAAACATCAACAAGCTCAAAAAGCTCATGAAGGATTACAAGCCCATGACATTTGAACAAGGCATCAAACAAATCATTGCCAATCGCGTTGACAAAAAGTAAGTGCGTAGTGTATAATAGTATATGAAAAAAATATATTATACCTGGCAAGATGTTGAGAAACAAACCCAAGAAATTCTACGCCAACTTCAGCGCGATGCATGGATGCCCGACTATGTAGTAGGACTCACTCGTGGTGGACTAGTACCAGCTAATTTGATTAGTCAATACCTCGAGGTTCCAATGGAAACACTTAAGGTTAGTTTGCGTGATGATAACTCGCAACCAGAAAGTAATTTATGGATGGCCGAAGATGCTTACGGGTATACCATCCATGATCCTATGTGTAACGGTGATGGCCGTAAGAATATTCTTATTGTAGACGATATCAATGATTCGGGTGCTACACTTAACTGGATCAAACAAGACTGGATGAGCAGTTGCATGCCAGTTGACAGCCGTTGGGATCATGTATGGAGCAATAATGTTCGTGTAGCTGTGCTAGTGGATAACGAAGCAAGCACCAGTGAATTAAATGTTAGTTATTCAGCTGTCGACCTAAATAAGGCTGAAGAAGATTCGTGGATTGTTTTTCCTTGGGAAGATTGGTGGAAATAAATTTATGTTTTGCATGACCAAAGGTCCGCTGGCCTGGATCAAGATAGCTAAAAATGCTTGTAGCAGTTGGCAGTATGCCTTGACTCAAGACGGGTGGTCACTTGAAAATCTATCTGACTATCAAGGGCGATGGCATGAAAAAACATGGTTCGCATTTTTACGGGAGCCATATGCTAGACATACCATGGGACTGGCAGAATTTTTAGACAGGAACAATTTGTTTTCTATTCTAGATCATCCAGCGTATTCCAAGGTGGTCTGTTCTGTACTGTGTGACGAGCATACCTACAGTGTGCACCATATGGTTCCACATGAACTAATACAACAAACCAACTGGTTTGTAATTGATCATGCGCATTTTGATTACGAAGAGTTAACTCGTCGTTTTTGTAAGTCTTATAATATTCAGATTCCGCCAATCCCCACCCTTAATCAATCCAGAGACGAGATTAAACAAATACGTAGTAGAATTGATCTTATTAAACAACAAAACCCTTCTGTGTTTGGATCGGTTGCAAAAAATTATCTTGAAAGAGATGTTTTTCTGTATGCAAAAGCCGACGGCAGTCAGTCAAAATTTGACGTGTAGTACACAGTTATGTTATACTGTTATATCAACTTATACCTATTAATATTATGAAAATTAAAGTCAGCGAAATATTTTACAGTCTACAAGGCGAAGGTCGTTTTGTAGGAGTGCCCAGCGTATTCTTACGCACTTATGGTTGTAACTTTACCTGTTCAGGGTTTGGTTGCAAACCAGGAGAAAAGAGTGCAGGTGCAGACGAAGTTGCTAAAACAGTAGAGCTGTACAAAACATTTAACGACTTGCCTTTGGTAGAAACAGGGTGTGACAGCTATGCATCATGGCATCCTGCCTACAAGCACCTAAGTCCTACACAGACCACAGAAGAATTGGTAGAACGCATGCTGGCCCTAACCCCTAACAATGCATGGCAACAAAACAACGGCAATGACGTACACTTGGTCATCACCGGCGGCGAACCCTTGTTAGGGTGGCAACGTGCTTACAAAGAGTTGTTAGAGCATCCACGCATGGCAGACTTAAAAAACATCACGTTTGAAACCAACGGAACTCAGGAACTACATGAAGATTTTAAATTGTACTTGGATTACTGGGCCTGCGACGGTGGAAGAGAAGTTACGTTCAGTGTAAGTGCCAAGCTGAGTGCCAGTGGCGAGAAGTGGGAGGAAGCTATTCGTCCAGAAATTGTCAACAGTTATGAAGCTTACGGACATACATATCTTAAGTTTGTAGTAGAAACCGATGATCATATTCGTGATGCTATTCGTGCCACTGATGAATTTCGTGCCGGTGGATTTCAAGGAGTAATTTACTTGATGCCGCAGGGCGGCGTGGTCGAACCATACGATCGGAACAAGTTGCGCATTGCCAATATCTGCTGTGAACAAGGGTGGAACTACAGCCCTAGATTACACGTGGATCTCTGGGGCAACGGCTGGGGAAAGTAATGTGGCCAGGATGGATAATGCCAATACCAGATCTTAGTATGCCAGATCATTATAGCGACGAAAGATTTCTTGGTCGGGCAAACGTCGGACTTGAATGGTCATTGTGGCCACGACGATGTCATGTTAGCGGTAAGTGGTTGTGGCTTACACAAGCATATTGTGCCACGTATGTTGTTACTGGCCCCGGGGATCCTTGTTTTTGGTTCCGCTGGTACAGCCGTAAAGAAATGTTAGTATTAAAATTAAAAGGATATTGAAATGAAATTTTTAGACAAACTTTTTAAAAAAAAATCAGAACCAAAATCAGAACCAAAATCAAAAAAGAAGTCTGAGAAAGAGCTTGCTACAGAACGTGGTGAAGCATATTTTGAAGTTGTTAACATGGAGATCGATCCAAAGAACATCAATGCTGGTGCATTTGAATTTGATTGGAACGACAAGATGATTGCCGATCTTGTCAGACACGGCTATCAGATGAATCCCAAAGACACCGATGCCGATATTGTGGATCGCTGGTTTACCGCAGTGTGTAGGAATGTGGTGCTAGAAACCTACGAGCAAGAGCAAGCTATGAATCCCGAACGTGATCGCGTGGTTAAAACACGCAACATCGGCGACGGGCGTAGCGAAGTTTCATGATTTTTTCAGAAGACAGCATGATATTTGTGGGGTGTAGTTATACCAGCGGAGTGGGGCTGGAGAATCGTCGAGACTGCTATAGCACTGTCATGTGCGATCGATTAAACAAAAAAGAATTTAATTTTGCATATGGTGGTGCCAACAACTACAGTAGTTTTGACAAAATTTCAAAATTAAACTTGGCGGAAAACACCTCATTGGTTTTACAAATAACACAGTTGGGTAGAATAAAATATTATGATTACGATCATCAAGCTATAAAAGATAGAGTTTTTTCTAGCCAGCCAGATCGCACATTGATGAGTGTATACCCTGACGAGTTTTTGATTTATGAATTAAATCGTTACCTTGAACTGGTCACACGATACACAAGAGCTGCCAAAATAAAGTTAATTATTTGGAGCATAGCTGATTCATTTGACAACCGGATACATCATATGGTTTCTGACTGTGTGTCTCAATTTCAAGAATACGTCTATTTAGAAAGCAAGTTAGATTCACCTGGTTGTTATCGGGTTGACAACGGTACTGACGGCGTTGGAAAATCAATTGGATCAGGGCATCCTGGTCCCAAATCACATCAGTTAATCGCAGACAAGTTGATCTCTCATTATAAGGATTTATATTCATGATATTCAATCACATTAAAAAACTCAAACATGACGGTAAAAAAATTGGTATTACTTTCAGCACCTTTGACATGTTGCATGCCGGTCATATTGCCATGCTGAGCGAAGCAAAGAATCATTGCGATTACTTGATTTGTGGATTACAAACAGATCCAACACTAGATCGGCCTGATACCAAAAATCAGCCCGTGCAAAGCATTGTAGAACGACAGATACAACTGGCCGCATGTAGGTATGTGGACGAAGTAGTTGTTTATCAAACAGAACGAGATCTGCGTGACCTACTGCTGATCCTGCCCGTGGATGTGCGTATCTTAGGTGTGGAGTATGAAGACAAGGATTATAGCGGAAGACAAGAATGCTACTCACGCGATATAGAAATTATATTCAATAGTAGAGATCATTCATTCAGCTCCAGCAGTTTGCGGAAACGTGTTGCCGAATTAGAAACGATCAAGGCGCTTAAACAGCAATGAACCTGTATGTAAACGGCGATAGCCACAGCTATGGAATCAATCTTGAACACACAGACAAGTTTGCCACTCTAGTGGCCAAGCAGTTTGATTTATCCGTTGAAAATCATGCACACATAGGCGCCAGCAACACTAGAATAATAAGAACAACCAGAGAATATCTGGCACAAGGCAATACTCCGTCTCTAATCATAATTGGCTGGACCACGTGGGAACGCGAGGAGTGGTTGCATAACGGCACCTACTATAATGTAAACAGTTCTGGGCATGACGCTTTACCCGATGCCCTAGCTGACCAATACAAAGAATGGGTAGTCGAACAAACACAAACTGTGCTGGAAACAAAAAGTCAGCATTGGCACAACGAAATTTATCAATTGCACAGCGAGCTGGTGCAACAACATATTCCGCATGTGTTTTTTAATTGTATGTACAACTTTTTTAACTGTGACTCACGCAAAGAGTGGAACAATAACTATGTTGGACCCTATGACAACGAGTTGAGTTTTTATTGGTATTTGCATCGCCAAGGGTTCAAGACCGATGCTTGGTATCACTATTCTGCAGATGGCAATCGCGCCTGGGCCGAGTTCTTGATTAATTTTATTAGAAAAAATCAACTATTATGATATTATATGTTAACGGCGATAGTCACACAGCTGCGGCAGAAGCAGTTAACCAACATGCATTTGCCGAAGATGACGGACAGTTGTTTTATCTAGGCCGTGCTCCTCATCCTGCTAATATCGAAGTCAGTTGGGGCAAGTTATTGTCGTTAACTCTCAAAGCCAGTTTTCATTGTGCTGCCGAAAGTGCTAGTAGTAATGCTAGAATACTAAGAACCACTAGAGATTTTGTCAACAGTTCAAACGGGTATGATGACCTACTGATAATTATTCAGTGGAGCACTTGGGAACGTGAAGAGTGGCTGCACAATGGTACCTACTACCAAGTAGGATCCAGTGGTATAGATGATATTCCACAAGAACTACAAGAAAAATATCGAAACTTTGTAATTGGCACTGATTGGGAATTTAAAACCAAACAAGCACACAAGGATATTTGGGAGTTCCATAACGAGCTGGAGAGAAAAGGTATCCGTCATATTTTCTTTAATGGCAATAACCATTTTGGTGCTATTGCTGATCGTAAGGATTGGGGGAACAGCTACATTGGCCCGTATGACGCTGATAAAACCTATAATGCTATAATCCGAGCAAAAGGTATCGACACAGTAGCACCCAATTCATGGCATTTTGGTAAGGATGGCCATAGCTTTTTTCACCGTTTTATGTTACAATACATTAACAACAACAAGTTTATCTAAGGCGGTTCTATGAAGTATGTTTTGATTGACACAGCAAATCTGTTCTTCCGTGCTAGACACGGAGCATTCCGTGCTAGCGATTCTTGGGAAAAGGTAGGATTTGCCCTGCATGTTACCTTAATGGCTGCCAACAAAATGGCCCGTAGATTTGAAGCAGATCATGTGGTATTTGCCTTAGAAGGACGTAGCTGGCGCAAAGATCATTACAAGCCCTACAAAGCCAATCGTGCTGTGGCCCGAGCTGCTCTGACAGAAGCCGAACAAGAAGAAGATAAAATGTTCTGGGAATCATATGATAGTTTGACTAAATACTTGAGTGAGAGGACCAACTGTAGTGTTATACGTTGTCCAACCGCTGAAGGCGACGATATCATAGCTCGCTGGATTGCTTTACACCCCCAAGACGAACATGTAGTAATTTCAAGCGACACAGACTTTGTACAACTGCTTGCTGAAAATGTCAAACAATACAACGGCATTACCGACGAATTGCACACCATAGAAGGAATCTTTGATGCTAAAGGAAAAGCAGTCATTGATAAGAAAACAAAAGAACCCAAACGTATTCCAGATCCAAAGTGGTTACTTTTTGAAAAGTGCATGCGCGGCGATAGTAGTGATAATGTATTTTCTGCGTTTCCTGGTGTCAGAACCAAGGGCACTAAGAATAAAGTTGGACTCCAAGAAGCGTTTGAGGACAGAGAAAAACAAGGCTACAACTGGAACAATATGATGTTGCAACGCTGGACTGATCCAGACGGTGCTGAGCATCGTGTACTAGATGATTACGAACGCAATCGCACTCTAATCGATTTAACAGCACAGCCAGAAGAAATTAAACAGATAGTTGATTCTTGTATTCGTGAGCAAGTCAGTCACAAAGACATTGGACAGGTGGGTGTGAGATTTATGCAGTTCTGTGGCAAATATGAATTGAATAAATGTAGTGAAAGCGCAGATAGTTTTGGACGCTGGCTGAATGAAACATACAAGGGAGTATTAAATGACACTAGTAGCACTACCAGTAGTAGATAAGCAGTATTGGATTTTAAAAGAAAACGATCGCAAGGTCGGAAACGTGGAGGCCTGCGATGGCGGGTATCAAGTCAGGATCAACAATCAAGTAGCGCAATTCAAAACTATACGCATGGCAGCTCAGCGTGTAAACATTGAATTTGCTCCTGTGGTTAAAACAACCAAGACTCGACAAACCACAAACCTGGTGCATGGCTATCCTGCAGCAGGACGTGTGTACAATCCCATTTGGGACGTGCAACAAAAATTACCATTGTTTACCAAGACCAACAAATCCAAATCTTGGTATGCAGCCGGTTGGTATCAGGTCAAGAAAGGTCGCAACTGGGCCACAGTTCAAGATCCCAAATTGATTGTACTACAACGATATCCATACCACGGCCCATTTCACTCACAAGAAGAATTCACCAACACATGAGCAATCCATTTTTAGATCAAGCTCGATTTATGCAGGCCTGCGACCAGTCAGTAGGTACTCAGGATTTGTCACAGTACCAACTGTATTGCAACCTAATCAAAGAAGAATTTGACGAACTGTGTGCCAGCGATAACATTGTTGATGATCTTGACGCATTGATTGACATTCTGGTTGTCACCATTGGTGCCATACACAGTCTTGGTGCCAATGCCGAAGGTGCTTGGAACGAAGTCATGCGCACTAACTTTGCCAAAATTGACCCGGTGACCGGGCGTGTACGCAAGCGTGAAGATGGCAAGGTACTCAAACCCGACGGATGGACTCCACCGGATCTGGCCCCATTTACTAAAATGCCCAATGTATAAAGTATATTACTACCTGAGTGCCGGAACACACTCTGTCAAAACATTTGGAACATTCAGCGAAGCCAGTCGTTTTACCTGTTTGCTGCCTACAGGCAGCGTAAGCGATTTCTTCTTGGTCATGTCATGAGCATACACCTACAACGATTTGTTGATCGAGTACGAGGATTTGAAGCCAGAGGCGCCAAAGACTTTACCATGAGCCTCAACGACGCCAAGGATCTGCATGCCGATATCACCAGACTGTTGATTGATTTACAAGCACTTAGAGAAAAAACCGCAGAAAAAGCCGCAGAACCGCAGGTGGTCGAGGTGCGTATGAATGGTGGCACATTCAAATAATATAGGTATATTTTGGCATAAATAATTGCATGTCGAGACCCAAGCCAAACGTATTGGTTGAACTTACAAACAAGAGCACTTACAAAACTGAGCAGGTACTAGCGTCAGAAGGTGTATGGGCAGTGTTTTATGAGTCAAAACCAATCAACCTCAAAACATCCAATTTCCTGGTACAGTATCCTGGCCCGAAGTACAAAAAGGTCAGTTTCAGTAATCCTGGGCATGCTATCAATCTGGCTCGGAAACTCAACACACAGTTCAAGACTGACCGGTTCACTGTGGTGTTGTTAAAGTCCGGCGACCAGATATACCCTTGATGTGCGAGACAAAAAGAAATTAACTGCTGCTCTAGTTGAACAACTGGATCCGGAGTTGGGTCTTAACTGTGAGCATGCTTACAACACTTGGTGGCACAATCTTCGTAACAACGGCGGCATGCGCTTGACCGCTGCAGGATATCGGGCATTTCAAGATCTGTTAAAAATTGAATACTATGTGTTTAATTTAAAACCATTTGATATCAATTCAAAATTGATAGTGTCTATGGATCGTAAATTACAACAACCCTACTACATTGTCACTAAAAAAATGATACCCGTACAGTTGATGTTTTTTGGCAGTCGCGAAGCAATGATGGTAAATTTATATGGCGATTTAAAAAAGTTCATTGACAATTACACTCCATAGTGTTACACTATCAACTGCGGTATTGTTATCATGCGCCGCCACCATTTTAGGAAAAATATGTACACCGTCGAACAAAATGACAAGCTGGGTTTTTATCAATTTGGAGATAAGAAATTCCACAACAAAGTAACTGCGTTAATTGAAGGAACCAAAGCCAACCAATTTCCAGAATGGAATTTCAACAAACAAGTATTTGATCAAACCAATTGGACTGTAGAACCCCCAGCAGGACTGCAAGAGTTGTATAGACTGCGGGCACTACAGTTGCGCGAACAGTACGACTATATTAGACTAGAGTGCAGTGGTGGCGGGGATTCGGCCACTGTGGCCTACAGTTTTATCAACAACGGAATACACCTGGACGAAGTGATCTTTAGATATCCCAAAACTGGTGAAAAGAATGCCACTGATGATCCGTTCAATACCAAACCCGAAAATACCCTCAGTGAATTTCGCTTTGCAGCCAAGCCCCTGTTGCAGTGGATTGCAGACCATAGTCCTGCTACCAAAATTGTCATACACGACTACAGTGAGGACATGCTCAAAAGCCAACACGATGAATCCTGGGTGTTTAAAACTAGAGATTATTTTCAGCCCGGGCACCCATTCAAACACACAGTAGATGCCTTGGATGATCACAAGCGTACCTTGGATCAAGGGCGCAGGGTCTGCATGCTGTGGGGTGTTGACAAGCCCAAGATCTGCATCAAAGACAAAAAATGGTATGTGTATTTTATGGACGTGCAGGCCAATGCAGCCAATCCCGACACGGCGGGCTACAGCAACATCACCAATGAATATTTCTTCTGGACTCCGGATCTGCCCGAGCTGTTGGTCAAACAAGCACACATGATCAAGAACTGGTTTGACCTCGAAAGCAACAAGCATCTACAACACTTGGTACGCTGGCCCAACTACAGCTTTACACAACGCACAGCCTTTGAACACATTATCAAACCGTTGATTTATCCTGACTATGATCAGACCACATTTCAAACTGCCAAACCCACCAACAGCTTTTACAACGAAATGGATCATTGGTTTTATACCAATTTTCAAGAAACACATGCGTACCGCACATGGAAAGCTGGACTCAATTTCTTGACCAGCAATATAGATCCCAAGTATTTCAACAATGAAATGGGACGTCCTGTGGGCTTTGTGGGCTTTATCAGTCCGTTTTATTATCTGGGTGATGCACATTTTGAAGATCCCGGTACCAATTTACACTTTAAATTTTAACAATGGAGTTGTTGATCTTATTAACAGCTGGGTTAGTGACCGGCATACTGATTGGTTTGTTCCCGGTATTTCCTGTGTACGCTGGTGCATTTATTCTTTACTTGACCAGCGGCCTGTGGACTCCAGAACAGATGCTGTTGTTTTGGATTGTGGCCAGCATCGGCAGCCAATTTTTTGCCAGTGTTAGTGCTATTACACTGGGCATACCAGGCGATGCCAGCAGTTTGGTCTATATAAAAGATGTTAAAAAATTATCACTGTTGGAACGCAATCAACTGCTGTGGTTGACCAGTCGTGGTAGTTTAATCAGCGGCATAATAAGTTTGGTCTTGGTCTGGGTGTTGTACTATGTGTACACCGCAACCGGTCAAACATTTTTGTTTTCCATTGAAGCCAAATTGCTATTACTGTATTCAGTTATATTTTTCTTTATTGTCACTAGCCAGCAAAAAATACTCACACTACTGTTAAGTATATTTGGTGTGTTGATTTCTCCGCAAAACAATTACAGTTTGCCCAGCGAATGGTTTCATTTTTCAACCTTGTTTCAAAATACCACATTCTTTATGCTGATATTGGCATTAATGATGATTCCCGACATGCTGAATTATCGCACACTACAAATAGATAATAAAAATCAATATTCTACAATTCCGTCGCAGATGCCCTGGTGGTTGATATTAAAAAATTCCATACTGGGCTGTTTGGTAGGCTTGATCCCAGGCCCGGCTGCAGAGGTGGCTGCATCAGCTGCTTATTCGTCTACTAGAACAAAAAATACCAGTTTAAAAATTGTAGCTGCCGAAACTGCCAATAATCCCGGGGTGGTCATGATGATCTTGCCGTTGTTGTTGTTGGGTCTGCCTTTTACTTCCAGCAGTTTGATAGTGAGCAATATCATGGACAGCAAAATGGTCGCGTTGCCCGAGCTGGCCAGATCAGCCAGCACAATTGTCACAGGATTTACTGTGTTTGATGTCATGATCATTATGGCTGTCATGACCACAGTCATTTATTATGCACTGAGTATACAGTTTATTAATGTTTATACCCGACTGGTCAGTTCTGCATATGACAAATTTAAATGGGCAATGATTGTGCTGGTGTTGGGTATGGTCGGCGCCGACATATACATACAAGAAATATCCTGGCTGGCCTATGCAACTCTGCTAATTTTTTATATTGCTGTAGGTCAGGTACTAAGGCACTTTCGCGTCAGCCCAGTGCCCATGATATTTGTGTATTTGTTAGGAGATCAGTTGATCTGGGCCACCGGCCAATTTTTAGCCATACACTTTTGACCGTATAAATATTCCTGCAACGCCGGGTTCTTCCGACGTGGGATTTCAACAAGACGCTTGACATACGGATGTCTTTACTGTATTATTAATACAGAACGCCTGCCCTGAGTAGAGCTCTTCTACTAGCATTAAAATTCATTAACTTAAAGGAAATTAAATGAAACTTCGATTCATCGTGGCCTCTATATTGGCCGTAGCTGTATCCACCGCATCCGCTGATGTGATTGTCAACAACAGCAACAAAGCCAGTCCTGGCACAGTGGTAGCAAAAACATTTGAAACAGCAGTGGGCACCAACAAGATTGACTTCTTTCAAGCCAATACGTGTGAAGAGGCACAAGCAAAATTTCAGTCTAGTAAAAATGCAGTAATGATTTACAATGCCGACGTTGGAATTGCAGCCCTGGGCAAAGGATTAAAATGCCCACTGACAGCCAAACCAGAACAAACTGTGTTCATTGGAAAAAGCTATTTAAAAGTGTGTACCAGTGCCAAAGCGCCCAAAACACTAGAACAGGCCAAAACCATTGGCGCTGCCAGCGTTATTCTGAGCAAAGGACTTGTTGAGGACTACAACAGCAATGGATTAAATCTCAAAGGTGTTCCCTACGGTGGCAGCGTAGGTGTATTGGGCGGACTGATCGCCGGTGACATCGATGTGGGCTTTGTGGCCAGCAGCATTGCCGATCCTGCAATCGAATCCGGACAAATCACTTGTGCATTGAGTACCGATCCGCGTCGTGCAGATTATGTGGCCAACAAGTACAAGTTAAAAGTACCGTCCATGCCCATTGTCAAGGTATTCTACACCAACACCGACAATCCTGCATTTATTTCTGAGTTGCAAGCTGCCGTAAAGAAAGAAGAGTTTCAGGCATTTTTAGCAAAAGCCAAATACGATGATGTCAAAACTGGTAAAATTACACAAAAAGACCTTGATGCAGTGCAAAACTACATTACAGATTCGTATAACTACTACTGGAAATGATCTAGGAGATAAATAAAACTAGCAACGCCGGGTCCCGACGTCGGAATTAACTGACGCTTACAGTAGATACTGTTTTACTAGTGTGATACACTAGAACGCCAGCCGTAGCAGAATTGTTCTGCAAGCAACAAATTAAATTAAACAGGAGTTCATTAAATGAGCAAAACTACTAAAATCCGTTGGGTAATCGCACACGAGCCATTGAGCCTTTTTGTACGTGCGGCGCATGATTTTGAAAAAGAAATCAACGCTCAACAAACAGCAGAAAAAATTGAAATTGAAGTAATGACACTGAGCGAATACAGTGCCAAATATAACAACGGTGTTATGGTCACCAAACACGATTTGTTAGATTTGATGGAACAGGGCAAAATTGAAATGAGCCAAATGTACACCACTTGGTTGGCTGAACATTATGAAAATGATTTCTTGGCTTTTGAAATGCCTTACATTTTCAGCGATCACGAGCATGCTAGCCGTGTGTTGGAAGGCGAAGTTGGTGAAACACTATTGGCCAAACTCACAGACAACAGCAATGTACGTGGACTTGCTTACACATACTCAGGCGGTTTCCGTTGTTTGGGTGTAAACAAGCCAGTGAGCACCCTAGCTGATTTAACTGGTGAAAAACTACGTTCAAACCGTAACCCGGTGGGCCGTGCAGTGATCCGCACTATGAGTGGTGTTGAGCCATTTATTTGCGAAACTGAAGAAGCACGGGAACACGTTGCTCGTGGTGATTGCAACGGCAATGACACAGTTTACAGCCGTATCTATCCATTGAGCCAAAATGACGTAATTCAGTCAGTGGTAGACAGCAAGCACAGCTTGTTCCTGACCACAATGATCATTGGTGATCGCTTCTGGGACAGCCTCAGCTCAGAAGTACGTGCTGTGATCAAGACGGCTGCTATCCAAGCTGGTCGCAACGAAAGAACCACTACCATTGAAGATGGTCAGCAAGCTCGCGCTCGTTTATTAAGCGAAGGCAAGACAGTGTATGAGCCTACCGCAGAAGAAACAGCGGCAATGAAAGCTCGCATGCAGGTAGTATATGATGAATTTGAAAATTCATTTAGCGACAATCTAATCAATCGTATTAAAACAGCCTAATTGGCATGAAGTATCAATAAAACAAGCACTGCTGGTCAGTGCTTGTTTTTTGTCATAAATTATGGCACTGCTGGTTGCGCCATTAAATAGTAATATCATCTTTATTCTTTTTCCATTATGAATTCATCTAAATCTTCTACTACACGTACAGTAGCGGCCAGCACCGTCGGCACCATTTTTGAATGGTACGACTTTGTTATTTTTGGCTTGGCCACTGTGTTGGTTTTTAATAAACTATTTTTTCCCAATATAGATCCAGCATTGGCCTTGGTAGTTTCAATGTTGGCCTATGCTGTGGGCATTGTGGCCAGACCCTTGGGTGGCCTAATTTACGGTGCCATCGGCGATCGCTACGGGCGCCGACGCATGTTGGTGGCCACCATGCTGATCATGGGTGCCAGTACCTTTGCTATAGGTCTGTTGCCTACCTATAGCACCATTGGCGTATGGGCTCCTATCATGCTAATTGTGCTGCGTATTGTACAGGGCATTGGCATCGGCGGTGAATGGGGCGGAGCCAGTGTGATGATTCAAGAATCTGCACCAGATCATCAGCGTGGCTTTTATGCCAGTTTTATACAGACCGGACTACCTGCGGGCATGCTGATGGCATCGGGTGTGTTTGCTGCGTTGACCACTGTGTTGACCGAAGCTGAATTCCTAAGCTGGGGATGGCGTATTCCATTCTTATTGAGTGCAGTGTTGGTGCTGATAGGCACAGCAATTCGTTATCAAATTCCAGAAACTCCGGTCTTTTTAGCCATGAAAAATGTTTCTAAGTCGCCCATACGCGATCTTTTTGTCAAGCATCCCAAGACCTTGTTAAAAGGCATCGGTCTTAAAATAACAGAAAGTGTGTGGTTCTTTATAGTCACAGGATTTATAGTAGGCTATGCTGTTACCAATTTTGCTATACCTCGTGGAGATCTTTTAAAGATAATCATGGTCAGCAATGCCATCAGTATAGTGTGGGCCCTGGCCATGGGCTATCTGTCAGACCAGATAGGTCGCAGAGCCATTTTCTTTTTTGGTGCGGCATTTACTGTCGTAATGCCATTTCCTATCTTTTACTTGGTCAGCACCGGAGATTTTTATCTAATTGCAGTGGCCATGATTGCGGGGCAATGCATTGGCAGTACCACTATGTTTGCTGTGTTGAGCTCGTATCTACCTGAAATATTCCCAGCTGAAGTTCGTAGCACAGGAGCCAGCTTGAGTTTTCAAATAGGAGCAGCCATAACCGGAGGCCTGGTACCGGTATTAGCGGCCTGGGCGGTGGGTGTTTGGGGCACCAATTATGCAGTGTCCTTATTGATGATGCTGTTTGGCTTGATCACATTTGTCACTGTGCTCAATACCAAAGAAACTTATCAAACATCAATGACGCAATTAAATGATTAATACCTTTGCAGATAAACCTGAATTCATTGGTACAGATCCTAGACAGCGTAGACCTGCCCATTGGCAATACACTGTGACCGCTGAATTAATGACTCAGCGTCATGATGTGTTTTTTAAAAAGGCCCAGTTGGCAGGCGCCAGAGTATTGGACCTGGGATCGTGTTGTGCAGCCACTGGCGCATGGGTGTTAGATCGTGGTGCAGATCACTATACCGGAGTTGAATTACAAGAAAAATTCGTTGCCAGTGCTAGAAACAATTTACAACAGTATTATCCAGCCGATCGCTGGAGCATAGTACAAAGTGATCTAGAACAGTACATAGACCGTTGTGAACAGGAGTTTGACGTAGTGTTACTGGCCGGTGTGTTACACTGTTTGTTTGATTATCATAAAATACTGCGCAAATTGACCAGTATTTCACAACAGATCATCATTGAATGTTTCCACCCGTATAATGGTCTTCGAGATCTTTATCCAGAACTTGACAATGATCAGCGTTATGCATTGTGTCAGCAGTTGAGTCTGGCCCAGATAGCGGCTGAAACCGGCACCGCAGGTGAAAATGGTGGCAGTTGGGTATTTGACGGAGTCAGACTCAGCATGGCTGCCACGCAAAATGTGTTTGGATATTTGGGTTGGCAAACCGATTTAGAATTGAATGATTATGCCATAGCTCAATTGCCCGAAGTATACAGCATGGCCACTCCCAGCTACTGCCCTAGATATGTGGTACAGGCGGTCCCGGGCCAACGCACTGTGTTTGAATTTGCCGACGGCTATGCCGATCCTAAACAAAGCAATTATGAATACAAAAACTGGTAGTTGGCAATTTGACGCAGGGGTGGCCAGCACGTTTGTTGCACATGCTCGCCAACACATACCCAACTATGATCTGGTCATCAACAAATGTGTGGACTTGGTCAACAATAAGTTAGGACAGTTTGATCGCATAATTGATGTGGGATGTGCCACTGGTGAAACCATTCGTAGATTGCATACAGCTGGCTTTTTGAATTTGACCGGTGTAGAAGCCAGTGCAGCCATGCTGAGTCACTGTGATCGTAACATTGCTAGACTTATCCACAGCGATCGTTTTCCGCAGGAAACCTTTGATGCTGTGCTTTGCAATTGGACCTTGCATTTTGTTCCGGACAAAATGAAATATCTTGCGGATATCTATGCCAATTTGTCCAAATCGGGCTTTATGGTTCTAAGCGACAAAACCAGTTTGGATCCTGTCTGCATCGATCATTATCATAAATGGAAACACAGTCAAGGTGTTGCTTGGCCCGACATCTTGGCCAAAGAAGCCGCAGTAAAAGGAATTATGTATATAGACTCGCCTGAGTGGTATATAAATGCACTGACACAAGTGGGATTCAGCAACGTTCGAATAATTGATGCCAGCTGGTGTTTTACAACCTTTTTATGCACAAAATGATCAAACCCTTTTATGCCTACGGTTATTATCAAGTGGGCCATAATGATTATGTCAAAAAGACCGACGCACTAGTTGCGGCTACAAAAAGTCGGTTGCCAGTACACTGGAACTTTCACGACGATGTTTATTCAGCAGCTGATTGGACTCGGCGGCCAGCAGGCACTCTTAAAGACCTGTACCGCATCAGAGCACAACAACTGCGTGATCGTTACGACTATATTGTGATTCATTTCAGCGGTGGCGCAGACTCCTGGACTGTGCTCAACAGTTTTTTAAGCAACAACATACCGGTAGACGAAGTGTACACACGCTGGGCCAGAGCTGAACGCAAATACACAAAGGCCAATGCAGCAGATCGTAGAGAATGCAATTTAAGCAGTGAATACGAGTATGCCACCGAGCCAGTATTAAAAGAAATACAAAAGAAATTCCCCAATACTCGCATACATGTGGATGATTATTCAGATGCTTACACAAAAGAAGTAAATGAAAAGACCTTAGAGACCAGCAGTCATTATATCACCATGGGCACCTTTCATAGATTTACTAGAAAATCACCAGGTGAATTGGCTGCAGTGGCTGCCGGCAAACGTGTGGGAGTGATCTACGGTTTTGACAAGATACAGTGTAATCTAACACAGGGCCGATTCAGTGCGTATTTTGTAGATCGTTTTGGCAGTACCGACATTGATCCTGAGCGCACACAGGAAGGATTTTATTGGACACCAGACCTGTCAGAAATTCCCATCATGCAGGCACATGATTTACGCTTGTATTATCAGACCATTGTGGATCGCGTACAGAGTCGACAACTGAACCCACGCGAATGCTTTATACGTACCTGCTATGCCGATTACAATTTAAACACATTTCAAGTGGAAAAACCTCTGGGCAGCAAGGTCTGGGCCAGTGAACAGTGGATTCAAAAGTACAATCCACGCTATGCAGAATCCTGGGAATGGGCCCTGGGTCAATATACCCACAACATTGACAATGCATATTATGAGTTTTTTGGCAACAAGATCAAACTGGGCTACAAGACCATGCGTAGTCCGCTGTACTATGTGGGGCCCATTGCAGGTGCAGAACAGTTGAATTTTGAGTTTTCACACTGAGTTTTTGTTATTGTATTAAATACAGTATGGAACAGAACAAAAAACCCGTAGACAAGTTTTTTTACTCTGCCAAAGAGTGGGACCGTTTGGGCTGTGGCCCGTTGCCGACAGAACGTGATCGCGGTCAAATACATCAAGACGCTCATGCAAAAGGTAATCCTAAGATTGACGGCAAAGCTGTAAAAGGGTATAATTAACTTAGTTTTGCATTTTGATCAAAATGCATGGTGGGTCGGACTGTTAGAATGTAGTAGTAAAGAATTGTTGTAATTCCTTCGTAGTGAAGGCGTTGTGGACCCGGGTTCGATTCCCGGCAGGTCCACCATAAGGAGATTGACATGGATCAAGAAGCTGTATTAGTAGTCGCATTTCTACTGATAGGACTATTGTTTGTCTTTTTATGATGGGCCTGACATGGTCTCGACATGGCGAGATAGCGAAAGAGGCAACACAGTAGGCGATGACTGTAAATCAAGCAAATTATGTAAATGCAAAAACATCTACAGGCGAAACTACTGTATCAGGTAAGAACATCAAGTTCTCTGCTCGTACAGCACAACGCCAATCATTAGCAGTTTAATCACTGCTTAGGGTAATTATACCTCGTAACAGAAAATAGTAGAACCCGCTTCGGCGGGTTTCTTTTTGGCAAATTAAAATATCATGGTAAGTAAACGCATGATCGATATTATTACTGTTGTGTTTCGAGAAGAATTGGATGTATTACGATTGCAGGCCCGCAGCATCGAACTGTATTGTCACAGTGCCGATTTGGGTCGTATATATGTTGTGGTCAATGATGCCACCGTAGACACCAGTGAAATTGATTTGGCCTGGTGGGGCACTTTACGTGATCGGGTCACAGTGGTGCATAGGGCTGCTTGGCCCGTGGCGTATGCAGAAAATGGCTGGCTAACACAACAGCTATTAAAGTTAATGGCCACTGAATTATGCACCAGTACTTGGAGCATGGTATTGGATGCCAAAACTATATTTGTTAAACCTGTTGCACCTGTAGCCGATTGCCCCGTGGTGGGCATATTGGATATCTATCCGGTGTTTGATGTAAGTCGCCAACGTGTAAATGAGTTGTTTGGCGTAGAATTAACTCAGCAATTAGGACCCGGCGGTGTGCCTTTTATTTTGAATAATGCGTTGACTCTCGAATTAATGAGTGAAGTTGCTGTGAGAACCAACCAATCATTTGATCAATGGTTTCAAGCGCAAGGAATGGTGACAGAATTTATTCTTTATTCTGGATATGTGCTTTACAAGTTTGGGTCATTTGATGTCATTTACAACACCGACGATATTGCTGTTAAACCTTGTAATCTGTGTCACAGCGAAGTGGCCAGTTTTGGACGCAAGTTTGCAGAGATGCAGCACAGTACCACAGTCAGTGTACATCGACGTGCTTGGGAACAACTGACGTCACAACAACAACACACCTATACACAATTTCTCGCGGCCAGAGGCATCGAATGAAAGCAATGGCCATGGTAGCACATCCAGACGATTGTGTGATCTTTGCCTACAGCTACATACACAATCATCCTGAATATTCCTGGACTGTGTGCTACTTGACCTACACAGCTGAATCTGATCGCGGCAAAGAATTTGTTGAATTCTGGCAGAAAAGAAATGTAGCTACCAAATTTTTAGGCTATGCTGATCAATGGAATCATGAACAGAATTGTCCGGGCACAATTGATGACGTTTCGGCCACACGACACATACAGCAGGCCATTCTAGATCAAGATCTAGTGCTGACTCACAATGCACAAGGCGAGTACGGACATCCGCATCATGTCATGATCAACCGTGCCACAGCACAGCATCCACACCGAATTACCTTTGCTAACTTTGGGCAGGGCAATGCTCGATATTCTGTAGAATCTGGAGCATATGATTTAAATGAATTTCCACTGCATCGAGACATAGTCGAGCAGTTTCATAAACACACACATGTTAACGAGTACACAGTATGAAGAAAAAATTAATGGTAGCTGGTTGCAGTTATTCAGCAAAGAGCTTGACACATCCGGGTACCAGTTGGAGCGAACAGCTGGCCGAACGTCTAGGGTGGGATTTGATTAATTTGGCGCGGCAGGGTTGCAGCAACGGTGGCGTTAGAATACAAATGGAAGAAATACGACGCCAACGCCCCGACTTTGCGATCATTGTTCCCACCAGTTGGGATCGCATAGAGATACCTGCCACTGCCGCACCATTTGATTGGGCCCAACCAGCAGGGCACTGGGCACCACCATTGGAAACACATCTGCGTAACAAGGACATAAAAAATGGCTATGATCGGGCAGACGGCATAGACAATGTCAACTACGGCAACAACAACTACAACATGATCTGTGAAACCATTTTTAGCCTGGCACACAACTACCCAAATCGCTGGCGCAGCGGACGCATCAGTCGGGATACACAGACCGCAGTCAAACACTGGATTGACAGCATGTATGACGCCAACTGGAAGCAACAACAGGATGAATGGATCATAATGGAAGGCGTTGTACAGATGTTTTCAGATGACCTAAACTTTTTGATCACAGCCGGCATGTTGTGGTTACCTGCCAACTCAGTGCGCTGGCGCGAGCTGTTTCCTAAAATGATACCAGATGAATATATCTGGTTGGATCGCATGCGCAGTCATCAAACAGCCTGTGCCGCACATCCTATTGTGGGTGATGACGATCCTGGATATCACGGTAGTCCGGCCAGCCAAACACTGATAGCTGACTGGTACTACGAGCATATTATAAAGGTGTTAGGCCAGGAGGGCTAGGGCGACTGGCACAGCTATTCACGCAGGCGTACAATCTGCCGTCGCGTATGCTGTCCCGTTTCCAAGTAGCTTCTACTGCATCGAACCATTCAATACAGTGTTCCAAACTGTATTCTAACGCATTGTTTTCCCGAACTAGCGGCAACAGTTGTTCGTTGCCCGGATGTTTCATTTGTCCCGGGTAAAAACCCAAAAAGCAACAAGGATACACTGTACCGTCGGCTGCTAGATATATTTCCTGTAGTCGCTTGTGCTGACACATCATGTTCAACACTGGGGTGTCTTTTTCTGACTGTACCGTGCGATGATCAAACCATGTCACATGGCTTTCCAACAAGGGCTTGATATCAGGACGTTCCGACGTGCTGGACCAAGGCTGTCCTAACCAGTGACTAAAGTCTCCAGTGCGTGAGTATACCGGACCTTGATTGCGCCCTTCGTCTATGTTTTCAAACGCAGCAAAGCCTATCTGTTTGGCCAACTCTGTACAGGCCAAAATCTGATGCCGATTGTGGTCAAACGGAATAAACCGCCAAATGGCACGGCCACCTGCTTGAATGTATGCTCGGGCATTGTCAATGATCTTGTGCCAGTCAGTGTCTTGTCGATATAGACTGTGTGTATCGGCTAGCCCATCCAGAGCAAAGCCAATTGTAACTCCGGGTCTGGCCAAGCCTGCCCACCAGTCTGGAGTACGCATACTGCCGTTGCTGTTGATGTAGAC